AACTAGTATATATACGCACCTTTTTGTAAGTAACTTAAAATTAGAGAATTATATAAGTATTTTTATTAAAAAAGTACAAATTTGAAAATAAATTTATACAAAGACAATCAGAAATGGTTGTCTTTTTTTATTTAATCCACCTCACACCACCAGAATCGTCATATTTTTTGAACAGTAAACATAAAAAACAAAAAATAAGTTATACAATAATAAAAAAACATTTTCCGAAAAACATAATAAATCATTTTTCGGAAAATAAAATAATTTTATTGTATATCATTTTAATATCCCATCTCCTACATAAATTTATTAAATTTTTAATTCATTAAATGTAATATTATAATAATTAAATCGTTATTATAAAAAAAAGTTTTATATTTGTAAAAAATATTATTATGGCTATTACTATAAAAGAATTAAAAAATAATTTTCAAGTTTCTAAATTTAAAGGTAATTTTTTATTATATGATAAATCTGCTGGTAGCGGTAAACGTTGTGTATATAAATTTCTTTGTAGTGTAAAACATAAAAGAGGAGTATGGGAAGTTACAGGTTTTAAACCTACTGGAGTTTTAGAAAAATTAAAAGAAAATGTAAAAGGTTTTGTTAATAGTTTAGAATATGATTCTGAGTACTATGACCCTAGATACAGAGATGGTTATTTTGAATATATGATTATATTTGATTATTTAAGTAATTTAGGTTTTAAACATACTTCTTTAAATTCAGATATATTTAAATATAATGTTAAAAATATCTATGGTACTCATCCAGAAATAGTATTAAGTTTTACAGGCTTAGATTATTTTGTTGATGAAATTTCAGAAGAAGTAAAAATAAATTATCATATTAATAGTGGTAGTTGGGTTAGTGTTACAACAAAAAGAAATGTTAAAGACATTAAAGAAGGTATTGATAAATTATTAAGTCCATTATTATTAAGTGAGACAGTTAATAATATTAAAACAAATGAAAAATTAGAGAAAAAGTTTACTTCTGATGTTGATGTTATTATTAATAATATTAAAAATTTAGATATTCAAAAAAGTTCTATGAAAGATTATTTAAAAGAAGAATTAAAAATTTTAATTGATAGTTTATAACTGTCATTATAAAAAATAATAATAAGTATGAATTTAGAAAAAAAAGCATTACATATATTTAACACTTTTAATGATAAAGAGAAATCTTTAAAAGCTGTAGATGTTATTGTAGAGGAACTTGAAACATACAATAAAAGAGGTATGAATATTTGGTTTAATGAAAGAATCAAAGACTGGAATAAAGTTAAGTTGATAATAGAGAAAAGATACTAATTAATCTTTATCATTTATCACAAAAATAAAAAATAATCAAAAAAGTCAAACAATATGAAATTAACAATTAAATTAATATCAATTTTATTTATTTATTTTAATATATTTTCTCAAGAAATAATAGATATTCCCATTGAAGAAAGGGAATATTTTTTGTTTAACAAAGAAAATTTAACTATTAAACCTATTGAGATTGATAGTTTTTTGATTGAAAAAAATAAATATACAATTTCAGTACACGAAGGTACAACATTCCTTTTGAAAGAAATGATTGATAGTATTATAAATTATAAATCTGAAGATTATTGGGAGTGGCAATTTCCTCTTAAGTTATCGATGTATTTTTTTCATGACTCGTTAGAAAATATTTTATTATTTTCACACTTTAATGAAGATAGTTGTGAATGTACTAATTCTTTGCTGGAGGTGGTTTTTGATGAACAGCAGAAAGTTTATGAAAATATTTCAATAGGTGATTTATTAAAATCAGATAAACTAAAAAAATATCATATAGTATTTTATAACACAGTGAACGAAAAAGAAGATAAAACTATATATAAACAAGAATTAGTTATATGGGTGGACCTTAAATTTAATCCTTTTATCAAATCTCAAAGAAAAACAAGAAGAATAACTTATATGATTCCTTTTCAGGAAGTTATTAAAAGATAAAAATATGTTGAATCTAATAAATAAATCTTTAGAAAAAGATATTAAAAATAATAATTTTGATTTTATAAATTATGAACCTGGGAAGGTTGGAGGTTTTTCTATTGAATATTTTGGAGAAAATTATATGAATATTATATTGAATTTTATAGTAGAGAATTAAATGTTGGTCAATATTATTATATTTTATATGTTGAAAACGTTTTTATAAACAGAAAAAGCTTTATTATATTCAAAAACTAAAATATATCACATTCTATTTTTGTCACAATTATTGATTATATTTGTGAAAAAAATTGTTATTTCAATTTAAATAAAATACATTTGTATAAAAAAAATAATGAGTAGATTAAATAAAAAAACAGAAGAAAAAGTAAATACAATAGTCTCTGAAATTGAAGGTCTTTTATTGGAAAATCCCCCCAAAAGCAACAATGAAGAAAGTCAATTATTATCAACTTTTTCAAGCGTTATATGTCAATTCGATGCAGATATTGCAATTGAAGTTATGAATAAATTTGGAGATATTGGAAAAAAACAATCTTTAAGCATAAAAATAGAATATGGTTATTAAAAATATTTATATTTATTAGAAAAAAATAAATTATGGATATTTCAAAAAAAATAGATGAATTAATCTTAAAAGAAAGAGAAAAAATGGTACACTTTGCTATACTTTACTCTGAAACAAATGACTCTAGCAATAGAGATTCTTACATGAAACATAAATATACATTCAATGTTTTGAAAGATTTTTTAGAAAGCAATAAAATTAATTTTGAAAACATTTCTAAAGAGTTGTTAAATTTCAACCTTTTAAAACAAAAATTAGCAGAAAAATCTAAAGAAAATATTGAAGAAAAATCTGAAGATAAGTTAATAGAAAAATCTACTTCTCAAAAACCAAAAGAAACAAAAACTCCTAGAACAAGAAGAAAAAAAGAAGAAAATTAAATTTAATATAAAAAAAAACATAACAACAGTTTATTTTTTAATAAAATAATTTATTTAAATACAAAATCAACAATTGAATATGAAAGAAAGAAGGAGAGCTATAGAAGCTAAATTAATTGAAAAAAGCAAATCAAATCCTGGTTATTACAAATATCAAATAAAAATTAAAGAGCTAAACGGAGAAGAACATGTAGTACCTTCTTACGGTGTTGATATGGAAGATGCTTTGAGAAGGATTATAAAAAATGAAAATAAAGAAAAAATAAATAAAGTTTACACAAAAAAAATAGAACCTACACTTTTCATATTAATATTTAGTTCTTGGTTGTCTTGCATTTTGATATCAGCAATAAGTTATGATAATCCAAAATATGCTTTATATGGTACGTTGGGAGTTGTATCTTTTATGCTCTTATATTCAATAAATAAATTAATTAAACTAATTAAGGAATAAACTAAAAATAAACAATAATAAAATGTTAACAAAAACAAACTTAACTATAGAAGAGTTGTTTTCTAAAATTTGGGGAAGCTACTCTGAAATTACACCTTCAGCAAATAAAGTTTTAGATTTTTTTAAATCTAAAGGAGAAGAAGTTGAAAATGACCATGTTGCATTTAGAACTTTAAATGATGAAAGAGTCAATATTGAGAAGGTCTCAGATTTATTTTTGAAAATGGGTTATTTAGAAGGTGGTGAATATCATTTTACTGAAAAAAAACTGTATGCTAAACACTTTTATCATCCAGACAAAAAACATCCAAAAGTATTTATAAGTCAATTATTATTAGAAGAGTTTAGTGAAGATTTACAAAAAACAATGAAATCTATTATAGATAATATAGATTTTAAATCAGTAACACCATTAACTTTTTTGACAAGCAGAAGATTGTGGGACACACCTTCATATGAAAAATATAAAGAATTAGCTCAAGAAAGTGAATATGCAGCTTGGTTTTATTTATATGGTTATACAGCAAATCATTTTACTGTAAATGTAAATAAATTAAACAAATTTAAAACACTTAAAGAAGTTAATGAAAATTTAATTTCTAATAATTATATTCTAAACTCTTCTGGAGGTTTAATTAAAGGTGGACCAGATGTTTATCTAGAACAGTCTTCAACTATGGCTGATAAGTATGATTATACTTTTCGAGAAGGTAATTATGAAGTTCCCTCTTGTTTCTACGAATTTGCTTATAGATTTCCATTAGAAAACAATGAGCTTTTTGAAGGTTTTGTTGCAGCCTCAGCAAATAAAATATTTGAAAGCACAAACTTAAATTAACTATCATTATAGTGTCAAGTTAAACTTTTTATAAACAACTTGACACTTAAATATAATTCAAATGAAAAAAAATATTAATAAATTTATTTTCATAATATTATTATCATTTACATCTTGTGTATCTAAAAGACATACATATAATAGACATACGAATGGAAACCTATTATCATGGCATGGTAAAGATAAAATGATAAACCATAAAAGTTCATTAACCAATTATGGAAGAAAAAGCATGGAACGAAAGGTGCACAAAAAAAGAATATTTAGATAACTTTACATTAATTTAAAAATAAATTTCATATTTATAAATAAAATTATAATTATGTTTTACTTATTTTTAATATTATCTATAGTATTTACATTATCATCTTCTATATCAGAAGCTATAATGGATAAATTACAATTCCATTGGCATAAAAGTATCTTTTCAATTAATCCAAAAAGGTATTATGAAAACTTTTGGAATCCTTATTTTAGTTGGAGTAATAAATATTCTAATGTTGAAAAAAAAGAACCTAAATTTTTTGGCTCAACAACCATATTTGTATTCTTGACAGATGCTTGGCATTTATTTAAGTTTTCCAAAAACCTATCAATATTCTTAGTTATTTTATTTTCATTTTTATCTAGTCATTATTATGAATTTAAAATTAATTTTATTTTATTTTCTTTGATTTATGTTGTTTCTTTAAGGTTTTTGTATGGTCTTTGTTTTACTCTATTTTTTGATAAATTTTTAGAATTCAAAGATGTGTATGGTATAGCCGGGAAAGATAATACACCTGGAAATGAAGTGAATTCTGATTGGATGGATAAAGTGAATGGATTAAAATAATTATTATGGGAAAAATTGCATTGAAAATAGTATTGTCTATAGTTTTGGGAATGGCTTTATTGAAATTTGGTTATATGTTTAAAAATGATTGGCTATCAATTATTACACAAGCTTTAGGATATCTAGTTGTATCATATCCTTTTTATTTATTTTTTAAACTTTTAGTTTGGAAAATAAAAATGGACATTAAAGAATATAGAATAAACAAAAGTTTTTATAATCAAAAAGGCATTGTTTATGGTCATATTACAGTTGATGATAAACCTCTAAATATAGTTAAATGTATTGTGAAAAATGCGGATGGTTCCAATAATAAATGGACACATAGATGGGTTGTACATACAGATAAAAATGGATTTTATGAAGTAAAATATATACCAGATGGAGATTATATTTGTATATTCTCAAGAACATTTACAACTGGGAGTACTATGGTTGAAACGCTTAACTTTTCAATAAAAAATGGTTCTAAAGAAAACTTAAACATTAATATTAAAAAATAAATTTATGGACTTCAATAAAATTATAGACTTTTTAAAAAAACACAAAATTTTACAATATATATTACTTTTAATCCCAGTAATAGGATTAGGCATTTGTATGTTTATATATCCATATTGGTGGTTAAATGGGAATTTAGATGGTGACACTCTTGCAGAAGAGATATATATTAAATCTGCAACTGCTATAGCTGTTTATGGTGGCTTTGTAGGGCATTTAGTTTGGTTTATACAAAAAATAAGAAAATAAAATTTAATATGAAAAAATTTTTAAAAATATCACTATTAATTAGTTTAATTTCTTGTGAAAGAGTACGTGATTATCAATGTGTATGTTATTATAATATGAATACAGATTCTGTTAAATATGAGGTGTATAACGTTAAAAATAAAAAAACATTAGCGGAATCTTATTGTTCTTCATTAACAAATCATCATATTCAAAATAACTATTGCGAAATTTCTGAATAATATTTAATATTAAAAAATATAAAAATGAAATTGTTATATATTTTATTATTTTTCCTATCTTTCTGTAATTCAGAATACAAAAAATTTAAAAACATCCCAGATAATTCAAAAATTAATCTACCTAAATCATTTGATGGAGATACAGTATATTATAGAGATGGTTTTTGTTTGTCTTATAGTGAAAAATGGGAACAACCTAAGTGGATTTTTTACACTCTAAAAAAAAGTGATATAAATTGTTCAACAAAAATAAAAAGAAAGAATTATTGGTTTAAAAATGATTATAACATAAAAACAGGCTCTTCAACATTGGAAGACTATAAAAATACAGGATATGATAGAGGGCATTTAAAACCATCTGCAGATGAAGGTTGTGATTTAAATCAAATGAAAGAAACATTTTTAATGTCTAATATGTCTCCACAATTACCTGATTTTAATAGATATATTTGGAAAAATTTAGAAAGCTATGTTAGAAAAAACCTTTTTAATTATGATAGTATTCAAATTGTAACTGGGGGAAATCTTAATGAAAAACTTTCTTGTATAGGCATCAACAAAGTGGGAGTTCCGAAACACTTCTATAAAGTTCTCATAAAATTCAAAAACAACACAAAAACAATTGAGTGTTTTTATTTACCAAATGAAAAAAACAAAAATTTCAATGACTTTAAAATAAAAAAAGAAGAATTAGAAAAAATTATAAAAATTAAAATAAACTAAATTGATTTAACTAATTTTAGAAATAATTTTAATTTTTATATATAAAGTGGTTTCCAAATTCATATTCCCTTTATTCTTTTTTATCTAATTATATATATTATTAAGTTTATAGTATTTATTTCATTAAAGAATAATAATATTTTTTTTATAATATTTTTTTGTATATTTGTATAAAATATATACATACATTATGAAAAAATACAAATATGAAATTTACACAACTGGTTATGCTAACGAAGTTGTGGTTGGGAGTGTCTCCCAAGAAGACATTCAAAAAATTGATAATTTATTAGAAGAAAATGACTTTACTACATCTGAACTTTTTCAAGAGTGGGATATCCTTGCAGAAAACGATTTAAGAGAGTGGCATGAATTTGACAACAAAGAACATATATATGGACCTCTAAAATATGAATCTATATTAACAGTTGTAGACTTAAACACAAAAGAAGTAGTTTTTAAAACAGAGTTTAACAACTTAAAAAACAATAAAATAAATTACATTTCTCATGAACCAAATGAAGATGAATCATTATTTTATGCTACAACATTAGAAAAAGGTTGTGCTATGGAGGGAACTTTAGAATTAGATGAACCTTTTGAAGGAACAAAATTAACTTTTGAAACTACAGAATTAGCATTTGAAGATTATGAACATGATTTAGTGCAAAAACTTTTCTATGATAATAAAGAAATTTCAACAGACATAAACTCAACAGATGTTAAAGAATTTATTGCAGAATGTTTTTATTAATTTAAAAAAATAAAATTATGGGAAGTATTTTAAAAGGGAATTTTGAATACAAAATCTTAGTCACTTGCACTAAAGCAGTATTTTATACAGAAGAAATAGAATTTGATGTATCACAAATAATTGATAGACATAGTTTATTTGATGATTATCAACATAACTGGGATGACTCTATTTTTGTGACTTTAAAAGATGAGTGGAGTAACTTTAATGAAGATATGATAAAACTATCGAATAAGTATCCAAAATTAAAATTAGAGTTATACAGAATAGTCTCTTCTAAAGAGGAAAAACTTATAGGTACTTATCAATATGGTGATTTAGCTAATTAAATTCAATGAGTGAAGATTATAATTAATTATAATTATTTAAAGGAGAGTTAAGCGAAACTTTCCTTTTTATTTTAAATAAAATTTAATAAAAAAAAAAAAATGAAAGATAAACTTTTTAAAACATTAAATGAAATTTTAGAAAAACTTATAATTCCACATGATAAAACCTTACATTTTGTATATGGTTTTTTATTTTTTTGTGTTGTTTCATTATTATTTAACCCATTAACTGGATTGTTGTCAAATATAATTTTAGCTTTTTCAAAAGAAATTTATGATTATTTTGCCCCTAATCATAAAGGTAGCTTTATGGATGTGGTTTTTACATTAATTCCAGCTTTATTAAGCTATTTTTTAATTCTTTGCAACAAATAAAAGTTAAGATTATTTTCGAAAAAAATTTAATATTAAATATAGAAATTCGTTCCATTATAAAATTGTTAAATAAATGAAAACAAATATCCAGGAAACAAAAAAACAAAAACAAAACTTCCAGAAAAATGTAATATTTTCAAATAATAATCGTTATATTAAAACAGGTTATTAAAACATTTTATATATGAAAATATTAAAAAAGAATACTCTATCTTTTTATTGTTTTTTTGAAAAATTTAGAGGAAAAGGAAGTTTAAATAATGTTGGTTATTTCAAAGGTGAGATTTATGAATATTATAGAAAAGATAATTCTTTAGTTGGGTTTCATAAAAATGAATACAAAAATAATATTAATATTAAAAGATTTTATATTCAATAAAAAGTTGTTATTAATTAATATTATCACTATATTTGAATTATGAAAAAATCAAATCAAAAAAATAAAAATTTAAGTGAAAATAGAAGAGAATCTATAATAAAAATAATTGATTTCTCTATTAGTAACTTAAGTGTTGAAAATTTAAAAGATGAAACCATAGCTTATGGACTAAGAAATTATATAGCTAAATATAGTCTTTCTAAAAATACTCATTTAATTAGCGAAAAAGCATATAAACAAATTAAAAATAATGATACTTTTTTTAGATTTCACAAAAAAAAATTCAAAGTAAAATTTGAACATTTAATACCCAGCAAAGTTATATTAGAACACTTAATAAATTTAAAAATTAACAATAATTATAACATCTCTAATTTGATTCATATTTTAAATTTAACTGATATGGTCACTATCATAACAAAAGAGGAAAATGATTTATTAGACACAAATAATGAAGGAGAATGTTTAAGGTCGAAATTAGTTAATAACAATACTATCAATGAAAAAACAATTTTCTCCAGATACAAAAAAGTTGGAATTAAATTATTAAAAAACAATAATGAAATAGATGGATTCCATAAAATTATTATGGAAGGTGCAATTTATAGGTAAACTTTTAATATTATAACAAATAAAATGATTGGAGTTAATAAGACAGAATCAAAATTTAAAATAACATTTGAATTAATAAAAAAATTAAGACCTACTTGGCTAGAATCAAATGATTATGAGAAGGCTTTTATTGAAACCATATTAGGTGCAACCATATTTTATCTACCAACAAGTAAAGACAGTTTCTCTGGGATGATATCTGAAAATGCTAATAATACTGATAAAAAACTGAGAATTAAAGAACATCAATATCCTAGAAAAATGTCAGCTAAGGAATTATTTATTAACCCACCAAAAAATATTGAAGAGTTAAAAAAAGTGTATTATAATACATATGGTGTTTGGAATTGGGTTACCAAAACTGAAAATAGCAACTTAAAAAAACATCAAAAAGACGGTAAGTTTAAGTCTCCAGAAAAATCATATAAGGATTGTGGTATAAAATTAATAAAATTTAAATAAATTATGATTAAAATAACTTTTTTTAAAATATTGGCAAAAATAAATAAACTAATATTACCTAGTTTAGTTAAGAGAAGAGTTAATATGTATAATTTAAAAACTTGGCAAAAACTATTAATTGCTTATAGGTGTTGGGTCACTAAAAATTCATATCATGAAAATGGAAATAGATGAAATATTAAAATTAGTTGAAGAAAAAATAATTGAACAAAAAAAGAAAATAGCTGTTTTACCAGATTCTGATGATATGTATGAATTAGGTACATTAAAAGGTATTAGAGAAGTATATAGATTAATTAAAAATTTAAAAATTAATAAATAATAATATTATGGGATACGGAACATTATTTACAACAGAAATTTATTTGAATAGGCAAATATTCAATTCTAGATATGAATTGGATGATAAGATAAAGGAATTGGAAAATCTAATTGAAATGTCTAAAAGAGAGTTACTGGCTTTCGCAGTATCTACTCCAAAAGATGTTATGACTGAAAAAAATGAAAATGATTATGTAGAAAACCCTATTGACCAAATCCTTAGAAGAACAAGAGAAACATTCGAATGTATGGAAGATAACTACAGAGAACTAAATAGGTTATATCAATTTCAAGAATACTTAGATGAAAATCCAGATGTTAATATTGAAAAAATGAATGACTTAAATTAAAATGACAATGGAAAAAGTAGTAGTAGATGGAAATGTGAAAGTATTATATTCACCAGGTTATGGTGCTGGATTTTATACATGGGGTGCACCAGTTGAGGCAATATTTGACCCAAAGTTAATTAAACTGGTTGAAGATAAAAATATTGAAGAAGCCAGTTCATATGTGGAAAAAACTTATGATGCATATACTGGTGGAGTTGAACAATTAAGAGTAGCACTTATTCCAGAAGGTAATAGATTTATTATTGATGAATACGATGGCGAAGAAGGAATTCAATTATTGGATTCTGTAAATTATTTAATAGCTTAAAATTATGGAAAATAGGATTGAAATAAACGGAGTATGGTATATTAGAGAAGATGCCATCAATGATTCATTAGACATTTTAGATGAAGAAGAAATGGATTTGACTTGGACAGAAGAATGTATCTATGAAAATAATGATTATTGTTTTGTAGCTTCTAGAATCAAAAAAGATGATAGTGAAGAATTTTATGATACTATAGATATTAAATTCACTGATAAACGATATCATGGTAAGACTGAATTTGTTGACGACCATTGGGATAACATTTCTTGGTTCAGAGGAATATTAGAAAACAATCCTGAATCTTTAGAACATTTACGAGAAGCTTTATGTGATAAAGGTGTAAAACAATTCAAGATGTTTCTTAGAAAATTGGTAGAAGTTAAATGGTTAAAAATGGATTAATATGGGAACTTTAGAAATATTAATAACAATTTAAATAAAAATAATAACATGAAAGGAGGAGAGTTTTTAACTAACAACACATTACCTAAAAATGTATTCACTTATGAAGATTTTAGTGAGGAACAAAAGATGATGTATGAAGCGACAAAAGAGTTTGTTGAAAAAGAAGTGTTAGGTAATATTGATAAGATTGAAAAACAAGAAGGTACTATTGTTCCTGATACACTTAAAAAAGCAGGAGAATTAGGGTTGTTAGGTATTAGTACACCAGAAGAATTGGGTGGTTTAGGTATGAGTTTTAATACCTCAATGTTGATTGCTGATATCATCGGTGTTGCTGGTTCATTTGGAACAACATTCGGTGCTCACACTGGAATTGGGACACTACCAATCTTATATTATGGTAATGAAGAGCAAAAACAAAAATACATTCCAAAGCTATCCACAGGTGAATTGATTGGTTGTTATTGTTTAACAGAACCAGGTGCTGGTAGTGATGCTAACGCTGGTAAAACTAATGCTTACTTATACGCAAACGGGACAAAATATATTATCAATGGACAGAAGATATGGATTAGTAATGGTGGATTTGCTGACATTATGATTGTTTTTGCTAAGATTGGTTCAGATAAAAACCATTCAGCATTTATTGTTGAGGCTAACTCTGAAGGTATTACAATGGGTCCCGAAGAAGTTAAATTGGGAATTAAAGGTTCATCAACAAGACAAATTTATTATGAGAATGTTGAAGTACCTGTTGAAAACTTATTAGGTGATAGAGGTCAAGGTTTTGAGATTGCACTTAATATCTTAAACATTGGTAGGATTAAGTTATGTTCATCCGCTATTGGTGGTGCTAAGAAACTCATTGAACAAACTGAAGAATATGTTGGTGAGAGAAAACAATTTGGAAAATGTATTGGTGAGTTTGGTGCTATTAAACAAAAGGTAGCTAGAATGAAATCTAAGACATTTGCATCAGAGAGTTTAATGTATAGAGCTGGACAAGATATTGAAAACAGAGGTAACCAATTAGTTTTTGATGTCAGTTCAATAGAAAAGAAGAAGATTGGTATTGTTAAATCAACAAGTGAATATGCTATTGAATGTGCAATCGCTAAGGTACATGGTTCTGAGGTATTGGATTATGTTGCTGATGAAGCAATTCAATGTCATGGTGGAATGGGATACTCAGCAGATTTCCCAATCGAAAGAGCTTACAGAGATGCTCGTATCAGCAGAATCTATGAAGGAACCAACGAGATTAACAGAATGCTATTGGTTGGTCAAGTGTTGAAAAAAATTAAAAGCAAAGACATTTCTATTACTAGTATGGTTAAAAAATCTATAACCAAACAATTTACAGATTTATTTAAATGCTCTTATGATGGTATGAATTTAATTGAAAATCACAAATATATATGTAGTTTATTGATTTATGTTTTATATAAAAAATATGGCAAGGAATTAGCCAAACAACAAGAAATTCTCTTATCAATGGCTGATATTATCATTGAGATTTACGCTAGTGAAAGTGCTTTGTTAAGGTCCCAAAAAACAGATAAAGCAAGTCATGAAAATATGGCGAACTTTTATTTGTATGAAGCTAATCAAAAAATAAGAGAAAAATCTAATGAGATTATAGATGCTTCTTCTAATGGAATTAAAAGAATTTTATTGAAAAAAATTATCAATAAATTGACAAACCATACACATGTTAACCCATATTTATTATATTAATAAAATGGAAATATTAAACAAAACTTTAAATAAATATTTGAAATGAAATCAATTTATTTTATATTTTTATTAACACTATTTTCTGGTTGCGTTAAAAAAGACTCAGAAGGTTTTTGGATTTTCAAAATTAAAAAAGGTAATCACAGGTCTGTTAATAAAATAAAAACTATTAATAGAGACAATATTCATTTTGAGTTGTTGATGACTAATTCTTGTAAATACGAAACTCTTAACCCTATGAACCAATGGGATGTCAATAAAATATTTGGCTTTAGTGATGGTGGTGGTCATAAAAAAAACTCAGCCAGAATAGGTTGGAGGTTTGTTAATAACCAAATACAACTAATGGGTTATACACACTACAATGGGGATTTTTATTTCAAAAAGATTCGTGTTGTTAATCCAGGTAATTATTATGATTGTAGAATAAACTGTCTAAATGATAGTTATGAATTTATTGTAGAAAGTGATACGATATATATGGATAGATATTGGATTTACTCAAACAGAAGATATCTATTGTGGCCTTATTTTGGTGGTAACGAAGTTGCACCACACGATATTGAAATAAAAGTTAAGTTATTAGATTAGATATAAAGAATAATCCAAAGAATGTTAGCGAAAAGACCTCCGTATGCTGCTATAAATGCTGCTATCTTAACAAAACGTGTGTCTAAATAACCCCTTTTCCACCAAAACGGGTAACATATACAAGCAAATAAAGTAAGAGATGTTGGGAATATAATAGAAAAAAGATATGGGTTTAGTATACCTAAAATTATAAATCCTATAGACATTACAACTTTTGTTACACCTTGCCAAATCCAAATTCTTTCTTCTTTAGTTCTATTTTTAAATAACCCTCTTCCATTATTTTGGTCTATATCTTCTAATAATGAATCTTTTTTGATTACGATATTTACTGAATCAATAAAAACTTCTTTATCTATGGTTTTTCTAATAAAATTAGGTGGTTTTATCCCCTTATTCTCTAATATTTCTATTAATTCTTGTTTATTAGCATCTCTTGGTTCTTCCTCTTTTTTTAACGGATTATCATCAATGATGTTTTGTGGTTTTTTTTCTTCTTTTTTAGGAGTATCAGTGTGTTTATCAAACTTTTCGCCATTATTCTTTAAAACATATTGGTAGTACTTTATCTCTTGTTCTTTATATTCTTTATAGTTTTGTACATTATATTTATTTTCTTTAATAATTGCTTCATTTTCAACAACTAACACATCTTTATATATTTTACAAGATAAAAACGATATAAAGATTAACACCAACACTAAAAAGCTCCTTTTCATATTAAATAAATATCCAAAAAAAAAGTCAATACTTAAAGTTATTTTTATAAATTTTATTTTATTTGCAATTTTTGTTTGTTTTTAAAAAAAAATTATTATATTTTGTAAAAATAAAGATTATGAAAAATCTAATATTAATAATTTCGTTTTTATTTGGGTTAAACGGTTTTGCCCAAACAACCCTTTTATCAGAAGATTTTTCTTCTATGAGTTTAGGGTATATCACACAAACTGTTAGCACATCTAATAACTATCAAATAGTAAATAATTGTTTATATGAAACTTGGGAGATAACAACTTCACACAATGAAGAATGTGCTTCATGTACAGGTAGCTTCGCAGCTATTGAATGGTATAGTAATAGTTGTACTCAAGATAATGTGTTCATAACCAAACAGTTTTCACCTAATGAAACCACAATTTCAATTTCATTTGATTACTTATTTGACCATTATTCAGCAGATTATTTTGAAGTTTATTTATATAATAATACCGATGACAGTCAAGTAGGTGCTGATTTAGTTTATGTAACCGTAGATACAGATGCTAGTTATAGTAGTAATATTAATTTAACTGGTGATAACTCTACTTCAGATAATTATACACTTAGATTCCATTATTATGGTAAATACGATTATGGTGCAAGTTTTGACAATATATTGATTACTGAAACTTCTGGTGGTGGAGGTGGTAACACTGAAGTAACTATCGGTACAGGTACTTCCGAAAGTGGTTTAGTACCTTCATATGGTTTATTCGAATATAGTTGGTCTGGAATGATTTATTTACAAAGTGAAATCGCAAATGAAGGTGATATAGAATCTATTAGTTTTTATGTTGATGCCAGTAGTCCTTCATCATATGTTATGGATAACCAAAAGATTTATATGGCTCATACAACTTATAGTGAATTCCCTAGTTCATCAGTACAAGAGGATTTTAGTAGTAACTACGCTACAAGTGATTGGACTTTAGTTTATGATGGAACTATTGATTGGTCACCAGGTTGGGAGGAAATAACATTATCGACCACTTTTTCTTATAACAATACAGATAACTTATTAATTAAGGTTGAGAATAGAGAAGGTAGTTATTCCTTTTCATACCCAGAATTTGATTACACATCTTCAACTAGGAGGGCATCATACAATTATCAAGATGGGTCTTATCCAACATCAGTAGGTTCTAGAACCAATAATAGACCCAATGTTAAGTTTAGTATTAATACAGCCTCACCATTACCTGTTAACTTAGTTTCATTCACAGGGACATTATTAGAGGAACAAATAGCCGTCTTATTGAAATGGATAACAGTATCAGAAAAAAATAATGATTATTTTACTGTATGGAAATCTATCGATGGTTATAATTGGGATATAATTAACATTACCCAAGGTTCTGGTAGTAGTCAACAGATATTGGAGTATATTTATTTAGATAGAGACCCTAGTACTGGTATAAATTATTATAACTTATCGCAAACTGATTTAGACGGTAATACAGAGTTTTTTGGTATAATTTCGGTTGATGTTGATATATTATCGGCTAGACATTATATAACAAAAACATATAATTTACTAGGACAAGAAGTTGATGATAATTATGTCGGACCAAAGATTTTAGTTTGGGATAATGGTGATGTTGAAAAATTAGGCAATTAAATATATATGATTAAAGCTGATAAATACTACATTAACAACTTAAATAAAATAATTAAAGAAGGTTGTTATGATGAAAATCCAAGACCAAAATGGAAAGATGGTCTACCTGCTCACTCAAAATTTATAACACAAATATTTGAAGAGTATGATATATCAAAAGGAGAATACCCAATAACAACCTTAAGGAATACAGCAATAAAAACAGGTATTAAGGAAATTTTTTGGATTTACCAAAAACAATCAAACTCACTAGATGAAGCTAGGCAAATAGGAATTAACTGGTGGGATGAATGGGACATTGGTGATGGTACTATTGGACAAAGATATGGTGCAACTATCAAAAAATACTATTTAATGGATAAATTATTAGATGGTCTAATTAATGACCCATTTGGCAGAAGACACATTATAAATATGTATCAATATGAAGATATGAATTCCTCTCCAGGATTACACCCATGTGCTTTTGAAACTTTATGGTCAGTAAGAAAAATTAATGATGAATTTTATTTAGATTTAACTTTAACTCAACGTTCAAATGATTATATTATGGCTGGGTATATAAATAAAGTTCAGTATCTTGCTTTACAAATGATGGTTGCTGGACATTGTAATTATAAAGTAGGGAAATTTTGCCATCTTGTACAAAATTTACATATTTATGATAGACATATAGATGCTGCAAATGAAATACTTTTTAGAGAACCATTAAAAAAACAACCAAAAATAGAATTAATTGGAAATAAAAACTTTTATGACTATAATATAGAAGATTTTATTATAAGTGACACAGAAGGAATTGAAAAATTAAGTAAAAAACTAGAAATAGCAATATAACAAATAAAAAAGATATTTAAAGATTAGTTTAAATCTTTAAAACAAAAATTAAATGATAAAAAAAGGAACTATAATAGAAGGGGAATTTTTAAGTAACTCAAATGGTTCAGCATATGTAGTTAATGAAAGTCTCCACTTCGATGTTTTTATAGATAAAAAAAACACAGAAAAAGCACTTCATAAAGATAAAGTTAAAGTTGAAGTAATTAAAACAAAATATGATTTTGTAGAAGGTAAAATAATTAACGTTTTAGAAAGATTTAAAGATAAATTTGTTGGAACATTAGAAGTTAATGAAAATTTTGCATTTTTAATACCAGATTCTAATAAAATAAAAAAAGATTTTTTCATACCTTTAGATAAATTAAATGGAGGAAAAGATGGGCAAAAGGCTGTTATTGAAATGATTTCTTGGGAAGATGATAAAAAAAACCCAAAAGGATTTGTTATAGAAATTTTAGGTGAAAAAGGTGATAATGATGCAGAAATACATTCTATATTACATGAGTACAATTTACCTTATAAATTTGATGATAAAGTAGAAGAAGAAGCCAATTTAATACCTTTATTTCCAACAGAAGAAGAGATTTCAAAAAGGAAAGATTTGAGAGATGTATTAACTTTAGGAATAGACCCAGAAGACTCGAAAGATGCAGATGATACAATCAGTATAGAATGGATTAATAATGATTGTTTCGTTTCAATAAATATTGCTGATGTTTCTTATTATGTACAAGAAGGAAGTGAAATAGATAAAGAAGCTTATAAAAGAGGCAATAGCGTTTATTTAGTTGATAGATGTATTCCAATGTTACCAGAAAAATTAAGTAATAACATATGTAGTTTAAAGAGTGGTTCTGACAAATTAGCTTTTACAGTTACATTTAAAATTAAAAATGGAAAAGTTATTGATAAATGGTTTGGTAAAACTATTATTAATGTAAATAAAGATTATACATACGAAGAAGCTCAAGAAGTTATTGAAAATGGAATTAGAGAAAAATTTAACTTAACAGATAATGCAATTTTAGAACTAAACACAATTGCAAAACAACTTAGAGAAGAGAGAGTTAAAAATAATTTTTTAAGTATAATTAAACAAGAAATCCGTTTTAAACTAGATGAAAATAACAAACCAATTGATGTATTATTTAAAACATCTAAAGATTCAAATAAATTAATTGAAGAATTTATGCTATTAGCAAATAAAGAAGTTGCTAAATTTATAAAAGAAAAATCATCTATATGTATTAATAGAGCACACGAAGAACCAGAAAGAATAAAACTAGAAGAATTAAAAAGTTTTATTAATCAATTTAATTACACTTTAGATATTACTGGCGATTCTGATGAAATTAAAGTTGAATTAAATAAATTATTAAAAAATTCTTTTAATACTCCTGAGTATGATATGATAAGTAACTTAATTACCAAAATACAACAAAAAGCATTTTATACAACAAAAGATGTTTCACATTTTGGCTTAGGGTTTGATGACTATTCTCATTTTACATCACCAATAAGAAGATATAGTGATATATTAATTCATAGAATTTTATGTATGCTAATTAAGTAGTTCATTTAATTTTTCAATAACATTTTCATCAAATTTAATAATAATTAATTTAATATTATTATTTTGACAATATTCTATTTTCACTTTATCTCTTTTTTGCGTTTCTCTCAAATGGATTTCACCTCCAAAAAAATCAATAGCCTCATAATGTTGTCTACCATTAAATTCAATACAAATGTTTCTTTTTAATAAATAAAAATCAAATGGTAATGGCTTCTTAAATTTACAATCTAAAAACCTATATTGATGTATAAATTTAATTTTATTGTCAATTAAATATTTCCTTATTTCACGTTCTCCTTTTGATTCTTTACAAACAAAACAACCTTTATTTTTAAGATGATTATTAGGAGTTTGTTTAAATTCACCGTGAATTGGACAAGTTATTATTACTTTTTCATCTTTATTTATATATAAGGTTTTTTCATAATTATATTTGTTGTTATGTATTAAATTTGATTTTGAGATAAAATTATTAGTTTTTTTTATTATTTTTTCTTCTCTTAAACATAATTGACATCCATAACCCTTAAGATGATTATTAGGTGTTTGTTCAAATTCACCATGTATTGGACATATTATTTTAACTTTTTGATGCATATTTTTATAATTTAATTCGTTATATGCATACCTTGAATTGTGTTTCTTTTTTGCTTCATCAATAAATTCTTCTTCCGTTTTTTTATAAGAATCAAATACACACTTTCTACATCTAGTGCCAGAACTATGAGACCTGGGCAATTGTTCAAAAATGCCGTGTATTGAACATATAATTTTAACTTTAGTATTATTATTAACATATTCAACTAAAGAGTAATCATATTTGTCACCATGTATTAATTTAGATTTTTTTATAAATTCACTTTTCATTTTTTAGACCTTTTTTTATAGCGTATCTTATTATTTCAGATATCTTAACTATTCTCTGCTCTTCATTTGAGCGAATTAATGCTATTTTTAAACATTTTTGATATTCTTCTTCATTTAATCTAAAAGTAATTGTTCGACTTTTCATATTGTATTAATTATAAATTATTTTTGTCTTACAAATAAATATTGCTTTTTTTTTAAAAAATATTATATTTGTATAAATACAATTTTATGAAAATTAATAAATTAGAAGAGCAATGTAAACACCTATCTGAAAGAGAACGAAAATCACAAAAAGCAGAAAGAGATAGTATAAAATATATGCAATGCATTTATTTGTCAGATAAAATAGGAAAAGTCTTCAAAGGAATAGTGACATCAGTAACCGAATATGGTATATTTATCACAATTGAAGAAAATGGATGTGATGGATTAGTGAAATTAAAAAACATTTCTGGTGATACATATATTTATGATGAAAAAAATTATTGCGTTAAAGGCTTTAATGCTGGAGAAATTATTAGATTGGGAGATTTAGTAAGTGTATACGTTAAAAATGTTGATATTGAAAAAAGGAATATTGATTTAAACTTAATAAAATTATAAATTATGTGGGATTTGCAAAATGAAGAAGTTTTGGAAGCAAAAAAAAACAAAGCTTATCAAATTATAGCTAAAGAATTAGAGTTTAGAGACGTAGAAGAAATGATTTCTTATACAAAAGAACCAAAACTAGCAAAGGCAATAAAGCTATTATGTCAATTTTATGAAGTCCCTAATATTTTAGAGCGAAAAAAATAAATATTTTTAATGTGAAAAAAATAAATAAAATTAACTTTTTAAAATGGGCTAGTGTTTTTATTACAATTTTAGCAGCACTAACCATTTCTTTAAGATTAACCGAAATAATAACAAGCTATCTTATATTCTTATTTGGACATATATTAATGTTTTATATCATGCTAAAAACAAAAGATTGGAGTTTGTTTTTTATGAATTTAATTTGGGTATTGATAGATATTATAGGAATAATTAAATGGAGTTCTTAAAAATAAATTAAAAAATATAAAATAATGAAAAAAAATAATAAATCAGAAGATGCTTGGCAAGTATTAAGAATTCAAAGCGAATTTACTAAAGGATTTGACCAACTTTCAAGTATTGGACCTTGCATATCTATATTTGGTTCAGCTAGAACAGATAAAAAAAATGACTATTATAAGTTAGCGAAAAAAATGGCAAAATTATGCACAAAAAATGGTTTTGGCGTTATAACAGGTGGTGGTCCTGGTATTATGGAGGCAGCCAACAAAGGTGCTCACAAATCAAAAGAAGGTTCTATTGGACTAACAATTCAATTACCTTTTGAAGCTTGTGCTAACGAATATGTAGATGAACTTGTAGATTGTAGATATTTTTTTACTAGAAAAGTTTTCTTCTTGAAATATGCTCAAGCTTTCATAGCTTTTCCAGGTGGATTTGGAACTTTGGATGAATTATTTGAAACTCTAACTCTTATACAAACAGGTCATATAAGAAAAGTTCCAGTAGTATTATTTGGCTCTGAATACTGGGGTGGGTTAATAGAATGGATAAAAGAAACAATGTTCAAAAAAGAAAAGAATGTTTCTGAAAAAGACTTTGATTTATTTAAAGTAGTTGACACTACTGAAGAGGCTATGAATTATATAAACAAATATTTAAATAACACTTCAGAAATTAATTTTTAAAATTATGAGTAATAGAGCACAAAAAAGATATGCAAAAAAAATGCTAGAAAAGAATACGAAAACAACTAGTGAATCATATGAAGAAAGTTTTGTGATAGATTCTAAAAAACTAGATTCTTTAGAAAAAGTACAAAAAGCTTTTGAGTTATTAAATATTAAATTTAATCCCCCCAACGAAGAAGCTTACAATGAATATAAAGATATCTTATCAGAATATATTGAAAAATAATTTTAAAATTTTGTAATATTTTTTAAATTTATTCGTTATATTAATATAAACTTTAAAATTAAAAGATATGTACTGGATTTGGAGAAATTTAATTAGAAAAACTGCTTCTTTATTTATTGGAAATACAGAATTATTCCACAAAATTGAAAAAGAGTCAGACAATCAATTGTTAGAAAAGTTAACAAAAAAATACGATAAAAACTTATCTATCATTAAAGATTATGAAGATAAATATTTAAAAAACGTTTAATTAACTGAAGAAATAATTGTTCTCTTGTAGGTATTTTAGATTTTCATCTATTGTTTGACATTCATTAATGAAATTTAAAACTTTATCATCAGGCAATTCAAACCATTCCTTACCACCTTCAGTTGAATAAGAATTATAAAATCGATGTAGAATAGTTTCTATTTTTTTGTAATTATCAGATTCGTAATGCTTTAATAAAACTAATTCACCAGATGAACCTGTTTTTAATTGTTTTATACGTTTTTGTATTTGATTTTTTGTAATCCCCACTTTGTATTTTAGGGGACTAGAAGACCAATCTACAATTAAATAAACTTTTCCTTTCATCTGTTTAATGTATATAAAAAATAAAAAATGTAAATAAAATTTTTTTTAATTTATTTGATTATTCTATTTAAATTTTATATTTTTTTAATAAATTTGAAATATGGATTACGAATTTATTTTTGAAAAAGGAAAACATAAAGGAAAGACTGTTGCATGGGTTAGCGATAATGACCCAAGCTATTTAGTTTGGGTTGAAGAATGTAAACCAGAACTTTTATTGCCAAACCCTAAGAAGAGAAAAACTGTAGAAATTGATTATTCTAAAGATAATATTAGAAAATACACAGAACCTTCTTTAGATAAAAAAGAAAGTGCTTTAAAACCTAATTTAAACTTTTGGAATGAAGGCAAAAAAGAAAATAAAACAAAAAAATAATATTAATGTTTTTTGATATTTATTTTCTCTTAACTATATTTGCACTATAATTATATAAATATTATGGATTTTACAAACGAACAAATTGAAAAGATTAGAAATAAGTTTCCAAATTTTAAAGGAAGTCATAATAGACTAAACGAAACATTTGAGGAAATAGATTACTCAAAAAAGAAACTTGAACTTTCTAAAAATATTGTACAATTCAGAAATGGCTTTATTAATTTAAAAGATTCTGGGGTTGATAATTCAGAAATAGCTATGAGTGTAATATCTGAATTGATGAATTTAGGTTACACAGTAGATGATAAAGCTTTTAATAATCTATCTAAAGCCTCTAAAGAAGATATTATATCCTTTCATAATGAAGTGTTGAATTATATAAAAATTATGATTGGAGCAGATAATAATTACACTCCTTTTTGGCCAAATTTCCCAGAAAGTGTTATGAATAAGAGTGAGGTTGAATTATGGCTTCACCAAATAATTCATTATATGTCTAATGGGGAATATATTCCAAATGAACTAACAAGAGAAAAAGGTGAGGCTTTTAATAAGGGTAGATATACAATTTTAACATATGGTGATGACAAAATGTTTCTTCAAATTTTTACAGACTTAGTTTCTGTAAATGGAAGTTTAACTCCAGATGACAAAGATATAGTGGAATGGTTTGTTGTTAGCGAACAAAAATTGAACCTCCCTAAAGAAATACCTTTCAAAGAGAATGTGTGTTTATTAGCAAGTTTAGGTGTAGATTGTAACTTAAAAACTGTAACTGACATATTAAGAGTCGCTTCTTATATGTCTAATTCTGGAATAAACGTAGGCAAATCAGAAATAACTATTTTTAAAAAATTCTCTAGAACAGAAAGAAAATTTATTTTAAGCCTTTTAGAAAAGACTAATTGTGATATATCAGAAGGTGTTTTAAGATTAGAAAAATGGATTAGATTAGGTGAAATATTACACCCAGGAGATTATAAAAATAAATTTCCAAAATCACTTAACTTTTTCAACAAATTAAGAAATGAAAAAGTAACATCTTGGTTTTCAAAGTTAAACACAGCTTTTAGTTCTGATTTTGAAGAAGGTTTAAAAATACTTTCAGAGAGACCTGGGGAATTTTTTAGAAGAATAGATAGTTTAATTAGAAACAATGTAGATAAAAAAGAAGTTATTTTAAATTACATTCAAAATATAGGTGTTAAAGTTTCTAATAAAGTCCTTTTTGAAACATATGAACATTTTGAAAAAAGAAAAAGTAAAAATGATTTTAGAAGTATTATAATAAAGGGAAATAGAAATGTTATATCACTTCCTACTTTAGAACCATTAAATGATGAGATTGTAAAAGAAATACAATTAAAAATTAAAAAATCATTAATTGAAAAATTTAAAGAATTACCAAATTTAACAAATGTTTGGTTAGATGAAGATTTAAGAAAGATACCTATACCTAAAAACATGAGGTCTTTAAGCTCCTCATTAAGTCCAATAATAAGAGGAGAAAGGATTTCTATAAAAAACAAAGAAGCTAAAGTCATAAGAACTTTTGTTCATTGGTATGATGAGTATGGAAATCAAGATTTAGATTTATCAGCAATTTTTATAAGCGAAGATAAAATTGAAACTATTGGTTGGAATAGTTACCATAATTCTATATTAGGCTGTTATTCGGGAGATGTAAGAAACAGAAAGGGTGCATGTGCCGAATATGTTGATATTAAAATAGATAAGGCAATTGCTAATGGTTTTAAATATGCTGTAATGGATGTTAGAAATTTCAACCAAAAACCTTTTCATTCTCTTTCTCAATGTGTTTTTGGATATATGGAAGTAGAAAATGCAATTGAGGATAAAAATTTTATACCTAAAACTCTAGAGAATACAATAAGACTACAATCTGATTCAACTGGTGTAATAATGTGTGTGTTAGACTTAGAAACAAAAGAATACATTACATTAGATGTTGATTCAAAAGGTTTTGTAGCAACACAAAGCTTAAATGATATCTCAAATTCTATAAGAGAATATTGTGAACCTCCATCTTTCTCAGTTTATGACTTATTAATAATGCATATCGAAGCAAGAAATGGAAACATAACAATAGAAGAAGAAGCTGAAACTAAATTTAATTATGAAGATTTTGCTAATTCTTATTTAGAAACTTTAAAATTTATGGGAATTTAAAAAAATATAAAAAAAAAAAAAAAAAAAATTAAAAAAATATTTGTTTTTTTAAAAAATAGTATTAATTTTACAATTATAACAAAGGCTAGAAATGTAGTTACTTCTATACATTAAGATAAGGTTTAATAAAAATACTAATTCATTTACCTTTGTTTAAATTAAGAGGATATTTATTATCCTCTTTTTTTTGTAATATTTTATTGAATTTTACGTTATTATATTATAAAAGAAAAAAAATATGAGCAAAGCAATTTCATACAACGATGTAAAAATGATAGATAAAAAAGCTATCAAAATAGGTGATTCTACATTTGATAATTTTATTTCTAAACAAGGAGGTATTGAATTAGGTACTATGATTGCATTGGCAGGTACTCCAGGAGCTGGTAAAACAACTCTTTGCAAAAAGATACAGAAAGATTTAAGTAAAAATGGAGACTCAATATTTTTTTCTTTAGAAAGTAGAAAAAGTTCTGTTGCTAGACAAACAAAAAGAGTTAAAACTAGTGAAAGAGAAAAAATTTGTGATGTTGATGATTTTAATAGCTGGAGTTCATTTATAAGTTACATTCATCAAGAAAAACCTTTAATGGTTATAGTTGACTCTTTACAGCATGCTGCTAATTTACTTTCAAATGAAAATGGAAAACATAAGTATGATAATTACAAACAAATAATAAAAGACCTTTATGACTGGAAAGACATTAATGAAGGGATTGTAATATTAATCGTACAACTAAACAGCAAAGGTTCTGTAGAAGGCCCAATGGCTACAATTTTTGATGTAGATTGCCCTATTTTCTTAACAGCAAACCCTAAAACTGAAGAAAGAACAATGCATACTGAAAAAAATAGAATGGGTCCAGTTGGAAAAATATATTACGAATTTACAAGTAATGATAAATGTTTCAAATTTTCAACTGAAGAAGAATGGAGTTCTAAAAACAATAATTCATCTGAATCTGAAAAATTAATTGAGGAAGCTTTTAAATTCATAAACTCTCTAAAGAAAAAGGATATTAAACTTTATAAAAAAATGAAATCTAAAATCTCTAAAATAGAATATAATAATGAATTAGAATATATTATAGAAATACTAACTATAACAAAAAAAGCTTCTTTTTATTTAAATTAATTTGTGTTTTTCAAAAAAATATTTTAATTTTGTTATTATTAAAAAATAAAAAAATGAGTTTTAAAAAATTAACATTAAATGAGTTAAGACAAACAAAAGATTCTTATTATGAAAATGTCAATGAGCAAAAAAACAAAAATGCTTGTGATACAAAATTAAGAATTGAAGCAGAGAATTTTTTGTATGAAAACTTTTTTAATCTAAAATTAGATTTGAAAAAATCACATTTCAATAATGTTGTTACAGCTTTAGTTGAATTTAATAAAATTAAAAGCATATAAAATGAATATAGTTTTATTAAATATATGTATAATTATATTTGTACATTTTTTATCAGATTTTGTATTCCAAACTAAAAGTATGATTAAAAATAAAAACAAAAACATATTTTGGCTATTAACACATGTTACAACTTATACAACTATATTATTTTGGAGTTGGGTTTTTATAGTAAAACCAAAAATCGAAACAATTGAATCATATTTTATTCTTTACCACTCTTTATTTTTTATGCATTTAATTGTAGATTTTATATTTGGAAAAATTAATCGTCATCTTTTAATGAAATCAAAATCTAGAAATTTAAAAAGAATTCAAAAAAATAAATATGAGCATAAGTTACTAATTTTAAGTGGAATAGAACAATTTATTTATATCACTTTTTTAATTATAATATATAACTATATAAACCTTTAGACTATGAAAGTTGTATGTATAGATGATAAAAATAAGCCTTTAGATATTCCAAATCACAAATGGATTAAAGAAAAACAAACTTATACAATATCAAAAGTTGTTAGAATGAAATTACAAAACAACGAATTGGGAGTTGAGCTAGAAGAGATAGATTTAACAGATTGTTTTCCTTATAATTATTTTTCACTTAAAAGATTTGCACCAATAGAACCAGAAAACCTACTAGAAAAAGAAAGGATAAAAACTTTAGAAATAGAAGAAGAATTAAAATAATGGATTTAAAACTAATATCGCAAGAAATAAAAGAAATAGTTTCTGAAAAGCAAAAAGAATTATCTTTAACTTTCGTAGAAGATACACATACATATTACATGAAAAACTTACAAGGTGAAATCGTAAGTGATTTTCCTTCAGTTTCAACTGTGTTAAAAAGTTTCTATACACCTTTTGATGCAACAACAACAAAAAGTTTTAAAAATTGTGAAGGAGACCCAATTAAAGAACAGGCTTTACTAAAAGAATGGGCTGATACTGGCGTTTATGCTTCACATATGGGAAGTAGAGTTCACTTTATTTTAGAAAAACACTTAGTAGACCTGTACGGCTCTTATAAAGATGTTAGACAACCTATATTTGATTGTGACGAACAACAAATACAAGATGGTGACAATATGATTAAGGCTGGTAAATCTTTTGTAGATTTAATGCATTCTAGGGGAGCTGTTTTACTAGATACAGAAATGGTATTAGGAAGTTCTGAATTAGGCTACACTGGTCAACCTGATAAAGTTTGGTTAATAAACGGAAAAGAAGGAGATGTAGGTTTGGTAATTACAGATTGGAAAGGGTTGCCACTGGACACCCCAATACTAACTGGTGGTGGTTGGAAAACTATGGGTACCCTCACTAAAGAAGATAAGGTTTATGACAAGGATGGCAATTTAGTTGATATCATGAATATCTCCCAAATTAAGAATAAAAAATGTCTTAAAATGGTTTTTGATAATGGTGATGAAATTGTATCTGATTTTGAACACAGATGGTTGGTCTATACAACACAAGATGGTGTCAAGAAAGAACGGGTAATGACAACACAAGAGATTAAAGATTATAACGACTCTTTAGGTAAGAGATATTCACATAAGATATTAAAAATCGACAACCCCAAACCCTTGAATAATTCAAAGGTAGATTTACCTATTGACCCTTATGTATTGGGTGTGTGGTTAGGTGATGGTCATAGTATAGATGCTAAGATTACTCAAGCTAACGAAGAAGTGTGGGAAGAAATTAAAAAAAGAGGTTATGAGGTGGGTGATGATTTATCACAGAGTGGTTGTGGTAAAGCAACTACTAGAATTATATTCGGCCTACAGGGTAAATTAAAAGAAAATAATTTATTAAAAAATAAACATATTCCAGAAATTTTCTTATTATCGTCATATGAACAAAGGTTAGATTTATTAAGAGGGTTAATGGATAGTGATGGAACGTATAGCAAAAGTAGAAATAGGTTCGTAATGGAGAGTACAAGAGAGAATCAAGTTGATTATTTTAACATGTTAGTTTCTTCATTAGGTGTTAAAGTTAGTAAAAGTAGTTTCACTAAAAAATTAAGTTATACCGACAAAAATGTTGTTTGTTATAGGAGTTCGTTTATTACAACAGAATTCAACCCATTCTTATGTAGAAATAAAGATTTAGAGGTTAACTGTAAAAAAGATAAAAGAACATATAGGACAATAGTTTCAATTGAAGAAGTTGAATCAGTACCAACTAAGTGTATTGAAGTGAATAGTCCATCCAGTACTTTTTTATGTGGTCATAATTTACTTGTTACTCATAATACGAATAAACCTAAAAATTTTGTACCCCAATTTTATACAAAAAAAATGTTACACCCCTTCGAAGACTATGATGATACAGCTTTAGGTCACTATTTTGTACAATTACCTTTATATGCAAAGTTGCTTTTAAAAATGCTTGAAGGTTCTAAATATGAAAATATCCCTTTATTAGGGGGGATAGTGGTTTTACTTACAAATAAAGGTGAATTTAAAGAATTTAGAATACCTAAAGAGATTTTAAATATAATTTCTCAACTAAACATAAAACATTACTTAAAATGATAGACTTTTCAGAATGTCAACAAATATTATTAAATAAAGGTTTTATTATAGAAAAAAAAGAAAATTTTTTAAATTATTTTATTGTAATTTTCAAAAAAAAAGATATTAAAATATCTTTAAAAGTTTTAATAGGAGGATATATATCAGAATCTCACTTAATAAGCAAAGATTTAAATTTATCTCTTAAAACATTAAATACAAGTTCATTCCTTAATTTTATATAAAAAAAAATTTGATTTTAATAAAAATTAATTATTTATAATTAAAATCAAACATGAATAACAAAGAGCAACTTTTATATAGATTTAGAAAATTGCAAACTGTATTTTCTGTTATTCTTTTCTTTTTTATATTAATATTCTTCTTAACAACAACAAAATTAGATATTAGAGAAATACAAATTTCTCATTGGGGTGTTTTAGAAAGTTTTGGTTGGATTTTTAACTATGGTTTAATAATTGTATCATTAACTACATTTTTTAATGCTTTTCATTATATAAAAAACCACAATAGAATTATTTCAAAGAAAATTCATTTTTTAACCTTTGGATTAACATCTTTATTTCTTTTTTTTGTAGGTTTTTTCCCAGTAAATGAACATCAAAACCTTCATAACATCTTTGCTTTTTCATACTTCTTTTCTTATCCCCTATCTATCTTCTTTCTTTCTCACATAAACAGAAAAAATATTATTTACAAAGAATGGCTATCTCATTTAACAATCTCTTCTATTATGATTGTACTACCATTAATTTTAATTAACTTTTTTAATGGTATGGCTATTCCAGAAATTGCTCACACACTAATAGTTATGTTTTGGAATATTAAAATACTAATGAAAATTAATTGATAAATAAATTTATTCAATATTTATTTAACAAAACAACTAAAAACACAAAAAAAAAATGCAATTACCACAAATAACATTTAAAGAATTTTTAAAAAACCCCATTATAGCTTTATTATTTATGTCTCTTATGGCTGTAGGTTATTTATATTTTGATAACAAAACAACCTTAACAAGTCAAATAACAGACTTACAAAAAGAAATTAAAGTTTTAAAAAAGGATTATAAAGAACTAAATGATAAATTTATAGATGTAATAAGTAAAATTAAAGATAATGAATAACAAATTGAAAAATACATTAATTGTTTTAGCTGGGATGGTTTTATTATTTTTTTCTATCAGCTTACTAAAATCAAAAAAAGAAAATAAACAATTAATCAATGATGAGATAAAACTTTTACACAAAAATAAAAATAACATTTTAGATATGGCAGATGAAGCTATGGAAACATTTGAAGAAATGGAACACGAAAACGACTCTCTAAAAGAATTATCTAAAAACAAACAGGTAAAAACAAAATATATCATTAAAAAAATAGAAACTTCACCAAAAGACTCTATAATTTATCAAATTAAAACAAAAGATTCTATTATATACAACACTGTAACAGAAACTATTTTAATAGTTGATACTAATATTATTTATGATACAATCAAAATAAAAATTGAACCTAAAAAAGATAAAAAATTAAAATTATTTAACAAATAATAATTAGCTAATTTGCTTTTTTAATTCTTTTATATTTGGCTTTCTACCTTCGCTATCAATCACAAGAACTGGCAATTCGCTTATTCCTATTTTTTTTGCCGCATAAGCCCTGTGTCTACCATCATGGTCAATAATTTGATTATCACTTAAATACAAAGTTGGGGGGTCAATCTTTTTATCTTTTGTCATCATTTTAGATAAATCATCTATATTCTCTAAAGACTCTTCATCTAACTCTAACTTTTTAACTAATGATAGATATTTTTTAGGAGTCATATAAATAATTAAACCATTTCTTTGTTTATAATCTGTATCTCCATATAATGGTGGGTCTTCAATTGGATATTGCTTCACTTCTTGTATACCTTCAGCACTTTCCTGTTCGCCACTAGACTCCCCATCTCCTTCACCAGAAGATGTTGTTACTGTATTAAAAAAAATATGTGAATCATTTTTAGAAGTCTGTTTGGGTGCATCATTTTGATTTCCTAAATATCCATATCCACTTTGTTTTTTTTGAACTTCAGAAGCTCCTCCTGGCAGCCTTTCAACTTCAGTTGAAACAATTTCAGATATAATTTCTCTTATTATTCTTCTTATCTCTTTCATATATATAAATATAAATTAAATTATAGTTAAATAAACTTTCGCAGTATTATATGCATCATAGTAAGCACTATGAATCTGTCCCTCAAAATCTAAATTCATTAACTTCAAAGCATTTTCAACGCTGTACATTCTATTTTTAGATTGATATTCTGAAAATTCTTTCTGCAAATTTATATACTTATTCGAAAAAGGAAATGACATATTTTTAATTTCACATTCTTTAATCAAATGTCTTTTATCGTAATCACCCCAACTACCCCAATAATTATCTTTCAAATCATATTTACTATCAATCAAATTAAAAGCTTGAATAATGTTAATTCCTTTATTATCAACATCTTTTTGAGTTATACCTGTTAGCTGTGTACAAAATTTACTAATATTAGAAAATTCTGGTTTTATTAAATAACTGTCTTTTTTGGTAATTTTTTGTTTTTTTAAATCAATTTCAACTATCCCTATTTCTAAAATTTCTTGAACCATATTCTTTGGAGGTCTACCTCTCCAACAGGTAAATTCAAAATCAACAACAAATAAAAAATCACTTTTTAAAATCATATTTCTCTAAATAATAGGTAATATTAAATAGCTTTCATTAATTATTATCAGTTTTTTTGTTTATTTATTATAAAACCACAAAAATGAAAGAGCAACACCAAAATGATAAAAACTCTATAAAAAAAAAGAGTTCTGAGATAAAAATAATAATTGAAAAATATCAAAAAACTTTAGAGGAAATACAGAATGAATGTGAACATAAGCCAATTTTAAAATTAATTATAGAAAATGGCTGTTCCTCAAAAGTTTTGAGAATAGTTTGTGATAATTGTGATAAAATAATAGGATATCCTTCAAATGAAGATAAAAATAGCTTAACTAATTAAAATAATTTTTTTCTAATATACTTTCAAAATCTTTTTTAACCTTATTTGCATACTTTAAAATATTATATTCAAGTTTATTTTGAATGTCTAAAGTAGACTTTTCAAATTTAGATTCTTCAACCAAATCATTTACAACAACACCTATATACATCATACATAAATTATCTAATTCATCATAATCTGTTCTTAAGTTAGAGATGAAAGGTTTATTTGAAACTATGAAATAATTATTTTCTAAATTTTTTAATAAATCATAAGAATAGTCAACATTCTTTTTAGAACTAAACATAGGTTTGCTAACATCAAAAAATATATAACAATAATAGCTAACATTATATGCTTTTTTAGTTTTTTGCAAATTTATTTCCCTAAATAAAAGTAACTCTTTAGTTTTAAAAACAATCTCCTCATTTTTGCTATTGTTATAAATCCTATAAGAATTATCTAAAAGTTTCTGGAAAGATTTTTTTATTTTAATATTTTTTTCTATTAATAAAAATTTCATATGTACAAATATAATAAACATTTAAAAAAAAAGTAAATTATATGCTTTGTTTTTTATAATTAATAGTTTATATTTGCTTTAATTAATAGAAATTGAAATGATTTTTAAGAATTTATCTAACAAAGGATTTAATAATATAGTATTTTTAAATTTAGTGTTTTTTTTAATAATAAAAACATTAATGTTAACAAATGCTAACACAGAAGTTATAGACAATATAACATTAAACTCAAATATGACACAAACACTTAGGCATTTTTGGGTTATAATAACTAGTATGTTTATACACTTAAACTTTTTAGAGCTATTAATTAATGTATATTATTTTTATTTTTTTGTAAACTTAATTTCACAAAAACTAAACAGCACTTCACTGGTTGCTTTGTATTTTTTTGGTTGTTTGAGCGGTTCTTTATTTTATTTTCTATTAAATCAACCTCATTTTATAGGTATAACAGCTTCTAGTGGAATTTTTTCTATTATCACCTATTCAGCAATTAACAATTGGAATAAAAAAGTAAATTTTATTGGTACTATAAAAGTACAGTGGATTTTCTTATTTTTAGTCTCTTTAAGCATTTATGCTGGCTTCAGAAATAGTAACGAAATGGGAATAAATCATATTGGAGGTATTTTATTTGGCTTTATGTATACACTTATCTTAAAATATAAAAACATAAACTTAGGAGCTTTTATTAACAAATCAAAACCAAACAGACAAACAAATAACAACACAAAAAATACTGGATTTAGAGGTGGTTTAGACAGAAGAGATATTGATTCTAAAAACATTGCCATTCACAACTTTAAAAATAAAGAAGATTTAGAAGAAGAAATGGATAAACTGTTATCTAGAGTTAAAAAAATTGGATATGACAATTTAAACGAAGAAGACAAACAAAGACTTTTAGAGTTAAGCAAAAAAATATAATATGAATAAAAAAATAGAAATAATAAAAGATTTATTTGTTGGAGATACTGTTATTTTAAAAGAAGAAACAGAATTAACAAAAAAACAAAATTTAACAACAGGAACTATTGGAATTGTATCCAATGAGGATAATGATGAAACTTTAAAAGGGTGGGAAAAAGTAAATTTAGAAGAAGTTTTTAAAGAAGAAATAGATAAAATGAGCCCAGAAAAAATTAAAGAACTTTTTGATGAATTAGTTAAAATAGGAAAAATTAAAAATTCTGATAAAATAGATGAAATAATACATAAAAATAAATAATATGAGTGAAAGTTTACCATTACCAAAAGAAAGAACATTATTTTTCGGAAAAGACGTAAATCTAGAAACGATTGAAGGTTTGTCTGAAAAAATAATTGAAATAAACGAAAATGATGATTTATTAGAAAAACTATATAAAGTATATGATTTAGAATATAAACGTAAACCTATAAAAATTATGATTGATAGCTATGGAGGTTATGTTTATCAATGTATGGGTTTAATATCTATAATGGAATCATCAAAAACTAAAATTCACACTTATATTACAGGAGCTGCTATGTCTTGTGGCTTTATAATTTTAATTTGTGGACATAAAAGATTTGGTTATAAACATGCTACACCTATGTACCATCAAGTTTCAACAGGCTTTTGGGGTAGTGTACAAGATATGAAAGAAAATTATCAAGAAACTAAAAGACTTCAAAAGAAGATTGAAAAAATAACATTAGATAAAACTAACATTTCTAAATCTAAACTAAAAGAAATATTAACAACAAAAAAAGATTGGTTTATGAACTCAAAAGAAGCAATTTCTTACGGAGTAATAGACGAAATAGTATAATTATTAATTTTTTTTAAATTTTTATGATAAGAGAAATTGTAAAATATGGAGATGAAATTTTAAGGACAGATTGTGAAATAGCTTTAGACAACAAAGAAACACATAAGCACATAAAAGACCTTAAAGAAACTTTACTTAATATTGAAAATGGTGCAGGTTTAGCTGCGCCACAATTAGGAATAAACTCTAGAATCTTTGTAACTAGAAATTATAAAGATGATAAAAGAGAAGAAATTTTAACATTCATAAACCCTAAAATAACAAAAAAATCTAAAGAATGTTTATTAATTTCTGATGGCTGTCTAAGTATACCGAATGTATTTTCAAAAACTAAAAGACATTCTTTTATAGAAGTTTCTTATTTTAATGAAAATTTTGAAGAAGTATTTGAGGAGTTAGAAGGATTTCAATCAGTAGTTTTCCAACATGAAATAGACCACTTAAATGGAGTTTTGTTTACAGATTTATTAGAACAATCTGAATTAAAACAATTTGAAAAATTTTTAGAAGAACAAAAAAATAACCCTAATTTGTTATATGTTGATGGAAAAATAATTAATACAATTTTAACTTAACAAAAATAATAAAACTATTCACTTTTTTTAAAAAAACATTAATTTACTATCTATGTTAAATAGATTATCAGGACTTAAAGTAAGAAAAGCAATTGAATTAAACTTATCTATAGAAGATATTTTTCAAATAAAAACAGAAGAAGAGGGTGATAAAGCAGCAAAAGAAATATATCAAGAAGATATAAGTCACTCTTCTGAAATAGAAAATGTGAATGAAATTTTTCCAGAAAATGAAAATATAATATATTACTGTTCACCTAAAGAAACGTTTCAATTAAATACAAATCTAAGAGCTTATGTTTATGATTACTATATAGCAAGCAAAGAAGAGATAAAAGGTGATATTGAATTTAAGATAAATTCTGAAAAATCTAAAGAAGTAATCTTCCTAAATACGGAAAAGATAGATTATTTTGAATTCCTTTTAAATCTATTGGAAGCGCATAGGTTTCTTGGAAAATTCAACAAAGAAATATTTAAAAGAAAATTTGCTGGGATAGGTGATTTTAAAATGGAAGATTATGCACTTAACCATGTAGTTGTAGAAATTTCTGATTTACATATGTTAGATTTTTACATAGAAGATAGTAATTTAGTTTCAACAATATCTAATATACTTTCTGCAAATTACGAAAAAGACATTTTAGAACAAAAAGAATACTTTAGTGAAGAAGAATATGAAATTATGTTAGAAACTGTAAAAAAACACAAAAAAATACTAAGTGAAGCAAATTTAAATTCAGAATTTTAAATTATTTCCTTCCAAAATCAGCTACAACTTCACCCCACTCCTTAGTTTTCCATTTCAAAACTTCACTTTCATAACTATTACTCTTCAACCATTCTTCAGCTCTATTAATTATATTCCATAATTCTTTAGTGTTTTCACTAAAAGGAAGGTTGGTGTTTACTTTTTTATTTCTAACCCAAGCCATTGCAGTTACAGAATCTGTATAAACATCTTTTGATATACCATCTTCTTTCATTTTTGAAAGAGCATGAACTACAGCTAAAAACTCTCCTAAGTTATTTGTCCCAACCATAAAAACCTTATGAAAATAAACCTCTTCAGTATCTGTCCAAATACCTCTATATTCCATAACTCCTGTCTTACTAGAATAAGAAGCATCAACAGAAATTGTATCTTTTTTTATCATTTAAAAAATATATTTATATCTATATGGATTATCATCTAAAATATGAGTCTCTAACTCTTTAATATTTTCATTAAAGTTCTTACTAAAAAAACTAAAAAAATCATCTAATTTAAATTTTACTTTATTTTTCAAAAATGAATCATTAACTAAGCTACAAGCAATATAAACATTTTTAGAACCTTTAAAAAATATTTTAGATTCCATAATAGATATTTTGTTGCACATAAAGTTGAATTTTTTAATTTTTTTTCTGATAAACAATTTAACTATATATTCATAACTTATAAAGCTACCCTTTTGAGGTCTTTTAGTATTAGATAGACAATCAAATTTTAATGGAAAAATAAGAAAGAACTCTTCATTTTTTTTTGTAGAAACTAAACAACAGTTATCATCCATAAAAAGTTCTTTCATACTTTTTGATATCTTGTTTATGTTAGGATATTGACATCCAATGCGATTTTCTAGTAACAAACTTTTCATTTAATTCTTTTTAAAACTTTTCTTTTTGTTGTTTTTAGAATTTTTTATAATTTCTTCACAATCTTTTAAAGTTAATTCTTTAGCTTCGTGAAAATCTGGTATCTTATAATTATTTTTACCTTTTTTAATATAAGGCCCATACATTCCATTTAAAACTTGTATATCCTTACTCTTAAACTCTTTTATAACTTTTTTGTTCTTTATTTCTAAAGAGCTTTTTAATAAAGTTATAGCTTCATCGTAATTGATAGTTTCTGGACTATATTCTTCACCAATTGAGGTAAATGAATTATCATATTTAATATAAGGACCAAACTTTCCTATAGCAACAGAAACTTCTTTTTCTTTATAATTACCTAAAATCCTAGGCCACCTTAACAACTCTAAAGCTTCTTCAAAAGTTACACTTTCAAAACTTGATTCTGAACTTATTTTTGCAAATTTAGGTTTATCTTCTTCGTCTTTTTCTCCCATTTGAACAATTGGTCCATACCTACCTATTTTAGCATAAACCATTTTGTTAGTCTCTGGATGTAATCCTAATTCTCTAACACTTAATTTTACATCATCAGCATTAGCAGTTTTAATTTTTTCAGAAAAAGGTTCATAAAAATCTCTTATTACCGAAACCCATTCAACTTTTCCTTTAGCTATTTCATCAAAGTTACCTTCTACATTTGCAGTAAAATTATAATCCATAACCTTATCAAAATAATTGAGTAGATAATCAGTTACCATAATACCTATTTGAGATGGTACAAACTTTTTCTTTTCACCACCAAATTTCTCTACACTTTCTTCTTCTGAAATTAAACTGTTTTTTAAAGACAACTTATAAGACTTTACTTCTTTAGGTTCTATATCTTTAATTTCAGCATACTCCCTTTTTAAAATAGTAGATATAATACTAGCATAAGTAGATGGTCTACCTATACCTAAATCTTCTAATTTTTTGACGATACTAGATTCAGAATATCTTGTTGGGGGTTTCTTATATGATTTGATAGAATCAATCTCTAAACAACTAATAATATCACCTTCATTAAGATTTGGTAACAATCCAGATTCATCTTCATCTCTTTTTTCATCATGAGTATACAATTTTAAAAAACCATCAAACTTAACAACTTCACCTTTAGTTATAAATAATTCTTTTGTGTTTGATAATTTCGTTTTAATTGTAGTTCTCTCAACTTGAGCATCAGACATTTGTGATGCTATAGTTCTCTTCCAGATTAAATCATAAACTTTTCTACAATCATCAGAATCTCCAGCAACTTGAACAGATGGATTTACAGGTCTTATAGCTTCGTGAGCTTCTTGTGCTCCTTTTGCTTTGCCTTTATACTTTTTACGATTCGAATATTCTTTTCCGTACTTTGTCGTAATTTCTTTTTCTATATCATTTAATGAATCTTCAGAAAGTGTAACTGAATCTGTTCTCATATAAGTTATATGACCACCTTCATACAAAGATTGAGCTGCACTCATAATTCTATTTAAAGAAAAACCCAATCTAGAACTTGCTGCTTGTTGTAATGTTGATGTAGTAAAAGGGGCTGGAGAAGATTTTTTTCCTGGTTTTTTCTCTATAGATTCAATAGAAAATGTAGCTTCTTTACATTTTTCTAAAAAAACTTTCGATTCTTCTTTAGTTGAAAATCTTGTATCTAAAACTCCCTTAAATTTATTATTTTTATAATCAAACAAAGAAGTTGTCTTGAAATCAGAACTTAAACTAAAAGAATTAATTTCACTTTCTCTTTCTACCAATATCCTTAAAGCTACCGACTGAACTCTACCAGCAGATAAGTTAGGTTTAATCTTCTTCCATAATATAGGAGACAAATCAAAACCAACTAACCTATCCAAAACCCTTCTTGCTTGTTGTGCATTAACCATATTCATATCAAGCTCAACTGGATTTTCTATAGCTTCTAATATAGCTTTTTTAGTTATTTCTGTAAATATAATCCTTCTAGTTTTTGAATCTGGTAAATTTAAACATTCTTTTATATGCCAAGATATCGCAGTACCCTCTCTATCATCATCACCAGCCAACCAAACAACTTCGGCCTTTTCAGCTAATTTCTTCAAACCTTTAACGACATCCTTTTTATCTGAAGATACTATATAATTTGGTTTAAAGTCATTTTTTTTATCTATTCCTTTATTGCCCTTATCCAAATCTCTTATATGACCATAAGATGCTACTACCTTATAGTTACTCCCTAAAAAAGATTGTATTTTTTTAATTTTACCTGGCGATTCTACTATAACTAAATTTTTTGCTGACATATATATTTTTTTTAAAAAACAAATATAAGAAATTTTTATTAAATAAAAAACATAAATTTATCTTTATTTCAACATAAATGGAATAAATTATAATATTTATGTACAAGATTAAAGTGATGAAAGACAAAAAACAGATAAGATTAATTGTTAGAGAAACTCTAAATGAAATTGCTATGGCAATAGGAGGGGGTGGATGGGACTCAAATAATGACGTAACTCATTTTCACGGTTATCCTTCTGGTTATAGCCAATTTCCCTTCCTTTATACAGATACTCCAGAAACGCTACCAAAAGCAGAAGAAATAAATAGAAATAACGAATATAAGATAAATCAAAACGCTTCCAAAAACCAAGAAGTATATGATTTTCCTTTTGATTACTTCAAAAAAGGTTTTGAAATAGAAAAAGAAACTAATGAATATTTAAACATATATGATATAGCTAAAAAAGTTATAGAAAACCTACAAAAATACAAAAATTATTACACAAAATGAAAATGCTCGAAATACATCGAAGTAAAATTATGATTATTTTAGAAGTTGACTATAGTGAGTTTGAAAAGCATGACTTTGACTATATATGGGATGCTATTCGAGATGTTTATGAAGAAAGATTTTACAAGATAAAAAAAATAGAACGAAAAAAAGAAAAGATGCTTTTTAAACTTAGTATCTTAAAAAGACGTGCTTACTTAAAGGAGAAACGCACTAAATAATTATATAATATTCGTTTCCATTATTCATAATTATCTTTTCTAATTTTATTTTATTAAAATTATTTTTTAAGTTACCTCTTTTGTTCTCTAATAACAATAACTTTCTACCAAAAGCAAAACTTACGAAAGATTCCATTAAAGCATCTGTTGGAAAGCTTTTTCCAACGAAAGTTTTGTACATAAACTCTAAATCATATTCTACAACTTCAGAAACTAAATCTGATTTTAGTCTAACAAAGCCCCAATCATAAATTTCTATAAATGGGGCATTTTTATTATTTATAATTAAATGACAATCAATAAATTTTCTTTTAATTAAATTCATATTATATTTTAGTTAACATAATTTCTTTTACAGTTTCACCTTCATAAGAAACTAAATCATAAGTAACATCTGTAACTTCAATACCACACACTCTTCCTTCTGAATTTTTTAATATTAACTTACTTCCCTTAGAAAGATTTTCCAAAACACTTTCTGGTGGTAACTTTATATCTGAAGCAGTAAAGTTTAAATTTTCTATATTAACTTTTGTGTAATTTTTTTCTTCTTTTACGATTTCATTAACTATAGTTTGACCAGTTATACTTTTTAATGTCATTTCTTGATATTCAAACTCCTTCTTTTTTTCCTGGAAGTAGTTATTTATTTCTAAAACCCTCTCTTCAATTAATTTTTCTAACTTTTCAGATACTTTATTTACTTGAGATTCAATTTCTTTTTTTGCCTCTTCTCCTAAATTTAGAATACTAGCTTTTTCCTCTTCTTTTAGCCTTTCTTGTACTTCTTTCTCTTGAAGTTCTTTAAGTAACTCTTCATCACTTTGCTTTCTTAAGTTCTCTTTTGAGACAACACGATTTCCATTAGAATAGTTACTTATTATATAATTAACATATTCATCTCTATTTGCATTCTCATTATAAGATGGATGTCCTTTAAAATTATATCTTAAAATTAAAGTTTTGATAGCGTCATATTCTCTTCCATTATAATTTTTTACTATCCCATCTACATCCTTTACTTTAGAAGGATTATAATAATCATATAAGTCTACTAATGCTTGTCTAAAATCTTCAGAATTCATATTTTTATTATTATATTTAAAGCAAAAAAAAGAGACTTTAACTTAAGTCTCTTTTTTTTTATAAATTCATTTAACTAAAACGGTAAATCATCATCTGTACCGCCAACCATTGCATTTTGAGGTTGAGAATAGTTAGCCTGTGCAACCTGAGACTGTTGTGTTGCTTGAGGTTGTTGTGTTGCTTGAGGCTGTTGTGTTGCTTGAGGTTGTTGTGTCATTTGAGCTCCACCTTGACCTCCTTGATAATTATTTTGTGTTGCAACATTGTTAGTGTTTGTAGTTTGAGGATTTTCATTTCTTTTTCCATCAGTAAGAATTCTAAAATCTCTAGCATTAATATCTGTATACCTTGTTTTTACACCATCTTTTTCTACAGTTCTATACTTTAACTCACCTTCTACATAAACTAAACTTCCTTTTTGCAAAATTCTTTGTGCATTCTCTGCAAGCTTACCAAACATTGTGATGTTATGCCAAGAAGTTTCCTCTTGCTTTTGATTATTTTTATCCATCCAAACTTTGTTTGTTCCAACAGATACTCTAGCTAACACAGTTCCATTTTCTAAAGTTCTAACTTCTGGGTTTGCACCCAATCTTCCTAATACTTCTACTTTATTTACCATAATATTAATTTATAAATGTTTAACAAATTTAAAACTTTTTTTCAATTAATCAAAATTTTTTTTAATTTTTTTTATTTTTTTTTATTTTTTTTCTTATCTCCATTAATTCCTCTTCAGTCATTTGACCTTTCATAAGTCTCTGTCTTTCTTTGTTGGGCATTATATCCGAAGTGTGAACTTCTTCAAGAGATATTTCATTAACCTCACAAAACTCTAAAGTTTTTTCAATCAATTCTTTTGTTGCTCTACTATTAAAATAACCTTTAATTTGTTCTAAATAAATATCTTTGCCTTTAATTAGAAAACCAGCAGTAGCTCTTTCGTTTGTTATTTGATGTGTTACATTTATTGCTAAATAAGATTTTTGACAAATTCTATCTAAATAAGTGTAAATACAATGATTCATTTCCAAACCTTCAACATTTAACTTTTCTAAACTTTCAACGACTTCAAATTTTACATCATCAATTTTAGAATTTAAATACAAAAAGTTAGAAACAGAATTTTTATACTCTTCTACTTTCTTTGCATCCTTTATTGCATTACATCTTAAGGTATAATTATCATGCAATTCCTTAATTTCTTGGAAATTTTTACATTTAAAAATTACTTTTTCTTTAACTTCTAAAATTTCTATCATCCTTATAGTATCTTTATATATAGTTATGAAATCAGCTCTTTCCAAATCTATATTAGTATCTAAAATGTGTTTAATATTTCTAAAATTTAAATTATTTTCATCATTTGAAAAACTTTTTACTACTTTCTTTAATAAAGAATAAACTCTATTATTTTTGTATTCCTGAAACAGAAACTCTAAATTAACTTTTGATAATAAACCTAAACGATTACAATCATTTAGAACACCTAATCCATCTATTAAACTTATAGAATTATATATAGTGTTACTCACTTTTAAAACTTTTTTTTGATGATAAACATCACAAAATGTACTTGAAACATTTTTAATAGCCCTACGCTTTCCTTCCTTATTATAATTTAAAGAAATTTCCATTATAGAATTAGGATTTGTCGCACTATACTTTCTATATACATCAGGACTCAAAACATAAACACTGTCTAACCATTGTTTAAAGAAATCATAACCTTTTGTATGTATTATACTTGAAGCATTTTCAAAACTTAAAATAGAAACTATCAATTTAAAACTACTCAATGAATTAAACAGATAATCACCTATATTCAAACTTTTCTTTATAATTTTTCCATCTCCAAAACCACTTTCCACTTCTTTAAAGTATATTGTTTCACCAGAATCATTCTTTTCTTTTATCAATTTATGTTTCCCCTTAATAAAATCAACAAAATAAACTGATTCAAATTTTTCTAAATCTTTTACTTTTACTTTTAATAAATCTAAAACTTTTGATATTTCTTCAAAACCATAGTATTTAGAAAAACTATTAAAATGAAAAAAATCATCTAAATTCCTTACGTTTGTCAAATCTAAATTCGAACTAGATATACTATCTTCAATTTCTTCTAAATCAAAAAAATTAGAAGTGTAACCCCTCAAAGAATTATTTTCTTTAATTAACTCATCAGAAGAAGTATTTATTTTTAAATTAAATTTATTATTTTTTAAATCCAATTTTAAAATATCCTTTTCCTTTAAATTAAACAATCTTTTCTCTTTAGAGTCATAAATTGATATGTACTTTTCTTTGTTTAAAATAAAAAAATCTTCTTTGATACTTTCTAAACTATAACCTTCTAAATATCTAATTGGAATATCAGGCTCCAGTAAAATTAACTTTTTAGATTTGTCGTATACTTTTCCGCACTTATTGCACTGAATTGACTGTAAACTATTAAAATTTTCAACCAATTCAATAGAATTTAAAAATAAATTTCTAACTAAACTAGAATTAAAACGTTGTTCATTTCCGCAATTACAAAATAAAATATGATTATCACTTTTTTTTCTTTCTTTAGTTGATGATTTAATAAATTCAATATTCGAATTAGAATGTAACATAACTACAAAAGAGGGGAAGTTATTAAAATTCATTTTTTTGTTTATTTTTTTAATTATTTATCTTTTTTTGTATTAAAAGCAAATTTAAATAATTATTATTAATTATCAAAGATATATCTTTTTTTTTAATATTTATATCAAAGTACTTTAATAAAAACAATATGTATAATAAAAACAAAATTTATAACGAAGTTTCTAGAATGATTGAACTTTTTGAAAGTGATAATTCAAAAGTTGAATTAATAAAAAATTCAATTATAAAAAAATCTCAAATTAAAGAAGAATTAGACTTTTCTGACTTATTTGATGATTTAGAAGATAATGGTGAGGGGGATAGTAAAACAAATGAGATAGTTCCTCAATATAGCTCTTCTGACGATATATCTTTAATTAAAAAATTAGCTTTAGTTTCTTATTCAATTAATAAGCTACAAGCGGCTATGTTTAATTTAGAATCAAAAAACTTTTTAAATATACAAGATTTAAAAACAGCTAAAATTACACCTTCAGATGAAAATGATGCAGTAGTTTCTAAATCTTCTAAACTTTTATATCCTAATCAATCTGTAAAAGATTTTGTAGATATGTTAGAAAAAGGAAGATTAGTATTAAATATAGGAAATGAAAAAGAAGAAACTGAAGAAGGTGAAGTTAAAAGATTATTTAAATGGCTAGGAGGAGTTAAAAATACTAAAACATTAAACCAAATAGGCTTAACTACTTCTGGGAAAGTTAGTCAAGAAGGTAATGCTACTTTAAATTTTTTAGCTAGAATATTATCAGATAATCCAAAAGATGAAGTAGAGTCTAAAATAATTTCAACATTTGGTAATGCAGCGAAAAGCAATGCAATGAAAATTTTACTTGACTTTTACCAAGTAGCTGCTGTCAACCATTTACTTCCTATACTAAATATGCAACCTACTCCAGAAAATTTAGATGCAGTTAAAGATGGAGTTGTTGAAGCACTAAATAATTTAGCTGGTGTTCGTGGAAGTTTATCTGACTTAAAAAGTACAAATTGGGATTCTTCTAAAAATGTATCTCCTTGGGTTTTTCAAGTAGCAAAAAACTATGCTAAAAATATACTTAAAAAAGTTACTGAATACACTCCAGACTTAAGTGCTGCACAAAGAGTTTTTGATAATATGTTATCTAAAGAAGGTGAAATAATCATACCTTCAAGAAAAGACCCTTCACACGAGAATTATGCAGATAAAGTTGAAAAAGTAGGAGATAAATATTTATATTACTATTCAAATGTAGAAGATGCAATGGATGATTTATCTAATTCTACAAAAATACCAAATCATCATTTAAAATCATATAATTTAGAAATTTCCAAATTTAAAGATTTATTCAATTCAGAAAGAAAAGCTCCTTCTACAATTGATTCAAAAGAAGCTGAAAATATAGCATCTGATGAAAAAGATGTATTTGGAATAGATAAAAGTGCAGAATTAGAAATTAGAAAAATTTTAGGTAATGTTGTTGATTTTATGACATTAGATTCTAAAAAATATGGAATAAAACAAGCTACACATGACCCTAATTATTTATCTGTAAAAGATAAAGAAGAGTTGAAGTCTGGTAAATCTGAAGAACTAATTAGAAAAAGAAAAGAATTAGCAAAAGAAAATGCAGTAAACTTTATATTTAACTTCCTATTATCTGCCATAGGAGAAACTAAATATGGTACTGACATAGGTGAAACAGGTAAAATTAATCCAGAAGTTATAAATCAATGGATTGAATCTCAAAGAAAAAGCATATTAACTAAATTAATAGAATTAGAGAAGAAAAACAATCCAAACATACCAACAGATGCAATTAAAAAAAGAGCTGAAGAATTAGGGTTACTAATAAAAGGAGATAAGTTTGCTCAATCTTTCAAAAATGGATTAAGAGATTATTTTACAAGTAACAAAGAGGATTTATCTAAAATTATCAAACTTATATCTTCTACTTCTCCAAAAGGCTATGAAGTTGAAACGGATATTGATACTATATTTGAGAACAAAATTAGAACTAAAATCAAAAAAATGCTCAAAGAATCTTTTACTTTAAACGAAGAAGAAAAAGAAGATTTTAAATTAAACGTTGATGATTTAAATCAAAAAATAAAAATTTTTGGAGATAGATTCGCTAAAGCCACAACTTACGATAGAGGAGTTTTAGATAGTGAAATAGAAGATGTTATATCTGGAAGGATGTCTAAATGGAACTTTGAAAATGGTGCTAATGGTCAACACAATTACATCACTTCAGTTTTAGCTTCTTTATATAACTCTTTAAATGGTAAAGCAAAAGAAAATATTGTTAAGTATGTATTTTTATCTTTCTTTCCAAGACAAGAAAAAAGTAGATTAATAGACCAACTTTCATTTGCATACTCTAGAAGTCGCAACAAATTAAATGATTTGGTTTGGGATGCTTTAATTACTCCTGAAAATAATGGTAAATTGTTATTTGTAAATGCTCTTGAAAATTATGAACCAAAAGGTACTTTCTTTCAATATTTAAAGCAAAGAATTAAAAATCAAATCTCTAACACTTTAAGAGGCTCTGAATATAGTTATGTAGAAACTTCATTTGATGACGCTCCAGATTTTAATGACTTTGAAGGAGGTGAAGAATATGGAGAAAAAACTAGCAAAAGAAAAATGGTTCAAAAGAAATCTATTGATGCACCATCAAGAGAAGGCGATGAAGATAATAGAGGATTTGAATTAAAGGCTGATGATAACTCAGGAATTTATGACGAACTAAAAGATAAATTAAATAGTTATTTAGAAAAAGCTGAACAAGAAAATATTTTATCAAAAAGTGAAATGCAATTACTTAGAGCTATACAAGTTTATGGTAATGATGTAATGGAAGATGATAAGATTAATTATGAATTACTATCTAACAGAATAGGGAAAAGCGTTTCTAACATAGGTAGTACAATGTCTAACATTATGAAAAAAATGAAGAATGCGAGAAAAGATAAAGATATGTTTAAACAATAATTTTTATACAACTATAACAAAAAAAAGAGGGATAAGTTATTTATCCCTCTTTTTTTTTAAAATAAAATAAATTATTCAAATCCTATCCTTGAAGAACCTTCAGAATAATTTGAAGCTATAATATTTTCTTGCATTTCTTTTAATTCTTCTAATTTATCTGAATAATTGTAACCATACAATTCTGTAGATTCAATTAAATTTTTAATATTACCAATAGACATTCCATCAGTATCTTTAGAAATTTTACTTATTTTATTTTTAGGAAACTTTAAATCTAATTTGTCTGATAAAATTTTTATATATTGACCCCTCTCTACTTCATCTGGATATTCAATAAAAAACTTTTCTTCAAACATTCCAGGTTTATCTGTTAAAAATTCTGCAATTTTTTCTTCAAAATTAGTTGTAGCTAACACATATACACCATCAACATTTTCATTAGACTTTAATAAGTTTTTTATTGGAAATAATCCATATTTTTCTAAAATTATACCAATCTCTTCTAAAATAACCAATATATTCACATTTTCACTACCTTCTTGTATAGAAGAAATAATCTCATTTAAATCAGTAGGGTCTTCTGCATATATAGTTATACCATCAAAAGATTCAGCTAATCTTCTGCATAAATATTTTTTTCCACAACCTGGTTGCCCATAAACTAAAACAGCTCTATTAAATTCTATTTCAGAATTTTTATACTTTTCTTTTAAGTTTAAAAAACTTTTAAAATCTGAATTTATATCTTCAAAATAAGAATTTAATATAGACATTGATTTATCAGTTTTAAAGTTTAAAGTAGATAAATAAGGTCCATATTCTACAGAATACTTAAGAGAATATATTCCGTTAGGAATATTTAAATGAGATGGTCTTGAAGGGTAAAAATCTTTTTCATTTTCTGAAGTCCAAACTATTTTTTTTATATCTTTTTTCATAATTAATAAATATATTTTAAATATAACATTTTTTATTATAAAGTCAAATAAATTTAAAAAATTAATTATATTTATTATTAATAAACAATTATTTATTTTTAAAATGAAATCAAAAAATTCAAAAAATATTTTTTTAAATAACTTTATAAATGAAAGTTACACTTCTATCGAAGGAGAAGTAGAAAAAATAATAAACAAATTAGATGAAACAATTATTTCATTAAATGAAAATGAATACATTGACTCTACTACCTTAGAAGGTGAAGAAGGTGAAGCAATAAAAAATTGGGGAGGAATAGATTGTGATGATGAAGAAGAATTTAGCCCTGAAGAGTTTTTTGGAGATGCTGGTGATGCAGCTGAAGAAGATATAAAAAACGACCCAGAGTGGGGTGGAAAATATGGTTTTACTGCTTTTGGAACTACTGAAGACCCTAGAATGTTAAAAAAATTAACAAAAGAAAACGAAGAAGAAGAAGTAATAAAAAAATGGGGAGGCATCGACTATGATGATGAAGAAGAGTTTAGCCCTGAAGAGTTTTTTGGAGATGCTGGTGATGCAGCTGAAGAAGATATAAAAAACGACCCAGAGTGGGGTGGAAAATATGGTTTTACTGCTTTTGGAACTACTGAAGACCCTAGAATGTTAAAAAAATTAACAAAAGAAAATCTAAGAAAAGAAATTAGAAAAATATTAAAAGAAAATTTTGATAATTTAAATGAATCTTATGAAAATATAGACGAAGAAAGAATCGCAAATTCAAAAGCTAAAAAAGAAGTTGATGATTTAGAAAACTTTATAGGTAGTCATATATATGGTGAAGATTTGGGGGGATTAGGTAAAATGTATGTTGCCTATTCTTATGGTGAGCAATTTCCTGTATATATTAATTATAAAGGAAAATGGTATCACAATACAGATTACTATATGGTAGATGGTGATAGAATTAATAAACCTACAGAAAAACACAAAAAAGATATGAAACCTTCTAAAAAAACTCAAGGTATATCCTTAAAAGGTATGCAATCTTTAATAAAAAAATTTAAAAACAAATATGACATTGGAGACAATAGCCATAAAGATGTAGAACCAGGAGAGAAAAATTGATTTTTGTTATTTATCATATTTCTCTATAGTTTAAACTAAAAGAGTTAACATTAAAAAATCTGCACATTTTTCTGCACTTTTCTCCCAAGAGCTTTTAGGATAAGGTATATTTTTATTATTAATTTTTACCTTTTGATTTAGTCCACCAATCTTTTTGAGTTAAACTTTCATTGCTCAATGGCACATTATTTTTTTCCTCTTTTATTTTTTCGTTATTCTCTTCTTTTTCATCTAAACTTAAATATTTAGATAAAATATAAGAAGCTTCTTCATAATCTACTTTTGACTTCCTAACATTATCAGATAACTCTGTTATGTCCAAATAATTACATAAAGTTAAAAACATTTTTATATTATCGTCTGTATATTTAGAATCTATAGAATTTCTAAACTCTATATATGTTGGTAGAATCTCACCAGTCCCCAAAGTACCATCTTTATACAAAGATTTCAATAAAGGCTGAAAAACTTTTTTATCCTCTTCTAATTTTTTCTTTTTTTCTTCAACTAACTTTTCAAAATTTTCTTTAGAAGCTGTATTTTTTTCAATACTTTCCACTTCTACTTTTTTTTCTAAATCTTCTTGTTTAGTTAAAATATCTTCTTTTTCAAAATCAACATTTAAATCATAAAGATTTTTTTCTAAAACATCTTGAGTCACACTAATTTCTTCATTTTTAACTTTAGGTTTTTCATATTTTACGAAAAAATGTAATGAAGTCAATGAAATAACAGGTAATAAACCTCCCTCCAAAAATGCTAACCATCTTTTCATATTTGAAATATCAGAAACATCACTTCCTAAAACTTCAAACAATGGTGAAGTCAACTCTACCCAAGATATAAAAAGTTTACTTGTAGCATCTATTTGATTATAAGAATAAAAAATATTACCAATCATTTGAATTAAGGTAATTATACCAAACATAAACCAAACTCCACCTTTTATTTTATTGGTTGCAGCCATCAAAGCAGCCATAGCCCCAATCTCTATAGCTAAAGACATAAAAATAGCCCAATTAAATGGATTTGACAAACTATACCAAGTTATAACGTGTGATATAGAAACTACCATAGTTAAAACTATAGGAAATAAAAACATTGTTCTATTAAAATTGTTTTTAATCCAACTTAAAATATTTTTCATAAATTATATTTTATTTTTGAAATGATTTAACGCTATCTTTAATCATTTTATGTAAACCCATTAATTGAGGAGTCCTATCAACTCTTGAAATAGTATCATCAAGCGATAAGTAAATGTTTAATTTTTCAATCCTTAACTTTTCAGGAAAACTATCTATATATCCTACTTTAACTTTAATAATACTTTCTAAACTATCTGTAACACTATTTTTAACAGAAATCTCTTTATTTAACTTTCTAATTTCAGAAGATTTAGAACAAGATTTAAAAAAGAAAATTAATAAAAATAAACTCAAAATATACATTTTGTATTTAACGATAAACTCTTTAACTTTTTTCATTTTACTTAAATTATTATTTATAAATATTTAGAAAAACAAATATACAACATTATAATAAAAAAACCAATTATTTTATTTTAAAAAATGTTCCTTAAAAATCTTATAAACACCTTTGTCTTTTTTGTTTACTGTGGTATTTAATATTTGTATTTTCTCTTTAGTGGAATCATCTATTTCATTTAGATTTGGAATATCTATATTTAAATAAACAATCATATCTCCAACCTCTTCTGAGTTATAAGTTGGTAAACCCTTACCTTTTATCCTTAAAGCCTTTCCAGAATAAGAATTTGAAGGTATATTTATTTTTATATAACCATAAGGAGTTTTTATTTCTAAGTCCTCTTTTCCAAAAATTGCCTCAAAAACATTTATATATTTCTCTACAATTATATTATTATCTTCCAGGATATATTCATCATGTTCTTTTTCTACTAAATCTACAAGTAAATCACCACTTTCACCACCTTTTAAATAATCGCCTTTATCTTTCATTGCGAATGGCATATTACTTCTAGAACCTTTAGGTATCAAAATTTCTATTTCCTCTTCTTTTTGTCTCTCAAAGCCAAGACCATAACAAGTGACACAATTTTCTAAAACTATATTACCAGCCCCATTACAACTACTACAAATAACTTCAGTTCTGATAAATCCTATATCAGTCAATTGTTTGCTATAAAACTTACCTACACCTCCACATGTAACACATTTTTTTAAACTAGTACCATCTTTAGAGCCATTCCCATTACAAGAAGAACATTTGGAGTCTCTTTTTATTTTAACCTTTTTATTCGCTCCACTAACTATCTCTTCTAATGTAACATTAAGTTTTATTCTTAAATTTCTTCCTTTCTTTATTGATTGTTGAGTGTAAGTACTTCTATTATTATAAAAATTTTGATAAAATTGCTGATATGCGTTACTATAGTTTCTTTCTTCATTAAATCCATAGTTATCATATTTGGATTTTTTTTCTGGATTACTCAATATATCATAAGCTTCAGATATTTCCTTAAATTTTTCTTCAGAATTTTTATCTCCTTGATTTTTGTCTGGGTGGTATTTTAAAGCAAGTTTTCTGTAAGCTTTTTTAACTTCTTCGATAGTTGCTGACTTTGTAACACCTAATACTTTATAATAATCTACTCTTACCATTTTTCAAATATATATTATCAATAAAAAAAATAAATAGATATGAATGTTTTAACATAAAAAAAGCCCTTAAAAAAAGGGCTTTAAAATTATTTTTTTACTTTTGTACTTTTAGCACTTTTTGGCGGTTCCACACCTACAATATGGTCAACAACACCATATTCAAGAGCTTCAACGGCAGTCATCCAATAATCTCTATCACAATCTTTATAAACAGTATCATAATCTTTACCAGTATTATGTGATATTATTTCATACAACTCTTTCTTCAATAAATTAATTTGAGTTGCTGTAATTTCTATATCAGAAGCTTGAGCTTGACCAGTACCACCTAAAGGTTGATGTTGCATAGAGCGAGAATGTTTTAAAGCATATCTTTTACCCTTTTCTCCTGCTGTTAATAATACAAAAGCCATTGATGCACAAAGTCCCATATTATAAGTGCTAACATTTGGAGAAACAGCCTGCATAGTATCGAAAATCCCAAGTCCCGCATATACCGAACCGCCTGGAGAATTCAGATACATCTTCACATCTTTCTGCTTGTCTACAGACTCTAAATATAAAAGTTGAGCATTTATTACATTTGCAACTTGGTCTGTAATAGGCATTCCCATATAAATAATTCTATCCATCATCAATCTTGAGAAAACATCCATTGCAACTGCATTCATTTGTCTTTCCTCTATAATATTAGGAGTCATAGCCATTGGAACATTTTGCAACATAGATGTAGGATTAAAAACATTATTCATTTGAATCTTTTCATAATCATAAAGAGTTAAACTTGAAACACCATAATCTCTAACAAATAATTCGAAATCTTTTTTTATATTATTCATTTTTATTTTATTTTAATTTTTTAACAATAACTTCTTCTTTCTTAACGTTGTAATCAACTGATATTTTATCGCCCTGCTTAATTTCACCCTTTAAAACAGCTTTAGATGCAGGGTTTTGGATAAATTTAGTTACAGCTCTAATTACAGGTCTAGCTCCAAACTCTTCACTATAACTCTCTTTCAACAAAAAGTCTTTCATTCTCTTTGTGACAGTCAATTGATATTCTCCATTGTTTTTCATTCTTTTCCTTAAAGATTCAATATGAATTTCAACTATTTTCATAATATCTTCTTCTTTTAAAGAATTAAATACTACCTTCTCATCTATTCTGTTAATAAATTCAGGTCTGAAAACTTTTTTAAGAGATTTAGCTATAACATCATTCACGTTCATATCAGATGTTGTGTCTGCACCAAATCCAACTGGATTTACATCTAACTCTTTTACGCCAATATTAGATGTCATAATAATTATAGTATTCTTAAAGTTAATCTCTCTACCTAAACCATCAGTTAACATACCTTCATCTAATATTTGTAATAATATATTACTAACATCTCTATGAGCTTTTTCAATCTCATCAAACAAAATTACACTATAAGGATTATTCTTAACAGCATCTGCTAATTGCCCCCCCTCATCATGACCTACATATCCTGGAGGTGAACCAATCATTCTAGAAACTGAATGAGGCTCCATATATTCAGACATATCAAGTCTAATTAAAGATTCTTTATTTCCAAACATATATTCTGCTAAAGATTTTGTCAATTCAGTTTTACCAACTCCAGTTCTTCCTAAAAACAAAAATGAAGCAATAGGTCTATTTGGATTATGAAAACCAGCAGCAGAACGCTGTACAGCTTCACACACCTTTTCAACAGCGTCATCTTGCCCAATAACTCTTGCCTTCAATTCTTCTGGCATCTTAATTAACTTCATACCTTCGTCATCAGTTAATTTCTTTACAGGTATACCAGTCATTTTTGAAACAACTCTATTTATTTCTTCTATAATAACATCAACCTTATTTTCTTTACTTTGTTTGTCCCAGTTAGACTTATCTATTTCTAACTGTTTTTCTAATTTCTTAATAGAATCTCTAGAATCTGCAGCTAACTCAAACTCTTGTCTTTTTATATGTTTTGATTTAAGTTCAATTTGTTTTTCTATATCCTTTTCTAAATTGAGTATACTTTCAGGAACATTAATATTATCTATATGAACTCTTGAACCTACTTCATCCATAATATCTATAGCCTTATCTGGAAACTGCCTTTCTGTAATGTACCTTTCTGCATAATTAATACAAGCATCAATAGCTTCTTCACTAAAATGAACGTTATGAAAGTTCTCGTAATGTTCTTTTATATTCATTAATATTTTTTTAGTGTCTTCCAAACTTGGTGGATTAACTTTAACTTTTTGAAATCTCCTTTCTAAAGCTCCATCTTTTTCAATTGTTTTTTTGTACTCATCTACAGTTGTTGCACCTATACATTGAATAATACCTCTAGCTAATGCTGGTTTAATCATATTAGCTACATCTAAAGAACCTTGAGCATTTCCAGTACCAATTATAGTATGTATCTCATCAATAAAAACTATAACATCTTGATTTTCTTCTAATTCTTCTAAAATGGCTTTCATTCTTTCTTCGAATTGACCTCTATATTTAGTACCTGCAACAATAGAAGACATTTCTAATTCGATAATTCTTTTATCATGAAGAATCCTGCTAACCTTTTTATCAACTATTTTTTTTGCAATTCCCTCTACAATAGCAGTCTTACCAACGCCAGGGTCTCCTATTAATACTGGGTTATTCTTTTTTCTTCTACTTAGAATTTGTATCAATCTATCGATTTCATCTTCCCTACCAATAACAGGGTCTAATTCACCATTACTAGCTAAAAAAGTAATATCTTTTCCAAAACTATCTAAAGCTGGAGTTTTAGACTCTTTACCATCTTTTCTCTTAATTCTTTTACCATCATTAGAACTGTGACTTCCCAATGATTCATAATCGTTTTCTTCTGAAGACATATTAATGCTCATATTATTATTAATTTAAATTGTTATATAAATAATTATTTCCGTAAAATTAATTAATATTTTTAAAAAATCAAATATAATTTTATTTTTTATTTTTTAATTGTTGTTATTAATAAAATAATTCTTAAATAAATTTTTATTCTTAAAAAAAACACATATTTATATTTAAAAGGTAAATATTATGATTAAGAAAAAGATTGGTGCTGGAATATTTGCTATAGATAAGCATACTGGGAAAATTTTATTATGTAAGAGAGGGTTGGATGGTTCATACCCAGAAAGTTGGGCTACTTTTGGGGGTACATTTGAAGAAAGAGATGTAACACCAAAAGAAACTGCAAAAAGAGAATTTAAAGAAGAAACTAATAACATATCAACATACTTAATTTCCAAAACTCCTTTTTATGTAAATTCTAATAATTTTATTGATTTTTACACTTATTTAGGAGTTTTTAATGGACAACCAGAAATTAGAATAAACGAAGAGAGTCTAAGTTATGGATGGTTTGATTTGGAAAATTTACCAGAAAAACTAATTCCAGGATTAAAAGAGCTTTTAAAAAACAAAAAAGATTTCATAAAGAAATTTTTAGTAAAAACAATTGAATCTAATTATTAAACTAAAAATACAACTTCTTTTCCTCTATTATATACAAGCAATTGTCTGGCATTATATACTTTAATTTATCTATACTACCATTTTCCTTTAGGATATTTCTGATTTTAGTTGAAGATATATTAGTTTCCAAAAAACCTTCTATTCTAACAGTTTGATTAGACCTATTTTCATCTCTAATTATAGAATTTATGCCCCTCATATGAGCACCGCCTCTTTCGTAATAAAATATCTTATAATTTTCTTTAATATACTTATAGTCTTTCAATTTTTCTATATCATATAAATAATCTGCACCCATTATCAAAGAAAAGTGATGATTTTTATATTTATTAGAAATCTCTTTCAAAGAATCTGATACTAAATTTATAACACCTTCTTCATAATTTAATTTAGCCAATCTAAAATAAGGATTATCTAAAATTCCAGACTTCAATAAATTTATTCTATCTTTTAAACTTAACAAATCTACTTCTTTATTCTTAACTTCATAACCTTCATCTGAAAATAGAAACCAAACTTCATCTAAATCATAATTATTAATAACATTATTAGCTATAACTAAGTGCATATTATGAATTGGATTAAAAGAACCTATAAATAAACCTACATTTAATTCTTTGTTCCTATTTTTAGAAGTTATTTTCTTTACAATAGTCATTTCTCTTTCAATTTCATTAAGTATTTTATTTTTTTTATATTTTAAATCTCTGATTGAATAAGAAATTTTGTTTTCGACTATTTTGTTCATTAAAAATTTAGAATTTATATTATTATAATTCTCTATATATGATTTGTTAGATTCATAAAGTTGATTATGCCTTTTAATAGAGTTTATTATTGTAGAATGACCTCTTCCACCTAATATTTGACCAATATCTCTTAAACTTAAATCAGAAAAATTATCTTTTATTATAACTGAAAAAATACTTCTTGCATCAACTATATTCTCTTTTCTAGAATTAGATATTAAATCATCAATGCTTATAGAGTTTTCTTTATTTATAATTTCAAAAAGTAACTCTATTTCTTTATCTGGGCACATTTATTTAGTTTTTTTCTTTTATTAAATATAAGAATATTATACAAAAATAACAAGACTTATTTGAAATTTAATTATTTCTTAAAATTGCAATAACATATAATACAAACTAACTTTAGGTCTAGACACAGCAACATAATGAATATTTTTCTCATCATGATAATTATCCATATTAGAGTTAAAAGTATAAAATTCTTTTTTATTTTCAGGCAATTCAATCTTGTTTTGTTTAATTAATCCTTCTGGTAAAGAATTAACAACAACACAAGTGTCAAACTCTTTTCCTTTTGATTTATGTATTGTAGTCACAAAGTTTTTATTATCTTTGTTGCTCTCTATAAAATTAATCAAATCTGTAACACCCCCTGTAAACCTTTCTAAAACATAATCTATTTTTTTTTGAGTTAAAATGTTTATTTTTCCTTTTTTAATATCTTCAATATCACTAACTTTGAAAAAATTAAAATATTTCATAGGAACTTTTTTGATTAACATATTATATTCTATCATTTTAACAATGTGATTAGTTCTTGCCAAAATAACAACTTCATCTTTATTGTTAATCAAATTAATTAATTTATTGTAATCAATTAAATCATGACATATTTTACCTTCAAATTCATTAAACGTTTTTGCCTCTAAATTAGAAAAATTATTAGAATTTTCAACTATCTGTTTAGCACTTCTAAAATTAGTAGTAAGACTCATTCTTTCAATTTTTCTTCTTTTTTCTAATGTACTTTCAATATTTTTACAATTAACATTACTATATCCATATATAGATTGATTCAAATCTCCAACTAAATAATAAATTTTAGCATTCAGCCTCATTAATATTTCCATCTGAATAGCACTTGTATCTTGATATTCATCTAAAAAAAGATAATCATATCTATCTTTAAACATTTTAAGCCATTTATTATCTTTCAACAATTCTCTAACATCCAATAAGATATCAGAAAAATCCCTCTTATTCTCTTCTAATAAATAACTTGAATATTCTACATAATATTCTGGAACATCTACTTCTACACTATCTGCATTTTGCAATTTATAGGAAGATATTTTAGATTCTAAAAAACTAGAATCATCATAAAGATTAGAAATTAACTTTTCAAACTGTAAAATTTCTTTTTCACTAGAATCTTCTGTAGGTCTATTTTTCACCTCAAACCAATTAATAAATTCATCAAAATTTGTTACTTGCTTAAATTTACCCATTTTATGCAACACCCAAAAACAAAAAGAGTGTATTGTAGTTATTCTAATGTCAGAATTTTCAACTCTAGCCTTTAACTCCTCTACAGCAGCATTAGTAAAACTGAAAAATATAATTCTTTTTGGGTCAACTCCTTTACTTAATAAATACTTCAACCTCTGAACACAACAAAAAGACTTACCACTACCAGCAGTAGAAGACATTATGATAGATTTTTTACCAGTATACAAAACAAACTTTTTCTGTTCTTCAGTTAAATTAAGAAAAGATTCATCTTCTATTTTTGAAATATCTTGATTCATTTTTAGTTTATTATAAAAAAATATAATACATTTAAGAAATATGAGCCTTCTTTAAATCATCTGATAACTTTTTAAGAACCTTTTTAGAATCTGTTGGAAATTCAGACTTCATAAACCATTCATAATACCCTGGGTTAGTTCTTAATACTTCAAAAACAGATTTATTTTGATATTTTCCAAAATTAAATATAGCTACTCCATCATCATTTAAAATAATTCTTCCAGCATAATCTAATTGACCTTTGAAATTAGTAAACTCATGAAGTTTAGACATATCATTCACAATTGGAGCTATCTCAACAACATCTTCACTTTCTTCATAATTAACACCCTCATAAAAATCCAATTGTTTTTCTAATATTTCAGCAGTAGCCCTTATATCATTTAAAGCATCGTGTGCTCCCTCTAGAGTTTTATTACAATAGAATTTATATGCAGCCTTTAAATTTCTAGGTTCCATCTTTTGAAAAATCTTCCAAATATCTATAGAATTTCTATTTTCCATATTAAATTCCAAACCAGCCCTACTAAACTCTTCCATCAATAATGGCACATCAAATCTATTACTATTAAAACCACACAAATCAGAATCTCCAATAAATTCCACTAAAGCTTTAGCAATTTGCTTAAAAGTAGGTTCTCCTTTAACCATATCATCAGTTATTTTATGAACTTCAGAAGCTTCTTTAGGTATTGGAATTGTAGGATTTACTAATCTAACCTTTTCCACCTTTTCTCTTCCATCAGCATAATACTTAACCATACCTATCTGAACTATTCTATCGCTAGAAACACTTACTCCAGTTGTTTCTAAGTCAAAAAATACTAAATCTTTTTTTAATTTTAATTTCATTTTTTTTATTTTATAATTATTAAATTATCTATTTCTACCCAAAATATCATCTTAACATTATTTTCAGATGTTGTTTCAACTTTGAATATATTTTCTTCTAAATCTTCTTCTAATTTTTGTAAAACTTCATCTGTAGAAACTGAATTTCCATCACTAAAAACAACTTCTTTTTTTAATTTATACTTTAACATATTACTTTAAATGTTGTTTTAAAATTTTACTTCTACTCCTATGTCTTAAAACTTTTATAGCTGAATCTTTAATTTGTCTAACTCTTTCTCTCGTTAAATCAAAATATTCACCTATTTCTTCTAATGTCATTTTTTGATATCCCATTATACCAAAATACATACAAACAACCTCCATTTGTTTTAATGGAATAGTCTTTAACACTGAAGATAAATCTTTATCTAAAGACTCTGCGTTCATATTAGATTCAATGTTATTTTCTTCATCTTCTGGCACAATATCATAAAGGCTATAATTTTCATCATCACTAGATATAGGCGCATCTAAAGACATTTGACTCTGAGTAGAACGTAACAGCCTAGAAATCTTAACAACATCCTCTTCCATTATTTCAGCTATCTCTTCTTCAGTTGGTTCTCGTTGATAATCTTGTTCAAAAGCTCTTATTTCACCTTTCATTTTATGAAATATAGATATCTGATTACTTGGCAACCTAACTATCCTAGAATGGTTTGTTAAAGCTTCTAAAATTGATTGTCTAATCCACCACACAGCATAAGAAATAAACTTAAACCCTCTAGTTTCATCAAATCTTTCAGCAGCCTTTATAAGGCCATAATTGCCTTCATTAACTAAATCTTCAAAATTTATACCTTTACCTTGATATTGCTTTGCTACACTTATGACAAATCTTAAATTTGCTGTTATCAATTTTTGTCTTGCACCCAAATCTCCTTTTTGTGACCTAGAAGCTAACTCCTGCTCTTCTTCTTCATCTATTTGGGGAATTTTATTAACTTCACTTAAATAAGCTTTTATGGAGTCAGAATCTCTATTCGTAATTTTGTTAGTAATTTTCAATTGTCTCATTCTAAAAATTTATATTAATCACAAATATAACATTTTTTTGTTAAATAAAAAAAAATACCACGTAAAAGTGGTACTTTTTATTTTTTTATTCATCTTAAAGATATTTCATTAAAATCTTTTTAGTATAAGAATTTCTAGCAAGTTTCTTTTGAGCTTTATTGGTAATTTGTCTAACACTTTCAGTGCTATAACCCATCATTTTTGCTATAGAATCTTTAGATTCAACTTTACAACCAATACCATAAGTGTGAGTAATTACGAAAAGTTCTTTATCATTTAAAATTTTAAAAACTCTTTGAATATCCTGTTTTAAAGATTCATCGATTAAGTAAGAATCTGGATTTTCTGCATCTTCATCTTTCATAATATCCATCAAAGTTGAAGAATCTTCATCACTTTTTAACTTTGAATCTAAAGATTTGTGATTATTATTAGCTGCCATTAAAATTTGTGAACTTTTGATATCAATATCCATATATTCACAAATCTCTTCCTCAGTAGGTTCTCTCTGCAAAACTTGCTGTAAGATTGATTCTGCCTTTAAATATCTTCCTAATTCAAAATTTTTATTACTTGGAATCTTAACAATCCTTTTCTTATCTGCAATAGATTGTATAATACTTTGTCTAATCCACCAAACTGCAAAAGAAATAAACTTAAAACCTCTTGTGCCATCAAATTTTTCTGCAGCCTTAATTAAACCTAAATTACCCTCATTAATTAAATCAGCCAAAGGGATACCTGTAGTTTGATATTTCTTTGCTACACTAATTACAAAACGAAGATTTGCTTCTACTAATTCTTTTAACGCATTATTATCACCTTCTTTTATTAATGTAGATAATTCCAATTCTCTCTCTGGAGTTATTGTTTTACACTTATTTACATCAATAAAATATTGTTCTATAGATTTTTCATTTCTACTTGTAAGGCTTTGTTCAATTTTAATCTGTCTCATATGTAATACGTTTAATTAATTATTTATATTACTTATACGTAAAACATTTCAAAATATTACAATTATTTATTTTTTTTTATAAAATTTATTCTATCTCTTATTTTTGCGCAAAGTTCTAAATTGTCACTTTCTATAGCACTATCCATTACTTGTTGCAAAAAATTAATGTCATATATTTCTTCTATCTTACTTTCTATTATGCTTTCCATATTTATAAAAGAACTATTTTCTTGATAAACTTCATCAAAATTCATATTAGAATATAAATCTTGTTTAGGTATTTCAATAAAAGCCAAACTACTAACAATACTTTCAATTATTTTATCTCTCTCATCATTTGGAATATTTAAAATATTAGAAAAATTAAAAATATTTTTATTATCATAATTAAGTTCTTTATTTTCATATTCAGAACACATCTTCTTAAACTCAATTGGCAAGTCATCAAATTCAAATTTACAAGAAACGCTATTTAAAGTGTTATATATGCTTACATTTTTCCTTGATTTCTTTGATGTGGCTACAATATAGCATCCAGTTATATCATATAATAAACCTAAATTTTTAAAGTAAGATGGTTGAGAATTTTTTTTTCTAATATGTCTCATAAAAGTCTCATTATCTTCTTTAGTTCCAAAAAGAAAATTTATTTCATTCACTTCTTCATTGATACCTAAATCTGAAGAAACATTTTTACAATCTATAACAAGAAAATACTCTAATTTATCTATACCTTTTTTTGCTATATCACTCTCAGGATTTTTTTTAATCAATTTTTCTAATTTTTGTTTTATTATAGAAAATCTATTAATTTCTTGTGCTCTTTTATAATTTATCGATTTTACAAGTCTCATAACTTTTTTGATATGATTTATTAAATTTAATACATCAATAAATAATACATAAATTAACTATTCCAATCTAAATTAGAAAAAAACTGTTTTAACTGCTCAAATGATTCTCTATCTATATTAATAGACTTTTCTACCATCTCTTTCTTTTCCATGTCAATACCTGCAAAATTCATAGATAAACGTCTAGTTTCTCTACCTTTTTCTCTGGAAATAATCAAATCTACTTCTAAAACACTTAAAGGTTGACCTTGACTATCTTTTTCGGCAACTATTTCAATATAAGTCTTATTGTGAGGACTTTCTAAAAGAGTTGAATTTGTTAACTCTTCATTTATTACTTCTTTAGGATTTCTAGTTGCTAAAGTTGATTCACTAACAACATTTCCATAATTAGAATCTGTAATCCTTGAACCAATGACTTCTTGACTATTTTCTGTATTTTCCATATTTTTTTAATTTTAAACTAATATAACTTATAAAAGTCAAAAGTCAACATTACTAAATAAAAAAAGCCCTCTTAAAAGAAGGCTTTTTATTTTTATTTAGCGTTAGCTATCTTCATGTTATAAATTTTCTGTTTTATTCAATTCATTATTCATCCAATTTATCGTAAGCGATAGAACCTATAAGTACGGATGTATCTCTAATAGTTGGGTCTATTTCCATAATACCTTCGACACCTCTAAGAGCTTCTGTTACTTTGTCCGCTACTTGTCTTATAGCATTTTTAGCTTCTTCAGGTAACACAGACATAAGTTTATCAACCTTTTCATTATCCGCTCTACCTAGATTAGCTGTGTAATCAGTACCTTCAGTAAATACAGTATTTTCATCTAATAATTCTTTCTCAACCCAAATAACTTTACCTTCTGCCATAACTGGATTATGAACTGCACTTTTAAACGGTTTTCCACCAGTCAATTTAGAATATCTATCTTGCAACTTAGCTTCACTTTCTTTTGATTTTCCTCTCAAAAGTGCAATCTCTTTTGCAATTTGATATATTTCTTTTTTAGCTTTTTCATATTTAGCTTTATCAACACCAGATTGGTAGGCTTGTTTTACCTCTCCAGCCGCACTCTTAACTGCTTCTCCAGCTTTTTCAGTAGCAGCTTTAGTTGCATCCGAAACTTTACCAGCAACATCTTTAGCTTTACCTCCAATCATTTTACCGACACTTTTAAGTCCAGCACCAACACTTCCAAAAAGTTCATTCATCTCCTCTTCAGTAATATCTTCACCTTCATTAATTTTATTAATAGCTTTTTGTATTTTCTCTTTACGTTCTTTTAATAATTCAGTTCTAACATATTTAGAAGCCTCTTCGTTTATTAACTCTTTTAATTCTTTTTTAGTAATTTTCATATTTATAAACTTTAAAATTAATTTTTAAATAAATAGTTTATTTTTTTTATTTTTATAAAAATACAAAAAAAAAGAGAGCCAGTAGACTCTCTTAAAAAAATGAATATAATTTATTTTTTATTTTACCTTGACAATTCTCTTTTTACTTTCACTTTTAATTTCTTTAGGAATTTTAATATATAAAATGCCTTTGTCATAACTTGATGTTATATCGTCTAAATTAGAGTTTTTAGGAAGTGAATAACGTTTTTCGAAAGAGTTTTGATAAAACTCTCTTAATGAATAATTTTCTTCTATATCACTTTCTTTTTTTTCATTTTTATAACTTACAGTTAAAATATTATTCTCTAGAGATATATGTATGTTTTTTTTATCTATTCCTGGGGAGGATATCTGAATTTCTTGAAACTCATCTTTATTAATTATATTTGATTTAACATCATCAAATGTTAATTTATCAAACATTTCATCAAATCTGCCAAAATTAGATAAGTGAGAATCTAAAAAAGATTCAATTGTTGGTTGTAATTTTCTCTTTGTAATTGTAAACATAATTTTATTTTTTTTTGTGTTATATTAATCATAAAGTCAAAACTTATACCAACAAAAAAAACGTCATTCTTTAAAGACAAAATGACGTTTTAATTAGTTTTTTTCTGACAAAAAATCAGAAAAAATTATTTCTTTTGATATTTTCTTAAACTTTCTGGAAAAATTCTAATTGTATTTTCTTCTGAAATATATCTATAATCTAAAGCAGTCAAAAAATACCTATCACCTTCTTCGTTTGCAACTACAAATTTACACTCATCCTTAAAACCTTCAATCAACTTTGAAGTCGAATCACAAAATTGCTCAACTGTTGGATAAAATAAATCTATTGCTCTTTTTTTGTTATTTGTTTTTACTTCTGTAAAATGTCCTAAAAATTCCATATTTTAAAATTATTTTTTATTTATAATACCAAAATTATGTAATTATAAAACTTAAAACAAGTTTTTTGTTATTTTTTTTATTATTTTTTTATTATTTGAAAATTTTATAATAAAATTTAGGACTTAAGTTTTCTGATTTTGAATAACTTAATTCATATTCGCATTTAATAAATTCAACATCAAACTCCATATACTTTATAGAAGCACCAATAGCATTCAATAAATGAAGTTTACATATATGAATAGTTTTATATTCTTCTATCCACCCATCATCTGTACATAAAAGTAAAGATTCTATACATATAACATCACCCTTATCATGTGTTGAAAAAAATTTAAATCCATTTATCTTTTCTGGTGTTATTACTTTTTCAGAATATTCATCTTCTAAAAAAACAATAAACCTATTTGATTTGTAGGGTTCAAAATTTCTAAAAACATTTCTTTGAGTAATATAGCTAATGTTATTATTTTGTCCTTTTAAATTCTCTAAATATTCTTTTGAGGAATTACTATTTTTTTCTAAAATTAACTTTCTTCTTCTCTTTTTGAACATTGAATTTTTTAATATCTATTTTTATATTTTAAAATCTTTTGCATTTTAACTGGAGTGAGTACAAGTCCATTTTTTAGAGTTAAAGAAAATTGTTTAGATATAGCTTTTTCTATAATTTCAAAACTAAGTCTAGTGTCTCCTACCAAAAAACCTCTATCTGTAAACTTTACTACAAAAGGAGAGTTCGTTTTAGTATCAAATCTTACTAGAACATCTTTTTTCTTTCCTTTATCTTCATTAGCCTTTAATGTATTTACTTTTTGTGCTGGTTGGACTTTTTGTGTTAGTTGAGTTTTTTGTGTTGGTTCAACCTTTTGTGGTAATTGAATATTTTTAATTTGAGAAACAACCTCTTCTTCAACAACTTCTTTTTCTTTTTCTTGAAAAGTATTTTTTTGACTTTCTAATTGGGATAACTGACTTTCTAGAGCTGAAATAGCAGCTTTAGCTTGTTCTATTTCTTCTTCTTTTATTTGAACACCTAATGTTGCTTGTTTTTTTTGAAGAGACGCTTTTGTACCACTACCTTGAATACTAGAAACCATATTTTTTTGAGTAGTCAATTCTTTTAACTTGTTTTTTAAATCATTTTGTGCATTTTTCAAATTAACTTTTACATCTTCTATATTTTTTTCTAAAGATGCTAAATCAAATCGCTCCTCTTCAAATAGATATTTAGAAGCTTCTCTTAAAATAAATGAGTCTATATCTTTTTTACTAAACATATTAAATACTTTTAATATAAATAGTTTACAAAACTAAAAAGAGCACCAATTTTAAGTGCTCTTTTATATTTTTACATGCCCATTAATTTATTATAATGCTCTTCCCAGACTTTCTCTTCTTTCTTCTTTAAGGCTTCCATCTCTTTTCTCTTAATTTCTAAATGTCTTTTAGCAACTTTTTTTCTTTGAGATTTTTTTAAACCTTTTTTAGTAGCAATCCTAACTTTTACAGTTTTATTTTTTAATTTTTTCATATTAATTTATTTTTATATAAAAATATTTAAAAAAATAAAAATGTAAATATTTATTAAATTCTATTATTTATTTCATCTCTAATTTTTGCAGCTTCCATATAACTTTCAGACTCTAAAGCGTTTTCTAAAGCATCATTAAGTTCATCTATATTCATATCTTGTAAAGATTCTCTAGAACCCAACATTCCTTCTTCATTATCATTATTATCTTCTATAGAAATTCTATCATCTCCACTTTCTATAGCCCTCAAAATTTCATCTGCATTATCAACTCCACCATCAACTATATCTTCTGGATTAGGTAATTCTCCATCATTTTCTTCTTGATAATCATCTACATCCTCTTCTATTTCATTAATCAAATTTTCCAAAGCTCTAATTCCCTCTTGACCATCATGTAAAACTTTATCCATTAAATCTAAAAAATCTTGTGCGTCCAACATACCCAATTCATATAATAAAGTAGAAACAATAGTATAATCATCCTCTCTATCATGAACAATATAATCTATAGCATCATGTAAATATTTCCAAACTCTAGGACCTAACAATTTCATCCAGTGCTCCTCTTGATAAGAGTCAGCTCTTCCTAATACTGCTTTTTGCATTTTAGGAGACATATTCTCTAAGCTATAAGCAAATATATACTCAACTACAGACTTAGCGACTTCATGTAATAAAATAGGGAATAAATGAGCAGATGCTTTAGCTCCAACAACTTGTCTAACAGGAGTTTCTTCACTTTCTTCATTTTCTTCTTCAGAATTTTCTGGTTGTCCAAATTTTAATTCTGATTTACCCATATTAATTCTAACACCAGTTTGTTTTGGGTCAAAACTCCAAGTCATTAATTCAGCTGTAGGCATTATTTGTTTATATAATTCAAACAATTGTGGGTCAATATTATCAATGTCAGACTTAAAATCTCTTATGGTTTTATGACTTCTATAACCAGCTCCCATCATTAGCATATTTTGAATAAATCTTTTATCTAAATTTTTCTTTAATTGCTCTTGTTCTTCTGAAGTAAAATCATCTTCTATAGTTTGCTCTAACTGTTGTTGTAAATCTTGACCAGAATCATCTTCCATATCCATATCTGGTCCATTTTGTAAAGGCTTTAAATCTGCTTCAATTTTTTGCATTATTCTATCTTCAACCCCAAAAGTTCTTTTTACTATATTCAAAGCAAGTCTCTCTAATTCATTTTTATATCTAGACTCTAACATACTTGCTAATTGAACTTTTTGCATAAAACTCATTGGAGCTAACAAACCAGCTTCTTTGGCGTTCCTTAAAATTTCATCAAACTCTTCTGTACCCAATTTAGATAACGTTTTAAAATCAGGTTCTCCTTTTTGAAAAATCTCTATGTTTTTAAAAGGAGTCTCTTCAGATTCTTCTGCTCCAGATAAACCTGATTTAATGTTAGGATGAATATACCTATCAGCTGAAGCTTCATCTTCTGGCCTTAATGGAGCTTCGCTAATCATTCTTCTGTATTTATTATATTCTTGTATAACTTTTAACTTTCTTTCGAAAGTATATTCACTTTCAAGTTTTAGTTCAGTAGAATAAGCTTTAGGTTTAGGTTTTTCTGTAGGAGAAGGATTTCTATCTGGTATACCTCTTCTCTTCTTTTTTTTGCCTTTATCTATTTCTGTATCTGTATCCGTATCTGGTATAGCTATTTCATTTTCTTTAATCTTATCTTCCAACATGCGTTTAGCTATAGCTTCTTTTAATAATCTTTTTAAATCTTTTTTCATTATTATAATTTTAATATAAACATTATATAATAAATATGCCTAAAAAAGCTTTTTATAAACTTTGATACAAAAAAAAAGCCTACAACTAATTGCAGACTTTTTTTGTTAAATTAAATCATAAATTTTTATGAACCACAAGCTATACAATCATCTGGATTATCTATACTACATTGTAATTGAGACATTGCATTTAGTTCATCTTGAGACATTTCTACAACAGGAGTTACATTAACCTCCTCTTGAATAGTCTCTTTTATAGAAACTTTTTCTACTTGAACTACTTTTGGAGTATCAAAATTTTCAGAAACTTCTTCTACTTTATTTACTTCTGCACCCAAAGATTTTTTAGCTTCTGCTTTAGCATTACTTCTTAAGTAATACATACCAGTTTTTAACCCCTTTTTCCAGCCATAAAATAAAGCCTTATTTAACTTAGCAACATTTGCATCTCTCATAAATAAATTTAAAGATTGAGATTGACAAATAAAGGCACCTCTATCTGCTGACATATCAATCAAATTAGATAACTTCATTTCCCAAGCAGTTTTATAAATTTCTCTAATTTCTCTAGGTATATCTTGAATATCTTGAATAGAACCATTATTTTTAATCATCTCAATTCTAATCTTATCATTCCATAAGCCTAAATTTATCAAGTCCATAACCAAATGCTTATTTACAACTACAAATTCTCCTGATAATACATTTCTTCTATAAATATTAGAAGTGAAAGGTTCAAAACATTCGTTATTACCTAATATTTGTGCTGTTGAAGCTGTCGGCATTGGAGCTAATAGTAATGAGTTTTTAACCCCATATTTCATTACGCTCTTTCTTAATTTAGACCAATCCCACATTCCAGACAAATCTTCATCATTTAAATTCCATAAATTAAATTGAAACTTACCTTCAGAAAGAGGAGAACCAACAAATGTAGAATAAGCACCATCTGTACTTTTTAAATTTTCTGTTTGTGGTAATTCTTTTAAATCTTTTTTGGCAATTTCATTAGAAGCAGTCATAGAAGCAAAATAAATTGTCTCAAAAACATCTTTATTTAACTTTTTAGCTTCTTCTGACTCAAACGGATAACCTAATACAGCAAACAAATCAGCTAAACCTTGAACTCCAATACCTATAGGCCTATGTCTCATATTAGAATTTTTAGTTTCTGGAGTGGGGTAGTAATTTTTATCAATAACTTGATTTAAATTAACAGTTGTTTGATAAGCTACCTCATAAAGTTTGTCAAAATTAAAAGTTCTTAAAGTTTTATCTTTAGATTTCGTTTTACCACTAGGAATATCTACAAATTTAGGTAAAGCTATAGAAGCCAAATTACAAACTGCTGTTTCATCTTTGTCAGTATATTCTAGGATTTCAGTACACAAATTACTAGATTTAATTGTACCTAAATTCTTTTGGTTAGATTTGCTATTCGCAGCATCTTTATATAAAACATAAGGAACTCCAGTTTCAATTTGATTTTCCAAGATTTGAGCCCATAATTCTCTAGCTTTAATAGTTTTTTCACCAATTCCTTCAATTTCATATCTTTCATATAATTCAGTAAAATCTTTTTTATCATCAGAATCATATGCATCAATTAAACCTGGAACTTTTGCTGGGTCAAACAAAGTCCACTGACCATCCTCTTCTACTCTTTTCATAAATAAATCTGGAGTCCAAAGTGCTAAAAACAAATCTCTAGCTCTCATCTCTTCTTTACCATGATTCTTCTTTAAATCAATAAAATCTTGAATATCAGCATGCCAAGGTTCTAAATAGACAGCAATTGAACCTTTTCGCTTCCCACCCCCTTGGTCTACGTATCTTGCAGTTTCATTAAAAACCTTTAACATTGGAACAATACCATTAGAGAAACCATTAGTTCCCTTAATATAAGAACCTTTACTTCTAATTTTGTGAATATTCACACCAATGCCACCAGCTGTTTGAGAAATTAGAGCACAATCTGATAAAGTTTTATAAATACCTTCAATTGAATCAGAATCTATGTCTAACAAAAAACAACTAGACATTTGTGGTTTTTTTGTTCCAGCATTAAATAAAGTTGGGGTAGCATGAGTAAAATAACCCTCTGATAATAAGTCATAAGTTTTTTGAACTTCTTTAAAATTATCACCCCAAATACCTATAGCAACTCTCATATACATATGTTGAGGAGTTTCAGTTATTTGATTATTCATTCTTAACAAATAAGCTCTCTCTAAAGTTTTAAATCCAAAATATTCAAAATCATAATCTCTATCATGAATAATCATAGATTCGATTTTTTTATGATTTTTCTGAACAACTTCATAAACTTCATCGGAAATCATACCTGCATTAAGACCAGTTTTTGGGTCTATATAACTATATAAATCTTCTATTGTTTCTTTGAAGCTTTTTTTGGTTTCTTTTTTTAAAGCACTAATAGCAATTCTTGAAGCTAAAATAGAATAGTCTGGGTGTATTCTTGTCATAGCCGCTGCTGTTTCTGATGCTAATTTATCCAACTCTTTAGATGTAACTCCATCATAAACTCCAGAAATAACTTTTTGTGCAACTTCTAAGTAATCTACATATTCAGTATCTAAATCATAAGTTTGCTTTTTGACTCTAGAAGAAATTTTATCAAATTTAATTGTTTCTTCTGTACCATCTCTTTTAATTATTCTCATATTTTTTATTTATTTATATTTTATTTAAAAATCATCATCACTTCCATCAAAACTAATACTATTATCTTTTGAGTCACTTCCTACTCCAGACTTAGAATAATCAGCCACTCTCTTTTCAAAGAAGTTTGTTTTATTCTCTAAAGCTATATTTGCCATAAAATCAAAAGGATTTTTTGCATTAAACATTGGAGAACACTTTAAATCAATCAATAAATTATCAGCTACATACTCTAAATATTGCTTCATTAAATCTGCATTCATTCCAATTAAACTAACTGGTAAAGATTCTGTAATAAACTCTTTTTCAATCTCTAAAGCAGAACTGATAATCTCTTTTATTCTAGATTCTGGAACTTTGTTTACAAGATGATTATTGTGTAAGTGTACAGCAAAATCACAATGCAAACCTTCATCTCTAGAAATTAATTCATTAGAAAAACTAAGACCTGGCATTAACCCTCTACTTTTTAACCAAAAAATTGAACAAAAAGAACCAGAAAAGAAAATTCCTTCAACAGCCGCAAATGCTATTAACCTTTCAGCAAAACTGCTAGATTCAATCCATCTCAAAGCCCATTCACCCTTCTTTTTTACTGCATCTATATTCTCTAATGCATTAAACAACATATTTTTTTCATCTTTATCTTTTACATAAGTGTCAATTAATAAAGAATAAGTTTCAGAGTGAATATTTTCCATTGCAATCTGAAAACCATAAAAGAATTTAGCCTCTGCATATTGAACTTCACTAACAAAGTTTTCTGCTAAATTTTCATTTACAATTCCATCAGAAGCTGCGAAAAAAGCTAAAATATTTTTAATAAAATATCTTTCATTATCATTTAACGTCTCCCAATCAGATAAATCTTGCTGCAAATCAATCTCTTCAGCAGTCCAAAAACTAGCTTCAGCTTTTTTGTAAAATTCCCATATATCATTATATTGTATTGGAAAAATAACAAATCTATTAGGATTTTCTTTTAAGATGTTTTCTTCTAAATGATTTAGTTTTTCTACATTTTTTTCGTTTAAAATCTCTTGACTCATATGTTTTTTTTTTATTTTTTTTTTATGATTTTCACAAATATAACAATAATATTCTTTTTAAAAAAGTAAAATAATATATTATTTGTTTTTTTGTTTTTATTTAAAGTGTTAATAAATAATTTAATTTTTAAATGATAAATTTAAAAGTGTTTATTTTTTTTCACTATAAACTCTATAGACCTTCAAAAAGGCTTTTTTGGTCTATAAGTTACTTTTTAACTTTCTCTAAAACTTTAGAAGAATATTCTTTTTCTTTAGAGATTAAACGATTAAAAGGTCTAAAAAATAAAGACATGTCATTATTGAAAACATGCATATTAAAGCCATCTTTAATCATTAACTTCATAGCATTATTTATACCTCTATCTTGCTCTACTGAAGGCATAATAATTATACAATCTATTATTTCACTTACTTCATCTATAGCTTTTTGGTTAACTATAGGCTTTTTGAGATTCATCAACTCTCTATTTAACTCTATAGTTTTTCTTCCATTAATAATTTGCTCATAAATTTTTAATGGCTTCTCTTTTTGTTTTTCTTCAGCTTCTTTTATTAATTCATCTAAAGTATATCTCTCTTCAAAAAATCTAGGGAAGTACGTTTTCATCTTTTTCATACCAACCCCCTTTAGGCCTGTAATTGAATCTGAAGTATCTCCTTCTATACATTTTGCAAACAAAGCGTTTTTATGTGTATATCCAAATATCTCTTTAAAATTATCAACATTAATCAACTTTCCATCTGAAGGTCTTATAACAGAAACATTCTCATCTATTAATTGATGAAAATCTTTATCACTACTATATATTATAACATTTTCATCTTTATGTCTATTTTTTACATATAAACCTAACAAATCATCAGCTTCAACATATTCTACCTCAACTTGCCTTACACACAATTCTTCTAAATAATTTTTTACTTGTATTTTTTGCTTTAATTTACTATACTTTCTCTGCCTTTCCTCATCTATCTCTTCATCTGTAAAGTAATAAGACTCTTCTTCCCAAGATTTATCTCTATCTCCTTTATATAAAGGATAAATGTTTTTTCTAAAAATGCCAGACATAATTCCATCCCAAAAAACAACAACTCTGTCTGGCATAGTTTTATCTACTATAGACCTTAAACTATCTAAAAAACCATATGAACCACCACAATGCTCCCCTTTAGAAAATAAATCTTGTCGTTTCATAAAGTTACGCTTCAGATTCCATTCACCATCTATCAATAAGACTTTTCTCATTATTTACCACTGTATTTATTCCAGTCATCATCAAATCTCAACTCCCAATCAGTTCTGTGTTCTTTCTTATAATTGTTTAAGTCAGTAGTTGTATCTTTAACAAATCCATGAGCTGTACATAATATTTTATCTTTAACAGAAATGTTTGTTATGTGATTCTTTTCAACAACAATAGCTGTTTTAATTGCAAAAGAAACATTTACACCATCCTTAGTAGCATATACTTTTGTTGAATTTGATAAAATACCACCCATTCTTATAATTAAACTAGCAGCTTTAGCAATACCCTTACCACCATATGGAGTTAAAGTGTTTGCAATAGTACCCTCATAAGCGTGATTTACAATTAACAAAGTTGCACTATAAGGAAAATCTGCACGTTTTGTTGCTGAAATTTGTTTTTCAATAACTCTATGAATTTGTTGAGTTAAAACTTTAGCAGTTTTCATAATTGCTCCATCTGCATCTTTTTCAATAGCATCTCTTTCAGCTTTACTTACTACGTTACCAATAGAATCTATTATAACTAAGATATCAGTTGGTAAAACTCCATCTCTTTGGTCTTTTAGTCTATCTCTAACAAATTTAGTAATATCTTCAACTTCCTCTATTGAATCAACATAAAGCATATCACCTTGAGTAATACCCATATCTAATGCGTGACTCCAATTGAACTTTTTTTCAGTATTAATAAAAATAGGAAGAATATCATTATCTATAGCACCTTTAGCTGCTTCTAAAGCTAGAGTTGATTTACCTGAATCTGGATGTCCATAAGCCATAGTTACACCATACATAGGTATACCAGGAAGTTGAGTAGTGTCTTGATAAGCTCTACTTAATGGAATCCATTCATCTTCTTTATAAATAACTTCTTCTAAATCTAAATTCTTTCTATAATCACTTATAGAAAAAGTTTTTTTAGGCTTTAAATTTGGAGTACCTTCTCCTTCTTCTGTTTTTTTTGCCATTTTTTTTAATTTAATTATTAATTATTAACCATTTTGATTTTCAGAACCATCTACTAAATTAATAGACTTATCTAATATCTTCTTTATAGCATCATAAGGAAGTTCTATAAAAATTTCATTTAAAGGCTTTACTAAACTCCTTAAAGTGTTAGCCTTTTCTTCGTCAGGTAAACCATGAGCATCTACCATTAAAGGTGTCTTAACAGGTACAATCATCAAATTAACAACATCAGAATCTGATGGAAAAGTTATATTAATATCATTACCTTGAGCAATATTGGAAATGTCACCATAATACTTGTTTTTATAAAAACCAGCTATAGTATTCAATATTGTTTTAGGAAAACCCCACCACTTTGGACCTTCATGCTCTTTTCCTCTAATAGTAATGGGTAAAAAATGTCTAGTTTTAGCAACTTTTTTCTTTTTATCATCACTATCTGGTTGAGTATTTAAATGTTCACATATAGGACAAGGTCTACCGTATTGAGAAGGGCATACTACCATTTTTGAACTTCCTATATTCCAGTGAAAATCAATTTTTTGATAAGCTTTTCCAACTAAAGGTGGTACAATCCTAATTTCTTCACCCTCACTTGGTATTTTACCTTTTTTTGGATTATAAGTAGCATCCCTTAAATCTACCTTAACCTTTTCATTTCTGTTCATAGAAGAATTTGTTTCTTCTACATCACTTAAAAATTCTTCAACATTCATTCCTTGACTGTAAGGTTGTTGATTTACACCCTCAAACTCTTGGTTTGAAGGATTGTTGTTGTAATCATTCATACTTTTCTCTTTTTTAAAGTTTTTAATCAGTCTAAATCGTTTTTCTTAACTTTTATAACCGCAAATATAACTCTTAATTGAGTCTAATTATAAATATAGTTATTTTTAAATTTCATATACAAATAAAGTTAAAAAAAACATAAAAAACAATATTTTTTCAATTTATTTTTCAACTAAATACATTCCATATAATTATCACCTAAAGAATAATCAATTTCAAACACCATATCATTATATTTTGATAATATTTTTTGAATTTCTCCTATTAAATTTAACTCTTCTGGATGTATATCTAAAACAAAAGAATCAAACACTTGAAACATAAATGATGACTTGTGACTTTCTAGCCATTTTTTTAATTCATTTAATTTATCTACCACTATTTCTGCAGCTGTAGATTGAACGTAATTATTAAATGCAGCATATGTCTTATTAGGTTTTATTAAAGTACCAAAAGGGTTTATTATATACCCCAATTCTTTATAAACATTATTAATATAATCAGAAGTATTTAAGATTGGATTTAAAAATTCTTTTATATTATTTAAAGCTTCCTCTACATTGATGCCTTCTATTTTAGAAATTAAACTTTTTATTAACGTATCACCTCCTCCATACAATATAGCATGATTAATGTCCTTTGCAACTTTTCTATGAAAAGATGTTACTTCAACACTTCCTCCCAACATAGCTTTAGCTGTATTGTAATGCAAATCAGAGTTCATATTTTTAATTATAAATTCTTCATCTCTAGATAAGTACATAGATAACCTTGTTTCAAAAGACTTATAATCAAATACTACAATTTTACCACCTTTATGTCTGGGGATAATTTCTTTTCTTATAGGACTATCTTTAGGTATCATTTGTGGATTAAACGAATCTACACAATTTATCCTACCAGTTATAGTTCTTTTATCTGAATATCTTAACATTATATATTTCTTATCATTTTCCCAAGTGCTCCTTACTCCTTCTGGAATTTTAAAATTTGAATTAAAATATATTTTATTTGTAGATAACCAAGAAGTTACTTTATCTTTAACTGTTTGCCTTATACAAGAATTTAACTCATCTTTAGTTAGAGTGTGTTTACTTATTATGTCATTCATCATCATAGGTATAAACCTATAAACATCTTTATTTAAAAAGATTTTTATAAAATCTTTAGGTTCTATATGATTAGAATATTTAGACCAAAAAACATTTTCCAAAGTCATAACATTTCTAACTTCATCGACATAAACATATTTAATAATATTTTGATAACTAAATAAAGTACATTCTATTTTATTGATTAATCCTGTAAAAATCTTCTTATAATCTTTGCCTACATATTCTAAACTAGAAACACTTATAGCATAAGTATTTGAATCATTGTAAATATAGCATACATTTTTATGAAAATATATAAAAGACCTAGTTTTATTATTTATATTATTTAGAAAAAAATCTCTTATCTCTCCATCTAAAATAGCATCATAAGTTATAATGTTTTTATTGAAAAACTTTTTCATAGAAAATTCAAGAAACATTTTGATGTCTGTTTTGTTTTTTCCATCCTTTTCTGTTAAACTAAAAGTCCAAAATAAATTATCTGATATTTTAGGATTATCAATAGATTGTTCTGGGAAAATTTCTCTAACTTTATTCCAACCTATTATTAAAGTAGGTAAATCTTGCTCTTCTGTAAAACTAATAGTTTCTATTAACTCTAAAGCAAAATTATCATAATGGACATTTATATACTCCAAATCATCAGAAGAATAAGGGAGTATTTTACAAATTTTTATCAAACTATTAAGCATATTGCAAATATAAATAAATTATTTACAATAAACATATAAATTTATTTTTTTTAAAAATTATGAAAAAGTTATACCTTTATCTTGAAAATTTTCTTTTAAATACTCTAAGAAACTTGGAGCTCTTTGTTGCGCCCTATTCATTCCTCCTAATTTATCATTAGGGTCTAATTTTGCAGTAATGTGACTGACTTCATAACCTGGGCCTGCATTTAAATGATAATAGAAAAATACTGCTTCTTTTAAAGAAGGGAAAGTTATACCATCATCTGTGCACCCATAAGCCTTTTCTCTACTTGTTCTTTTAGAAGAAGGTCCAAAGTTTTTAGTTGTTCTTCTACTATTAAAAAACCCAACTAAAGCAGATGTAGCAACATCTTCTTCTCCTAATTTTTCAGGATTTTTAACTAAATCTACACCAGTATATTTTTTAGCAGCTTCATAACCAGATTTGAAAGTTATTTGATTATAACCTCTTCCTCTATATTTCCAACCATCACCTTGAGCAGTATTTCCATAACCATCTTTTCTAATACCTATAGGCTTTTGTGTATAAACAATATTTGCAATCTTTTCTTGATATTTATCTGAATCTGCTTTTTGAGTTTTTGGATTTACAAACCCTTTTTTAACAGGGTCATTCTTTTTAAAATAACTCCAGACTTCTGGTAATCTTGCTGCACTATAATTAAATCCTTCAGATTTTAACTCAAAAGAACTTTCTTTACTACAAATAGCTAACACAGAAGCTATAGCATAATCAGACTTAATACCCTTTTTAATACATTCATTTATAATTTTATTTATCCTAGTCTTCTTAGTTGAACTATTTAAATAAGCACTAACTTCCTTACTGCCAGCATCTAAACCAAAAACTTTTTGATTACTAGCATCTGAAGAACCAGCATTATTTTGAGAACTTGAAATGTCTTGTGTAAAACTTGCATACTCTTCATAAATAGCTTTCTTTTCTTCTTCTGTATATTGAGATGAACCCTCTAAAGGAGCTATCTTATCACTTATGGAAGTATAAGCCTTTTCATAATCTTGAAGAGTTATTGGAGTTATACCACCATAACTATCGCCTGCATATCTCATTTTTATACCATTTAAATCTGTAGTCATATTGTTAGGACTAATCTTATGACTAACTTTAATAATTTGATATAATCCAGTAAAAATTGTATGATTTTCTAAAAAGAAAAATTGCATTGGAGAAATTTGTGCATTACCAATAATTTCAACACCAGCTTTGTAACTTCTTCCTTCAAAGACAGATAATAAACTACAATCAGTAGTTACTGTTCTATTTTTATTTTCATTATCAACGATAGCTTGTAAATTCACTATACTTTCAGCTGTTACTTTATTATCATCAGTTCCAACTTGAACATTTTTAACAATTTTATTAGTTGGGTCTCCAAATGCTACAGGAAATGCTTGAACTTGAAAATTCCTCAAATCCTTAACTGATGACTGTTTTTTATCTGGGTTATTACCAACTAAAGTCCTACTTTCTGGTGTAGGTTGAAACATTACTTGAAAAAAGTTACCTATTTTTGGCCCCATCATTTCTTGAGGTGTAAAAATATCTGTAATCTTATCATATCTAGCATTTCCGCAAATAGGGAAAAACATAAAATTATTTTTAGTACAAAGTTGTTGAAAAATATTTAAAACAGTTGTATTTGCTTTTGCTGAATATAAAGGTTTTATATTAATAATAGAATCTTCAACTTTAACTTTTCTCTCTCCAGAAGAACCAATAGCCTGAAGTGGATAATCATATCTAAAACCACCTCCAGCAACACTTCCATCATTTCTTTTTCTATTTATTGGCGTACCTTTTCCTCCATCTAAATTCTGAGAATATGTTTCTTGAAGAATTTCAGCAACATTTGGAGTTAAAACTGAAGGGTCTCCAACTTGATTAATTCTAGAACCACTAGAATTTGTTCCTAAAATTTGCCACTGATGAAAAAGAGTATGCATTTGTTGATAAATCAAATCTTCATGCTCTCCTGCTTTACCCAAAACTGAACCAAAAACTTTATTTATTTCATCTTGATTTTTTTGAATTTTTGACCTTAAACCTTTACAGAATTGTCTTAAAAATACTAAAGTAGCCTGAGCATAGAGAATTTCATCATCATTTACACTAGATATTGTAGCACCACTTTTCGCTGCTCCTACAGGTACTTCTTGCATAAAAGGAAACAAACCTCCAGCTAAAGGTATTATATTACACCTAACTTCTGTTCTTGAAGGATATTGAGCATAAGGAGCAATTACTACAGGATTTAAATTAATATCTAAAAAACCATCTTTTGCAGCTCCATCACTATCTTCAAGTTTATCTTCATCAGTTGGTCCAAAAGTTTTTTTCCAAACAAATTCAGAAGATTTAAAAGATTTGTCTATAGGATTTTTCATATCCTTATTTATTATTTTATTATAATCTAAAAAACTATTAATCAAATCATCACCTCTTTCTCCTTTTATAGTTTTATTATAAAATGAAATAAATTCACTTACTTTACTATTTTCTTTAGTTAAAGGTTCTTTTTTATCTTTCTTTACTAAGACTGAAGATAATTTAACTATTTGAGCTATTTCATCTTCTACTTCATCAGATTCTGTTTGAGTATCTTCTTTTTCTTCTCCTTCTTCATCCACTTCTGGTCTAGGTTGAACACCAGGTGCATTTAAAGATTCTGAAACTCTTGAAACATCTTCAGTAGAACTAAAAACCACATACTCCATACCATTACCATCATAAAGGAAACCATTTTTATTTAAACAAACATGGGTATAAATAACACCATTCATTCCTACAAAAGTACCTAAAGTAGTCTCAAAATCTAAACCATTACCATAAGTTCTTGGTTGGTAATAAGTTTGTGCTTTTGTTTTACCAAAAAATGCTTTATTTGGACCAATTAATTTTCCCATAAATTCCTCAACTGTATAACCAATAAAGTTAGCATTTTTCATTTCTAAACCAACACCATCATTTAAATTTAAAACATTTTTATCAACATCATATATTAAACCCATATCAGATGATTTAAATAAATATTCAGACTTATATTTTGAATCTTCATCTTCTTCACCTTCACCTTTAATCTTGTTTCTAATCTTTTTAATATATTCTATTGCTGTTTTATCTTCTGTTAATGTTTCTAATCCTGGTTGTATAACAACAATTTTTTGCTTTAAATCTTGCCAATCAAACTCAACTTCTTCTTCTGCATCTGGGTCATATATAATAGCAGTTATTACATCACAGAAATTTTTTAACATTTGCAATCCATCAAAATCTAACTGATTTAATATTGATTGATTTATGTTATTTAAATCAGAATCAGCTAAAGACCTAACCTTATCTAAATCCAACTTTTTATAATCTCCAGTAATAAAGGTTATATCCCCATCAGGTTCCATGTTTCCAGGTAAAGATGGATTGTAACTTTGAGTTAAAAAACCAAGTATAGCAGCTCTTTTTATTATTACAGAAGCCATTACAGACCAATCAGTTACATCTATAAAAGGATTTTCAGTACCTATCTCTAAGTTATTGATTATATTTTTAATCTTTTTATCACCATCTAAATTAGCTTCCGCTTGTAATGATTTATTTTCAGCAATACCATAACTTATAGCAGTAGTAAATTCAGATACAAATTTTTTCTCAAATTCATTAACGCCTAAATTGCTAACTGGAACTTGCTTTCCTAAATCTTTAGAATCTTCAGAAGGTTTTTCAAATTTCATTGGAAAATATCTACCTATAACATCTTCCTCTTCTGCCTTATTTCTAGCTTCATAATTATTTAAATAACCTTGTTCTCCAGCATCTATAATAAAACCCATAATATAAGCAGCGTCTTTAGCGATTGTTGAGAAAACTTCAGATATAGTTAGTTTTTTTAATTCATCTTTTTTCTCTTCATAAACACTACCTTTTATTGCTTCATCAATTAATTTTAAATTTTTTTCTATTTTTTCATTTAGTTGCTTAGACTCTTCTTTTAATTTTTGCAAATCAGAATCACTAGGTGTTTTACCAAAATCAACTGTTACACTAGGTTTTTTACCTGATGATAATATTTTTATTTTATAATTTTCAACGTTACGAGAAGCACCATTCAAAGCTTTTAAATAGGTATTTAAATCTTCTTTATCTTCTTTTACATAAACTTCTCCTGGGCTTGTTATTGTAATTTTCTCAAATCCTTCAATTGCACCTTTGCCCCCAACAGTACTTTCTATAACGTCTCCAAAACTAAAAATACCACTAACTATACCTTGTATAGGGTCTCTTTTTAACACTTCTAACTTATTTACTAATTCATCGTATTCTTTGTTTATATTTTTAGTCTGAATTTCTACAGTCTTACCAATATACATAAGGTCAATAACACCTTCAGTAGCTTTAATAAATTCTTTTGAGTCTTTAGGAAAATCCTTTACTCTATCTGCTCTTAATTTTTTTGCTGCATAAAGATACAAAAAAGGTAAATCAGCAAACATACCCCACTGATTAGGAACAAATGTTGCTCTTAAAGTATAACTACCATCATCAGAGTTATATTGAGTAGAAGTAGTTTTCATATTTAAAAGCCAAGTAACTGGAGAGCCTAAATATCCTTTAAATGTAAATACAAATTTAGGTGGTGGCCACTGAAATAATGAAGCATAATTGACTCCATCTATTTCATTGTCAGATAATTCACCAAATACTGTCTTTCCATATAAATCTTTAAATTCTATTTCAACTATAGGTTGTAAAGAAGTGTTAGTTTCTACTTTTATATTAGTAATTCCAAAACCTGTTGATTCTCTAAAAAAACCAACATTAAATGTTTTATATCCAGTAAAATCCTCAACACCAGCATGGTTAATTAAGCCAGTATCTTCATCATAAGAAACTTTACCTTCATTAGTTAAAGTGCTTAAACGAACATCTAAATATAAATCTTTCTCATTATAATATAAATCAGATATGTTATTAGGTATTATTGGCATATTTTTATAAATTAATATTTAGTGTTTTTTCTTAAAATTTTACCTTCTACTTCCGTCAAAACCTCCCTTAAAGGTAGTGGTATCCTTAATACAGTTTCTTTTGGAATATCAAATTCAATAGAATATTCTGGATTAGCCAACAATATTAACCAACCATAAGTATCATCTTCATAAACTTCTGCTGAAATTCTATCTAATCTTGTTTTGTCTGAATTATATATCCTAAAAATATCCGTATTTCTCTCTTTTATTTTTATAGGAGGCATAACATCAATACCTTTTCCGTCTTCTCTTCTTAAAATTTTATACCTATCTTTTCCCATAACATTTAGTATATTGTATTAATAAATATTAATTGTTATTTTTTTATAAATTAAAACAATATAAAAAAAATGTAAAGCAAAACTAAACACTTGTTCTTCTACTGAAAAATCCTCCTTCATCTGTCGATAATGGTGGGTCTTCATTCAATCTTCCACCATAAGAACCTATAATATTAAAGTTTAAAGTAACTTCACACCACATAGGCTGAACTCTACCACCATCAAAAGTCCAAGGTGCATCTGAATAACTATAAGAAACACTATTAACTACAATATCATGGTCTAACCAATCTCCTAAAGTTAAATGACACACAGGAGGTCTAGAAAAAGAAAATCCAGAATTAGTTCTTTCTGACAATCTATTTCTTGCAGGTCTAGTCATTTTAGCAATAAATTCCATTCTTTTTAAAAAATCAACTTTGCTTCCAGAAAAATAACTAGGTTGAAACATATTTTTTCTTTTCATTTCTGCAAGTTTCTTAACAGTATCTTCAGATTTGCTTTCTACATAATTATCTTCTCTAACTGTTGTATCAAAACCTTCAAAGAATTTATATATATTTTCTCCTTGAGCTGTTTTTTCAGAATAAGAAACCCTCCTTTGAGCAACTAAAGTAGCTTCATCATCTAAAATGTTAGCTTGAGTCTTAAGCTCGTTTGCTTTTGTTATTTTTTCATCACTTTCTACCTTAACTCTTTTTTTCTCTTCTTCTGAAGCTGACTCATCAACATTTACTATACTTGCTTCTAACTTTCTAGCTTCAGCCCTTAATTCATCAGCTTGTGCAGTATTTGTAGCTATTAATTTAGAAAAATTATTATTCTCAAAATTTTCTATTATTTTAGTAACTACACCATTTTGAGGATTAAAATCATAACCTATATCAACTTCTGTTGCAAAGTCAGTTAAAACAAAAAACGAAACACTACCATCTCTTGATGAATTGCTGTAAGTATAAATTGGTTCTGGTCTTCCTAAAAATGTAGTAGAGTTCCAACTTGCAGAATCACCATGTTGAAAACTCTTTATATAAGCTGGGAAAGACATTGCAGAACCTTCTATAGCTGGTATAGAATAATTCGTCAAAACAAACCTTAATGTTTCAGCACCTTGTGGTGCATAAGGATTTTTAATACTATATCTATTAAAATTCTTTTTATATTGTCCATCACTTTTCTTTCCTACAATAAAAACACTAGAAGAGCCCTCATTACCTTGTACGTTAAAATTTTGTGCAAAAGCAATTCTATTATCTGAAGCTATTGTATTAATGACATGCCTAACACCTCTCCTTCTACTACTTTCTCCATCAAAATCAAAAGCTATAGTGTCTGTTGTATCAGTTTGAGAAGCCATAGAAACTCCTGTACCTAATTCTTGTGAATCATTTTGAGAAAGTGGTTTTAATATTTTTTCAGGAGAACTACTTAAATATTGTCCTCCATTTTGAGTTATTACATCTGCTGGAGTTGTGTTTGTTCTGACTTGTAATCTTTTTTGTATTCCAGACTTACTCAATAAATCTTGAAAGCCTGGTGAACCAAAACTCCTTAACTGTTCAATAGCATTTTGATTTCCAGGTTGATAATTATAACCTGGCTTAATTTGAAAAGTATTTTGTTGAACATTATGTAAAGAAATAAGATTTGTTATAAAACCTTCACTTTTAGGAGAAGAATAAAAACTTAAACCATCATCAGGTTTAGAAGAATCATCTACTAATGATGTACCATAAATACCATATATATTTGATATACCTTCTATATTTTTTAGACTTTCTAATGAGTTTTTTTGAAGCAAATAATCTCTTCCACCAGAATTAATTTGACTAGAAGATACCTCATCAAAAAACCTCTTAGATTCCTCATCATCAAAAACACTTTTTAAACTATTACCATTATTATTTAAAGCTTCATTTGCCTTCCTAAAAATACTACCAGAAATTTCAAGTCTAGAAACACCAATATAATCACTACTACCTGCCGTTATAATATTAGCACCTAAATTAAATCTACTAGGATTTTTTGATAATTGTTCATTTCTAAAAATTTTAGATAAATTTTCTATATCTGAACCATTTGAAATATTAGCAGATTTTTGCTCTTCCCTTTCAACTTTTGATATTTCAGATAAATTAATATCACTCTCTACATTGTGACTTAAATTATTACTTCTAAAACTAATAGAGCCATTAGATAAATCATTAGGTTGTGAAATATTATTATATAAATTATTCAATCTAAAAGCATCTGAATCATCTTCTAAATTACCACTATTTGAAGTATTAGAATTTATATTACTAACTAAATATTGAAAACTATCTCCAGCTAAATCAGAATTAGAAGAAACGTTAGATATTAAGTTATTATCCCTTGTTTGAGTAGAATCATTTTGCAAATCACTATTACTAGTTACATTTGTTGATAAATCATCATTCCTATATACAACAGAATCATTAAGTAAATCTGTCTGTATAGATGTATTTTTAGATAAATCATTCTGCCTAATAGATGTTGAATCAGATTCTAAATTAGAAATTAAAGGATTATTATAAGATAAATCATCATTCCTAAAAACTTCACTATCTTGTTCTAAATTTGAAACTTTAGGGTTATTATAAGATAAATCATCATTTCTATATACTCCAGATTCAAATTCTAAATTTGAAATTTTAGGATTATTATTAGATAAATCTTGTTGCCTAAATTCTATAGAATCATTTTCTAAACTAGATGAATTTGAAGTATTATTTTGTAACCTTTCATTCCTAAAACCTTTTGAATAATCTTCTAAATCTGATTTTTTTGATTCATTTTTAGACATTAAAGTACTATTAAAACCATCAGAAAAAGATTTTAAATCAAAATTTTTATTTAAATTTTTATTTTCAGAATCATTCCTATAAGGTATGGAATTTAATTCCAAATTAGAATTTAAATTATTATTTTTAGAAAAATTATTTTCTCTTATTTCAACAGAACTATTTTCTAAATTATTATTTGAACTTACATTCTTATTTAATGAATTATTTCTATATTCTTCTGAATTTACATCTAAATTGAAATTTGTTTTATTATCATTTTTTGATTCATTAGAACTTTTATAAACTAAAGAATCACTTAATAAATCAGAATTATTTTGTAAATTTTTTCCAATAGAATTACTTCTATATATAGAACTATCTGAATCTAAATCTGAATTTTTATTTTCATTTTTATATTCATTATTGTTTCTAAAAATCTCAGAATTTAATTGTAAATCTGTCTCACTTTCTTTATTTTTAGAAGTATTTCCATTTCTAAAACTCTCTGAATCAATAATTAAATCACTATTATTAGAAATGTTTTTAGATTCATTTAATTGTCTTACACTTTTTGATTCAGAGGATAAATCATTTAAACTTTCTTTATTATACTTTAAGTTTTTATTTCTAGCTTCTGAATTATCTAAGTCTAAATTTGAATTGTAAGGATTATTATCTTTTGATACGTTTTTAGATAATAAACCATCTCTAATTTCAGTACTAAAATTATTATTTAGTGCTGTATCATTATTATTATTTAGCGTTGTATTTTTTGAAATATTTTCATTCCTATAAACTTTAGATATTGTTTCTAATGTTTTTGTAAGGTTTAAATTTTTTTGTACAGCTTTTTTTCTAGATTCTTCTCCAAAATCTTCTATCTTTTTAGAAGATTCAATTAATTTATTTTTAGACTCTAACCTTCTTCTTTGCAACTCACCACTCTCTTCTAAATTAACTTGATTAGAAACAAATTTACTTAATAAACTATCTCTTATTATTTGAGACTCTGTTTCTAAATCATTAGAAGATATTATATTTTTTGAAATATTCTCCTTTCTAACTTGAGGATATATTACATCATAAACATCTTTAGGTTTTTCTAAATTTTTAGATAGCAATTTACCTCTAACTTGATTAGAATACTCAGAAAAGAAAGCATCTAATCCAGTTCTTCTTTCAAATTCTTCAAAAGTCTCATCGTAAGGAGTGTTCATTATTGTTTATATTTATTTATAAATATTTTAAAATAAAAATATTATTTTAAATGTTTAGTGTCCTTTAAAATAATTTCTTGTAAATCTTTACCGTCTATTTGTAATTGTACAACATGAGTAACTTTTCTATCTTCTGCTTTATTAATTTCTGCAACAAATTTACCCATTTCCGCTCCACCTTCTGCCATAACCTCAGAAAGTTGTTGAAGCTTTTCCATATTCATTGCAGCTACAGCAGCTTCTAATTGAGCAACACCAGCACTCATTCTCTCTAAACCATCAGCTCCCATTTGTAGATTTGGAGCTAAACTTGACATGTCATCTTTTAGTGCAGAAATTGCACTCAACATAACAGTTATACCCAAAATAGAAAGAGGGTTAAACATTAATAAACCAGCTGCAGCGAAACCTAACAAAGCAGGTCCTAATGCGTTAAGAGCACCAGCTAAACCTATTAAGCCACTCCATTCAGTTGTTGCCATTGATATTAATAATGGTGCAGCTTGAGCCAACATAGGCGCAGCTTGTGCTAACATAGCAGCTCCAATTAATAAACCTACACCAGCAATTGCAGTATCAATCCCAAAAGCACCTATAGCCTCTGCAAATGGTGCCAAACCACTCCAGTCTGCATCTTTTATTTGCTCTAAAGGAGCGAGAGCTTGTACTAAATAATTTCCAGCTTGACTCATCATATAAGCTCCAACTAACAATGCAGCTCCAGCAATAGCTAAACCGCCTGCTCCAAGTAACAAGAAAGGCCAAGCAAAAGCCATACCTACACCTAACGCAGTCAAAGCGGCAACAACCAATATAGCTACACCAACACCAGCTAATACATTTAACCAGTCAACATCACTCATCATTTGTGCAGCATAAGCAAAAGGAACTAACGCTAATCCCATTGTACCCATAGCAAGAGCACCCTTTATGACATCTCCCATTTTGACTTTTCCTAAAATTTTAGTTGTCAACCAAAAACCACCAGCCATAATCGCCATAGCTCCAGCTGCAGCGATAAGTTGTGAACCGTCAGGAGCTCCTACTGCAGATATACCAGCCATAAACAAAGCTACAGATGCTCCAATAGTAATTAAAGCAAATCCTAATTTTAAAATATCTCCATATTTAACTTCCTTGAACGATTTAAGACCTTCTGCCATAGATTCTATCCAACCTCCTTTAGCAGAATCTCCTTGTGGAGACTCTGGCGGTGTAGGACCTTGAATTGAATTACCTCCTGGTTTAATCTTGCTAAACATACTTTTAACACTTCCTAAAAAACCTTTTCCGCTCATTGAGGCATTAAACCCTCTAGCCATCATAATACCATTAGCAAAAGCTTTGGCTGGACCAAATAAAAGCATCATAGTAGCCATAAAACCTCCTATAGCAGTTTTCATACCTGTACCTAAACTATTTATCCATTGAACTACATTGGTAGCAATTTGTACAGCTTTCTGTAAAAAAGGTAACAACACATTAGTAAAAGAAGTTTTTAAATTTGTAATACTTTCTTTTAAGCCCATATTTTGATTAGCCTGCTCTTCCAAGTCAGCCTTTTCTTTAGCTTTCTGGTCCATCAATGTCTTTATTTGTTGTTGATTCATATTTTGCAAATCATCTAAACCTTCAACACCAGCATTGACACTTAATTTACCATCTTTAATACTTGTAGCTTGCATTAAAAATGCTTTTTCTTCATCAGTTAAATTTTCTCCCAATAAACTTGGAGGTAACATTTCTAACTTTCTGTTATCATCTGCATTTTGAGCAATCATTTTTTGAAGACTATCCATAGATTGTCCTGTAGCATCAGAGACCATTTGCAATCTATCTACATCTATTGGGTCAAATTTATATTCACCATCTTCATTAAAAGCACCTATATCTTTACCCATTTGACCTAATATTTTTTGCATCTCTTCTGGACCTTTACGTGCAGCAGATAATAATTGCATAGGGTCTATAGCAGCAAATGAACCACCAGCCAATTGTAAATCAGCAGCCATTTGCATTGCTCCTTCTATATTTCTAGCTCTTTTACCAGTTTCAAATATTTCATCCACATTCATTCCAAGCCTTTTTGATTCTAAGACCATCTTCCTTAAAGAAGCTTCTCCTCCAGTGAAACCCATTTGACGCATTTTTGACATACTTTTAGACATTTCTTGCATCACTTCTTTACCACTTAAACCATAAGCGGCAGCATCTTTCATAGTTGCTGATGCATTTTCAGTCATTGCTTGAGTATTAGAACCAAATTTTAAATATTCTGCTGCTAATTTAGCCGTTTCTGCAGCATTTAAACCAGTCGCTTTTCCCATAGCAGCCAAATCTACTGCTGCTTCTTTTAAAGCACCAAAATTAGTAGTACGAAGTTCTTTTCCCAATTCACCCATGAATGCAGTCGCTTCTTGAACACCCATACCAAAACGTGCAGCTTCACCTGTTAATTGACTCATTCCAACAGCGTTTTGGTCAAAAGCTATACCTGTATCTATTTGTGCTTTTTTAATAGTTGCATCATATTCTTTAGCTCCATTAATTAGATTTTCAAAACTAAAACCTTTAGTTATGTTTTGACCTATTGCAGAAAGACCAGAAGATAATGAAAATGTAGTTTTTTTAAAGTTATCAATTTCATCAGAAACTATTGCCATTTCAGCTGACAATTCTTTACCTTCTTCAACAGATTTTGCTAATTCTTGTGTTAATTTTTTATCTAAATTTGCAGTTTGTATTTTTTCCATAAAACCATCACCAAACTGACCCAAACTTTGAGATAAAGCCATAAAATCTATTTCACCTTTGTTCCAATGTTTTGATAATGCTTGAGCTTCTACTGTACTAAGACCTAATTTATCAGCAAATTGTTCAGAATTCTCAATTGCTACTCCTGATTTTTTAATTAAATCCTGAAATTGTTGATTCATTTCAGCACCTGATTCTAAACTTTTTTTCTTTAAGTCGTCTAATCTTGTAGTAAGATGTTCAGTTGCTTTTGCAAATTCATCATTTGTTAAGTCTCTAAAGAACTTATTTCCATCTATACCCAATAAAGTACTAGATATTTCATCAAAATACTTTTTTTGCTTTTGTAAAGATTCTTCACTTTTAGCTAATGCTCTATTATAAGCTTTAGCTGCTTCTAAAGCCTTCCCACTAAGTCCTTCTTCGTTAACTGCCATTTTATCAATTTATATCAATAATAAATATATTTTAATAAAAATATCTTAACAACTTTTAAAGTAAATAAAAAAAAGGAAGTTTAAAACTTCCTTTTTTATTTTGTTATATTTTATTATTTTATTTTATCCTCACTTATTTCCTCCATAAAAATCTTTTAAGTAATCTATTTTTTGAGAATTAGACATTTGTGCCATCTTTTGATTCATAATATTTTTAACTGTCTGAAACTCATCTTCTTGACCACCACAAGAAGAATTGCCACCTGTAACAGGTCTTGTATCAGGTAGACTAGCAAGTCTTTTTATTTGCTCTGGAGTTAAAGGTTTACCATCTGAAATTTGATTCCACCCACCTACAATAAATATTGCTCTAAGACATTGAATAATTAATAATATGCCTATAAAACCTGCAACACCTTTTTTCGTAGTAGTATCATCTGTGAAAATTTCAACAAAATCTGTTATTAAATCAGTTTCTACTAGTAATATGTAACCATTAAAGAAAAATAAAAATAATCCCATTAAAATTACAGGTATTGGCTTTTGCCATCTAGCATCTGGCCCTGCTACAAATAATTGAAAAATAAACCTAATAAACAAAAAAGGATAAAGTATAATAGGCGTTTTAACTTCTTCTTCATTATCTATTTGAGGTTGATTATTTAAATTTAACTCACTAGATAAATGTTTACCAAATCTTTTTTCATATTCTTCAAATCTACTCATAACTGTAATTTTATTGTTTATTATATTATATAAACGTATTAATTTAAAAAATATTACAATTTTAAATAATTTTTTTTAAAATTTTTACAATAGACATTTGAGAATCATTTTCAGTAAGGTACTTTTTTTGTAATGCAGCTATATGTGGTGGTAATTTTCCTGGAGTGGATTTTGTTTTTGTTTTATTTTCTTTTTCTCCAGAAATTTCTTTTTTTAATAAATTTAAGTAATATTGAGTTATATTATCAGACTTAAAATTATTTATAACATCTTGTCTAAACCTAGAAAAATAAGACATAACCTTATCTCTCTCTGAATCTTTATTTTTAAAAGCTTCTCCTTTTTCTTTTGGGTACATAAATGCTAAACTAGGATATTCTCCATAACCATCTACCCTACCTTCTTCTACCAACCTTTTGAAGAAATTTAAATATTTAAAAAACATACCGCTATTAATATCTTCCTTAAATTTATTTACACTTTTAAACAACTCTTCATCATCCTCTAAATCTAAAATATAATAACCTTTTCCTCCTGGTTTCCAACCTTTTCTTTTAGTTTTTATATCAAACCTATTAGATTTTGGTTCTTTTTTTTGTTCAGTAGTTTCTTCACCTTCCTTAGATTCATATTCTGAAGTTTTCACTTCTATATATTGAACTCCTTTATTAATATCTATCACTCCAGGTATACTAAAAACTTTACCTATTTGTACGTAAGAGTTTTCAAAGTCACTTTTAGTTCTATTATAATTCTCCCAAGACACTTCTACACCATTTATTTTCATATCTAAAGACTCATAATCAATACCCTTATCAATTATTAAAAGATGTTCTACATCATTATTATCAACAATCTTTATCTGCATTCCTTCTGCCACTTGTATAATAGATAGCTTTTTATGTTTTGTATTTTCTTTAGCCATCCTAAGACCCATAACAAAACCAGTGCCCACGGAACATCCTCCAGACTTAAAATCCCATGGACTTATTTTAAACCCATCGGAACCAGCTATGTAATATCCATCAACTATCTGTCCGCCAGTTATAATACCATTAGAAAGTATACCCATAAAAGTTCCACTTTCCCATTCTCCTACAAAATTAATTAATCTACCTTTTATACCTCCTTTTGAATATTTTTTTGCAGTACTACTTAATGACAATCTTTTTGCAGACCAACTTCCTTTATAAATCCACTCTATTGAATTATTTACTTTTAAAGCCCTTTCTTTATTTGAAACGAAAACATTTTTACCAGAAGACTTAGTTTCTACTTCTTCCAATTCGAAAAAGAAAAAAGGTAATAAATCATCAGAAATTTCTTCAGCATAATTATCACCTATTTTATATAAATCAGCATTTGAAATATTTGATGTTTGCACACTAGAAGTGGTTTTTACTTTAATTGGCTCACTCTCTTTATCTTCTAACGAATATTTTTGACCCAACAAACCTTTACCGAAAGATTTTAAAGCATGTCCAATACCTAATATTTCATCCAATCTTTCTTGTATTTCTTTTATATTTTTTTCGTATTTTCCCATTTTAATAAATTATTAAATTCCTAAAAATTTCTTCATTTCATCATTTATTACTTCTTTTGCATTTGATTTTAAAAAATCAGAAAGTATTTTAGACCATTTATTTAAACTGTCAATTAAATCTTTTTTATGTGAACCATTTGCCTTATAATAAGATAAAGCTTCATTAAAAATTTTTAAAAATGTTTTGAAGTGTTTTTCAATAAAATTTTCATAACTACTTCCACCTTCATCTTTAATACTAACTAAATACTTTTTATATTCATCAATTTTTTTATTTAAATCTTCTTTATTTTCAAAAGACAAACTTTTAGACCAAACATCTTTTATATTTGAATCTACTTTCTTATTTGATTTGTTATCGGAATTTAATTCACTTCCTGTGATAGATGCATATTTTGGGTCGTTAAATTGAGCAAAATTATGAAACATACCTCTTCCGTTACTTCCTAAATTTAAAGCCTCTCTTATAATATTTCTTAAGTATTTTTTAGAATCCATATTTGAAATTAATTTAGTTATAAATAGTTTTCTTTTTTAAAAACAAAAAAAGCTCAAACATAATTTGAGCTTTTATTTTTATATCTATGAAAATATTAAATAGCTTTAACTTCTATCACTTCATAAAACCAACCACTATCAGTATTTGTATTAAAAATTTCACACATTTTTTCAGCTTCTTTCTGATTTTTTGTCTCAAAAACTTCTGAATTTGAATCTAAAATTAAAACGTGAACAGTTTTATCCTTACGTTTCATTATTTTTTTTATCTGGAAAATTGTTTTTTTATTAGACATAATTATTCTTTTATTAATTCATAAAATTCTTTCTCTTTTGAATTTACAATATCTTTTACCATTTCATTTCTAACTTTCTCTCTAGAATCCATAAAGATTGAAGCTAAAGAGTTAAATTCTGAAAGGTCCATTTCAAATTCTTTATAATTTACATACTCCCCAAAAATAACACCAACTGAATATTTATAACTCTTACTTTGTTTTTCTTGAGCGGATACATAAATAGATATTCCATCTTTCAATATCAATAAATAATAAGGACTAGAATCTGAACCTTCTAATAAAAATGAAGATTCTTTTTTTAACTCCTTACATTTTCTTGTCCACAAAGAAATTATTTGTTCTTTTTTTAATGAATTTTTATTATTTTCCATAATTTTTTATTTTATTTCACAAATATATGCATTTTATAGAAATTATGCAAATTTTATTTATTTTTTAGATTTAGCTCTATTTGCTGCATCTCTATCTGCTTTATTTTTCTTTTCAACTTCTTCTTGTATCCTCTCTAATACCCATCTTCTTTCATATACTGGCATATTAAAGACATCATCTCTTGAAAATCCGCCCTTTCCATAATAGGTAATTAAAAATATTTCATCCATCATATGACTTCTATACTCTGGAGTTAAACCAAAAAAATCATAATCTATAGGAATTTTACTATAAGAAGTATGGTTACAAAAATTACACTCACTTTTAATTATATTATCTATTCCAGGTTCTATCCTCTCCATATATTCTCTTAATTTATATGAATCTTTTATGGGCATATTTTTGATTACTTTTTTTATAAACGTTTGGTCTCTAACACCATTTATGCTAATAATTTGATTTCTATATGTAGCTTCTATAATATTTTCAACTTTTTGACCACCTACAACCTTAAATTCTTCTGAAACTATTTTTTTTATTTGTTTTTCGTCTTTTAAAGTTTTAGGTCTAAACTTTACAATAACTTCTTCACCATTTAATTTCATATTTGGCATTTTAAAAGTATATTGATGATTTTCATCTGGCAAATCTTCTGAATGAAACTCTTTCATTTCTAAAGAAGATAAATTAAAACTAGTTTCACTTTCTTTTTTACAATGTGGACAAACATACTTGAAAGAAACTTTATCTCCATAAGAAGTAGACCTCAAATAAACCATAAAAGCATCTCTATCTCCAATTAAAAGATTTTCTACTTCACCCTCCCAGTCTAGCAAACACGAACTCATCAACATTTCTATAGCTTTACCAGAATCAATTAAAGTTGGTGAAGTTAGTAAATTCTCTTCTTTTGCAGTTATGTATTTAACTAAAAAAGTTGATTTTTTATTATCATAAAAAATACCCCTTGAAGGAATTGTAATCTCATCAAAGGGTACATTATTATTTTTTACTATATCCTTATATAGCATATCTTTTAAACGTTAGCGTTAGGCCAGAATAATTTTGCAGTAATAGGAACTTCTTGTGAATAATGAGTTCCACAATTGTTACATTCAAAATCATAATTTAAATCAACTCCTGGTTCAACTTCTGCTAAATATTCTCTAAAGAAAAAACTATCAGCTATAGGCATAACACCTATAAATTTTTTAATATAAGTTTTATCTCTATTTCCATTTACATCCATTATTTGTAACAAATACCTTTCAGTAAGAACTGTAGCAACTTTAAGTTTACCTTTTATAGTTTTTTTACCTACTTCAGAAGCTTTTTGAAGTCTATTTTCATCTGAACCATTCAAAAGTCTAAATTTAATATTAGCTTTACATTTTGGTAATTGAACTGAAAACAATCCTTCAGAATCAGGCTCAATTAGCATTTCTTTATTTTTTAATTGAGATAAAAGAATGTTTTTTTCATTTACTTCTGAACAATTTGGGCAAGTAGTTTTAGTTTCATATTCATCACCATAACCAGTTATTCTTAAAGCAATTAGAACTGCATTCCTATCTCCAGTAAGCATTTCGCTAGGAGTTATATCTTTATCAATCATAGCATTTTCTAATAAAACATCTAAAACCTTACCGCTCTTAATTAAATCGCCACTAGTTAAAATGTTTTCATCTTCAGCAGTTAAATATTTAACTTCAACAGTTTTTTTTCTATTAGCATAAAACGCTCCTTTTGAAGGAAGTTCAACATAATCTGTAGGAACTTCAAATTCTGTATCAACAAATTGATTAGGGATATCGTGTTGTTGAGCAATAGTTTCTGTTCTTGTTTGATTTTGTTGATTAGATTGAGTTCTTGCTTGAACTTTTGGCTCTAAAGGGTCACTTGAGTTATACACTTCTCTTTCAGCACCTAAATTAATTTGTTCTTCTGACATAATTTATTTTTTATTTATTAATTATAAATAGTATTATCTAATTTTTTATAAAAATAATACTGGTTTATAAAAAGTAAACAATAATCATTATGAATGAAGAAGAAAAAAAGAAAAAAGTTAACTCAATTTTAAAACAAACTAAAAGAAAACTTTTAAAACCCAGAAACCAAATAAAGAAAATTAAATATTTACATGCTCAATCTTATAGGATGAGCAAAAATACAACTTGGCCTGAAAGAGAGTTTGAATCTATCCTCAAAGAAATGAATATAGAATATGAATCTCAAAAAATACTTAAAGGTAAGATATATGATTATTATATACCATCTGCTAATATGTTATGTGAAGTTGATGGTGATTATTATCATGGAAATGAAGAAAAATATGAAACTTTAAACGAAATGCAAAAAAAAGCGAAACAAAACGATAGATATAAAGATATCATTGCAAAAGGCATGGGTTACGGAATGTTTCGCATTTGGGAATCTGAACTTAAAAATAGTAGAGATTTAGCAAAAGAAAGAATAATAAACGAAATCTTAATTAAGAAACTCTAATTCAAATTCAGTTGTTTCATAATGTTCTTTCAAAAAGTATTGTAAAGAAGTTTGTCTTATATTTGGGTCTATATTATCTATACTTCTCTTAAACGCTTCTCTTTCGCCTATTAAAATTCCCATTTTTTTTGCTCTAGTAAGTCCTGTGTAAATAAGATTTCTATAAAGCATTATATAATGTTGGTTTAATATCGGAATTATTACTATCTTAAACTCACTACCTTGAGATTTGTGTATAGTTATAGCATATGCTAATTCTATTTCTATTATATTAGACCTTTCATATCGTACAAGTTTAGTTTTTTTAGAGTCACCATAATTAATAATCAAACTATAATCTTTAGTATCAATTTTAGTTATATAACCAATATCACCATTAAAAACATTTAAATCATAATTGTTAGCTGTTTGTATAACCCTATCTCCTTCTCTAAAAGTTCTTTCTCCTATAGTTATTTCTTTTTTGTTTTCAGATTTTGGATTTACAGCAACTTGTACTCTCTTATTAATTTCTTTAGTTCCAACAGAACCTTTATTCATAGGTGTTAATATTTGTATTTCATTATCTTTACCCATATATTTTTCTATGGTTTCACTATATAATTTAACTATCATATCAATAGCATTCAAGCCATATTTAAGTGTTGAATTTGGCTCATTTTGATATTCTAAATTCATAGATGAATCAATAAACATACAATCACTTCCATCTTTCCACATTTTAGGATTTGAAATTGGAGTTTCTACATTTGGAGTTTCACCTTTATTTATAGTATGTGCATAAGTAATAATTTTTGATTTTTCAGCTTGTCTAAAAACTTTTTTCAAACTAAACACCTTAACACATTGACTATTAATTAAATCTGATATTAAATTTCCTGGGCCAACAGATGGTAATTGGTCTTTATCTCCAACTAAAACAATTTGTGTATTTGGCGATATAGCTCTAAAAAATGAAGAAGCTAACCTAATATCAATCATAGAGGATTCATCTAAAATAATAAAATCACATTCCAGCATATCTTTTTCAGATTTTCTAAAATTACCATTACCTGCATCCCATTTTAATAATCTATGTATTGTTTTTGATTCTGCACCTATAACTTCAGACATTCTTTGAGCTGCCCTTCCTGTTGGTGCTGCTAAAAGTACTTTTTTACCTAAAGATAAAAGTATATCATAAATAAACTTTACAGTAGTGGTATTATGAGTAACGACATAATTACCTAAAACAAATCTTTTATTTCCATCAATTTCAAAACCGTAATAATCTCCTTCTCCTTTATCTACCAACTTAAAACCAGAATGTAAATGATTTTTATTTTGATTATTCATTGCTTTTTTTCGCTTAATTTTAACAGGTACTCTTTGTAAATTTCCACTTATATTAATTCTATAAACTTTACAACTATAATAACTACCATCTTCTCTTTTCATTGTAGCAATCTTATCGGTTATAGATGTTTTAAAACCAAGACTAGAACTTAACTCAAATATATCATATGCTAATTTTTTATTTTTTTGAGTTATTTCATATATACCACTACCAGTTAAATGACCATCCGAATCTATCAAACCTGCAAGTAAACTTAAACGATGCTCCCTGGAGTTAATTAGATGCTCATTAGGTATATGCTTATTATTAAATACATTTTCTTTTTTTAATAATGAATATAAAGACTTTTTTCCACCTGTAACAATTAAACTAGAAGCTCTATTAAGATTTTCTCTTAATCTAAATTTATAACCATTGTTATCTGACCATTCTCTAGAATAATCTATTATTTCTTTATCTATATTTGTTATTATAAATGTTTTTGAGTTACTATGACCATCACCTAACCACAAACCTAACAAATAGGGGTCTAAATAAGTTTTCTTTAAAGGATATTCAACTCCTACACTATACTGCATTAATCTATGTCTGTTTCTTTTACTAACTTTCAAATAATCCTTAATAGATATATCTACAACATCACCTTGAGAATATTTTTTACCATTAATTGTTATATCTCTCTCTTTAGTGTTATAAACAAGAGAAAGTATATGAGATTCATTACATCCCCAAATTTTTCCATCATTAGAAATTACATCATACATTCTCTCTTTACCTCTCGCTAAACTCAAAACTTTTCTTGGAGTAGAATCATCTCCCATTAACAAATCTCCTTCTTTAATGTTTTCCACCTTATTTTTAGTCCCATCAAACATCAAAACAGTTGTACCCTTCTTTAAACATTTGCCAACGCCTGGACCTCCTGTTAAAATAGACAAACCATTAGAAACAACTCCTATAACTGAATCATATTGTTCTTCACTAAGTTTTATTTTAGAATTAGACAACATTTTATCTAACCTTTCTTTTAAATCACTTGTATTGTTAGCATATCTTTTCTTTGATAATCTAACCACCTTTTCTGCTACATACATTTCATCATAATACAAATCTCTAGAATAAAACCTTTTTTGTTCTCTTATTTTATCTTTAGAGAAATTTATAGATACTATCTTCTCTTCTAATTCCTCTTTATTTAAAATATATTCTATTAATGTATTAACTTCAATTCCAATTAATTTCCTAACTCTTTCTTTTGTTTGTTTTTCAGTTAAATAACAGTGTCCATCAGATTGATTATTAGATAAAATATGATGTACAGCTGCAGTAACTCTTTCTTCACTTTTTTCATTGAAACCTAAACTCATAGCTAACTTATCAGCCATTGAAAATCCAAACCCAACTATATCTGTAGCCAATCTATATGGATTATTTTTTAAAGTTGAAATAGAATCTATACCATACTCTTTGTAAATTTTAACAGCCGAAGAAGTGGCAACCATATGGTCTTGCAAGAAAATCATAATATTATTCATTTCCCTATTTTCTTTCCAACTCTCCTTAAGCACTTGTAATTTACTCCTATTTATTCCCTCTACTTCAATTATTCTATCAATGTTATTCCTAAAAATATCTAAAGCTTCATCACCGAAATAATTAACTATCTTTTTAGCTGTAACAGGTCCTATCCCTGGAAAAAATCCTGAACTTAAATACTTAACAAGAGATTCTGTTGTTGCTGGAGGCATTTCTTGACAAGAGTTAGTATTAAATTGTTTTCCAAACCTAGCATGTTTAGACCAATAACCTTCAAATTTCATTGTAACACCTTCAAATACTTTTGGTTGATTTATTGTTACGGTTATATTATCTTTAATGTCTTTATTATCAACAACTTCAACACTCAAAACTCCATAACCATTAATTGGATTATGAAACTTAACTCTTCTTATAATCCCAACAAAGGAAGTTATATTATCCATTTTACATTATTTTTTAAATTCAACATTTATTTCGTCTACCAAAAACATACCCATCATTTTCATCCCCAAAACTAAATCTTCCATCATTCCAGTCAAAAAAACTTTAACATTATCATCAGTATTTATATCATACTCTTCATTTTCAATTATACTATTAATATCATCACAAAGACTTACAATTCCCTCAAATAAAATATTTACATTTAAATACCAAATAGACTTACTCATAAGATACTGTAAAACATTAGAGTTAAAAGCACTTTTATTTTCTTCTAAAAAAACATAATCTTTTAATTTTATATAAGTTTCAGTAATATAAAGCCCATAACTCTTTGAAAGATATTCTTTATTTGATAAGTCAACATATAATTCATTTTTAGTTAAATCTTGAGAAAATATTAAACCAATTATAATATTATAATATAAATACCTATCTTCAAAACTAAAATAATCATTCAATAAATTTATTATATCATGAAAATTATTTAAATCTGAATTTTTAAAAATTAATTTTGGTAAAGTCAAATATTTAACTTGACCATCTTTTTTTGTTTTATTTTTTTTATTTTTAGTTAAATAAACAATTTTATTTTCTTTGTTAGCATTCAGAAATCTTGTTTTTACATAATCCAACTCATTAACACCTTCTTTCAAATCATTAACATAAATAACTTTATCTGGTTTGTTTTCAAAAGAATAATTTATATAATCAAAATATTTTAAACTTTTAGAATTAAATTCTTCTTTAGAAACGCCATAAACAAAAGAAATAACTTCATTACAAACATTAATCTTTTTTAAAAATCTTGAATATAAGAAAATAAAAAAATCATCCAAATCCAACTTTACACCCTTCTCTTTATTTAAGCCAATCAAATATTTATAAGTTTCCCTCTCATAGAAACAACCAGATAAATCAAAAGATTTTGGATATAAAATATCAGTCTTATTCTCACTAATTTCTTTAAATTTCATTCCAGAACTTTCAACCCATTTCTTAAGTCTATAAATTTCTGGATTTTTTGAAACATCTAAATTATGAGGAAAATATAAACTTAACTTATTATCTTTAAATTTATGTGATACATAATTATGTAAAATTTTTATTTCACTCATATATAATCTTTTTTAAATATTCAAAAACATTTCGCAACTCCACTTCTCGGTCTATTTTACTATTCCTTTCTATTAACAACTCCTTTTTGTTAGGATTATTGTTACAATAATTAAATATACCTTGTGAAGGTTTGAATCTTTTTGAAAAATCCCAAAAATCTTTTTTACTTTTTGACACTACTCTTTTATTAATTTAGAATTTTTAATACCTTCTTTTTTAAAAGATTTTTGTTTAACTCTTTTAAAATCTAAGCCTAAATCTTTAAAATACTCTTCCATTGTAGGTAAAGCTAGATTAAAGTAATCGCAAATAGTCTCTTCATATTCTTTCAAATCTTCATCAGACAAGTCTTTTGAATCTATTTCATATCCAGATATATATTTAACTTGCTCTTTTTCTAAATCTGAAAAAGAATTAAAAGATTCTTTTAGAAATTTTGGAGCTACAATATTTCTTACAGATTCTTCACCATCTTTTTTAACATAATCAAAAATTATTTTCTTTATGAATTCTGCCATTTTTTTAATTTTTTAATTATTATTTGCTATTTATTTATAACAACAAATATACGAAAAAAAATAATCATATGAAAGAAAATAAATTAATTTTAGGTTTTGAAAACACAAAAGAACTATTTAGTTCTATTCTTGGATTAAAAAATTCTTTCATAAATTTCCTATTAGCTATGATTACAGCCTCAACTTCATTTATTACTCAATACATTTGGGATGATGCATCAGCTGTATATTTTATGTTATTCTTAATTATTGTAGATGCTTCCACTGGAATATGGAAATCTATAAAATATAGAACTTTTAGTAGTAGTAAGTTACCTAGAGTTTTAGTTATCTCAATAATATATGTTTTAATGCTTGCTATTAGTTGGAACGCTGCAAAACACTCAACTTTATTCATTTGGTTACCTGGAATGGTTTATGGAGGTCTTATTGGAACTCCATTAGTGTCAATATACGAAAACTTTGCAGAATTGGGATATGTACCAAAAGGTTTATTGTATGATATTAAAGAAAAAATAAAACATTACTTCAACAAAAAGCAAAATTAAGATATTTTTCTAAATTGACAACCATCTTGAAACTTTAACCAACCTTGTTCTTTTTTGAATTTAGTTATATATATACTTCCCTCTTCAATTAAATCACTTATTCTATCATAAGCATCAGCCCAAACGACCATCTTAACCACAGAACCTCCATCACTCAACTCTAAAGACCAATATTTTTTACCTTTTATAGAATACTTTTCTTGAACACCCTTTATTACAAAATAATAGTATTTATTTGGATTCTCAAATTCCGTTACAGGTTCTATATTAAAATCATATTTATCCATAAAATCTTGCTTTAACTTAGATATCTTATTAAACAAATTCAAATCTAAACTACAAACTTTTATAAAATCTTTATATTTAACCTCTTCAGGTGTTGGTTCATATTTATCTTTTAAGTTTTCTTCAATAATATCAAATCTATTTTGTCCAAACAAATCCATTTGCATAGTATTACTTTTCATTTTATACTTACGAAATTCCATTAACTCTTCTCTTGAACTAGACCAATCATCAAAAACACCAGCATTTAAACAAGCTTCAAAGTTAGCTTTATTAAATTTACTAAATTGATGCATAAAAAACTTATCTTTATCAATGTCAGATACCCCAATAGACTGAAGCTCTTCAAATGCTATCTCACCCATTCCATTAATGCTAGAAAAGCCCATAAGTATAGTGTTTTCGTCTAACATTCCCCATTCCCATTTAGATTTTCTGTTGGGGGGTAAAATCTTTATACCTTTTGTAAAAGATGTCATAATAGCTGAAGATAACCAAGATTCATCATCTTTAGCGTGATTCAATAAAGCAGTATAAAACTCTGTAGGGTAATATCTTTTCATATACAAAGTTTGCATCGCAACATAAGAATAACTTACTGAGTGACTTCTGTTGAACGAATATCCCAAATACTTAACTAACCACTCCTCTATATCTTTAACTTCATTCTCTTCTAAACCTTTCGCTTTACAACCCTCTTTAAATTTATCCCAAAGTTTTAAATATTCTTTATAATTCTTATTTGAAGATTCACTTTCTTCCAACTCTTCTCCAGATAATGTCTTTTTTATAACCTTAGAAGCTTTATCCATAACTTTTCTTAAATTATCACCTTCCCCTAAAGACATTCCAGCCAATTCATGAGCAATAAACATTAATTGCTCTTGAAAAATTAATACTCCATTTGTATTTCTTAATAAAGGCTCTAAAGATGGATGAACTAAATCAATAGACTCTGGGCTTTTTTTATTCCTTATATACTCCTCATGAGCACCTACACCCATAGGGCCTGGTCTATATAATGCATTGGCAGCAACCATTTCTTCAAAGTTTTCTGTATGCATATTTTTTATAAGCTTAGACATTCCTTCGGATTCAAACTGAAATACTCCTTGATTATTACCACTTCTTAACTCTTCAAAAAGTTCAGGATTATCTAAATCAACATATTTAACTTCTTCAGAAATATCTATACCTCTATTTTCTTTTACTAATTTAATGGATTGTTTTAAAACGTTTAAAGTAGTCAAATTAAGTCTGTCTAACTTTAGTATTCCCAAGTCAGACAAATCTTTACCACTACCAGATTCTTGAAAACCAGATACAGTAACACCTTTTACTATATTTACTGGCATATATTCCCAAACTGGCCCTGGTGTAATAACTATACCAGCAGCATGTTTACCTAAATTTCTAACTTGACCTTGTAGAGTTAAAGTGGTATCTATAATTTTTTTATTTGATGGATTTTGTATCCAACTTTTGACTACTTCAGATGATTCTGGTGAATTTGGATGTTCTCTTAACCAATCTTTTAAGTCTCCTTCATATTTCATAAAAGATTTTGGCATTTCTTTAGTTACAGCAAAAACATTCGAATCAAAACCTGCATCTTGACCAAAAGCTTTAGCCACATCTTTAAGGCACCCTTTTTCGTTAAAAGTAGAAAATGTAATTACAGGAAAAACACACTCTTTTCCATATTTATTATAAAGAAACTCATCAGTTTTAACATCTGAACCAGTTTCGAAGTCTATATCAATATCAGGAGGAGAATTTCTAGCTGGATTTAAAAATCTCTCAAAATATAAATCAAACCTTAAAGGGTCAATTTTCGTAATATCAAGACACCATGAAAGAAGACTTCCTGCTGCAGAATTGTGTACACCTATTCCCTCAATATTATAAGAATGTGTTTCTTCAACAGTTAAATCATGAACTTTACCTTTGTAATTTTTAAATTTTCTACTTTTTAGTTTTGCCATTATTATTTTCTTTATGTTCTTGTTTTGCTTTTCTATTTTATTAATTAATCAAAAATTTCACAAACTAAACATATTATATAAATCATAAACGAATAATTAATTAAAAGATTTTCTCATAATTCTAATATTTATTTATATCAACAATATCATCTTCTTCAGTTAAATTTTTAGCTTCCACCCACCCACGATTTTCAGTAAGAATTTCATGGTCAAGAGTACATTCTATCACTCTACCATCATCAAATTTAAGTTCAATAATCTCTTCTTGAATATCATACTCCAATGTATCAATAACTTTTCTTTCATCTCCGAATGCATCAATTACCTTATCTCCAATTTCAATTGTATCTATTGGAACATACATTCCATCAGCCATTTTTACTCTACTTCCTGGCAAAAAACAACCCCTCCCAGGGCCAACTTCTATATCATTATCAGCACAAAATCTTATTAATTCCCAAACAACCAGAAAATAATCTAACATCTTCTTATCTCTGATGACATCCAATTCATAATCTAATCTCTTTCTATATTCTTCAATTTTCTTTTCATCTATTTTTATTGGACCTTTCTTTTGATATAAACTAAGTTTTTGGTTTAATTTGGCATGCGAAAGTCTTCTAATTATCTCTTCAGTATCTTTTGTTTTAAAAAATTCAAAAACATCGTTAGTAGGTTTATATTGAGGATATTTTTCTACATTAGTTTCAAAATCAAAATTACATAAAGAAGATATTTTTTCACTATTAATCATACATATTCTAACAAAATCTTCTTCATAATCATATGCAAAGGATTCATTCATTTCGAATATATCAGATTCTGAAGGATAATACATATCTCCATTTTCTTTTGTTCTAGCTTTTTTGATAGGTCTTTTTTGATTAATTGATATCAATACATCTTGAAGAACTTTTTCATTCTTTTTAGGAAAGTAAACATCGTTTGAAACAATAATAGCCATATTATACTTGTTAGACATATTTATAATAAATTTATTATATTGTCTTTGTATCTCATTGTCTTCTAGAGATATTTCGGCTATATAATTTCTTCTTCCGAAAAGGTTAAGCATTTTAACTAAATATTCTTCAGCTTGTCTGTATTTACCCATTTGTAAATATTTAGATATAGTACCATGTTTTGAACTGGTAGTTAATATCAAACCTTCTTTTCCTTCTAAAATCCACTTAGTTTTTATTCTTGGAACTCTATAAAAACCTTCAGCAAATGAAAGATAATTGATTTTATTTATATTAACATATCCTTCATCATTTAAAACTATTATTTTTTGCAAAACATTAATATCTTGCTCTTTTGGTTCATATTGACCACCTATACTATCATTTAAAAAGAATTCACAACCAATTATAGGTTTAATATCTTTTGATTTACATTTTTGATAAAACGAAAAAGCACTAGATAAACTACCTTTATCAGTTAAAACTAAAGTTTTATGATTATACTCTTTAGCCATACTTATATAATCACTTGTGGAGCCAGCACCTTCTAAAACAGAATGATAAGTATGTAAGCCGAAATTAACCATTGAATGGTCTATTGGAACAGAGCCATTTTTTTGCTTCCATTTATTTATAATTTCTAATTCTGAACTTTTTGAGTCTAAAAATTCTAAAACATCTTCTCCAAACCCTAATGCACCAACTCTTCTTAACTCAAAAAAACATTTAGCTAAAGCTTCAACGTCAATTAAAGCATCGTGGGCATCTTCAAATGTTTTATTAAAAAGTATTTTATGGAGTTCTGTTAAAGTTGGTGGTTTTAAACCGTTTTTGCCTTGTATTCTACAAAAGTTTACTGTTGAATTCATAGTACATATATGAGTAATGTCTCTCATATAATTTTTCATGTTCAACCTATAAAATTCACATGCAGTTACCTTGTTATCGAAACTAATATTATGAGCTACTAAAAATTTTGATTTCTCTATATCTTTAATAAACTCATTTAAAGCTTGTTCTAAAGGTACACCTTCAAAGTTGGCTCTTTCATTAGTTATTCTATGAATCCTAATACTTTCTTCAGGTATTATAAATTTATCTGGCTTTATGATTCTGTTATTTGAACCAATCTCCACACCATTAATATCGTAAACCTTCCATGCTAACTGAACTATTCTTGGCCAATTATTAACATCGGTTATGGGAGCACTGAAATCTTCTGGCAACCCTGTTGTTTCTGTATCAAATATTATAAACATATGATACAAATATAATTAGTTTTCACTTTAATTCAAAAGAAAGCTAATAAAAATTTAATAATTAATTCTGGGTGGTGGTTAATTATTTTATTGAAAATATTAAATTTTAAGAGTAATCACTTTCATTATCTTGTCGCTGTTTCAAGATAGCACCCCTAAGTTCTATACATAATTTTCTTATATCATTAAGATACTTCCTTGCATCAATGGAAGCGTCCACAGTACCTTTAAACATAAATTTATATAATCTAGGTTCTGCTCTTTCTGTTAAAAATTTAATTTTTTGAAATAACTCATCTATTCCATATTCATCATCTTCTATTAAATTTTCTTCTCTAACTTTTGTACCTTTAGATAATGCCTCTTTTTTTTCTCTTATTTGTTTTTTTAATTCTTCGTAATTCATAAAAATAAAATATTAATAATTAAATTTTATCACCTTGATTTAATATATCATTTCCATCGTCATCTAATCCAGTTTCTTTATTTATTTTATTTAATCTTTCTGTTATAGAATCAATTAATCTGTTTGTTTTAGTATTTAAATTATCATTTTTAACATTTAGAATATAATTTTCTTTAATTGAATTTTTATTACTTCTTTTTAAATCTTTATTATTTTCTTCTAAAAATAAAACATTTTCAGATAAAGATTCTTCTTCTCCTCCAAAATCTTCTTCAGAACCTGAATCAAAAGAACCTCCAGCATCTTCTCCACCTAAATCAGTCGCTTCTCCACCCATTTCACCACCTCCTTCTGGTGCTGTTTCTCCATTTATTCTAAACTTCTCATCTATATCAGCAAATAAACCAGTTTCCATATATTCTTCTGGTGCAACTTCTATTTCTGAGAACATTTTTTTCTCTACCTTTTTCTGCCTTAATATCTGCTTAATTTCAGCTTTAGAAAATCCCATAATATATTCCATAGCCCAAGTATATGACACGGGAGAAGTTGCTTCTGTTGTATACATTTTCTCGAAAACTTCCATTCGACTTTTCATAGTTTCTAACTTCAACAATTCTTGTTGAGTTGATGGATTGGTTAATTTTAAGCTAAAATTATCCATATCATCTTCGAATCCTAATAAAAATAAGTGTATATTAGCTATTCTTCTAAGTTCAATGATTATATTTTCTTGAATCCTATTTATAGTTCTACTAAATCTCAAATCTGCTTGAGATAAAGCTGAACCCCCAGGCATAGATTCTGAATAATTTAAATAAGGTTTAGGAACTTTTAATGCTGCAAAAAGTTTATTTTGCAAATATTCAACATCTTGTATTTCTCCCAAGTTTGAAGCACCAGGTAAAGTTTCAATTCTAGACGATTTATCCCCCCTAATTGGCATAAAATAATCTTCTTCCATAGTAAGAGGATTATATTTCAAATTCATTTGTCCACTTTTTTGGTCAACAATAGGTGATTTTTTTAATTCTCTTTTAATTTTTTCTATATACTGATGAACATCTGCAGATTCTAAATTACCAACCTCAATATAATGAACTCTTCTTTCTGGTGCTCTAATAATTCTATAAACTAACATAGCATCTTCAGCAAGTTGAAGTTGTTTCCATAATTTTCTAGCAGGGTCTAAAACACTTCTACCATAAGGTAATTTAGCACCATCAGAAACTAACCTAAAGTGAGCCATTTGAAATTCTTCAAAATACATATTGTTTATATCCCACTTAAATCTTGAAGAGTTTATATTTCCATCAAAAGCTTCTTCTCTATGTATTTCCGAAACTGGTAACATTCTAGAATCATAAATACCTTCTTTTTGGTCTATTTCTAATTTGATAAAAGAATCACCAAACTTAATCATTTCTCTTACCCAGAAAGTTAAATTATATTCTATATTCATTCTTCCATGAAACAAATCTTTCAAAACAGTTTTAATTCTGTCATTTTCAGAATAAACTGATAAAATATCACCTCTTTCATTTCTAGTAACACTTTCATCAGTTATTATATCAAGTGCTGCAGATACCTCTGGTGACATATCCATTGCTCTATAATCATTATATGCACCTATTCTATCTGTATCATAATAAACACTTCTAGAATAAATGTCTTGAGATATTTTTTGAGATTGAACATCAAGAAAATCTTGTTGTCTCTGTTGCATAGGTGTCAAATTATTATTTGACATATTTCCAGATATAACTTGTCTTTCATTAGGTAAAGGTCTAGAAGTTCTTCCTCTTTTTAATCTATCTAATAAATCTATAAATACACTTTTTTCTGACATTTTTTTTATTAATAAATATTTAATTTTTCTTTTTTCTAAGCTTTCTAGAAGACTTTTTTAACAATAAAACACTTTTTTTCAAAAAGTAAATAGATTATCCTTTTATTGAGCCATATAACCAAGAGTTATCATTAAAATCATCATCATCTTCCCAATTTTCTTTTTTATTGCCATCTAAACTTAAATTCCCAACATCACTTGAACTATGACTTATCATATCTAACATTTCCATTGTTTTCTTTTTGTTCCAGAATACAGATTCGAATTCAGTATCCCTAATCAATAAAGCGATAGCAAGTGCAAAAATTAAATCATCATTAAATCCAGGTTCATGTTCAGCTTTGTCACCTTTATAAACAAAAGTTTCAAATTCAGTAAGAAGTCTTAATGAATTTATTTTTATATGCATTTCTCGCATATTTGTAACGATTGAATTTAAAAGGAGTGGTCTAGTTTTTACAGTAGTCTGAAAACCAGGAACATCAGTATCTTTATCTACCACATAATTATGTGTTCTATTATAAAGTTTAACAGCTGATTTAGAAATATACATTCTATCTTTTGGATATTTTAATGTATTTTTCAAAATTAATGTTGTAGCTAAACCAAAACTGTTACATTCTACAGCCATAAATGCATTATTATACTCAATACCAACTTTATAAAGTAGTTCAGCAAAAACATCTGGTACTATTTTACCTTGATATTCAGCAACTTGCTCTAAACTATCTGCATCTATAACTTGAACAGTAGAATAATCCGCTCCATCCCCTCTACCAACATCGGCTCCAATTATATAATTGCCATTTTCTTCTGGTTTTTTCCAAACATGAAAAGAAGTTACATAATCACAAAATCCAGATTCTGTCCTTTTAAAATCATAATAACATATAGGTTGTTTATCACCTATATCTTTTACATATTTTTGTATTATAGAACTCTCAACCACAACTGCTGTTGAACCTTCGAAAGATAAATCTAACTCTTGTGCTATCTTAATTTTATTATGATGCATTCTATTACATTCTCCTTCATACCAGGGACTCCAAGGATATTCTTTTCCATCAGAATCTACTCTTGTTTCTAAATCTTCTGATAAAATTGGATGTATAGACCAATGTAATTTAATTGGAACAAAGTTTCCTTTTCCTTTTGTGGCTTGCGTCCAAGTTTGATGATATAAATTTCCTGTTCCTTTGGGTGTTGATATCATTATACACTTACCTTGAGTTGCTGATAAAGCTAAACCAGCACCCATCCAGATATCTTGTGCATGTTCAATAAAAGCTGTCTCATCGAGAATTAAACAAGTTAAAGATTCACCTCTACCAGCTTGTTTACTACTTGCAACAGCCTTAACCCAAGAACCGTTTGAAAAAGAAATTTGTTTTGTATTATTTATTAGCCTTTCTTCAGGTAATAACCAATCTGGAAGTCTATCTAAAAACTGTCTAACTGTATTTAAAAATCTTACTGCACCATTACCATTATCTGCAACAACTAATATTCTTTCATCTGGACAAAAAACTAACCTCCAAGCTACATATAAAGCTGATATTACTGAAAGTCCCATTTGTCTAGACTTTAAAACTATAGAATTTTGATTATCATTAAATGTGTTTAAACAAGATTCTTGATATGGAAAACAAGTCATTTTATCTATCTGCTGTTTTTTCATATCAAAAACAAATCCATATGTGTTAGCAAAATAGACAGGACTTTGTACACATTTTATATATTCTTCTATATAATTCATAATTATTTATTTAATTATAAATATTATTTTTTTTTAAAAAATGCTTTTAGAGGAGCTGGGGGTGGTTTTTTTAATTATAACCCAACATATATAGTTGGTGAAGGATTAACTTCTGAATCTCTTTTTACATTATAAATTTCAGACACGTATACTACTCCAGTATCTAAATTATCTACATATAATTGAAAAGTTCCTAATGTAGATGCTGACCAAGATATTGAATAAATACCTTCTGATGCATTAGATAAAACAGAATTTACAGTGACTCCTGTATTAACCAATCCGTCAGTATACATAGTGAAAGAAAGATTAACTGGGGTTATAGGTAAATTAGTTGTAGGATTAAATGACCTAATTAATTCATAAACTGTTTGACCTGTTGTAATAATCATTTTATTTTAATTTTATTTTTCTAAATCCCAATCATTAGGCAATCGGTTAAAAAACTTATAAGCTTCCTTTTCTTCGTCATTCATCTCTTTCCAAGTTAAAGGAAAAAAATGAAAATAAATAAACGTTACCAAAATAAAAGAACAACCAGTTGCAAATGGTAAAAATGCATATTTAGTAAAACCTAATAAAGTTAAAATTATAGTTATAACAAATGTTATAAATACAATAACTGCTGATGGTTGTAGTTTATTTTTTTTACTATAATTCCTAAATAAATTAACCCACATTCTCCTAAATTTAACAATATTAGGCTTATAAACTTTTTTTAATTTTTCTGTACTCATAATCTTAACCTTCTGTATTTGTTATTTCCATATATGATATAGATAAATCTATAGCATTATCATTACCACAACTTGCTTGTAAACTATCTAAATTATCTAAAGTAAAAGTTCCATCTAAAGCTTGAAATGACGATGATTGTGGTATCGTAATATCATAAGCTAAATAATATGTTTGAGAAGCACTATTATCAACCCAAGATAAGTTAAATGAAGTATCAGCACTAAAAACGTTAGTTGCGTGTACAGTCTTAACTAGATACTTTGTCGTAGTAGAAGCACTAAGTGCTACAGTTGAACCTGTTCCTAAATGACTACCTGTATTTAAATATTCCATCTTCTTTTTATTATAAATATGTTAAATTATTATAAACCATTAAGTTTATTTATTATTCCATTCTTTAATTCTTCTGTATAATAAGTTTTTTCTGAAAAACCTGAAGAAACATAATTACCTTCACTTTTTAACCAATCATACAAACCATCTTGACTATCTTCTGCAAAACTTTCAATGCCATATTTTATATAATTTTCATTTAGCAATGATGTTGATACTGCCAAGTTAGAAGAATCTGAAATTGAAAGTCTATAAGAAGCAAAAGACTTTGCTTTATCCCATCTTTCTTTTCTACAATTTTCTGAATTTACCACAAAATAATACCAATACTCTTCTTGTTCAGAACTTGTAAATATTTTATCTCTATCTATTGGTCCTACGCAGTAATTTTTAGCTGCATATGGTTTATCTAATTCACTTAAATTATCAAACCCTCCAACACTAGTTATGTATTCAATAGCCATTTGCCTTCTATACAAAAAATCTTTTTCTAATTCATCAATTTTAAACCAATGATATACATTAGTTATATCTTGATAATTAACATCTAAAATTTCTTTTATTTGATATGTTTCAAATCCTTGACTTTCACCAAAGTATTTTCCTATTTTTAAATAACTCATTTTAACTTATATTATATTTTGTTTTTAAATAATTTTCAACTTGAATTTGTTCATCAGACGTTAAAGGTCTATTGTAAAATATATATTCAGCATAATCAAAATCTGAATCATAAACATCACTACCACCAGCATTAAGCAACAACCCTTCAGAAGAAGGCTCTTGAACAGCACTTGTATATGGTTGAGTATCACTATCAGCTGAAGGTCCAATTATTTCAGCACTTATATTTATTTGGTCATACCTCATTTTAAATATATTTGAACCTATAGATGAAGGTAAATTTGTTTCACAACGTTGTGAAGCTGTATTCCAATCATTTACAAACCATCTTAAAGTTCCTGAATAAGAAAATACACCCCACCCTAATGACCAAGATGTACTATTTGTTCTTCCAATAAAAAAACCAAATGTAGATGGGAAAGAATCTAACTTACCAACGTAATATGCTGTAAAACCACCAGTACTTGTTAAGTCTAACAAAGTACTGTCAGATGTCTCCATACTGTCACCATTATCACAATCAACCGATGGTAAATTATTTAAATCAACATTTGATGAATTATATGGTGGTTGAGCTGATGCTGTACTTTGTATCATATCTAAACCGTTTCCGCTTTTATCACCCCAAACAGAGACATTACTACCATTTAATGTTATGTTTTCAGCAGCATCGTACCATGCGGTTGGTGCTGGTATAAGTTCATTACTAAACCTGCCTTGTGTTCTTTCTAAAAAATGTTGTTCTCTACCAATAATACCTTTTGTATCACCACTAATAGAACCAAACCTTTTATCTGTATCAATAAACCCACTATTTCCTCTTATACTCATTATACGTTATAAATTAATCTAATATTATCTATGCACATCCCTGGATTATTCTCAACTGAACTGTCGTTTGTCCAACTAAACACTATTCTTTGTGTTGTACCTGGTGTAAATAAAGGCCCATTACCTGTTGTGCCATCTATAGTTATTGTTTCACGAAACCAACTCAAATCAGCACCAGGTTGATATAAATCATTAAATCTACCATTAGAATCACCACCTATTCTATCTGTTATTGATGTGTATTCAGTACCAGCTAAAGGAGTTGATGAAGTGTTCCAATAATTTACATAACCATTATCAAAACTACTCTCTCCATTACACCTCCAATCAAACTCTAAAGTAAGTGATGTTGCGACAGATGGGATATCAAAATCAAAATAAATATGACTATCTCTTTGACTAGAACCATAATATTGTGCGTTAACACCATTATTATCTGAAATATAAGCTGACTGTGTACCACCACTTGATGATACCGCTGTACCAACAACCCAATCAGATTTATTTGTACTGGTACCACCTTCATTAGCCACAGTCCATTTATTAAGTGTACCATCTTCAAAATCATCCTCAAATAATAAAAATGGGTCACCTGGTGTAATTGGAATGAAATTCCCTCTTTTTCTCTCTAAAAACTGTTTACGTACAGACACACTACCAGTAGTTCCAGTACTAGAGACTTCACCACGCTTATCTAATCCAATATAACCACTATTTCCTTTTATTAAACTTAATCCCATTTTATGTTACATTCATAAACCAACTAAATATCTTATTATCGTCACTAACACCTGTTGTTCCACTAACAACATTACCACTACCATCAATACCTAAGTTTGTAACTGAAGTACCAGTGCCTAATGTACCTATATTAAGTGTTCCACTAATATCTAAATTACCACTTGGTAATTCTACATTTTGATTAGCATCTATACCTATAGCAGTTCTAGATGTACCACCACTATCTGTAGTACTAATTATAATTTTAGAACCATGTTCTTCGTTTCGTATAAAAAGAGCATCTGTAGATGAAGTACTAGAAGGATAACCAATCCAACCCTTCCTTTCCGATGGGTCATAAAATTCTATAAAATTAGAATTATTAGCTGATGTAGTTTCTAACCTAAGTATTGAACTATCACCCTTTACGTGAAATTCTACTGAAGGTGTTGTAGTACCAACACCCACATTACCAGTACCAGCTTCAATAAATAAACCTTCTGTTGTTGCACCTGTACTTGTAGTAAACAATAAATCTCTACCATTTGATATAAACCTAGTGTCACCACCAGCATTCTGTATTTTAGATGTTAAAATAGCTCCACCTGGATTGTAGAATTCAAGTGCGGATTGTCCAGCATTACCATCTGAAAATAAATGTACTTCACCGCCATTATTACCATCTTTAAGTATTATCTTAGTATCTTCATCTAAACCTTGAAAGGTTAAATTTCCATTAACCGATGCTATTGTGTTTAATGGTATAGTTCCATCACCACCATAAATACCTGTATTTGTATTTCCACTAACAACATTACCAGTAGAATCAACGCCTAAATTTGTAACTGAAGTACCTGTACCTAATGTTCCTATATTAAGTGTTCCACTTATTTTTGTATCTCCACTAACATCTAACTCTACTAATGGACTTGTATTATTTATGCCTACAAAATTATCTTCAGCTTGTAATGTTAGTGGTGTATCACTATTAGAATCTTTGAAATATAAAAACCCATCACCATCCTCTAATTTCCAAAAATTATTATTAATATTATTATTTAATATGATATTTTCAAATGTATAACCATCGGATGCTGATGTAAATGGAGAACGAGCTACTGGATTTACTACACTTGTAGATGCTGATAACACACCTGTATTTAAATTCCATGAACCTTCATATCCTAAATTTTTGTCAAAATAAATTTTAGCATTGTGACCAGCAGTAAGATTTGGTAAATACACTTCTAAATGGTATGTTGTAGAATCAATTTCATCTTCTACTATCCTAACTTCATGGATATAATTTGATTGTCCGTATTTTTCTAATTGAAGTGTTGCTACAGAGTCAGACCAATTTTTAAAAGCATTAATGACATATGTAGTTGGTGTCCAATTCCCACCAGCATATGAAATAAGAACTCGGATACCACCTCTATCACCACCTGATGTATAACCAATTCGATACCAACCAGCTGTATTACCAGTTACAGTAGATATATTACCAAACTCTCTTAAATTAAAAGAACCTACAACTTCTAATTTTGATGTAGGCGTTTCTGTTCCAATACCTACGTACCCTTTTGTACTACCAGAACCTTGAATATGTAAATCCGATATATTAGTCTGTGGATTACCACCAGCATACAATCTAATATAATCATCTGTACCAGTACCAGGTGCACTTATTATACTTATTCCGTTAGCAGATGTGTTAGAATAAATAGAACTATCACCAGGGTCACCATACACAGTAGAACCAGTCCAATCAAAACCGACAGTATTCATAGTAGTTGAAACAACTCCATCAGATGCAGCAAATCTAGATACTATATCAGTTCGTGTTGTAGAAAGTGCAGCTTGTGGTCCATCCGCAAAATCTAGATTTAATCTAAATTTTTCTGTGTTTTGTACAACTTCTAATATTTCACTTGGAGTTTCTGTTCCAATACCAACATTACCATCATTATAATATATACTTGTACCTGATTGACTCCATGGTGTTGTTCCACTTAAATTAGAACCATCACCATAATATGTTGTAGCCGTTAAACTACCTTGGACTTCACTATCACCTTTGGATATAAATCCATTTTTAATTACAAATTCGTTTCCCATAATTTTTAATTCCTTTCCCTATCCAGAAATTTTATATTATATAAATATGTTGTTTTTTTTATTTATTTTTATAATCCAAATCTTGATTTTGTTGCATTATAGTTTTGTTGTACTTCTTCTGGGGATAATATTTTATTGTATATTTTTAAACTTGGGATTTTACCTTCAAAAAAATGCCTTGGATTTGTTATATCCCAAAATGCTATTCCTAATCTTCTATTAAAAACAGTTGAATAATAAACTGTATCTACAGAATTGGGAATAGTTTCACTTACTTCAAGTTCTCCATTTACGTACATGTTAACTGTATTGTTTCCAGATGTAACATCTTGATTATTTGTACACACAACATTATACCAAACATTATTTTGGAATGTATTGTTGGAATATAAATTCCTTTGTGTTGTAACGCTACTAATAACCGTAAATCTTGAAAAGTGAAATGTATTATCAGACCTAAATGCAAAATAAGGTAAATACATATTCCAAACCATATTATAAGTATTATTTGAAGCATATCTTTTAAACCAAAAATCAAATGTCATTTCTGCTTTATTCATATTGTAAATTTCAGAATCAATACAATAATCATTCAAACCATCAAACTCTAAACTACCTAAGTTATCTGTTGTGTATGAAACACCATTGTTTAGCTCTAAACTTTTCGAACCTACCAAATCATTAAATAAAGTGTTGCCACTTATATAACTTTTAGAATTAGAAGCATCAAGATAAAACTCTAAACCATCTGTAACTATATTTAAACCTCCTTTAGTTGCCATAAATCATAATTCTTCAGTTGAAGTCCATTCCGTACCACTTAAAATTGTTTTAATTTCAGTGTATGTATATGGTCCTTCTTTTGTTGTTAGTGATTTAATAGAGGATGGTATTGTTTCACCTTCCCATTTAACAAATGTTTTAGTTTCATCAACTGAACGTCTAATTGTATCTTGTGATGTTTCTAATACTTGTGTGAAATCAACTGTACCTAACTCAGATACATTAAAAATCATAAATTGTCTTGTTTCGTAATTTGTCATAATATTTTATTTTTAAAGTCCAAATCTACCTTTGGTTGCGTTATAGTTTTGTAATGCTTCTGAATCAGTTAGAACTCTATTGTAGATTTGAGAATTCGCTATTTTTCCATTTGCGTGATAACCCCCAAAATCACTATCTCTTCCTACGTAAAAATTAGTAGAGTTATTATTCATTGCGGTATAAGAACCAGCTGACAAATTATTATAACCAGTAGCCTCTACTCCGTTAATATAATGTTTAATTCCAGTACTTAATCCAGAACCATCATATGTTGAAATTAATGAAGTCCAAACATTTATTGGTATAGCTGTAGTAGTAGTTCTAGCGATATAATTTGAAGAGTTATTATCTAATAAAATTAAACCAAGTACACTATTACCAAAAGGACCATGTAACCATTCAGTAGCTTTAGATAGTGTTCTAAACCTAACAGAACTATCACAGTACACCCAACAACCCACACTAAAAGGATTATCACTTGTACCGTTACCAAAACTAAATAAGTCACTATCATTAAAATTAACATAATCATTCACACCATCAAATGATATACTTCCACCACCATCGGTTACATATGATGCTCCATTAGTTAAAACCCCATCATTATTATTTGAAGTTAAATCGAACCAATCTGTTCCTGTACCTGGATAAGATGATGTATTACCAGCGTCTAAGTTTAAAACTAAACCTTCTTGTACTATTCCGAATCTTGGTCCTACTACTCCACTCATAATCCAAATCTTGTTTTTAATGCGTTATAGTTTTGTCTAACTTCATCAGCACTTAATATTTTATTATATATTTTTAAACTTGGTATTTTGCCTTCAAATGGGTATGATGCTCCTCTATGGTTACCAATTCTTAGTTCATATGGTGTAGAATAATATTCATCCACAATTCCAGTCCATGTATTTGACGTTTCCAATTCTCCATTCACATATATTTGTACCGTTACATCACCAGATGAAAAATCTTGATGTAGCGTAGAACATACGTTATACCATGTGTTATCAGAATATGTTGTGGTAGTAAATAAACTTCTTTGAGTAGTGGTACCAGTTAATCTAGTCGAAAAAGAAAACATAAATCTATTATCAAACCTAAATGCGAGATACGGTAAGAAATTTGACCATGGCATATTGTTATTATTGTTTGATTGTGTTCTATTAAACCAAACATCCCAACTCATAGATGGTTTTTCACGATTATAGTTATTTACTGTCTGGGTATAATCATCTAAACCATCAAACACTAAACTACCTAAATTATCTGTTGTATATGAAACACCATTATTTAATGTCATGTCTTGGGAACCAACTAAATCATATTCAGTTGTACTACCACTAACATAACTTTTATAATTAGAAGCATCAACATAAAACTCTAACCCATCTGTAACTATTTTTGGTGAATAATGAAAACTCATATTTTATATACTTCTTACTATTGTTTTTATTTCCCAAGTACCAGTTGTTGCTGATACAGTTAAATTAGCTGTACCTCCAGACACATTCATATCAAATGTAACAGGACTAGTATCACCTATATCTGTAGTAGTTGTTTCTGTATAGTTAACAGATGAACCACTAAATATTGACATAATTGAACCAGCTCTAGCACCAGTTCCTGTTAAAGTATATTCAAAGAACCCACCAGTATATGCACTTAAAGGTATTGAATACAATTCTGTTAAACCTGATGTTATTGAAGTTTTGAATGTTGTATTTAATGAAGGAGCTTGATAATTACCCATCAAAATTTCATCATCACTATTAACTTCTAAAATAGGCAATCCAGATATATCATTAACAGCGAATAGTGTACCAGTAAGATTGTCTGTAATACTAAATAATTCACCAGCAGAACCTTGAACTGTAAATAATGGGTCAGTAGAACTTGAACCAATAATTGTTAAAACATTTTGTCCACTTCCAGACAATCTTGTTTCTCCTAAAACATCTAAAGTGTATTGAGGATTTCCTATCCCTACACCAATATACCCTTTTGTACTACCAGAACCATGAATATGTAAGTGTGGTGTTGCTGTAGCATTATTTCCTGCATAGAAATTAATACTATCTTCTGTGCCCGTTCCTGCACCATTAAATATATGTAAGTTATTTGCTGCTGTTGAAGCAAACATAAACGTATCATCTGATTCTCCACCATATGCAACAGATGCATCTCGATTTGAACCTAATACACCCATAACAATAGAACTTACATTATCGTTAATTAATTGCATTACTGTTGAACCAGAAGAATTTGTTGTCTTTCCATAAAATTCAGCTGTATATGGCAACGTTCTATCAACTCTTGCACGAAACTGACCTGTTGAACCAGATACCGACAATCTATCAGATGGAGTTTCTACACCAACACCAACATAACCATCATTGTCAATAACTAACTTATCTCCTCCTGAAATATGCCCAAATGTAATAGTGTTTCCACTTGCTCCAATGACTGGTGTATTTGTCGTTAATGAATCATTAAATCTAATATTTACTCTTTCATCTCCACTCTCAAAATTAGCTAAACTATTTGCAACTGAATCATAAATATGTAATTTTTGTGTTGGAGTTTCAGTACCAATACCAATATATCCTTTTGTACTACCAGAACCTTGGATATGTAAATGCGAAGTTGATAACGCATTACCTCCAGCATAAAATCTAATGTAATCTTCTGTTCCAGTACCAGGTCCGTTAATCAAATTTAAACCATTTGCAGCAGAATTAGAATAAATATAACTATCACTAGGTACACCAAAAGATTGTATTCCAGAATAAGTAGTTCCGACAGTACCGACATTTATTGAACTAGTACCATCTGTTGCTCCAAATCTAATTAAACTATCTGTATCACTTGTTACAACACTTATAAGTGGTCCACTACCATTATCTAAATTAGTCGCAAATGTTGTTGTACCATCTGTCACTTCTAATATATCACTTGGTGTAATTGTACCAATACCAACTTTACCATCCGCTGTTACATCTAATAAGTTAGCACTATTGTTTCTAACTCTAACAATGGGTCTAGTAGTAACACCACTCCAAGGGTCAACCCCAGGGTTTGTGGTAACTCTACCTTGTAACATTATCAATGGGTTGACACCAGTATCTACAGAAGGGTCTATAACTGATTGTATATATAAGTTTGTTGATGTATTAGTATTATTAAAAGACCTAAAAACTGGGTTGAATGAACCATCTGTAGATACAGCATTAGTTATAGCTAAATAATCTGTACTATCTATAGTTCTAAATCTAGCAATATCTTCAAAACTAGATGTGCCACCACTACTAACAATATCTAAATTAAATGTTGGGTCACTAACACCAATACCAACATTTCCATCATTATAATATATACTTGTGCCTGATTGACTCCATGGAGTAGTTCCGCTTAAATTAGAACCATCACCATAATATGTTGTAGCAGTTAAACTGCCATCTACAATAGTATCACTATCTATGTATGTATCATATCCAGCATTACCAACAAATACTCTATCTTGATTATCAACACCAATTAGAGATACATTAACATCAGCAATTGTTCTACCTTGTAAGAAATAAGAATTATCTCTTAAATTAATATGTCCGTTAAATACATCTATTGCCGAGTTTGATGTAATACTACTAGCTGTTAGTGTATTAAGTGTTGTATCACCTGTAACATCTAAATCACCATTTATTGTTAAACCACTAACTTGATTAAATGTTGAAGTAAGTGAACCACCATTATCATCGGTTATCGTAAATGTGTTATTATCATTATATGTAAATCCTGTAGTAGTTATACCCACATCAGTTCTAATAACTTCTTGTGGTAAATTGTCCCCATTACCAACCCATAAATAACCTGTTGTTAAGTTTGGTAAACCAGCAGTTCTAGCAGTGTTAAATATAAATATTTGTCCGTTTGTAGTACCAACATTTAATACTTTAGCAATTCTTTGTATTTGTGTATTTGTACCAGTTGGTCTGAATTTAGTTAACCCACCATCAGTTTTTGACATATAAAGAACATCATTAACTTCCCATGTTTCACCAAATGGGTTAAGAGTTGTTGAACCACTTGTCGTATCAATACCGCTTAATTTACCGAAAGTGATAAGTGGATAAACACCAGCATTATCAAAATCTTCAGCAGTAAACCCAATTACTGGCATTGTACTACCAGTTGATGCATTAGCCAATTCAACTTCATGTATATCATTATCAAACCCTGTAATATAAACTGGACAACCCTTATCTATTGTTCCAGCAGAACCTTTTTTACTCCATATAGTTACATTACCAGCAGAAACATATTCTTCACCTGTTAACCATTGATTAGTAGGTGCATCAAAATAAAGTAATCTACCTTGATATGTATTATCTGGTGTTGCTGGTATATTTGTTGTTACATCATCTAAATCGTTAAGTGTTATACCTGTGTATGTAGATGCTGATAACACCCCATCTATTGTTAACCCTGTAAGAGTGTTAATAGTTGCTGATAAATCGCTTAAACCACCATTTCTACTAATTGTAAATGTGTTAGCATCATCATATGTAAATCCAGTAACATAGAAGTTATCACCACCACCTGTTGTAAATCCTGTTACAACAACACTACCACCATCATTTCTATCTAATGTTAATGTTTCCGATGAGAATGTACCACCAGTAACAAATGTATTTGTATCAATAGGTATAGAAACATCAACTTTAATAATATCATCTATTGTTGTGATTGTAGTATTACTACCACCACTAATTGTCCTAAAATATAAATCTGTTCCAGACTTGCCACTAAACACTTCATTAGCACCACCACTATTAATTCCGTTTTGAATTTTAGAATCTAATTCGGTCTGTAAATTGGTAACATCAGATATTGTATGAGTATGTGCTGTAGATATTAAATTATTAAATGATGTTTGATGTGGGTTATTTGTATCGCCAGTATGTGTATCAAATAATGTTAAATCAGTTTTTCCACTTAAGACTGGGGAAAGGTTTACACTATACAAATTACCTCCTTGTATATTATTGTCAAACTCAATCGTTTCACCATTAAGATTAGCGGCTGTTGTATAACTATCTGTCATTCCAGTGGTAAAACCACTAACCTGAAAAGTCCCTCCAGTAGAATTTGTATAAGTGACAATGCCTGTCAATATATCATAAATACCACTAACAACATAAACATCAGATGCTAAAGATGATAAATCAGTATTAATAGTAATACCATCATTTCTACTTGTTGATAAATTATAAGTTAAACTATTAAAAGTTTGACCAGTTACAAATGTATCATTAACATCTATTGACGATAAATCAACATCAAAAGAATTACCATCATTTCTTTCAAAAGTAATTAATGAAGTATTATTATCGTAAGTACCTCCAGTGGTATAAAAATCTGTAAAACCACTAACTAAAACATTATTGCCATCATTTCTTTCTAATGTTAAAATTTGAGATGAAAAAGTACCGCCAGTTACATAAAAATTATCTGTTGATATACCACTTAAATTACTTCCATCACCATAAAAAGTACCTCCACTTATAATATTAGTTGATATTGAATTTAAAGAAATATCATCATCTAAATTTATAATAGGATTACTTGCTGTACCTCCTGTATTTATGTTAATACCTGGCTGAACATTTACATTAGAAGTAACAAATAAATCAGATAAATCAGTAGAACCAGAATAAATAGTTCCACCACTTATTGTAACTCCAGAAACACTATCGAGAGATAAATTTCCTTGTATTTTTTCAGCATTTATATTTTTAGTTGCACTCATCTTTAATAAATATTATCATTTTTATTCTTTATTACTTTCTATCCAAATTAAATATTCTTCTGGAGACTCTTGACTCCAAAACCAATCATCAATCGGATATTCATATGTATCTTTATTTTCTTTTAAAAGTGTATAATTTAAATTATAAACAGCATTAGGTGCATAAAACCATTTTTCACCATCAAACTTATAAAATCCACTTGTATCTAATTTTTCCATTTTATTATATTGTTACTGTCCATCCTTTGTTAGTTGCTATTAAAATATCAGTAGCAGATAAATTTGCTGTACCTGGATTACCACTAACATTTATAACTTTAGCTGATGCTATACCTAAATTGTTGAATATATTCACTATGTTATCCCTATCTAAATTGTTATTTTGGAATTCTAAATTCTGTACAGCTCCATATATATTACAAATAGATAGATTGTATGTGGAACCATTAAACATATCTCTACCATCAGTCACGGAAGACAAATCCCAAGAACCTATTTTCCTTAATTGGTTTGTTGTTGAATAAAAACACCTATATGTGTTTGTGACGTTAGATGTGTCAAGTGTTGGTAACTCAAATAACATACCACAAGAATAAAACGTTTGATACAAACTGGTAACATTAGATGTGTTGTATTGTGGTATACTTTTCAGACGATTACAATCATAAAACATTTGTTGCATACTTGTACAACTTGACAAATCCATATCAGGACCTTCTTCTAATTTATAACAATTTTGAAACATGCTTTGCATTGTAGTTACATTTGATGTATCATCTAAACTAACACTTTCCAACTCATAACAATTTTGGAACCATAACGAACAATATGTCACAGCTGACATACCAACACACGTTATTGATGATAAACTACGACAATCCTTGAACGTATATAATTCATTCGTAACACTATTACTGAAATCTATTGTTGGTAACCATTTCAACTCATAACAACCACTAAATGTTTCCCTAAAGTTTGTACCACTACTCGTTGAAAAATCAACCCCAACAGATTGTAAACGAGTACAACCATAAAACATTCTATAAAAATTTTGGATGTTAGATGTATCCACATTTGGGAACTCTCTTAATTCTGTAGCTTGTCTAAACATGTTATTAGCATCTGTGACACTAGACATATCTAGTGGTGGTAGTGTCTCTATATCCGATGAATAGAACATTTGTACCATATTAGTCACGTTAGATGTATCGAACAACGGTATTGTTTTAATGTTTTTTGTGTTGTAAAACATACTAGACATAGTAACCACACTACTCGTATCCATCATCGGTATTTTATATAACCCAGTACCATTAAACATACTAGACATATTAGTTACGTTACCAGTGTTACTAATAGATAAATTTTTAGTTAACCACCTAGTCACTTGAAACATTAAACTAGTTGTGGTACAATTACTCAAATCTAATGGTGGTAAACTCCATAATTCATAACAATTTTGGAATAACCCTTGACAGTTGGTTGAATTAACTGTGTTGATACCAAGAACCTTTCTTAATACAACACAGGTTGTGAATGTTTCTCTAAAGTTAGTACAAGATGTGGTATTATTAAGTTCAACTTCTCTTAAACTCCTACAACTATAAAACATTCTATAAAGTGTTGTAACTGAAGAACAATCAAATATTGGGACTCTTTCTAAATTACTACAATTATAAAACATACTATCCATTTGTAACACGTTAGATGTATCTAAATCTGGTATTTCAATTAAATTACTACAACCAATAAACATACTAGATGCATCAGTAATTCCATACATATCAAAATTACTCAACTTATATATTTGAGAATATCCAAACAAATTAGTAGCATTTGTAATTGAATGAGAACCAATCCAATCTATATGTTCTAACATATTACTATAACTACTACCTAAATCACCCGATGTTAAATTAGGTACAGATAATCTAATCTCTAAAACACCATTATAAGTATTTCCATATCCACCTGTTCCAGCAAAAGGAACTTCATCAATATCAAAATTCGTTAATGTCTGTCCACTTTGTGGTGTAATGGTTACCACTGCCTGTCTATAACCATAACTTGTTGTTGTTGCTGACGAAACGCCACTATATTGTATATTATATGTTGTTACATCACCACCAGTTGTTGGGTGGTTAGCAGTATATCCAGTACTAAAACCATCACCCCAATCAACTTCAAAATCACCAGCACATCTAAAACCTAAATAATTATCACCATCTTCAAATACCGCAACCAATAAATGTATTATATCTTCACCACTAGTTACTGAAGGTAAATCAATCCATTCACTAGGTCTAGTATATGTTTTGTACGGTGTTGGGTCATCAGGTGGATTACCACTATTTACCGTTAATCTATTATTATTTACTAATATAACTGACATTTTATCCTCTTATTAATCTAACCCAATCATTATCATTAATAGCAATGAAAAAATAATTTCCATCGAAATACATTTGTCCTTGATAAGTATTTGATATAGTACTTCCTGTATATATTCCATTTATATCCCAATTACTAACATTACTCAAAAGAGTTGTTGCTAATCCTGAAGATAAAAATTGGTCAACAATTGGTATTTCTGTTACAGTACCTCCACTAACAACATCTGAACCTAATACAGCTTTTTGAGTTACATCTTGCATTTTATTGTAAGTAACAGAATTTGGCTGTATTGTTGTGACTCCTAAGTTATTTATATTTACATCACCAGTCATCTGAACTGATTGTGCTGTATTACCAGAATCTCCAACAAAAATTTCACCATAATTTAAATCTGGTTGTGAAGTAAATCCAGTAACAATAACACTATTTCCATCATTTCTGTCAAGTGTTAAAGTTTCTAACGAAAAACTACCTCCAGTAACATAAAAATTATCTGTTGATATACCACTTAAATTACTTCCATCACCATAATAAGTAACTCCAGATAAAACTGATATAGTTGTTGTTAAGTCTGATAAACTATCATTTCTTGATATAGTGAATGTATTTATATCATCATATGTAAAACCAGTTACATAAGTATTTGTATCTGTATCTCCAGTTGTTCCAATAACAAGATTTCCATTGATATCTACACCTAAATTGTTTACTGAAGTACCTGTGAATAAATTGTTTAATGTTAAACCACTTGTTATTGTAATAAAACTATCAAATGTCCTTGTACCACCAGTTGGTGCTTCAACAATTTCTTTTAATTGAATTTCATTTAAATTATTAACTTCTATTGTGACTTCATCTGTCGCTGGTAAGGATGTTAAATCAACATCATATGTTGTGCTATCATTTTTTTCAAATGTAATAATAGATGTATTATCATCATAAGTTCCACCTGTTGTAAAAGTATCAGTAACACCAGTAATATCTATTGTAACAGAATCATTTCTCGTTAATGTAATTACATCAGTAGAGTCATCATATGTACCACCTGTAATAAATGTATTTGTATCGATAGGTACATTCACATCAACTCTAATAACATCATCTATTGTAGTTATTGTTGTGTTACTACCTCCACTAAGTGTTCTAAAATATAAATCAGTTCCAGACTTACCACTAAAAACTTCATTTCCACCACCACTATTAATGCCATTCTCAATCTTAGAGTCTAATTGTGTTTGTACATCACCACTATAAACATTAAATGTATTTATATTTAATTTTGAATCTATTTCTACTTTAGTATCTGCTGTATATGAATGAAAATCTGTATTATTAGTTTTTCCACTTAATACTGGGGAAAGATTTACATTATATAAATTAGTTCCTTGTATATTATTATCAAATTCAATTACTTCACCGTTAAGATTAGCTGCACTTGTATAACTATCTGTCATTCCAGTAGTAAAACCACTAACTTGAAAAGTTCCACCACTAGAATTAGTATAAGTAACAACACCTGTTAATACATCATAAACACCACTAACAACATAAACATCTGAAGCTAAAATTGATAAATCTGAATTTATAGTAACACCATCATTTCTTTTAGTAGATAATATATAAGTATTATTATCAAATGTTTGACCTGTAATATATGTATCATTTAAATCTAAACTAGATAAATCTACTAAAAAATTAGTTCCATCATTTTTATCAAAAGTAATTAATCCACTATTGTTATCATAAGTACCTCCAGTAGTAAAAGTGTCTGTTATTCCAGAAATCTCTAAATTTACATTATCATTTCTATTTAATGTTATAATATCAGTATTAGAATCATAAGTCCCCCCAGTTACATAATAATTAAAATTAGTATCTCCAGTAACACCAACAACAACATTACCATTTATATCAATACCTAAATTATTTACAGAACTACCAGAATAAAGACTATTAATTTTTAAATAATCTAAGTCAACTAGCCCTTTTATTCTTTTTTCTAAACTCATTTTTATTTAATATATTTTATATATTCTTTTTTTATTCTAATAAATTAAATCAGTTAATTTCGTTATTTCACCACTATGTGTTGTCGCACTATAATCAGTATTTACAGTTAAATTCGATGTGATTACTTCAGAAGTGGTTGGATAATTAATCGATAAACCACTATTTGAATAGATACTACTATTAACTACTTGTAATCTACCAAAATTAGTTATATTAGTTAAAGTGTCTCCACTACCTGTATTAACTATATTTGAATTATTAATTAACACGTTTAAATATTGTCCATCACCATAAGAATCTAAATCATTATAACCATTCACATAAGAGTTGTTCAATCTAAATGTTGATGTTGTAGTATCTGTATGGTCATATAATATAAACCTATCAGCAGTTGATATAATTTTACTATTATTCACATTTATCTCACCTCCAAATCTAGGATGAAATGTATAATTAAAATTACCCTCTATATTACCTCTAAAATTAACTTTTGAAGTTCCAAAAGATTGCATAATAACATTACTAGTTGTCCCAGTACCTAACAACTTGATATCTCCATCAAAATTAATTATATTACCACTAGATGAACTAACAATAAACCTACCTACACCACTACTAGTTTTTGTTGTTATAGTACCTTTATAATTTATAATATTATTAGAATGATTTAACCAGAATAAACCAGTAGTTAAACTGTTATCAGAATAATCATATAAATTTGAATTCATATTTAAAACCCAACCACCACTAATAAATGTTGATACAATTGCACCGTAATATGCGAATGTTGTATATGCATTTTGATAATAAATATCCTTTATGTTGACATTTATATTACCACAAGTTAATTGTCTCATATTAAAAACTTGAGCTAACGACAACATATATTCGCCATTTATATCAATATTAGATGAAGTGCAATTGTTTCTAATATAAAAAGAATAAGCGCAATCATAATAGTATCTACGTTTTACGTAAGATGAAAAATCCAAAAACTCGGAATCCATAATAGTATAGACACTACCATATCCAGCATTACCAGATAAGAAGTATTTGTGTTCCTCATCAGATATTAATGTGAATTTACAGTCATTAACGGTATTTCTGATTTCAATTAATTGACAACTATTAGACCTTAAACTTTTAGTTTCTGAAAAGAAGTTAAAATTATTACCACCATTACATGTGAAATACATCGATAAACCGTTACTTGTATCTGGTCCTAAACCAGTAGCTTCAAATTCTAAATAACCCAACACTGTACATGTTTCACCAGTTGTTCCGTTTGGTGAGAATAGACCAACACTTTGACCAGTTGGTGCCTCATTAATCATATTAATTTTAACACCAGCACAAAAATAATACGTTATACCATCTTTCCATAAATTTAATTCAGTCTGCCAAACACCATCATATTGATTACCAGTAGAATCACTATTATCAAAAACAATTGTTTGTGGTAACACATATATTAAATCACCATATGTTGAAGCTGTTTTAGCACCATAAAGTGTTTTAAATGGTTTATCTAATCTACCTTTTTCACCAGTTGAGTCATCACCATTCTCATCAACAAAAAGTGTATTTGAAATAGTTACACCTGTAAAGAAACCATCAATGTTTATACTATTATTAGCATTATCTAATAATGTTAATACACCATTCTCTTTACTATAAGTGCTTCCTGTAATAAAAGTATCTGTTATACCTGTAACATCTATTGTAACAAAATCATTTCTAGAAATTGTTAATAAATCTAACTCTTGATTATAAGTAGCTCCAGTTACATATTTATCTTGAGATGTTGCTGCACTAATTATATGTTGAACATCAACATAATCTATATTCCCATTTGATGAATTTCTTGCTAATATTTGAAATAAAGAATTATCATTACTTGGAACATCTACAATATTTAATGTATTAGCAGATAAGTTAGCTTGAATATAAGTATTTCCACTTACAGTACCACCACTTAATGGTAAAAATTTATCATCTATTTTAAAAAAATATTGTCCAGCCACTTTATATATTATTTATATCTTCTTCAATTTTAATACTTATACCTCCTTCTCTAGGTAAAGACATCTTTGTTCCATTTGCAAAAAACAATTCAAATTCACCAATAAAATTTCCAGAAATAGCAGTATCTCCTTCTACCCATTGATATTGTATTATACCAGAGTCATTAGAAATTACTTGAGCTACTTTAGAAGATATAACTAAAGCTCCACAATCATCTACCATAGAAAATTCAACTTTAGTTACAGCACTTAAATTCAATCTATTCCAACCTCCTAAACAACCTTTATCATAAACGGTAGCTATCAAAGCTGGTGCTGTATCATTTCTTTTTATAATAAATGGTTTTTCTCCTCTTGCCATACTTTTAATTATTAACTATTTCTAATCTTACTTCTTGATTTTCAAGTCTTATGTCAATATTTTGACCAACTACAACAGGGCTTAATTTAAATCTTGTTATAAGTCTCTTTTCTGGACTATCTACTGTATATTTTAAAACCCAATTCATTTCATATATATCATCAATATTGTATAAACCTGGGGATAAATTTACATAATACCTTCCTAAAGAATCATTTATAACTTCAGGACTCTCTATAACAATAGAATCTCCTTCTATTGTTACATAACCAGATATTTCTTCTACATTTATTAAATCATATGTTTCTCCACTTAAAGTGGTTATATTGATACAATAAAAATCTCTATAAAGTCTTAAATAAGCCATAATCAAAAAAAGATATTTCCTCACAAATAAATAGTAACAAAAAAGGAGACTGTATTAAAACAATCTCCTTTTTAAAAAATTTATTTATATATGTTTTAAGCACTAAGAAGACATCTGTCTGGTTGAACATTGATTTTAACTTTTGAAATATCATCTGAACCATAATCATAACTATCAAAAGAAGCATTTGTAATAAAACAACCTATTAAAGTCCACTTTTCAACTTCAACACCAACAGGGTCAAGAGCTTTTAAAACTAAATTCTTTTTGTATCCTACTGCATAACCCATTCTACCAGTTGCAGATTCAGCATGTAATCTTACCCATTCCATCACTTTTTGAGTTGTTGATGGTCCGATAACATCAATAAATTCAATATCAATTGCTGACCATTTGTATCTACCAGCAACGTATGTACTAGTGTTCATATATTGAATTTCAGTACTATTAATTTCTATCGTAGGTTTTCCAGAAGTTTGAACATTAAATGATTCAATACCTAATTCAGAAGGAAATTCCAATACGAATCTATTTTTTCTTTTAGGTTCCTGGTCTACAGGAACTGGTCTAAACATTGTAGCCATCTTAAACTTGTTTTTATTATTTTAATTACTTATAAATATTAAACAAAAAAAATTATTTGATTATATTTAATTTTTTTTTTAATTTATTTCTATAAAATTTAAAATTCACCAATAAAAAAAGGGAACTAAATAGCTCCCTTTATTTTTATAAATTTGTAAATTCTTAATATTTAAAAAGTTAAAAATCTTCGAATCTAGCTCCAGTAGGTAAAACTTGAAAAGTTAAATCTATAAACTCAGCAGTTCTTGTAGGTTTCAATTGAATTTTACCAACTAAAGTATTTCTATCTACAACCTCTGGTGGATTATTTGTTTCATCCATTATAACTCTAAATCCAGTTAAACCTCTTTGATTTTGAATTTGTAATAATAAAGGTTCTACTTTAGATAAGAATTGGTCTCTTAAAGTTTGGTCATTTTGCTCAAACAATAAAGTTTGAGATGTTGCAGCTACTACTCTTCTAATTTGTAACAATAATCTTCTTACACTAATTCTATCAAGAGCAGACTGTCTAATTTGAAGTGTTTTTTGTCCATAAATTACCACTCCATTTTGAACAAATGTGGCGATTGGATTAATTCTTCCTTCATATAATGAATCTCTATCAGTTTGACTCAATTTAATATCTGCTTTTCTTACAGAATCTCCAACAGTACCTCTATTTATACCAGCAGGTGCAAACCAAGGGAATGATACATTATCTGTTAAAGCGATTGATTTAACAACTTCAGCTGTAGGAGGTAAATATAAAAATTGTCCAGTTGATTGGTCTTCAATTTGTACCCAAGGCCAATAAGTTGCTGCATAATTTGAATCAATACCTGTGTCTTGCATTGCTAAAACGGCTTCTTCTGGAGTACCTTTTGCTGTATCTGTAGTTAACCTAGGAGCATCAATTATATATAAAGTATCAGCTCTATCTTCTATCTTTCCTAAAGCATACTTAACTAATTCTTGGTTATTTCCGTAATCAATACCTGGAGTAGCAAATAAGTTAACATCAACTTCTTCTGGGTTAGTGAAGATATCTATCGCTTCTTTAAAAGCCGTTCTATTAGAAGTGTCTGAAATATTTGTTGTAAATGTAGGAGTTCTAAATTTATTCCAACCATCAAAACCTCCAGCAGGAGCAAGTGTGAACTTTCTTTCTGCTTTAGTGTAACCACTTAAAGTTAAACTTCCAGAAACAAACGTTGAAGGTGCTCCAGATTCTAAGTGAAAACCAGGTACTACAACTTTTCCAGCACTTCCAGTTCCTACATACTTAAACATATCTGCTTCAACAGTATTAATAACATTAGAAAAAGTAACTTTATCTGCAGTAAATTCAGTGTAAGCTAATTCTGAAATACCTAAGAAAGTTTTATTTACAGAATCTCCTGATAAATAAGATGTTTTATAATATAAAGGTGTTGCAGTAGTTCCAGTTTCTACCTCTACTTGACTATATCCTTCAAAACCTGCTGGAACAACATTTGAAGGATGTCCTTCTTGCATATCTAACGTTACAAATACAGATTGTCTAGGATATTCTTCATCAGTAGTACCAATTACTCTAGCAATATAATTTCTTTGAGTAGGGTCCATAGTAACACCTCTAAATCTCTCTAAAGCTGTTTGAAAAGCTGCTGAATCATTATCGTTAAAATCTCTAATTATTACATCAAAAGTTTTTGTGATTGTATCTATATTTGATATAGATATCTTAATTTCTCTATTCGCAGAATCTCCATCAGAAATAGATTGAAATTTAAATAATTTTCTAACTTGACCACCAACTAAATTAGAAACAATATAAGGTGTCTCTGGATTAGTGTAAGGTCCAGCAAAATCTGTATAAGTTGAATCAGTTGAAAAAGTTATAGAATCTGAAATTCCTGTTATTGAACCTTCAGCTACTGCTTGTCTTAAAAAATGAGGATAAATAGATTCTACATAAATGCCATAATCTCCTGATAATTTTTTAGGATTTTTACCTATAACATTAACAATATAATCTTCTCTACTTTCATCTAAAGAAACTGTTAAAGTATTTGCAGAAAAAGGCCCTGTTGAAGCACTTAATACAAAACTTCCTAAAGGAGATGAAGATACTCCCTTTTCTAAGTCAGTTGCAATATTGTGTAAAAAAGTATTTCCTTCATCATCTGATTTACTTTTTATTACAGCAATAATAGCTCCATCATCTATTGTTCCTCCAGTAGGAGATGTTGCTGTGATAATCCATGCATTAGAATCGGTAAAACCTTCTTTTCCTAAAACTCTAGTTACAGTTAATTCATTAGATTGTGTTAAAAAAGCGTTTGCTACATAAGGTAATTGTAAACTTGAATTTGTTCCTCCAAATCTAAACAAAAACTCATCAGTACTTCTAATACTAATTGGTTCAAATGCTGGTCCTTTTTGTGTTAATCCAACAAGGCCTAACTTAGTTAAACCAACTCTTGATGCGAATACCGAAAAATCTTGCTCTTTTGTGTAAACGCCGGGCGATACGAATATAGTTGCCATCTGATTATTATTTTTTAATTTTAAATTTATACAGTTTTACAATAAATAGGATAAAAAAATTCAAAACTAACATTCGTCCTCACGAATTTGTATAGAAATTTTTGTAATTGTCTGAACTCTCTCGAATTTCTTTGGGTCTACGATTCTAGAATGTACCGTTAAAGGATATACTAATTGAAAAAATCTATCTGAATCTATACTATCTACAGTGTTATCTTCACTAGGGTCTCCTAAAATAGCTGGTACATTATAACCATTAATTTTCATATAACCTTGTCCGTCAGAAAAACCTTCTTCTAACATTTTTTCATATGAAATATTTACATCTTGCATATAATGAGTTAAAAATCTTAATTCATATTCTACATCCACCCAAGTAGGTTGTGGAATTTTAAAAATTTCATAACCCCCCAGCACTCCATCTGTACTAGGAACTTTAACATAATTAAATTTTAATTTTTTTGGTACAGTTCTCCTTAATGGAGCTGTACCTTTTTTTACTGACTTTCTCCTCATAGTCATAAAAGGCATTCTTATCTCCTCTCCACTTTCATCTTTAAGATATTTCCAGTTCATTTTAAATTCAGCCCACCTTTCTTGTGTTAAAAATATAACTGGAACTCTTATGTCTTTACCTTCTGCATCTTCAACAGTAATATTTAAATCATAAATGAAATCTCTCATACCCCTATCAACATCTTCTAATAAAAGTTTTTGAGGTAAATAATTATTATTTTTAAAACTATCATCAAGATTATCATTAATATTTTTTTGTATAGACATTTATTTTTATTTTATCTTTTTTATAATAAATATTATATAATTTTAATTAAACATTTGATTTTAAAATAAATTATGTATATATTCGCAAAAAGTTTTTAAATTGAAGAGAGTAAGAATTACACATAACTTAATAAATAAATTGATAAAATCTGAAGAGATTTTAACTTTTTCTTATTTTGTTAAATTAAAATACTTATACTCAAATTCTACTATTTATAATTTTTCATTAAGAAAAGCTGCTAGACTTATAGGCGTTTCTCCTAATTCTATAAAATTCCATTTAAAAAAAATGGAAGAAATGGAAATTATAAAAATTGTAAAAAATAAAAAAGGGGGTACAAATATCACCTTTTCTTCAATAGAAAAAATTTCAAAAAAATACGGAGTAAACCATAATAGTAAATGTGGTTCTATAATATTTCGTGATTCTGAAAATGTACAAGATATTAAAACTAGATTTTATTCTAAAGTTTTAATTAACAATCTCAATAAACAGAGATATACTATCAAAGGAAAGTCCAACTCGCTTATGCGGAAAAGAGACCAATTAAACAAGTTAAATAAAAGTGGAGTTAATCCAGATTTTTTACAAAGGTCAATTGCGAGTGAAAGGATAATGTTTGATACTTTTATATGCTGTGATACAATTGGTGATATGTTAGATAAAACTAAAATGACAGGTTATAACCAACTAAAAAAAATGGTTAGGATGGGCTTGTTAAATATAAAAAAGAAACAAATGAAAGTTTTAGAAAATTGTAAAAAAGAAGACTTTGAACATTTATGCAAAAATGGCAATTTAATAAAAGGTAAACATTTTTATAGTGTAAAAGAATCTTCTATTTTGAAAAATGTTGGTTTTTCAGTTGAAGTATTATAATTTTTTTTGTGTGTGCATTTTATTTTACTAACATACGGCGAGTTAATATCTTATACAGTAAACTATATGTTTTATTTTTGTTAATATTTTTTTGAAAATTATCTTGCATTAAAAACATCACTGTTTACCTCAACAGCTATGATTGTAATTGAGAATAATTTATCACCACCCCAAGAATGTTTATTATCTATATTTGAACTACCATCATCTGTTACTTCATAATAGTTACCTTTATGATAAACAAAGTCACCTACTCTTATTTCAGCATCTAATTCATCTAAATGTGTAAGATATATGCTAGCAGTTAATTTACCATATCCCCTTCTTATTAATCCACCTGGTGCAATATAATTTGGAGACTGAGATTCTACGTTAATTCTTCCGAAAACTTCAACAGGAGTTAAATGAACTTTCTTTTTAGATTCGCCATACAAATCGTGAGTTCTTGTCTTTTGATAATCTATTCTATATAAAATGAAAGATTCTTGTAATATCTCTTCAGTTATTTCTCTTCCTGAACTTTCAAAAAATCTTCTTTCTTTTTCGCCAAAAAATTTTTTAATCCCCTTTTGGGAATTATCCATCTCTCTTGCTTCAGCAGGTTTTTTTTGATTTCTATTTAATAACCTGTCTCTATTATTATTTCCTTTATTTCTAGACATAAAATATCATTTAATTAACCTAAATAAATAGGAAGTGGACCATAACCTAAAGTTTTGTTTACATACTCTTGCATTAATGCATTGTTTTCTAATAAAGATTTATAATTTAATCTATCTAATAAATCTCTTAACTCCTCTTTTAAAGTTTTCATATCTTCTTTACCATTAGATATTAAATCTGCATGATTCATTGTTAGAGAAGCATCTGGTATTGGTAATTCACCTGAAAATTTACCTCTAACACCAATTCCTAACAATTCTTTCGCATTAGCTTGTGCATATTTTTTAACCCATGTTTTTGCTGGGTCATTTAATTCATTAAATCTTAAATTATATAAAACAGCATCAGAAGGGCCAGAAACTAAACCATTACCTTGATTTTGTAAACCGTCTACTGAATTTGTACTACCTGTAAATCCTGGATTTGCAGTATTTCCACTAAAAGCATCATTACCACCAATTCCTATTTTATCATAATAATAATAAAACATAGTTCCTGGAGTACCAGCACCTCCACCAATACCCATATTGGAAGCACCAAGACCTGTAGTAGTGTTTATTCTAGGTATAGGATATAAAGAAATTACTTTAGTCCCATTTGCACCTCCTCTAACCCTGTATGAATATTCAGAACCTCTAACTTTATTTCTTAATTCAGCAGCTTGAGCTGTTAAAATAGTGTCATATACTGGCATCACATGGTATAATGTGTGACCAGCAAAAGAAGCTCCAAATTCAGAAAAAGCTATATTTGAATTTGCAAAAGGGTCTAAACCAAATAAATTTATAAAGTTAGGAGTAAACCAAAGAACTTCATTTATTTCTTGACCTGCAGGAATTATGTAATCTTGTGTACCAGCTGTTAGGGGAATATTTCCTAACTTCAACTCCCTATTACTGTTCATACCCCCAAGACCACTTACTTGTTCAGCATAAGCAGTTGAGAATGTTTTTTCAAAACCAAAATTTTGTGAAACAAATTTTAAAGTAAAATCTATATCACTAGGCAAACCTAACATTTGTGAAAGTCTATTTTCTAAAGCCCATTGATGTATATAAGAAGAATATTCTTCAATAGCTTCACATAAACATTCTTCTAATTGTTCATCTTCTAATTCAACACCCATAACAGGCTCACCCAACTTTCTTCTAATTCTTCTATAAATTCTAGAAATTTGTTGGTCAGTCATTCCTTCTAAACAACCTTCAGAAATAATTTCACAATACCCAAAACCTTGACTCATATTATCTTTTTTTTAATTCAATAAATAAAATTAATAAATGTTACTTTTTGATTTAAAACCTATAAAAGTTCCACTATTAACATTAATTGATTTAACTACAACATCTATAGAACTATTTGTTGTACCACTCCAAGTAAAAGTTCCACCACCTAAAGCTGTTATATCAATTGAACCATCTGAAAGACAATAAACTTGATGAACACTAGAACCTGTAATACCATCTCCTAAATCATTTAAATCCATAGTACCCACTAAAGGAATAACTTTATAGTTCGCTTTTATATTCATAATTTTATTTTTTATATATAAATAGTTGGAAAAAACAATCTATTTGGTTATATTTGTGTTTATTTTTAAGGAGTAATATTTTAGGGGAATGAATAAAGATTATATAATTAATGTTGATAATAAAAAAGATAAAGAAGCTTTAAAATCTTTTTTTAATTATATTGAAGAAAATTATGGTGAAGAATTTCCAATTCCTGATAATCATTTAGAAAATATTATTTCTAAAAAAATGTATAATGAATTGTTGTTTGAATATTATTTAGATACATATACGACTCTTTCTATTATGGAAGATAGAAATGTTGATGAATTATTAGAGATTGAAAAAGAAGATTTATTAGGTTTTCATCATAATTTAACAAAAAAATTTAAAGTTAACTCAGATTTATATTTAACTAAACAGTATGAGAAACAATTAGAAGATTTTATTAATCTTTCTATTGATACAGATGATTATATTGTTAGTCCTATAAAAAAATTGAAAGAACTTGACTGGGAGGGGAGATATATGAATCATTGTATTTCTACATATAGATATAAAATAACAGATGGTGATTATGTAGCCTTTAAATTTTATAACAAAAAATCTTGGGAAAGACTGACTTTAGGTTTTAATATAAAAAATAATGAATTAATTTTTAATCAACTAAAAGCTCATTCTAATTTTTCAGCTTCAAAAGAAAGTAGAGAGATGGTAATTGATTATTGCAATAAATTAAATTTAAAATTTGATAAAAATAATTACGATTTAAGAATTTAATTTATATTTATATAATCTAAAGGCCCATTCGTCTAGTGGTTAGGACGCCAGGTTTTCATCCTGGAAACAGGAGTTCGATTCTCCTATGGGCTACCAGGTCTGGTAGTTCAGATGGTTAGAATATCTGCCTGTCACGCAGAGGGTCGTGAGTTCGAATCTCATCCAGACCGCAAAATGACCTATGGTGTAACTGGTAACACATCTGATTTTGGTTCAGAAGAGTCTAGGTTCGAAACCTAGTAGGTCAACAAAAAAACACAATCATTAATGGTTGTGTTTTTTTTTATAATTTAAAAATATATGAAAGCTATAATTGCAGTAAACAAATTGGGGTATATAGGTAAAGAAGAGAGTTTACCTTGGAAATGTAAAGATGATTTAAATCATTTTAAAAAAATGACTATGGGTTGCAAGTTACTTGTAGGTAGAAAAACTTATGAAACTTTACCCCCCCTAAAAGGAAGGGAATTAATTGTTGTAGGGAAAGGTTATAATACTTTAGAGGAAGCACTTGAACAAAAACCAGATTGGATTATAGGTGGAAAAAAAATTTATGAATCAACAATTCATTTATGTGACGAACTTCATATATCTGAAATAAATGATGAAACTATAGGTGATACTAAAATGCCAGAGATAAAAAACTTTTTTGGTAAGAAAATTTTTTATAAATTTGACATAGATTAAAAAAAAAATAAATGGAAAATAAAAATTTTATAGAAAGTATAATTGAAAATGATAATTTAAAAGAAATAGTAACTAGATTCCCCCCAGAAAATTCTGGTTACCTTCATTTGGGACATGCTAAATCTATATTTTTAAATTTTGGGTTAGCAGAAAAGTATAAGGGAAAATGTAATTTAAGAATTGATGATACAAATCCTTCTAATGAATCTGACATTTATACAAAATCTATAATTGAAAACATTAAATGGTTAGGTTTAAATCCAAACAAGATTACTTATGCTTCAGATTATTTTGAAGAAATTTATAATTTTGCTATAGAATTAATAAAAAAAGGTAAAGCTTATGTATGTTCTTTAGATTCAAAAGAGATAAAAGAATACATGGGTACAACTGACAAGCCAGGAAAACCTAGTCCAAATAGAAATTTAACTGTAGAAGAAAATTTGCTTTTATTTGATTCTATGAAAAAAGGTCAAATTAATGATGGAGCAATGACTTTAAGAGCTAAAATAGATATGTCTTCTCCAAATGTACATATGAGAGACCCGATTATATACAGAATTAAAATGGAAAACCATCAAAAAACTGGAGATAAATGGTGTATATATCCTATGTATGATTTTGCTCATTGTTTGTCCGATGCTATTGAATGTATTACTCATTCTATTTGTACTTTAGAATTTGAACCGCATAGACCTCTTTATAATTGGATTTTAAATGAGTTAATTGAAAGAGAAATTAAACCAAAACAAATAGAATTTTCTAGACTTAATTTATCTCATACTGTTATGAGTAAAAGGAAAATTAAAAAACTAGTAGAAGAAAATGTTGTAGATGGTTGGGATGACCCTAGACTTCCTACTTTATCAAGTTTAAGAAGAAAAGGTGTACCAGCAAAAGCAATTAAAATCTTTTGTGATAAGATAGGAATTTCTAGAAGAGAGAGTTTAGTCGATTATTCTTTATTTGATTCTTGTATCAAAGAAGTATTAAATAAAGAAGCTAATAGAAGAATGGTTGTTTTTGACCCAATAAAGGTAACAATAACAAATTGGGATAAAGAAGATGAAATGTTACCAGCTAAATTAAATCCTGAATCTGAAGAAGAAAAATATAGATATGTAAATTTTGGTAAAAACTTATATATTGAAAGAGAAGATTTTATGGAAAATGCTCCAAAAAAATTCTTTAGATTGACTCAAGGTAGAGAAGTTAGGTTTAAATATGGTTATTATGTTACTTGTAATGATATTATTAAAGATAGTGAAGGTAAAATTGTAGAACTTCTTTGCACTTATGACCCAAACACTAAAGGAGGTTGGTCAGATGATGGAAGAAAAGTGAAAGGTACTATACATTGGGTTAATGCAGATAAAAATATACCAATTAAAGTTAATTTATATGATAGACTTTTTAATGTTGAAGAGCCTGGTGAAAACTTTTTAGATGAATTAAATGAAAAATCTAAAGTTGAAACAGATGCTTTTATGGAAATAGATGGAAATGATGAAAATGAAGGGGTTGGTATTCAATTTGAAAGAAATGGATATTATGTTAGAGAAAATTTAGATATCTGGAATAGGATTACACCACTTAAAGATTCATTTAAAATTTAAAAAAATGTAATATTTTTGTAAAAAAAACGTTATTATAAATAAATAAAAATTAATATTATGAATTGTCAAGAAGAAAGATTTTATATTGCAACAATTTTTGGTTCTGAACCTACTGAAATTATTTTTGATTTAGAAAATTTAATTGAAAACTTTTTTGATTCTAATGAAATAAATTATGTTCGTGCTGGAAGTACTATTTATTTTGTTTTTTCTGAAGGAATTGAAAAAATAGATGAAATATTTCATGACTTACCTCTTCATTCTGCTTATACAATTATTGATATAACTGATAATTTGAATGTTTTTGATTTTAGGGGTTACATAACAAACGAACATTCAGAATCAAAAAAATTTATGTCAATTATGAATAAATTTTTAGAATCAAATGAAATTGGTTTAAAAGAAGAGGAAGAAGTTGAGTTGACAAATGAAGAAAAATTAGAAATGGCTATTTCGACAGAAAATTATGAATTAGCAGCTCAAATAAGAGATGAAATGAATAAAGTTGAATCTTCATTGTAATATTTTAAAAAAAAATACGTTATAAAAATATAAACCATTAAAAATAAAAAAAATGAAAAAAATATTTAGTTTAATTATTTTAATTTTATTAACAGTATCTTGTACACATAAAGATGTTAATGAATCTGTAGAGATAAAACAAGATAATTTAAAAAATGTGAAATTATTAAAAAAAGAAACAAAAAAAGAATTTAATCCTTCTTTAATTAATGGTTCAGATATATTAACTATATTTTTAAGTTATAAAAAATATTCTCAATATGAACAAATGGTTAATATGTGCTTAATTGAAAATGGAAAAGAATTTTATGATATCAAAAATTATTGTAAAAGTATTAAAAATTTTCCAAGAATAGGAGAAGGTAGAGATAAAACTTTTAAAATGGTTAAATGGAATAAATTGAATGACAGCACTTATGAATGTATTTATAATTTCAAAGAATTTTATAGAGAATTTACAAATAAGAAGGTTTTAGTTAATTACAACCAAAAAACTGAAAAAGCAAAAATTATATTAGATAAAAATAAAATATCTTTTAATGATATGAGTTCAATTTTGAGAAATGAATAAAAAAAGCCCTAATTAGGGCTTTTTTGTTAGTAGTTTACATATAAACACTTAAAAGTGCTATCTATTAATGTTATATCTTTTATTGTTGGATATTCTAAAATTAAATAGTTATCTATTAAACTTTTAAGAGTTGTAACATCTGTAATAACATTTTCCATTACAATAATATATGATTTTATGTTATTTTCTCTACAAACAATAACGTTTCCATAATTATTTAAATCATTTTCTAAAGCTTGATTATCTATTGCCATAATTAGTATTTTATTTTAAAGTTAGGTCTATATGATTGGTCTCTTGTTCCATATCCAGATGGATATGAATTATCTTGATAACTATACCATGAATCATAATAAGTGTTATCAAAATGACATTCAGCCCATCCAAAACCAGACCCCCAATTAGCATCTCTATTTTCCCAAATTATCAATAAACTATCATTTCCGTTATATTCAAAGTTATTATCGAAATCTATAGATTGATAACCAGAATTGTTTATAGTCCAGTTAAAATTTGATTTAACAGTTGTTAAGTTAGAAACGTCATTAATATTTGTTAAATCCACTTTAACATTACTTCCAAATTCTAAATCGCTAATATGAGCTAATTTTATAGTTTGATTATTAAAAGTGTAACCTGGTGTATATCCACCAACTTCTATTTCTAAACCATGTAATATTTTACTTCCAGAGCCTATTTCTGAAGCTCTAATTATAAACATAGAGTGTGAATAATCATAATATCCATATGCAGGATATCTTTCTTCATTACTTGTCCCAACTGATGATGTCCAAATTAAATTTTGTATTACTGGTGAATTTGTACCTCCCGATGTACTTCCCGATGTACTTCCTGATGTACTTCCCGATGTACTTCCTGATGTACTTCCTGATGTATCTCCCGATGTACTTCCAGAAGTTTCTCCAGAATAAGTAATTCCACTATTAGAACTTAAAATTGAAATTGAAGAAGAACCTATCTCTACAACTTCATAATTGCCATCGACACCTTTTAAAGTAAAAAGTTTCCCATCTGCAATATTTAACATTAACTCACCAGGTAGTAAGTCGCTTACTGAAGGTGTTAAACCGCTTTGTTCTGAAGATTTAACTAAAAATTTAAAAAATCTATTACTTCCACTATAAGAAGTTTCACCACTTATAGTACCACCATTAACAACATCTGTTTCTTTAATTACTCTAACTCCATCCAAAGAAGAGTTTGAACTATTACACAAAACAATATCATTCAATTCTGTTGCAAAACCTAAATTTGTATATCCACTACTAGAATTATATTCACTTATGTTTAACTGATTGTTAGTTAATACATTTAATGAAGCTATTCTAAATGTAACATCATTACCTAAAGCATCACCATCTTGTATAGTTAAACCAGCACCTATACCTTTATTAGATGTATTTCCACTTAGTTGATAATTTAATACTACATTATTATCTTCAATATTTAATTCACCTAACCTATTAAGGTAATAAGGCATTTTATCTATGTCTTGAATTTGTGAAAGAAATAATTTCATAATATCTTTTGTTATATAAATATTATAAAAATAAAATAAGTTATTTAGTTTTCCATAACATTTGTATTGCTAAGATACAAACACAAAGAAATATACATACACCTGTTTTTAAATTTATTGGTTCATTGTTGAAATGTGATGTTAAAAATGCAAAAGATATTATACCCAAACAGAAACCTATAATACGTGATGGCCACATAGTACCACCAGTACCTAATACAATATACTCAACACCTTTAATAAACATAAAGGAGATTGGGATAGCTATAATATATGGAAACCATGAACTCTTATTCTTAAACCATTCTACTTTAACAGGCGCATAGATTTGAAACCAAACTAATAGTTGTGCAACAAATAAAAATGCTGACCCAATACCTATCTTAATGTAATCCATAACATCTTTTTTATAAATATATTATAAATATTAAAGAATAAAATTAATATTTTTTAAACTCAAATTTAGCTTTTCCACAATCCCATATTCTATCATAACCTAATTCTTGCATCATTTGCCATTCTGTTTTATTTTTATCATATATTTCTGGGAATTTTTTTGATATTTTATTTTTTCCAAATAAAAATTTATGAAATCTATTATATTTTGAAACTTTAGAATTATAATATGTGTAATCTGGATTTATTACTTTTTTCAATTTGAAATCATTTTTAGCATAAACATTATTTTCTTTATCAAAATTCCATCTTAAGTCTAAAAAAGTAAAAAGATTATTAAATTCATAATTATTTGAAATAAAATAAATAAATTTAGAAAATATTCCAACTACATTATAATTAATATCTGAAGCAAATCTTTTTATTTCATAATTTTCATCTTTTATTTTTGAAACCATATTTCTTTTGTTAGATAAAGTAATAACAGAAACTAATTTACCTTCATATAAAGCTCCTAGTTTTATTTCACTTTTATCATTGCCTTGTATATGATTTTTTTCTAAAAAAATCCCTTTTTCTTTTGATGTTATCTCTTTTATAATACATTTTCTAGCAAAAATCGATGGCTTATTTTTAGTTTTTAAGATATTTTTTATTTTCTCTTTTACAATATTATTTTTCAAAAACCATTCATCTTCAAAAATATGAATTAATTTATAGCCTTTTTTAAAACATATTTCAGATTTACTTAAATGAAAATTTCTATTTTTTTTGCCATAATTTTCTGAATGATAAAGATTTCCATTGAATTCTATACAAATTTTTTTGTCTGGTATTATTATATCTATTTCCATACCATTAAAAATTTTTCTATTGTTTTTTAATATTTTTAAATTTAAGTCATTTTCTAAAAAATATTTTAATTCTAATTCTGGTTTTGAAACAAAAGTTTTTTCTATTTTTTGAGAAGCTTTTTTTAAAATTTCACCTGCTTTATCTTTAAAAGAACTACTTGCATATTGTTCTTTTGGAAATCTTAATTTATATGTTTCAAGGTTTAAATTGTGTTTTTTTAAATGTGTATTTGTTAAATATCTTACTTTTTTATTACATATTTTACAAGTAACAAAATTACCTTCTTTTATAGTTTCTAAATTTTTTTCTTTATTTTTTATAAAAGTTTTAAATTTTATAGATTCTTCTGGGAAATCTTTTAAATATTCTTCGATGTTTTTGTTGTGCACTTTCTTTAAATGTAAAGTATATTGTCCACTTGAATTTTCTATATCTAATGTGTTCCAATTACAATATTTACATTTGAATTTATTTTTTTCTTCCTTTTCTATTAAATCAAAATATTTAAAATGCCAATATTCTCCTTTTTCTTTTAAATATTTCCTTCTTTTATAAGAAGATTCAACTTTGATAGATAGAGTTTTTAAATGATTAGTAATACAACCACTTTTATTTTCTATATCATTAAATTCTTTTTGTGTTATTTTGCAAATTAAAACTTTCATATTTGTAAATATAACTTAAAAAAGTCATAAAACCTAAATTAGGCATAAAATTTATAACAAAAAAAAGAGGCTAACATTGTTAGCCTCTTAATTATTTCAAACTTACTTATAAAGTTTTAACTAATTATCTTAGTTATAAACTTGTTGGTAAGTGTTGATGTTATCGATTGAAATAACTCCGTAGAAACGGTTGTTAACCATCTTCTTAGCGTAACGAGTCATAATTCCTTTTCTAGGAGTGAAATCGTTAGGGTCATAGATAGTTTGTGTTAATTGCAACGGAATGTACGGTGCATAAACATAACCAGCTTCTAAGAAAGTATCTCCTTTATGTCCACAAAGAACGATGTTTGCAGGCATATAAGGGTCTTTATAAACAACATATCTGTTTCCTAAGTTACCGATTTTCTCGATACCTAAGTTATATTTTTCAGCTTCTGGCTGAGCAGAACCATCTACGTGGAAGTATTCTAAATCATCAAAGATAGCACCAGCTTCAGCAGAACAGATAATCCAGTTAGCACCACCTCTTAAAGTAGCTTTGTGGATTTGAGCTGAAATTTCGTTTACTTTAGTGATTAAAGTTTGGTTCCAGTCTTTTTGAGTACCAAAGAAGTTTGCATTGTTTCTTAAACCAGCATAATCCCATCTAGCTTCGAACATTGCCCCATTGATAAGGTCTCTAATAATCTCTCTATCGATTTCAGCAGCTACCTCTTCTGATAATAAAGCTGTCAATTCAGCTTCAGCATCAATACTGTGGTAAGCTTCTAAATCTTGAGCTAATTCTGGAGTCCAGTGAGCTCTCATTTTTCTTGTAATAGTATTTACTGTTACAGAAGAGAATCTAATTGTTAACTCACTCATTTCTGATTTAGCTTCTAAGTCATTGAATACTTCATAAGCAGGAATAACAGTAAAGTCAGCTAATAATGAAGCATCAAAATCTGCACCATAAACACCAGCAGGTCTTACATCTAAAATAACTTTAGCTTGTTGACCAGAAAATTGGTCTTGACCCCAAGTTTGTAATTGAGAGTAATATTTAACGCTATCACCAGCAGCGAAAACTTCAGCTCCATCATATTCAACAGCTGTTACAGCAGAGAATCTTAAAGTTGAGCTTGATTGTTGTTTGTTAACATCAAATTGAGAACCTAAAGCAAAAGTAACTTCAACTAAACCATCAACAGTATTACCTGAACCTAAAGTTTGTTGAGTACCATTTGCAGTTGCACCAGTTCCAAAAGAAGCAGCTTGACCTCTGTTGTCATAAAATCTTTCGTAAGCAGAATTTCCATCAAAAGTTGAACCAGCTTGACCGTTTGCTGTATTAGCAGGAGCAACTTTATCAGTTGATACTCTAGCATCCATATAGAATAACAATCCTGAAGGAAGTGCTAATGGTTGTACAGATACGATTTCGTTTGCCAATAATCTAGAGAAAATTCTTCTAACCATTGGGAATGCTACAGTGTCAAAACGACCTGCAGATGAATCAAGTGTCACCTCATTTAACATGTGAGACGCTTGGTTTTCTAATAATTGAGCAATGTTTGATTTTTTTGCACCGTTAAGACCTTCTAAAAGTCCTGACTTGTCCCAGTTTCCAACGATTTCTCTTCTTTGTTCTGAAAGACTTCTTAAGTTTGTTAAACCAACATTACCGCTGTTTAATAATTCACTCATTTTTTTTCTTTTTTTTTTAATTAAGTTTGTTAAGAATTCAAGGTTTTATTAATACCAGCAAGAAGTTTCATTCTAGCAACTTCTTTATTCTCGTATAATGCTTCTGTTTTAGTAACAGGAGTAATAGACGGGCTAGTAGACTTTAATTTGCTTTTTAATTGTTCAGTTTTTTCATTTGATAAATTAGTACTTTCACTAATAATTTTGTTGTAAAGCGTTTTAGCTTCTTCGACAGTATTTGTCTCATCAAAATTTTCAGCAATTTTAACTTTTTCATCATTTGTCAAACCTCCCTTTGAGAACAATTTGTTAACATATGCTAACTTTGCATTAAAAGTTTGAACCTCGTTAATTTGTTTTCTAAGTACTTTGAAAGATTCTTTGTACTCTTTTAGGGATTCTTTTAAACTTTCGTTTTCCTCTGTGAGCTCAGCTATTTTAGCTTCATTATGAGCGTTATTTTCGTGTAAAGGAGCTATTGGTGAATGGTGTCCTTGTGCTTTTGTTTTGTTCCCAAAAGCTCTTTGAACTCCATGTCCGACTCCCATAACTTCTTCTAATTCTTCTTCAGTTTCGATATCTAAAATATCTTCATCACCTTCTTCATTATCTTTTGGTAAAATACCTGCTAAAATGTCTTCAATTTCTTTTTCAGAAACTTCTTCATCTTCATCTACCACTTCAATTTCTTCTAAGTATTCTTCAGAAACTACTTCTTCTTCTGTTTCAGGAGCTTCTGTAGCTTCATCATCAGTTATCTCTATTTCAACTTCACCTTCAGCTGCTGGATTTTCTTCTGATTTTTCACTTGCCACTTCTTCTTCTTCTTGAGCTGCTTCTATATTTTCTTGTGGTTGTTCTAATTTAGAAAGAATTGCATCTAATTTTGAACTTAATTGTTCGATAGCAGATTTAGTAGGAACTTCTACTGTTTGAGAATCTTCTTCAGTATCTAAATCTCCTTCTACTGGAGCTTCTTCTACTGGAGCTTCTTCTACTGGAGCTTCTTCTACTGGTGCTTCTTCTACTGGTGCTTCTTCTATTTCTTCTTCAAAAAGATTTACTTCAAACAATTCTTCATCCTCATCTTCATCATCTTCTTCAGATTCAAATTCTTCTTTTTCTGTTTCATCTTCTTCTTTAGATTCGATTTCTTCTTCAGAATCAATTCCTTCCTCTTCTTCGTCAGTAGGTATAATGTTTAAATCGTCTTCCTCTGCATCTACTTTAATAGAAGTTACTCCATCTTCAACGCTAACTGAAATATCAGCATCTCCAACTTCAATTTCAACACCTTCTTCGATAGTTTTATTTTCTAACTCCTCAAGAGCTTTTTTTACAGCCTCGTTCATTTTTGCAATAGTAGATTCTTCAACTACTTTTTTTGCACTGTTAATCGCTGCTTGTTCTATTTCTCTAGTTTCTAATAAAGCTTTTTCTAGAGATGTTTTGCTTTTTTCTGACATTTTATTTTTTTTTACTTAAATGAAAGGTTTACGGATAAATAGTTTATAAAAAATTAAATTCCATTTAAAATGTTATTTTTTCCAAAAATCTTTTTTAGAAACTTTGAATAATTCTTTCATTGAATCATTAAAAGTATTCAATTCATTTGGTTTTAATATTTTTGAACTATTACCATCTAATTTAGTCATCCCCCAGCTTTTTGACTCTTTAAATAAGTATGCACCAGGAGTAGAAGGAGAAGAAACAAAGTCGAAACCTATAAGTTCAAAATCTTCTTGAACAACATCGAGTCCATTTTTATTTTTTACAGAACCAACACCTCTTGAAGATATACCTAGCATAACTCCACTTTTCAACAATCCTTTTAAAATGTTTCCAGAAGGAGTATCAAGTAATTTTACTTTACCCATTAAAGTTTCACCTTCCCACCACATTTCAGTAACCATATGAGAAACATTAGACAAACTAACTACAGCACTATCTGGATGGTCTAATTCTCCAGTAGCTCTATTTTCTTTTACTGCTTCCTCATATTTTTTAGCTTCTCTTTTTAAAATATCTAATGGATAAACTCTTCCATTTCTATTTTCAGTATTAGCCTTTTGAAGAATACCAGTCATAAAGATTGGTTGATTTTTTTCTTCAGCTTCCTTTATTAAGGTAGAGTCTACTTCAAAAGTATAAAACTCTGATATTACATATTTATCTAAACTCATTTTTTTTTATTTATTATATAATAATTAACATATATAAATATGATGAAAAAAAGTTTATTAATTTTTAATTAAAAAACTTGTTTTAATTAAAAAAAAAATTTAAAATTGTAAAGTGTAGCAGAAATAAATTATTGTATAACTTAAAAAATGAGAGAATGTAATGAATTAACTTTAGAAGACAAACAAACAAAAAGGACTGGGAAAGAGATTAAAATAGATGGAAGTCTTTTTGGGAATGATAAAATAAAATTTAAAATAGGAACTTGTTTTCAAAAACAAAGCCCAGAAACTATATATATAGAATTAGGTTTTTGGATAGATATAAAAGAAAAATATTATCAACATGAATCTGATAAATATTCTTTTTTAGATTATGATTATGAGATTTCTAAAAAATTGAAAAATTATATTAGAAGTATATATAGAGAAGATTTAAAAAGTTTTTTGTCAAATAATAAAATATTTCCCGCATATTTAGAAAATATATATGTTTATGATTTTCCTGAAAATGTAAATTATAATAACAAAAGAAGTTTTGTTTCTATAGAATTAAATTTACATACATTAAATATGGAAAGTTTTAATGATAAAAATTACCCCTTATCTGAAAAAGGAGATAATACTTTATTAAATGAAGCTTTAAAGGTTTGTGAAATTATATCTAATTCTGATTTATTAAAAGATAAAACTGAATTTAGTGTACATAAATCTAAGAAGGATTAAACAAAGAAAAGAGAGCATTGCTCTCTTTTTTTATGTTATAGTTTAGGTTCAATTTTGGATTTTATTTCTTCTTTACTTTTAATTCCTACTAATTTATCATAGACTTCTCCATCTTTAAAAAAAAGCATTGTAGGTATATTTCTAACTCCATAATCTCTAGCTATATCAGAATATAAATCTACATTTACTTTACTGATTATTGCTTTGTCTGATAATTCATTATGAATCTCATCTATTACTGGCCCTATCATTTTACAAGGATTACACCATTCCGCCCAAAAATCTACTAAAACAGGTTTATTAGATTTTAAAACTAACTCTTCAAAATTTTCTTTTGTTAATTCTAGTGCCATATTTATAATACATTTAATTTATATAAAGATAATAAATAATAATTTATAAAACAAATTATTAATTATAAACCAGTACTTCCTTCTCCTTTTTTCCAACCTTGTTTAGCTCTGATTGCGAAAAGTAATTGTCCCATTCTTTTTTTGTTTTTTTCTGGTACTTTTTTATCTTCTTCTTGAAATTTATCATTTTCTTTTTTAAGTTTTGCAACTTCTTTTTTAAGTTCTGAAATTGTCATATCTGAAAATTCACCTGTACTTTTTATTTCAACATCACTTTCGAAAGATTCATTTTTATTTTGTTTATCCATCTCTATTGCAGATTCAATATTTTCTATCTCTTCTGGAGTTAATTTAATTCCATTCATTTGTTCGATAGTTTTTAAAATATTTTCACTTTCTTTGAGATTTTTGAAAACATTAATTTCCTCTAATATAATTTCTCTTAGTCTGTTTTTGTTGATTTTCATAACTATTAAATTTGGTTTAATATATCATTTATTTCAGCACAATTTATAATAATTTCATCAACATTTTTAGAATTTATTTCTTCAATAGATTCTAATTTGTTTTTAAAATTCTCTAAAAAACTTTCACCCTCTTCCAGAATAATACCATCAATTAAAGAAAGACTTTCACTTTTTAAATCATTAGCATATTTTATTTTTATATCATCAGAAGAAATTAATACTTTAAATAATTTTTTGTCAGATTCATTTAAATGTCTATACCTTTTATTAAAATTACTTACAGCATGTTCATTTACATATCTCCAAGATAAAAATTTAGGCATATCATTCAAATCTTCTTCTAATTTATTTTCATTAGAAACATTTCTTTGTAAATGAGATAAAATATGCTCATAAGATTCATGAGATTTATTTATGTTTGAAAAAGATAAGTTACTTCTCGATTCAATTAAAGTATGAATTGATTCATATAATTCATCATATCCATTAGAAGCAGATACGAAGTGTTCATCTAAGATTTCTTTTCTTAATTTTTTGTTTACTTCTAATAACTTATTCCAATCTAACTTTTCAGATAGAGAAAGATTTTCATTTATATATCTCTCAGCTAATCTCTCATTTTCAAAGTGTCCTTTTGTAAGATTTTCAAAAATCATATATTGAACTCTTAAAATAGGTTCTTCTTTTAATTTTTTAATAAATTTATTTAAAGAGTTTTTATTATTAGAATCTTTATTCGATTCATTTACCAACTCTCTACAAGATAATTTGTATACAGTATCTCTTAAAGCACCAAAATTTAAGCTAATTTTTTCCATTTTATATATTTTTTAAATAAATATGAAAGAAATTTTAATTTACAGCTACTTCACTTTTTTCTTTGTGTAATTTCAAATAGCTTTCAACTCTACTTTTCGTTACATTTTTCAAGTCATATTTTTCTTTTACGAAATTATGTAGATTTTCTGAAATTCTTTTTACTTCTTCTGGGTTGTTAATAAGTTTTTTGATATTTTTATACCAATCTTTATGATTTCTATTATCTTTAACTAAGAAACCATTTTCACCATCTTCAATTAATTCTTTGTAAACCCCAAAATCTTGAGCAATTAAAACTTTTTTTGTCATTCCAGCCTCAATTATTTTAAGTTCAGATTTGACTTCATTAAATTTATTATGAACTAAAGGAGCTAAACAAACATCACAAAAACTATAATGTTTACCATATTGAGTTAATGGCAAAGTCCATCTTCTAACATAATTCAATTTAGAATAATCTTCTGGATATTTTTCATTTTTAAATTCACTTAAAAACTTTCTATAATCTTCATCAACTATTTTGTAATCACTTGTAAAAATTTTTTCAAAACGATTCCAAACACTTTCTTCTGGTTTTATTTTTCTTGTCTTTTTTTGACCAGTTTGTTGATTAATTTCTGTAATGTGACCTCTAGTATCAAAACCACATAAAATAATTTGATATTTATCTTTTAAAGAATCGTCTGAATTTAATTTTGCCATAGAAGTTTCCATTAACTTCAAATCTTCTAAATGAGATGAACCACCAATCCAAGAAACTCTAAGTTTATCAAATTTTTCGGCTGTCTCATCTTGTTTCCACATTTTATGTTCTGAATCAATAGCATTAGGCATAACAATCACATTTTTGTTATATTTAGCTATTTCTTTAGCAAAAATATCTGTTGTAGTTGTTACATAATCAGATTTTTTGATAGTTTTAATAATTTTTTCCTCTATATTTTCACTTTTTGCAGCATGATACATAGGATGTGTAGTTGGAGGAGACCAATAATCATCAATATCCATAATCATAGTTACACCAGCAGATTTTAAGGTATCAAAAATTTCATCAATTCTTTCTATTGGTCCAAAGTGTCTATGAAAGTGTATGATATCATATTTTTTTAAAGATTCTAAATCATTAAAATTAGGACTTAAATCAATTTTAACTTCAAAAGAGTCTTTATATTTTCTTTGAATTTCTTGTGCAGGCCAAATAGACCTAAAGTGCCCAACTCCAGCCAAATCTGAAGGTTGAAATAATATTTTTATTTTATCAGACATATATTATGAATTTTCGTTATTTATATATTTATCTGCTGCTTCAGCAGCTTTTTCAAAATCAGATTTTTCTTTATTTTCTTCTTCAGAGTTTATTTTTTTTAATAAAGTTTCTAGGTGTTTTTCTGAATAATTTTTAACAAATTCTAATTCTAATTTAGAATTATCGAATTCTCTATCTACAGAAATAAAACCTCTTCTTTCTTGTGCATCTAAAGAGGCAGTTAATTGTGCTTCAGAAATGCAAAATTCACCTGGATTTAAAATAATTCCTTTTGAGTGCATTGATGCAGTTTTACATGCAACTTTTACATGTTCTTTTGAGTTGTTAGTAATTTTCCAAACTTTCATAGTTAATTATATTTTTAGTTCAAAATAGTAATTAATTATTAAAAGTAAATGATAAATATTATTGATTTTTATTTGAAATTTTTAAAGAATTAAAAATGTTATCTATGATTTCATTTTTAAATAACTCCAAATCTTTAGAAGAATGTTTAGAATTTAAATTAAACCTACTTATAATTCCTTTAAAGTTTATTGAAGCAACTGTATTTGAGTCATTTGAAAATTGTACAGTTAAAACTAAATCAAAGTTTTCATCTATTGGTTTTTCTTCAAAAATACCATTTATATTAATGTTTATAAATAAAGAATTTGAATTTATTTTTGTTGAGCTTTTTAAAAGTTTTAGATTTAGTGATTTATCTTTTTCAATTTCATCATCAATACTAGTTAATATGTCAGAACCTAAATTTAACAGGTAGTCTTCTGAGAACCAACCTAAAGTATCCTTATCGCTTCTACCTGTATCAGACTTAAGTTCAATATTATCTTCTTTTAATATTCCAGATAAAAATTTGATTCTATTTTTGTAAGATTCACTAATCATTTTATTGAATATATTTTTTGACAATTTCCTCTATTCTTTTGCTTAAAATCATATCATAATGATTTTCTTCTTCTACATCATTATGTAAACTATTTTCTTCTGAATTTAAATTTTCATTTGAATTATCTATCATAGGTTGAGTTACATCTTTTACAGGTTCAATAGAATCTTTCATATTACTTTGACTATCTAACTCAATATCACTTAACTCTAAATCGTCTTCTTTATTTTCTAATATATCTTCTATGAATTCAGTATTACCTTCGAATGGGTCAAATTCTAATTTTCCTATTTTTTCAAATTTAACAATATATAATTCTGCTTCTTTAACTCCTTTGTTTAACCAAATATCTTTCATATTTGTTTTTTCTTCAGGATTTTCAAGTGTTTTAAGGTCTATACTAGAAAGTTTTTCAGAACCTACAGAAATTTCATTTTCATCAAAAATAAATAATTTTTCACTTTCTAATTTTTTTAATTGTTTTGGAATTTCTGGATGATGTTTTAATTCTTCTTCTTTAGATAATAAAATAGTTTCTTTATCATTAAGTTCTAATTCTTTTTTTGATAATTCTTCTTCTTTTCTTTTTAGTTCTTCTTCTCTTTTTAAAATATCTTCCATCTCCTTAGAGGTTTCTAAGGTAGAAGTTATAGATTCTGGAACTTTTCCTTCTTCATCTTTAGGTTTAGAAATATCAATATTTAAAACTTTTTCTTCATTGTTTTCATTATCTATTTTTTTACCTTCTTTAGATTTATTTTTAATTTTTTCTGTTATGTTTTTTATTACCTCTTCTTTTATTTCATCTGTAGAAGCTCCTTTTTCTAAAAATTTACTTCTAATCATCTCTTCTAATTCTGAAACAGTTATTTTTTCCATAATACTTTTATAAAACATTTAATAATAAATATTAAATAAAATTAAGTTATTAGTTACAAAGAATAAAATAATACTTATATTTATAATATAATAAACTAATATAAATTATATGTCAACTAAAAAAAATTCAAAATCAACAAAAGGTAGAGGAAATGATACTAAACAATTTTTAAAAAATATAATAGGAGAAATACATTTTAAATCTAAAAATCAGAAACAGCAAGAATTTTATGATTTAATGCATAATAAAGAAATTGTAATATGTACAGGTCCTGCAGGAGTTGGAAAGTCTTATTTGACTGCTTTAAAGGCTTTAGAATTATTAGCTTCTTCAGAGAATGAATATTACAAAATAGTTATAACTACACCTGCAGTTGAAGCAGATGAAAAGTTAGGTTTTTTACCAGGTGATATATTAGAAAAAATGTCTCCATATACTTATTCAACAATTTATCTATTAGAAAAAATTATTGGCAAACAAAATGTTAAAGCCTTAATGGATTCTGAACATATTCAGATTATGCCTTTAGCATATATGAGAGGTATAAATATAGATAATTCAATATTAATAGCAGAAGAATTTCAAAACTCCACAAAAAGACAGACTAAAACTTTATTAACAAGGATAGGTTGGAAAAGTAAGTTTATAATCTCTGGAGATTTAGAACAATCAGATAGGTATAAAAACACATTAGATACTGGTTTATATGATGCTTTGAATAGATTTAAAAATATATCTGAAATAGGTACTATTTCATTTGAAGAAACTGATGTTGTAAGAAATCCAGTAATTCAAAAAATATTAGATACATATAAAAATGAATAATTTTTTATATTTATAAATAAAAACAGAAATTATGATTGTACAAAAGATGAAATGCCCTCATGGTTGCGAAAACACAACTTTTTTAGAAAGTGTAAAATCTGTTAATTCGTCTAATAATAATCTTCTATTAGATTCACAAAAGGGAAATGTAAATAATGTTCAAAAAGTAAAAGTATATACTTGCAATTGTTGTCACAATTCTTTTGAGATAAAAGAAGGTATTAATTCTGGTAGGATGATTTTATAAAAAAGTTCTAAAAAAATAAAAAACCCTCAAGTTATCTTGAGGGTTTTTTTGTATTATTGATATTAAATATTATTCCTTAATTAAACCAGCTAATTTTTTCATTCTAGACTGTTCTTCAGTAAGAATATTTTCTGTATTGTTTTTTGATTCAGAAACTACTTCTTCATCTTCACACATTTCTTCTTCTTCAGAAACTTCTTCTTTTTCAGAAACTTCTTCTTCTTCTTCGCAAACTTCTTCCTTTTCAGAAACTACTTCTTCTTCTTCCATAGTTCCACATTCTTCTAAATCTTCATCTTCTTCAGACATGATTTCAGCTAACATTTCTTCTAAAGTTTTCTCTTCTTCATCTTCCATTTTTTCTGACATCATTTCCATCATATCTTCTTCTTCAGAAATTTCTTCTCCAAATTCTTCTTCTTCTTCTTTTAAAGCTGGGAAACCTCCATCTTTGCTTAATTCTTCAAATTCTGGCTTATACTTTTTTGTCCCATCAGGTAATTCATGCATATCACCAGCTTCAACTTCAGCAAGTTGAGCTTCAATTTCAGCAAGTTTAGATTCTAATTGTAGCTTTTTTTTGAATTTTAAAGCTTCCTCTTTAATAATTTGTGTTAATTCTGATTTTGTAATTTTCATTTTTTTGTTATTTTAATTATTATTTGTCAGCTTTTTTCATTTCTGATATAAATGCTGTAATTTCTTCTATTTGCTTTTTTAAATTTTTATTTTCTTTTTTTAACTCATCTATTTCATTTAACTCATCTTCATTGATTGTAGAAGCTTCTTCAATTTCATCTTGTTTAGCAAATTCTTTTTCTAATTGAGCTATATAAGAAATGTTTGGAGTATCAACAAATCCAGACACACTTTTATCTTTATTGTCTCCTTGAAATCCAAAAGTTCCAACAAAATCTCTATTTTCATAAAGATTTTTAATTTCTTCATTGATTTGAGTTACTTTTTTATAGTACTCTTCTTTTTTAAGAATAAATTCTGCTTCCTCTTTTATAAGGTTAAGAATATTTGATTTGTTTAATTTTTTACTGTTCATTTTAAATTATATTTAATAATTTTATAATTTTTAAAAATAAATAGCTGAAAAAAAAGTTTTTTACACTTTTCATTTATTTTTAATAAAAAAAATGTATATTGCTTAATATAAGAAATAATACAATTCATAAATATGAAAAATAAAATTAAAGTCATAGTCCCATTTTATAATCCAGGAAAGTTTCTAGATAGGTGTATAAATTCTTTGCTAACTCAAGATTATGATAACTATGAAATTCTTTTTATAGATGATTGTTCTACAGATGATTCTTTTTCTAAAATACCTGCTGTAAAATATAAAGGTGATAGTGAAGGAAATCTTTTGATGGATGATAATGGAGAACCTATAGTTGAAAGTAAACATCACTTATTAGACAAAACTAATTGTAGCAATATTTTAGCTTGGAGGTCTGGGGAAAGAATTACTGCTCTTCCTAATTTGCATAACGGAATAATGAGGTTTGCTACAGACTCAGAAGATATTGTTGTAATTGTAAATGGAGATGATTGGCTTGTTAATAAGAGAGTTTTATCTCAAATTAATGATTTTTATAACAAAAATGAAGAGTGTTGGTTAATGTATGGGAATTCAAAAAGTTCTAACAATAGTCAAACATATAATCATAAAGAGTATACAAAAGAAGAATTTGAGGATTTAAGAAAAATACCTTTTATAATACCTCACATAAGAACTTTTAAAGCTGGTCTTTATAGTAAAATTGCAGAACAAGATGAAAATTTTGAATGTATGAAAGATAAATCAGGCAATTGGTATAAAGTTAAATATGATGTTTGTATGTTTTTACCCATGTTTGAAATGGCTGGTAAGGAGCATGTGTTCTTTAATAAAGAAGAAATGTATATACACAATGTAGATAATCCAATATCCGATAATAGACTACAAAGAGAATTGCAGTTAACTACCTATATTGATGTTAATAGAAAGAAAAGTTTCGAAAAATTAGAAAGTTATAAAACAGAAAAATTAGAAGAAAATGATTAATGGTATAATAATTTCACAAAACAATCCAGTACAATTAAACCTTTTATTATCATCTATTGATGTAAATTCAAATGATATTTTTGATTTGAGTGTTGTATATACTTCTACAAACTATAGTTATAATTTAGGTTATGAAAAGTTAATCAAGAAATATCCTAAAATTAATTGGGTAGAAGGGGTAGAAGATTTTAAAGAAAAAATTTTAGACTTATTAGAAAAGTCAAAAAGTGATTATACTTGTTTCTTTACAGATGACAATATTCTTTTTAGTAAAGTTAAGGAAGAAGATTTGGTTACTCAATTGAGAGATGATAAAGATACATTTTGTTTCTCTATGAGGTTAGGTAAAAATACTATAAAGTGTCATACGATGGATGCTGATAATATTATAAGACCTAACTATGAAGATGATAAGTACATTATGTGGGATTGGCAAGTTCATTATTTGGATTTTGGTTATCCTTTATCTTTAAATGGACATATCTTTAGAACAAAAGAAATAAAGAAGTTGACAAAAAAAGTTTCTTTTAGTTCTTTGGAAGATTATGAGAGCGGATTACAAATATTTGATAATTTCCCCAGAAAAAATATGTCTTCTTTCAAAGAGAGTGTTTTAGTTAGTGGTTTAGCAAAAGAAACTGAAAGTATTGAAAAATTAAACACTTCTTTTATATTGGATGACTTAGAAGTTGACTATAAAAATATGGATTTTAATCAAATTGAAGGATGTTATCAAGAGTTAGATTTTCCTTTAAACAAATTTGAATTAATTTAATGATATGAAACCAATAATAGTTCACTATATAAATATAGGAAATTTAGATAATGTAGAAGTTTCAGAATATATTAATAATATAAAACAAACTTTTACATATAATGAAGAATATCATAGTATTTTTATTCCTATTAGAAACAAAGAAACATATATTGACTGTTTAAATCCTATTGTATTACCAGAAGAAGAAAGAGAAAAATATATTAAAAAAATAGAAAATCTTAAAAAAAATGTAGAGGAAATGTTGAAAGAATTTCCTTTTTTAAACAAAAATGAACTTTTAATCGAAAAGAAATGAAAAAATTTTCAGAAAGAAATATTCAAGAAGGTTGGAGTGTAATAGTACCAGCTTATCAGGCACAAAAATATATTGAAAGTTGTTTAGATTCAATTCAAAATCAAACATTATTTCAAAAAAAAGATAATTATGAAATTTTATTAGGTATAGATGGTTGTTTAGATACATTAAATGAAGTAAAGAAAATAAAAAATAAATACAAAAACTTAAAAGTTATAAATTTCAAAGAGAATAAAGGTACTTTTGTAACTTTAAACTCTTTACTTAATAATGTAAATTTTGACAAAACTATAACTGTTGGTGCTGATGATATTCAAATAAATAATTTGTTAGAAACTGTAGAGCCTCACTTAAAAGAAAATGACTTAGTTTTGTATCATTGTCAAAATTTTACTGAAGATGGTAAGAATAGTTTAAGTCCAAAAGAAATGGAAGGTATAGCTGCTGTCAAATGGAGCGTATGGAAAGAAATAGGTGGTTATAAAGCTTGGAAAGTGGGTGCTGATAGTGATTTTGAAATGAGAACTAAAAAATTTAAGAGATATATAATCAGAAAACCTCTTTATTTAAGAAGAATTCATTCTGAATCCTTAACTCAAAAAAGAGAAACTGGTTATGGTAGTGAATATAGAAAAAGTATCACTAAAAAATTAGCTAAAGATTTTGAATATATTGAACCAGAAATGAATGAAAATTTTGAAATAATATGAAATTAAAAGTAGTAGGAATTGCAAGTTTGCCTGAAAGAGAAGAATGCCTTAGAGATACTGTAAATTCTCTATATAATCAAGTAGATAAAATTATAGTAGGATTAAACAATTATAAAGAAGTGCCTAGTTTCTTAAAAAAAGAAAAAATAGAAAGTTATTTATTGGATAACTCCTTAGGAGATGCTGCTAAATTTTACAAAGTAGATGAATATAAAGGTCATTTTTATTTTGCGTGTGATGATGATTTGATATATAAAAAAAATTATATTGAGCATTTATTAAAAAACAACAACCCAGTAATTGGTATTCATGCTTCAATAATAAAATATCCTTGTAAAAATTATTATAAAGACAGAATAGTTTTGCATTCAAATTCTGCATTAGACAAAGATACTGAAGTAGATGTTATAGGTACTGGTTGTTGTAGAATAGATTTAGAAGTTTTAGATTTAAAATTAAAAGATTTTAAAACACCAAATAAAGCAGATATATATTTATCGGATATTTGCAAAAAACAAAATGTAAAAATGATAAGTATTGCAAGAAAAGCTAAAGAGTTTTTTATATACAATCCAAAAATGAAAAATAAATATACAATATATGATGATTTACACTCTAAAGAAACACCTATACATTGTGAAATAATTAAAAAATGGGAAAAATAAAATGATAAATTTAGAAAAAACAAAAACTTTTGTTATAAACTTAGATAGAAGAGTAGATAGAATATCTGAAATAAAATTACCTTTAAAATGGGAAAGGTTTTCAGCAACTGATGGCAAAGAAAGTTTCTCAAATAAACCAATGTTTGAAAGAGGTTGGAGAGGATGTAGAGATTCGCATATAAGATTGTTGGAAAAAGTAAAAGAGTTAGATGAAGATTTTTTTATAATTTTTGAAGATGATGTTGAAGTTGGTGAAAATTTTATTAATGATTTAGAAAAAATAACTAAAACTTTACCAGAAAATTGGGATTTATTATTTTTAGGTGGTTGGAATGTTGGAGATAAAATTAAATATAATGATTTTTTATATTTAGCTAAAAAAGTATATTGTACACACGCTTTTATTATTAGAAAAGAGATTGTTGAAAAAATGTTAAACAAATTTAAAGAAAGAGAATTTAAAGTTGATGTGTTATTATCTGAATTATTACCTAACATTAATTCTTTTATATGCAATCCAACAATAGCATGGCAAAAGCCAGGATTTTCAGATATAGAAAATATTATAACTAATAATAAACATTTAAGATAATTATGCCAATATCACATAAAAATAAATTAATTTTTATACATATCCCAAAGAATGCTGGGACATCAATAACTGACTCAGAAGGGATGAATTTTTCTTTTAAAGGTCATCATTTGCCTTCTTTTTATAAAAGTAACTTTCCAAATCAATGGGAAAATTATATAAAGTTTTGTGTTATTAGAAATCCTTGGGATAGAGTAGTGTCTAATTATGAATACGCTAGAATGCCTGAAAGTCATTGGCATTCAGTTAGTGGTAATTCTATATATGGAGCTCACCCAGATTATAAAAATTTAATAAAACTTAACTTTAAAGAAACTTTACAAGCTTTTAAAGAAGATAATAACTTTTTAAAACATCAAGGTTGGGAATCTCAAAATAAGTATATTTATAATAATGAAGGTTTGATGTTATTGGATTACGTTTTTAAATTAGAAGATATTGAGTTAGATTTAAAATTTAAAAAAATAATTCCTAACTTAAGTGTTAAAAATGTAAGTAAAAAAAGTTATAAAAAATATAAAGATTATTATGATAATGAAACTAAAGATATTGTTTCTGAGATATATGCTAAAGATATAGAATTATTTAAATTTAAATTTTAATGAAAAAAATATTTTTTATAAACAATTGGAATGAAGACAATCGAAAACTTTTAGAAAGATATTCCAAACAAACTCCAAATAGTGATGGTGTTTGGAAAGATTTGGTTGGAACAATAAATATGAATGAAGCTGATTATTTTATTGTCTTAGAAGTTTTTGCAACAAATACTCCAATTGAAAAAACAATTTTTATAAAAAGAGAACCAAATTATATAAGACCTTATAGAAATTTAAAATATAAACATATAGTAGATTATAATTTAAAAAATACTGGTGTCACTTATTGGTTGAATAAATCTTATAAACAATTAACAGAATTAAAATATCCAAATAAAAGTAAAAAGATTAGTTGTGTTGCCTCTTCAAAACATACTCACAGAAATGAATATATTAAAAATTTATTTAAAACAAAAAATAATATTGAATTATATGGAAAGGGTCACAATGAAAAATATTATGGCGATAATTATAAGGGCATTTTAAATTATGATGGAAATTGTAAATTTGAAGGTTTAATTGATTATGAATATACTATTGTTATGGAAAATTCACAACAAAAAAATTATTGGACTGAAAAGTTAGCTGATGCTTATTTGTCTTGGTGTATGCCAATTTATTGGGGGTGTCCAAATATAGAAAATTACTTTCCAAAAGATAGTTATAGATTAATTGATATTAATAGTAGTAATCCTTTAGATGATATAAATGAAATTATTAAAAAACCTTTAACAAAAACTGAAAAAAATTCACTAAAAGAAGCAAGGATGTTAATACTCAATGAATATAATATATGGGAAGTAATATATAAAAAAATAAAAGAAATTGAAAATAAAAAAATAATAATTTAAATAATAATAATAATATGAAGTTTTATAGTCAATATGGTCAAGATAAATGGTTATATGAAAAATATTTTAAAAATAAAAAAAATGGTGTATTCTTAGAGATAGGTGCAGATGATGGAATAGATAAAAGTAATACAAAATTTTTTGAAGATATTGGATGGTATGGGATGTGTATAGAACCCAGCCCTAAACGCTTTAAATTACTTGAGAATAATAGAACATGTATATGTGAAAATTACGCACTATCTAATAAGGTTGATGAAGTTGATTTTATGGATATATCAGGGTGGGGCAAAGGTTTAAGTGGAATAGTTGACTCTTATGATGAAAAACATAAAAAAAGAATTGAGCAAGAAATAAAAAATCCTAAAAATAAAGGAATTGAAATTATAAAAGTTAAAACAGAATTGTTAAATAATTTATTAAATAAGCATAATATTAATGAGATTGATTTTTGCACTATAGATACTGAAGGTGGTGAAATTGATATAATAAAAAGTATAGATTTCGACAAAGTGAAAATAAAATTAATTATTGTTGAAAATAATTATAACAATACTTTAATTCAAAAAATATTATCAAATAATGGATATCAGTTGATAAAAAAAATAAATGTTGATGATATATATGAAAAAAAATAATATAAAACAATGAATAAAAATATAATTTCTCAAAATTTTTTAATAACTCAAAAAGAAAGAATAGAAATATTAAAACAAAAACCTCAAGTTATTTGGTTAACTGGATTATCTGGTTCTGGTAAATCAACTATAGCAAATGAGTTAGCATCTAAATTGCATAATGAAGGTAAATTAGCTTATATTTTAGATGGTGACAATGTTAGAATGGGTCTTAATAAAGATTTGAGTTTTTCTGATGATGATAGAAAGGAAAATATTAGAAGAATAGCTGAAGTTGCAAATTTAATGATTGATTTAGGTGCTATAGTTATCACAGCTTTCATTTCGCCATTTGAAAATGAAAGACAAATGGCTAAAGAGATAATAGGCAAAGATAATTTTGTTGAAATTTATATTAAAACACCATTAGAAACTTGTGAAGAGCGTGACCCAAAAGGGTTGTATAAAAAGGCTAGAGCTGGAGAAATACCTATGTTTACAGGTATAGATTCACCTTATGAAGAACCTAAAAACCCTAATATGTTTATTAGAACAGACAAGATGAGTATAGAAGATAGTGTAGAATTTATTTATAAAAATTTATGAGTTGGGAAAAGAAAAATCATGGAGGTGAACCCACCAAAAACAAAGATAAGAAATATGCGATATTCGTTGGTAGATATCAACCATACCATTATGGGCATATCAATTTAATTCAACAAAAGTTGGATGAGGGTGTTCCAGTACTTATTATGGTTAGAGATATTGAACCAGATGAAAAGAATCCTTTTACAACAGAACAAACTGTAAGTATGATTGAAAAGTATCATAATTCTAAAGGTGATGATGTAAAGGTAATGATTATACCTGATATTGAATCGGTTAATTATGGTAGAGGTGTAGGATACGAGATTAATGAATACAGACCAACAGAAGAGATTGGGTTTATTTCAGCCACTAAGATTAGGGAATCAATTAAAGAAGGTAATAACTCTTGGAGAGAGATGGTTGATGAATCAATCCAGGGAGATGTTGAAAATTATTTATATGAAACTAGAAATAAGTCATAAAAGACATATTGCCAAAACTATAACTTGGAGATTATTAGGAACAATAGATACTATAATAATTAGTTGGTTTTTGACAAATAATTGGATGATTGGTTTTTCAATTGGAGGTGTTGAAGTTATAAGTAAAATGATTCTTTATTATATTCATGAGAGATTATGGTATAAATCTAACTTTGGAATTAAAAGAAATAAATAAAAATTTGTTTTTTATAAAAAAAAGTCTTTAATTTGCTACTCAAATAATTAATAACAGTAGTTCAATGAATTTTAAAGATATGACAAAAAGCGACATAAAACGCTTCACTAAAATTTATAAAGACAAAGAGTTAAGTTGGGACAAAAGAATGGAAAAGCTTATGAAACTAACTGGTAAAAGTGAAAGAACAGTTAGAAAGTGGGCTTCAGAAAAGTTGAACTTAAGCGAAAAAAAAGAAAGTATCCCAGAAGAGTATGTTAAAGCTCAAAAAAGAATTTTCAATAAAAAGAAAAAGAAATTTATTGTAACTTGGGCACAAAATAATACTCCAGTAAATGAAAGGTTTTTCAAAAATTTAATTAAATATTCTAAACACATAGACGCAGATATACACGTTATTGCTGGACGTTATAAAAATCCAACATCTGTATGGTCTGATGAACAAGAAGAAGATGAAAGATGGGATGAAATGGTTCAACCATATCTTGATGCCAATAGACACGATATACATAAGTATGTTTCAATTATGTCTGACATTAAGATTCATCCTACTGCAGTTAATCCAATGACTGGTATGCAATCTATTTCTGGTGTTAACTCTTGTATATTTGGCTCTCCTAAATTACAAATGGAAATGATACCAGTAATAGAAGGTGAAAAGTCAAAAATGATGGTTACCACTGGAGCTTGTACTGAAAAAAATTATACTGATTCTAAAGCTGGAAAGAAAGGTGAGTTTCATCACGTAATAGGTTTTGTAGTAGTTGAAATTGAAGATGATGAAACATTTTATATAAGACAAGTTTCCGCTGAAGATAATGGTGATTTTTTAGATTTGTACAAAGAGGTTACTTATGATGTTAAGAATTCAAAAACAATCATTAAAGATATTAAAGATATAGAAGCTTGTATTTTAGGTGATTTACACTGGGGACATCATGAACAAGAAGTGTTAGATGTTACTCATAAGATGTTAAATAAAATCAAACCTAAACATGTAGTTTTGCATGATGTTTTTGATGGATATTCAATTTCACATCATGATATGAAAGACCCATTTATTCAATACTCAAAAGAGATAAATGATAAGAATAATCTTAAAAAAGAAGTTGATGAACTTTTAGAAGGTTTAGAAACTTTTGAAAAGTATGAAAATGTAGTTATTGTAAGAAGTAATCACGATGACTTTTTAGATAGATGGGTTAAAAATGAAGATTGGAAACGTCAACCAACCCCCAAAAATTCCCCTTTATATATGGAATACTCTTCTATTTTGTTGAAACAATATGCAGAACACCCTGAAAATGTAAAAGGTATTATACCTTCCATTATAAATAATAAATTTCCAAATTTCAAAACTTTAGGAAGAAGAGATTCATATAAAGTTTTAGATTGGGAATTAGGTCAACATGGAGATGTTGGTTCGAATGGTTCAAGAGGTAGTTTATTACAATATAGAAAATTAAATACAAAAATTGTTGTGGGTCATTACCATAGTCCACAAAGAAAGGATGGTGCTCTTGCAGTTGGTACTTCAACAAAATTAAGAGTAGGTTATAATAATGGTCCAAGTTCTTGGTTACAATCTCATGTTATAATTCATAAAAACGGAAAAGCACAACATATTAATTTTTTTAAGAATAAAAAAGGAGATATAAATTATACAACATTTAAATAATATATAAAAATGAAATTAACAAGTAGAGAAAAGTTTTTATTATCAAATGGTAGAAATATAGAAACTATAAAATTTTGTAAGAGTTTAAAAGTTCCTCAAAACCACATAGTTTGGTTTGTAGATAAAATAGAAAAAGAAAATTTTTCTATTAATTCTGAAGAAGTTAAGAAAAATATACGTTTAGTTGTTAAGCTTTTTAATAAAAATATAAAACTTAAAGAGGATTTAAAAAGTTTAAAACAAGCTTTTTTTCACGCTTCTCAATTTATAGAGAGTGATGAAAGTGAAAAGAAGAGAATTTTATACACCTTCCCAGATAAAAGTTACATTATTAACTTAACTCCTAAAGAATTATATTTTGAGGCAAAGTTTATGAGAAACTGCTTAAATGATTTAAGTTCTGAAGTTAGAAGAAAAGATATAGCAATATTATCTTTAAAAGATAAAAACTCAAAAACAATATGTCATTTACAAATAGGTAAAAATGGAAATTTAGAACAACATTATGAGTTTGCAAATTCAAATATTACTTTAAAAACTTTAGAGTATATAAATGAGTTTTTTGAAAAAAGTGAAGTTTTTGAAGAAAAGTTAAAACAAAATAAAATAAATAAATTATATGATATAAATCAATATGATTTTGATTTTTCAATTACAAGTAAAATACCTTTTGAAAAAAAAGTTTCACTTTTTGGAGAAGAATTGGATGATAAAGAATTTAATACTATACCTTTAAAGACTTACAATCAAAATAACTTTTTCGAAAATGACTATAAAAACTTAAATTATGATGAGGTAATTTCTACTCTTAAAGAGATGAAAGAAAATATGATAAAAAGTTTTGAAAATATAATTATGCAATTAGAAGTATCTAAAGAAAACTTTTTTATTTTAAATGATGAAATGTATTATAGAATATTTGACAAAAAACAAACAATATTAGAAAGGTTTAAATGTATAGTAGATTTTCATAAAGAACCTAGAAAAATGCAAGCAGCTTTGAGACCAATCAGACCTTTTGGTGAAGATATTAATGAAGAGTGGGGTGATGTAGAATTTGGTGAAGAGGAAGATGTTTTTCTAGTAAATTTTGAAGGAAAAGAAGAAATTATTGAAGAAGAATTTGTAAATTTAAGTAACAATAGAGAATTGTTTTAATTTATTAGCATTTATATAAAAAAAAATATATATTTGTTTAAATAAAAAAAATATAATATGTCAAAAGTAATAGAAAAAGAATATAAGATATTAAAAGTAGATAATAAAAATAAAAACTTTAGAGCTTACACAAAAGAGGTTGTTGAAGATTGGATTCAAAATCAAAAACAAAGTGAAGAGAATGGAGTTATAGATGGTTATGAATTGGAATATGCTATAGACAATGAAGAAGAGGGAGTTTTTAGAGATATTTACAATGATTTTATTTTAGATTCTTTAAGTTGTGGTATTGTTAGGAATTTAAGAATAGATGATAAAGGATATTTGGTTGGACTTGTTTCTTTTAAGCAACCTGGATTTTGTAATGGTTTGACTGGAGAGATTTATAGTGAAGAAATTGATTTAGAAAAGTATGCTATAGTTCCAAAAGGAAAAGGTTCAGTTAAAAATCAAGAGGTTCAAAGTGATTATGAACTATATGGTTTTAATTTAATAATGAAAGAAGAATCTTCTTTTTATTATGAAGATGAAGTAGAAAATATTAATATAACAAAATAAAAAATATGAAAAATAAAAAAGTATTAGCAATAGGAATAGATGGGACAATAAGAGATGTTTTCACTCAATTTGACAATTGGTACAGAAGAACTTTTATAAAAAATGATTCTCTTGTACAGATGGATGACAATTTTAATTATGTAGAATCTCCAGAAGAAACTGAAGAAGATATTTTAGAGATACAAAGACAGATTGATGAAAAAATAAATTTACCATTAGATACTTTTGATTTATTAAATCATTATTTTTTTGAAAATAGAGAGGATTTAGAGAAATTTATGTATAATGATTTTTCATTTCAAATTTTTGGCTCTTCTCAGTGCTTTCCAAAATCTATGGATTCAGTAAATTTTTTACAAATTTTTGGAGAAGTATCAAAAATGTTTGATGTAGTATTGTTTGCAAAGTGTAAAGATGCTTCTATTATTTCGACTTATCATTTCTTAGCTAAAAATGCTTGTAAGGTAAAAAATGTAAAATTTATTGAAGATTATAAAGATGTTTGGGAATTTGCTGATGTTGCTATTAGTGATTCTCCTGAAGTTTTTGAGTCTAAACCTAATGATAAGATTTCAATAAAAATCAATCATATGTATAATTCTTATTCTCAATCAGATTATTCATTTGATTCTATAAATGATATAAAAAATGAAAAATTTATAAAAAATTTATTTGAATAAGTATTTAAATTGAATTTAAGAAAAGTCTCAATTATTTGAGGCTTTTTTTTTGTTTAAAGTTTACTTTTATGATTTAAGTACTATATTACATTTATAAATAAAAAATTAATTAATAATATGGAAACAGTTTCTCAACAAATTTCAGAAGAAGAAATGTTAAAACAAAGAGAAAAAGCAATTTCAAGTCTTATTTCTAAAATAGAAAAAGAAGAAAATACAGTATATATATACTGTCCTGCTATGAACACTCCTAGTGGAGGTATCTCTGTTTTATTCGAACACGCAAAAATATTAAAAGATGCTGGAAAAAGTGTGGCAATCATTTATGAACCACAACAAAATAATAAAGCATCATTAGAAGCTACTCAAAAAGCTAGATTAAAAGGTGCTAAAGACCCAGTAATTATTTTTGATAAATTTAACCCAACTTGGTTAGGTGATTTAAAAGAAGAAATTGATGTTAGATGTTTAGCTGAAGGAGTTCTTACTTATACTGATGGAACGACTGAAACAGTAGAATCATTAAAAATGAATCCAGAAGACATCTTAATTATACCTGAAGGATTTCCTAATATTATGGAAAACACTTCTCAATTACCTTGTAGAAGAGTTGTTATGGCTCAAAGTTGGTATTATGTTTTATCTGGTATGAAGGTTGGTCAAAAATGGCAACACTTTGGAATTAAAGATGTAATTTCTGTTTCAGATGGTATTACAGAATATTTAAATACTATTATGCCAGGTTTAAATATTAAAAATTATAAACAAGGTATTGATAGAAAATTGTTTAATGTCCCAGAAAAAATTTCTGATAAAGCTCCAATGATTTCCTATATGCCTGGTAGAGGGCCAGAGTCTCAAATGAAAACTAATACTGTTATTAGAACATTTTATGAATTTTATCCACATTATAGATGGATTCGTTTCGCTCCTCTTCAAGGTTTAACTAAAGAACAATTTGCACAACAGTTAAAAAATTCTGCTATCGCATTATATACTGATGAAGTTGCTGGATTTGGTACATTACCTTTAGAAGCTATGGCTAGCGGTACTCACGTTGTTGGTTGGACTCCTTTTGGAAGTAAAGAATATGTGAATGAAAAAAATGGATTTTGGGCTGTTAACGGAGATGTTTTCCAATTGGCTGAATTGATTGGTATGGCTTTGGATAGATATTTTTCTGGAGTTTTAGATTCAGAAGAAATTCAAAAAGAATACGAAAGAACAATTTCAGAGTATACAAGAGAAAAAGAAGTAGAATCTGTATTAAATATTTATAACACTATTAAAAATGAAAGAATTGAAGAATTTAGAAACCTTAAATAATAAAAATTTATTAGTTGTATTACCAATTAATAAAATTGAAGAAGAAACTTTAAGTGAATCTTTATATAATTTAGCAGAACAAACAAATCCTACGGATGTTTTGATTTTAGTTTCTGAAAATTTAGAAAAAGATACTTTAGAAAAAATTTCTGAAATAGCTAACAAACCTTATAAAAGAGCTTTTGAAACAGATGATAAAGGAAATCCTTTAACAAAAACTTTAACTTCAGAAAAAACATTGAACTTTGCTATTCAGACAACTACATCAACTAGTTTTAACTCTGTTTTTAACGATGCTTTTAATATTGCTAACGAAAATGGATATAAGTGGTTTTCTGTAATTGATAAAGATGATGTTGTTGAAGAAAGTTGGGTCTATAATTTTGATAGATTCTCTACTGAAAAAGAAGACGTATCTGTATTTTTCCCAATTGTAAGACAAGTTTCAGCTGGAAATATGACTGGACATTTAAATGAAGCTACTTGGCTTGAAGGTAAAGTTGAAGTTTCTGGGCAAGCTGACTTACAATTATTAATGTCTTGGAATTGCTTATCACCAACAGGTTGTATGTTGAAAGTTGAAGATATTAAAGAATACAGTGAAGAAAGAGAAGGTAAATATTATCCTTTTAAGGAAAATATGAGTATCGCTTCTTCATATGAATTTTTCTTAAGAATGATTTATGAAGATTTAAAAACTTATACTATTCCAAGATATGGTTATCAAATGAGAATGGATGTTAATAGCTCAACTTTTGATAGATTCTCTTCAAAAATCCCTTCAAATATAACTACAATATCTAAGGAAAATGGAGGTTTGACTGCTAAAGAGATTGGCTTTTGGATGGAACAAGCTAAAAGTGAATACTTTATGTCTGAAGATAGAGAAATAGAATACGAAGAAACAACCGCCTAATAAAAATAAAAGGCAACCTCTTAAAAAGGTTGCCTTTAAATTTTCAAACAAAACATGAGACGTAAAAATTGTACAAATCATTTACGTATAAAAAAGTAAATGTCCTAAAAAATAAAAAAAATGAAAAATGCCAGGGCAAAATTTAAAATCTTTAAGTGAATTAAAGTTTGAATCAATAGGAGAAGAATTTTTGTATTTACATAAAAATATTACAAAATACAATCCAGAATTTGAACAAGAAAATGACGATAAAAAAGAATTAACAATTGAATTCCTTAGAGAAGAATATTCTAGAATTGTCAATGAAGAAGAAGTCGAAGAAAAGTATGAAAAAAACTCTGTATATTGGAGTGTAGAACAAGAAAGAGCTATAGCTAATTTTATAAAAGAGAAAGATAATATCAAAAAAGAAAAAATTTTTAGAGAAGATATTTATAAATCTTTAAAAAAATTAGTTGAAAACATTATATTTACCTATAAACTTTTTCGTTCTGATATAGAAATAAGAGAGTTACAAGAGGATTGTATGTCTTTTTTAATAACAAAAATGGATAGGTATGACCCCTCAAAAGGTGCGAGAGCCTTTGCTTTTTTCGGTACTATTGCTAAGCATTATTTAATGGGTGAAAAGAAAATCTCTTATAAAAATACACAAAGTAACATAAGTATAGAAAATTCATCAGCTGAAGTAAATTTAGGAGAAGATAGTGAAGAAAAGAAAATGGATTTAGAGTCTGAAAAGATTAATAATGTAGTTTTTAGAGAGACAATAAAAAAATTAGAAGAAGAATTAATAAATCCTAAAATTTTACCAAATGACAAAAAGGTAATGGAGGCTATAATTTTTATATTTAATAGACATGAAGTAATTAATATTTACAATAAAAATTTATTGTATCATTTAATTAAGGAAAGAACAGATTTACAAACAAAAGAAATAACTTATTCTTTAACTAGAATAAGAAATATGTATAAAAACTTTAAAGAAGATTTTTTAAGAGGATTAAATTAGTTATTTTTTTTGTTAAATATATTTATTAATAAATTAAAAGTATGGAAAATCAAGGTGATACAAATAATTTAGAAGATATGTTTCGAAAATTATTAGATAAATCTCTTAAAAATATGGAAGAAGAAAGAGATTTATCTTTAGAGAGATATAGAAGACAAGATGAAACTATAGTTAGTCCAGAAGATTTTGTTTTGCAAGGTAAATTTGCAGTTGATTATTTAAAAGTTGCTGCTGAACGTTCTAATTCGATGCTTTCTGTAGCAAAAATGATAAAGGATATAATTTATAAAGATGGTTCAAATCCAGATTCTTCATTATCTTCTAACGGAATGCCTAATGATGATATGAAAAAAGAAATTTTTAAATATATAAACGGTAATAAAAATAAAAGTGCTGAATAAATTAAATTATGCCATTTAAAAAACCTTTAAATTCACTATTAACAGAAAGTCAAAATAAAGCACTTTCTAAATTAAATTCGCTTAACACTTATGTTACAGCACCTAAAATTCAATTTCCAAATTTAAAGAAAAGTCAACAAATAAGCACTTTTGATTTATCAACTAAATTTTTAGATGCAATATCTGGGCCAGGTACTACTGATGCTGTTATGAATCAGTTTTTAAGGAAAGTTTTTGCTACTTATGGTGAAAATGAATTTTTATTAGAAGACATAATTATAAAAGGTTTAGCTAAATCTTTAGATGTAAGACAAATTAATTTAGCTCCACAAGTAAAAGATACTACAGTTTCAGATTCATCTGATTCAAATTCTTCTACACAAGAATTGACTAATGTTGTAGAGTATGAATTTTCTGAATTTCAAGTAAATGGAGCTAGGTATGCAAATGTTTATAGTAATATACCAGATAGACTTCCTACTGTAAAAGTAACAAAATTTTCAGCAGATACTCAGATTACAGTTGATGAATTTATAAAAAAAGTAAAAACAGAATTTAATAATGTTGGTTACTATTCAGAAGAGTTTGACATTAACTATCCACCTACTGGAACTTTAAAAGCAGAAGTTCCTTATCTGTATGGAGATGTGTCTGGGAATATTAAATCTTTAAGTGAAGACAAATCCTTAAATGGTGCAAAAATAGAAATTGTTGGAGCTAATCCGCCTTTGGAATTACTTTCTGATGAAAGTGGTAATTATTTAATAAAGAAATTGAAATCAGGAACCTATGTTCTTAAAGCGTCTTTAGATGGATATAAAGAAGCTTTAAATAACATAGAAATTGATAAAAATAAAAATATAGAAAATATATTAAATTTTGAATTAGAAATTGATAGTAGTTTTTCTGGAAATAGTCAATCTTATAGTACTGGTGTTACTAATTCTAATTCAAGTGGAAATACTGAAAATTTAGTATATAGTTACAGTTTAGTTGCAGAACCTTTAACTTATGAATTTAAAAAACAAAAAATACCTGCAAATGCAACAAGAGTTGAAGATATTACTAGTTTAATTTTAACTGTTACTAATAATAAAGGTCTCCCAACTGCATCTATAACAATTGGACCAATAGATGGTGATGAATTTGTTGATTATCAATCTTTAGATGATAAATATTATGATTGGGTAAGTGACTTTTCTGACTCTAATGAATTAGTTGTAGATGGAGTTACATATCCTGGAAATACTGATTCGAATTATGTATTTTTAGTTACAAATAATGCTAGTTTACCAAGTTATAAATATGTTGATAATGCAGATTTATCAGAAAGCTACATTGAAGTCTTCCTAAGATTTGATGATAGCTTAAATGAAGAAAGAGTTATAAGTGGAACAACTTATCCACCTCAAGGTGCTGAATTTGTCCCTACCCAATCAAATGTTGGTTCTTCTACGTTTATACCAAATCAAGACTCAACTGATTCAAATAACACATCAAATCAAACTGTTGGAGTTATAGAATCAGATATTCAAATTGATGAAAATTTATTATTAACAAGCTTAAGTTCTGTAACTGAGGATTTTAGGAATCAAATAATAAACACATTTTCATTTAGAGTAAATCCAGATGATATAGGATTAACAAATGAACAATATCTAACAAAATACTTAAGACCTTCATTATCAATGGGTAAAAGAGCTTTAGTTGCTCAAATTATAAAAATGATTTTTGGACCTAAAGAAAAAATAAACCCAGACTCAGAAGTTCAAGAAAAACTATTAAATGCTGCTGCTTGTGGAGAAAAGATGTATTCTATTTCTAATAATCCAGGAGTAACTGAACAAGAATTAGAATATAATAGAGTTGAACTAAAAAGACAGTTAGAGGCTGGAAAAATTGAATTAATAGTTTCTTGTCAAAAAGTTGAAATAAGCTTACCAGAAAATTTTGAAGATGAATTTGATTTAGTTTCTTCTGAAGACTTAGGAATATCTGAAAGCCAAAGACCTAATCCAGCAGAATCTTTTACATTATTAAATAATTATGTAAAATCAGAAATGCAAAGACAAAGAAATGAAGAAGATTCTACACAAGTAAAACAAAGTTTTTTTCAAATAGTTATTGAAAAAATAATGCAATATATAAGTGTTTCTTTATCTGTTAGTCCTGAAATGAATCAAGTATTTGGTGTTATAAATGCTGAGTTAATAAAAACTGGACAAGAACCTTTGAGCTCTAAAGAAATTTTATCAAGTCCTTGTGAAATTTGTGAATCTTGTAAAAGTGGAAATGAAAAAGATTTTGAGCAAAAATCAGCATTTTCTAAGAGTATAATAAATTCTTTATATTCTATCGTTTTATCTATGCTTATAAGAAGGTTAGTTTCTGAAGCTAAATCAAAAATAGCAAAATTAATACAAGAAAAAGCAAAAGAGAAAATCTTAAAATTAATAAAGAGACAAAAAGAACAATTTGACTTTTTAAAGAAAATTCAAAACGCTTCTGAAAAAGTTAGTAAAGCAACAGAATATAAAGAAAGGTTAAATTCTAGTGGATTAAAAGATGTTTTTAATTTTAGAAAAGAAGATAATCAATAATTTATTTAAATTTAATATTTATAAATATGGGTTGTATAAAAGTTGATGATAAATTACAAAAATCTGAAGAGCTTTCTAAGTTTTTACTTTTTTTGTTTAAAGAGAATAGAGTAAAAATACCTAAGTTTAGTTTGTTTCAAATATTACTATCTAAATTTAGACCAGGCTTAGATAGTGATTCTATAAGTTCTGAAATTATATCAAAATTTGAAAAAATAGGAATTCCAACTGGACCTTTAGAGAATGGAACTCCAAATGTAATGGAAGAATATACTAAGCTTGTAACTAATGAAATAGTTGATGCTATTCAAAATGATATGAGAGTTGATATTGCGGTAGATTCAGGTATGAATGTTATATCTAGTGGAGCGAATGGAGGGGGTCCTCTTGTTGCAACTGGTGCTAATGTTGCACCTCATAGTGGAAGTGGATTAGCTACATAAATATTATGGAAGAGGTAACAAAAAGAAGTAAAACTCAAATTTTAAGAGAAATTCAAGAAACTGTAGATGAATTTTTACAAAAAAAACAATTAGTTGAAAGTTTACTTGAAGAAATTGATAATTTAGAGTTAAAATATTATGAACTTCAAAAAGAAATAAAAAAATAATAAAATGAGTTTAGATGGATTATCTGAAAATTTGAATATTATGGGAGGTCAATCTTCTGTGTTTGGAGATGCAACTCAAGGCAATAGGATAATATATTTGGGTAAAGTAATAAGTAATGAAGATGCTTCTAATATGGGAAGGCTTTTAGTTACTATAATAGATTTTGCTTCTGAAACTGGTATAGAACAACCAGGTAAAGATAAAAATGATAATACTCCAAAAATGGCTTATCCATTAATACCTCAATTTGTAAATGTAATACCTAGAGTTGATGAATTAGTTTATGTATTTTTGGAAAACCCTAAAGACCAAAGTTCTAGAAGGTTTTATGCAGGACCAATTAGAAGTGTAAAAAAAGCTCAAACAGAATTTGAAAGTACTTCTTCTTCTAATGAATTATTTACTGTAAATACATTTTCTAGAGAAAATAAAAGTGTAGATGTACAAAATTTTATAATAAAAGATAATATTAGATTAGATGGTAAAAATAATGCTAATATTGCTCTAAAGCCTAGAGAAGTTTTAATTACTGCTGGAGGTTTAAAAGATAATAGTTTTGAAAAAAATGAAAAAACAGAATGTTATATTCAAATAAAAGATAATTTAGAACAAACTCGTGAAAAAATAGCTCGTTCTTCTTTGGATATAAATCAAAATATAATTACTAGAGACTCTTTTTCTCAAGCTAACATTGTAGCATCCAATATAAATTTAATATCCTCAAATAAGTCTTCTAGAAAAAATAGAGCACTAGATGAAAATGGAAATCTAAAAGATTTATCTAATGTTGAGATAAATACGAATCCAGATTTAGAAACTTATGGAGATTTAGCAAAAGAATTACATCCTTTAGTTTTAGGTGATGAATTGGTGAAACTTTTAAAGATTATAATTAGATTTTGTTTAAATCATAAACATACACCACAAGAAAAACCTTATGCTACAGTAGAAGAAATAAATCTTTTAAATGAATATTTATCTGATGAAAAAATACAAGAAATTCTTTCAAAATCTGTAAGAACAAATTAAGTTGTTCTTATTTTTAAATCTGCATCAGGATATCTAACTTCAAACATTGATAAAGGCGTTGAATATATAGTGTTATCAATTAAATTTATTAAAGTCTTTCTTATGTTATTAGAAGCACTAGAAGGTAATAGAGTTGTAGGTCCACTAGCTTGAGAAATTAAATTAGAAGAATATAATCCTCCATCTAAATTGTAAACTCTTATTCCAGAAACATTTATTACACCTGGAACTTCTCTTAGGATATCTGTTAATTGAGAAATATAAACATGTTGTCCCATATCCCAATTGTCAATATTAAAATAATCTTTTAATTGTTGCAAACAAGTTACTTTAACTTCATTACTATTAAAACTTTTATCTGTAAGTAAATCTATTTCAAAAGATAAATTAACAACTTTTGCATCATTTATTTCTATAAAGTCATTGATAGCTCTATATTTAGAAAGATAGTTTACAAGATTATTTTTTAGTAAACTTAAAGAAGTTTCTGAAAGTTTTCCATTAGAATCTTTAGATAAAACATAAAGTTGAATTTTATTATCATTAACTCTTCCATTAATTCTAAAAGGAGCACCAAATTTGCCAGGTATCTGTTTTGCTCTTGCAATATAATCTTCAAGCGTTATACATCTTTCTTGAGCTGCAAAATTACTAGATGCAGCATATCTAATTTCTTGAACATTAGGCAAACCTCGACCTCCTAATGCTGGAATAATATTAGTCCCTTTTGTTGAAGATAAGACAGAATCGTTAACTGTAGCATTAACTCCTTGTATTACAGCATTTATGTTTCCTATTTTATTTAAAACGTTTGTACCAACATTAGATTCTTCCCCGCCTCCTATTCTATATTTTATAAATAGAGTAGAGTCAGCAGGTAATTTTTCACCTAAAGAAGTATTATTTAATATTCTTTCATAACTAACTTGATTAGCACTATTTAATGCTAGACTATTTAAGTATTCAGCATATGCATTAACATTTGGTGTACCACCTCCAAAAGTTAATTTACAAGAACCATCTGATAAAAATTCTTTTGTAAATCTTCTATTTACTTCAACCCATCTCCCATAAGAAAAAGAACCAGTAGAAACCCCAGTATCTTCTAAGAAGATTTCATCTTCAGCTAAGTGGTCTACTTCGTAATATTTGTAATCAAAATTTTTATAATCAGTATATGTTGGAGGAATGTTTATGTTAGTTCCTGGAAGAACTATAACATCTAAAATTTCTAAAATATTAGTTTGTGATAAAAACACCTCTAAAAATTCTGTTTCAGAATCTTCATCTGTGATAATTTTTTGTAAAGTTGTAGTTATACCAGCAACTGCAAATTCTCTTTTTGTGATATTATATCCTAATATATTTTGTGAAGCATCAAAAATTGGATTTATAATTCTATTAGTAACACCAGTTTCAGAAAAATCACTTGAAAAATCAACTTGATTAACAGTTTCAAAAGATTGGCCATTCCCATCAAATCTAACTCCAGGTCTATAAATAGGCAAATATTGTTCGTCTGGTCCTGTAGAAATAGCTGGAACTCTAATAGTTATATCGACAAGAGTGGAGCTACCTCTAACTCCAGGTACTTTGTATCCTAAAGTTTTAGCTAATCTATAAGCTGAAGAAATTTCACTAACTCCATCTAAAAATAATTCATTAAATCTTTTATCTGTATAATAAGATAATAAATCAGAAACATAAGCAAGTAAGTCTACTAAAGCCATACCAGCACTTGTCACATTGAAATCTTGCCATTGTTTTGGAAAATAAACTTTTAAAACTTTTTCTATATCTTCTCTTATAGTGTTAAAATCTCTTTTAAGATAATCCTGCTTTTTTAATACTGGCATATTGTGTTTGTTTAATTATTAAAATTCTCTTGGTATATTTAGTGTTACAGAATCTGTAACTCCAAAGAAAGTGTTTATTTTAAATACTATTTCTATTGTTAATAAATTAGTTTCTTCTTGTTCTGTGAAAAAAATTTTTACTATTGTTATTTGAGGAATAAATTCAGCAACCTTTTCTTCAATATCTTTTTGTAGTTCAGATTTTGTAAAATCATCCAATGGCTCCATAATATAGTCGTATATTGGTGAAAAAAGAGTACTTCTCATAGGTCTTTGCCCTCTTCTTGTTGTCAATAAAGAAATTAAATCAGCCTTTAAAGCTTGTTCAGTTGTTTGGTTAGTATCAAATATACCACCTGTTGTTGTTTCTTTAAAAGGAAATTTAATATTTATACTATTAGCCATTATGTTTTTTTATTATAAATAGTAAAGTCAAAAAAATTAAAGACTTTTTTAATGCACTATTTATGTTATATATAATAAATACTAATTAATATATATAATTTAAAATAAAAATAAACTATAAAATATGGGAAGACTTAGAATTTATCCTGACAAAAATAACACAATAGCTTCTGGTTATTTCGAAAACTTTAACTCTGCCTATAATCCAGGTACTATATTGTGGTATGGGGGGTCTGGATTAAGAAATAGTATATCTAAATTTTTGATTCACTTTGATTTAGAAGAATTAAAAAATAAATTAAATTCTAAGGAGATAAATTCTGATTACATCTCTTCTTATAGACTTAAGATGACAAATGTAGTTCCAGACGGAAAATTGTTAGAAAGTGATTTTGAATTTGCTAGATTGGACAAAAAAATAGCTTCTTCTTTTGATTTAATCGCTTTTCCTGTCAATAAAGAATGGGATGCTGGTAGAGGTTATGATTTAATGGGTCAAGAATATATAAAAACTACAAAAGGCGATACAAATTTAACTGGCTATTCAAATTGGAATCAAGCAACATCTATTACTTCTTGGGATGAGCCAGGAATTTTTATAAATCCTACAGCTTCAACAACTAATTATTCTATTCAACATTTTGATGTTGGAGACGAAGATTTAGATTTAGATATAACTAATATCGTAAAAGATTGGCTTAGTGGAGGTTCTGAAAATTATGGTTTAGCAATTTCTTATACAAGAGATTATGAATTAATTTCAGGATACACTAGGTATATGTCTAGATTTTATACTAAGCACACTAATACAGCTTTTAAACCTTATATGGAAATTGTGTATGACAATCAAATAATAAGAGATGATAGATTAAGAGTAGCAAATAATAGAACTTCTAGGTTATTCTTAAATTTATTTAGTGGAAATACATCGGCTAATTATTTTTCTGCTGGAACTGTTTCTATAAAAAACTCTGCTAATCAAGATGTTATAACTGGATTAACGCCAAACCAATTAACAAAAGGTGTGTATTATGTAGATGTTTTAATGACAGGTGCAACAAAAAATCAAATTTATAAAGATGTGTGGAATGATATAACATTTTCCCCAGGCATTGACAAACAATCTTTTGAACAAAAATTTCATATTTTAGGTAATTATTATACTAATTTTCCAAAAGAAATTAATCAATATGTAGTTGAGTTATATGGAATATCTAATAATCAAATTCTTAAAAAAGGAGAATTGATAAGAATATATGCAGAAACTAGAGTTGAATATAGTACAAAAACTCCTAATGAATATTATGGTTTAGAATATAGATTAATCCATAATGAAATTACAGAAGTTATACCTTGGTCTTCTTTCAATTCAATAGTAATAGATGGTTGCACTAAAGAATTTATTGATTTAGACACTTCTTGGCTTTTATCTAATCAAAATTATAAGATTGAATTAAGAGTAAATGAACTAGGAACTAAAAGAGTATTGGATGAAACGGTTTATTTTAAGATTTTCAATGAAAGAAATTAAAATTCATTGACTTTTTTATTAAATTCCTTAAAATAACAATTATAAATATTCCAAATGGCAGATATTATAAAAAAAATAAAAACCAATAAAGATGTAAATGTAATAACTTACTTTACGACAGTTGATGCGAGTTCAAAAGAAATTTTTGAAAAACTCAAAAATATTTCCAGTTTACCAACTATAAATAGACAACTTAGAATTTGGGATACTATACAACAACAAGGAAAAGAAGCTTATGCAATAAAAGGAGCAAATAATAAAGTTGTTGAATTGTTAGAAATGGTAGATGGTTCTTATTGTAAAAGAATACCTTTAACTAATGAATTTAAATTTTTATCTGAAGATGAAGAAAAGAATGTAGTTAAAGGTAAAGTTTTTTATGCAAAACAAGATTATGTAAGACCATTAAAGAATGAAACTGTTGAAGAATTTATAGAACAAGCAATAGCTTACTCTGGAAATTCAGCATATTCAAATGTTTTTAATACAATTCAAAAAAAAACAGATTACTATGCTGACATAACTTTAAAAAGGAGTATAGATACACTCGATACTTTAAATGTCAAAAATAATCTTTTATCTGAAGTACCAACTCAAGAGTCAGACACTGGTGTTGTATGTGGAACTTTAGTAGCTAGACAAAAAGTTTTAGATGAAAATGGAGAAAGAGCTTTAATTCCTTTGGCAAATGTTCCAATAGTTATTTTTAATCCTTCAGAAGAATTTCCTACATATACTTCTCAGGATGAAAATGGCAATAGAATAACTTTGAATGTCATACAAAATTCAGAACCAGAAGATTATTCAGATTTAAACTCTTATGTTTTAGATGTAGGTGTAGATAAGGCAAGAGAAGCTTTAGGGAGTAATGATGTTGGAGAGGAGTTTGATGGATTGAAACCTTTGTTAAAATCTGTTGAAAGTTTAAATTTACCTGAACATTATAAATATTCAACTATTACAAATGAAAAAGGAGAATTTGTAATTCATGATGTACCTACTGGAAATCAAGTTTTATTATTTGAAGTAGATTTATTAAAACAAGGGATGAATAAAAGTGAAGTCGCCTTAAATTTCTTCCCATACACTAATGAAGAATTACCTAACATAGATAATGTACCTCATTTTTATTATAGGCAAATTCCAATCTCTGTAGTTTCTTCTTGGGGCGAATTTCAAACTGGATTTACTGAAGTGAATATAACTTCTAATTTAGATATGAGAAAATGGTCTACTTTTTATGTATCTCCCATTTCTGTTGAAGATAATAATTTAGAAGAACTTTTTGCTTTAGGTAATTTTAGTAGATTAAATATTTTAGCTAAAGATATGACTAAAGAAGGATATCCTTTAACTACAGAAATAGTAGAAGTGGATGATATTTTTTCTAGAGTTGAAAATCAAAGATTAGAGTGGTTTAATGAAAATAAATTTACTAAGTCACAGATTAATTTTAGTAAAAATAATTTTCAAACTTTTAAACTACCTGCTAATCTTTATGACCCAAATGGAATATCATCTAAAGATGGTGGAAGAACTAAATTAAATTCTAAAAAAGGTGTTTGGTTATGTTCTTATCAAATGAAAATGTATTACGAAGGAAATCCAGATGTTTATCGAACAACTGGATTTTTAAGAGATAAATTAGAAGAAAATGCTGTTCATTCAAGTCATTTTGATGCTAATAGAGGTGTAGACTCTAATCCTTCTTCTGCTACTGGCAACGGATACAATACTTCTATCAACACTTTTCCATATGAAAGAACTTGGACAATAAATTACCCAGAACCTTATAAAATACCTTCACTACCTATAGAATATAATGAAAAAGACTTCAATAATCAAGTTGAGCCTAGATATTTAGATGGTGATTTAGCTGGGTTTTATTATGGTCAAGAAGAATCAACAGGGTATGGACTTATGACTCCCTTAGAAGGAGGTGATGCTATATATAATAAATTTTCACAGACGATTACTAAAAGTAGAATATATAAATATGAAACAGATGTTTCTTGGCATGAAGAATATTCAAATGGATTTAGAAAATCACAACACTCTAATCTTTTTCAAGGTAAACATTTTACTGTAAAAAGTGGAGAAAAGTATCAAAGAATAGAATGTGGATTTGCTTATTGGTTAAAACCAGAAGGTTGGGGTAGAATTAATAATCAAGGTTGGGGTGATATTATGTTAAATTCAGATATTAATTCAAATTATTCATCTTCAGACAATAAACTTATACCTCAATCTTATATAGGTGCAAATTATAGACAGAGTGAAAATTTATTATTAAAAATGGATAGCTCAATTTCTCCTTCATGGTTAAGACAAGGTGCTATTGATTTTTATAGAATTGTAGATGATTCTCCTCAATTTTTAGAAGAAAAAATACCATCACCAATTAAAAAGTATGGCAAAGTTGTAATTGAAAATATCTACACCAATAGAGAAAAGGCTATCTCTAGGCTTGAATTACGAATAAGTAATAAAAAAAACTATAGAATGAGAATTTCACAAAATTCTGTTATTGAAATAACAAATAATGGTGCCATAAAATCTGAAATAACAGTTAATGGTGATAAGAGACAAGTTGAACCAAAAAAATCTATCTCTTTTAATGTTGCATCTTATACTGAAATTACATTTACTTCAAATTTAGATTATGATATTCAAAAAAATTCTTATGATACTTGTAATTATACATTTAAGTTTAAAAATAGTGAAATTAAGAAAGTAGACACTATAATTTATGATTATTATAACTTTACCTTAACAGCTGGTGAACAAACTCAAATACCAACTAGATATTTAGTTACGACAGTATATAGTGCTGAAGGTAATGTAAAAATCAAGAAAAAAGGAGTTAAGAAGTGTAAAAAAACATTCAATCAAGCAGGCACATATCAGATTAATGGTTTGATTTTTGAAAAAACTAAATCTTCATCAGCATTAAGCTTCACTTCATCACGAGTAGGTCATGATTGTGCTGATGGTGGTATTAAAATTTTGAGAGTTTAATTTTAAAAAAAACTAATGAAAGATAAAATAAAAATATTATTAGGTGAAAAAGATGTTTTTCCTCAAGTAAATAAAGATGTTTATATAAATTTAGAAATTTATAATTCACCTAATGAAATTAAAAAAGAGTTAGTTAATAATGACTTTAATGTAAGAGAACAATTTAACAAAGAAAGAAGAGAATCTTTGAGATTTTGTATATATGGAACCTTAAATTCAATCTTTTCTGATACCAACAATTTATCGATAGAAATAAAAACTAATCATGAAGATTTGTTGTTTAGCCCAAGAATAGAACCTAATGCTAAATCTTCTGTTACACATAAAGTGTTATCAGCACCTTTATCAAAAAATAATAATTTATCTAAAAATATATTTAAAAAAAATAAAAGTTGTTTTAATTTTTTGTTTGAAATTAGCCCTGATATAAATAATTATGGAGAAACTAAAGTTTTAGAAGTTAAAATTATTGATGAGGAAAAAAATATTTTTGCCAATTTTGAGATACCATTTTTATTTTTCGATTCTGAAGGTAATTTTATTGATTTTGGTACAGAAACAGTTGATATAGATATAGACGGTAATGAACAAGTTGTAGAAAATGATTTTCCTTTTTTTTATGGAACTCATTGGATAAAACAAGAATTTAGTCTATCTAAACCCCTCAAAATATCCCTAGTTAAATCTGAATTTGATAATTTAAATAATTTAACTGTAAACGAAAGAACGGGTGAAGTAAAGTTTTATGCTAAATTAGAAACGCCTAGTTTATATGGGGTTGAAGAGGCTGAAATTTATATAGAAAGAGATGAGACTTTAAAAGACCCAAATGAAGATTTTGTTTTTGAAAATCAAATTTTAAAATGGGAAAAAGGAGAACAATTTAAAGAAGTTAATCTACAAGTTTTAGATGATTTATTTACGGAGGAAGATGAAAGAATTATTTTTGGTATTAAAAATCTAAAATATTCAGAAAAAGATATTAATTCTAATTTTGAATTAATCATAAAAAATGATGATTTACCATCTCCTATAGGGTTTGAAAGTAAGCAATTTGAAATTACTTCTGGAGATAAATTGAATATATCATTAGAAGCAGACACTCCAATAAAAGGTATTAATCAAACTATAGATTTAATTTTAGATGATGTTAATAGTACAATAATAATAGGAGAGGACATAGAGAATACTGGTACTATTGAAGACCCAGAATTTAGAAAGACCATACTTTTAAAAGAAGGTTTAGATTTATTTGAAATAGAAATAGATATAAAAGAATATTTTAATTATGGATTAGATAAAAAAGCTATTTTTAAATTAGAAAATCCTACTCAAAATATTAAAGTAAAAGATAATTTAAAACAACTTAATTTAACTGTAAAAGATAAATCAGTAAAAAGATATACTACATACAAAATAGATAATGACCCTTTAAGAGGTCAAGGTATATTTAGATTGTCATACCCTAGTCCTAAATTAGTGGGGGCTCCAATATCTTTTGCTAATACGAATCTGTATTCTCAATATAATGTAACTAACAACTTTACTTATAAAATTAATATTATAAACGAAGGAGAAATTGTTTTATATGATAATAAATTAATTAATCCTGGGGAGGTTGTTACAAGTATAAGTTCAAGTGATGGATTTCAAAACTTTGAGTTTACATTACCTTCTAATTATTCTTTTGATAAACAAAATGTTTTTTATGAAAAATCAAAATATAAGTTTGTAATAACAGATATAGAAGATTCTTCTAAAATACAAGTTATAAAAAATGATTACATAACTTTCGCAGATGTTAATATAGATTCTCAAGCATTAGATTCTTCACTTGATTTTTCTGGTAAAACTTATTATTTAACTTCAGAAATTTTAAAAATAAAAACTAGATTAGATTTAAATGGTGATTTAAAAAGTGAAAAGGCAATTTATGATATAATCAATAACGCTAAGATTAACACAAGTGATAATTTAACTGTAATTAAGCAAAAATTAAGAGATGCAGGTTATTATAAAAAAAATACGTTTACATTTTTGAATAATAAATTTGATGAAAATAAAATAACTTCCACAGCAAATAGTATATTGAATTTTATTAGTAAATATCCAACCTTTGAAATACCTAACTTTTTTACTCCTTCAGATGAAATTAGTAGTTTCTCTATAGATTGCAAAATAAATGGTTTATTAATATTAAGTAAATTATTTAGCAAAACATCAGCAGTTACTAAAGTTAATAATATTAAATTTGAAGAAAATCCTATAAAATATACTTATTTTAAAGAAGTAGATGGTAGTAATTATACATTAATGCCAGTAGAACCATTAAATAATTATTAGTGAGATATATTTATATATATGAAAGAGACTTATCAATATAAAATAAGATTAAATGTCACTCCTTTTGGGGGAATAAAAACTAGTACTGGTTTAATTTCAGATGCTTATGATAAAGACTTTTATATAAATATCCCAGTATACAAGACACATAATTTAGAGGGATATGTAAATGTTGACATTGACCCGTCAAGAGCTACTATGGAAAGACAATTTATAAATCCTTTTTTTATAGAATTAGGTTTTTTTGAAAATGTAGAATCAGTATTGAGTTCAAATACAAGTTCCGACAATTCCATACAAATTAAAGCTCAAAATTACGGAATAGATATTAATAAATAAAAATGTTAAAGTATAAAATAGTAATAAAACCAGTAAATCTATCAGATGCTACAATAGAAAATAACTTTAGCGTTACAAATGGTTATTTAGTTTATGATAATTCTAAAGTTGAACAAGGAGTTTTGGTTGATGAGTTTAATGTTCAACAATTTTTAGAAGACCCCAACAATTCTGTTGTTGTCGAAAAATTCAAAAAATACCTTAGAGAATATACTAATGAATTAGAATTTAATGAAATATTTTATAAACCAAAAAAAGTAGCTCCAATACTTAATGATTTTTATAATGAAGAAATTAGATTTAACTCTGAAGCAAATCCAGCATTAATAACTGATGCAATAAAAGATACAGAGGTTATATATTATCAAAATAATAATTACGACTTTTTAAGTAATCAAAGAATGTCTTTTGAAAATAAATCTTTATTATTTGAGTCTTTAAGTGCTAATACAGAATATAAAGATTACTATATTGATTTTAAAGTTGATTTAAATAAAAGCCTTATAGGCAATAATGATTATTCAAATTATATCAAAGATTATAAGGAAGATGATATTGTCTATAAAAATTCTTTTGTAAATTTAAATGATAAAGTTAATCCATTTGAGTTTTGGACAAATGAAAAAAATACAAAAAAATGGATTACAAGTCCAGAAAATACTGAAGAAATAAGAGTTCAAGATTTTGAAAATATAGCTTTAAAATTCGAACAACAAGCAGAAGCTGTAAAAGACAAGAATAGCATCGAATTTGCAACTCTAAATAACAAAGCAATACAAGCTAGAAAAGTTGCTGATTTAGAAAGAGCTAAATTGAATAGAAAAACAAATTAACAATTTAATAAAACTTTAAAAATATTTTTAATTTATTATATTTATATTAAACGATAATTTATGAGTGTAGGTATATACGGTACGAAAAAGTTGGCAGACATAACATCAGATGATGTAGATGTTTTATATGCATATAGTCCTAGTAGAGAAGATTTAGGAGAAGTTACTTTTAAACCTTTATATAATGCTATTAATGAAAGTGATTTACTTAAAATGATTGGAGTTGATGGTATGTATAAGTTAAGATTGCCTGCCGATATTTTTAATAAAATAGGTTTTTACTCCTTAATGATAAAACCTAAAACTTTTCAAGTTACAATAAGAGATTGTTCATATGTAGTTACAGAAGATGAGACTGGTGTGCAATTATCCAAAAAAGGTGTAGTTATACCTGCGGCACAATTTAGAAAAACTAATGGACTAGTTGGTTGGTCTGTTGAATATATAGGTGCTGATGGGAGAAAGATAAAAAATTTAAATAGAATAATAACAAGTAGCGATTTAGTAAGTCCTTCTGTAAATACAACAACTGTTAATAGGGGTGCTACAACTTATAATTTAGATAGCACTGGAAGTAATTTATTTTTAACCTTAACGCCTGATGAAGGAAGTATAGTTTCTGGGGGTGGTGCAGCTAATTTAGGAGATGCTGGACAGGTTATTTTATTGTCTAACACTTATTTTGACCCTATTTCAATAGAAGTTGAAATGGTAGAACATGATGTTCAAACTTTATCTTATGCTCTTTATGGTAATACCACTAGAGATAATGAAACTGGTACATTAACATATTATGATGAAAATAATAATATTTATAGACAATATAATTTATTTACACAGAAAAAACAGTTCTCTCAAGGTAGTATAGATATTCGTCAAATAAGAGACAATATAAATTTCAATCAAGATTTTCAAACAATAACTCAAGGTTTAAAATAAAATATTTTTTTTCTTTTTAAGAATATATTTTAATATTTATATATATGAAAAAGAAAGTTAAAAAGTTAGAATTAAAAAAATTGATTCAAGAGTATAATTATTTGTTGACAGATGAAACTTATAAACAAGAAGTTGTTTCTGAAACTAAATCTGATTTCCTTAAAGAAGTTCATAATAAAAGAGTTGATTTAGGTTTAATAAAAGATGAACCGTACACTCCAGAAAATGATAACAATAACAATAAAAAGGAAGAAGGAAGTAAAGGTGAAGAAGGGAATGAAGCAGAAGATAATAAACAAAACTCTAATAGTGAAGACGAAATAACAAATGATTCAAACAAAAAAGAAAAATCACCTAAAGTTAAAAAAATATACAGAGAAATTGTAAAAAAAACCCACCCAGACAAAGACAAAACAGAAAAGTATATAGATTTATATAAAGAAGCAACTTCTGCATATGAAAAAAACGATATAGTAGCCCTAATATTTATTTGTTCTAAATTAGATATTGAAATTGATTTAGAAGAAGATGATATAGGAAGTATAACTTTAGCAATTAAAGAAAAGAAAAAAGAACTACAAAATATAGAAATGTCTTATTTGTGGTTATGGTATAATTCTAAAACACAAGAACAAAGAGATAAAGTGGTAGAATTGTTTATAAGTAAAAATGTCAAATAAAAAATTGCATCATACTTTATTATAAATAAATCATAATATTTATAATAAAAAATTATTATGGCTTTATTAAATTTTATTATGGTGGTATTACCACCTGTTGTTTATAGTGGAATAATCTATTTAACATCACCATACAAATCTATCAGCTTGACTAAATCATTACAATATCTAATTGGAGGTATTTTATCTATACCTTTAGTGATGTTATTTAATTTACTATTACCTTATAAATCAGACTTATTAACCAGTCCATTTGTTTTCTGCTTTTTCGAAGTTGCACCACATGAAGAAATATCTAAATTATTAGTTTATTTTATTATATATAAAATAATGGATAAACAAAAATCAAAACACCCAATAGGTACAATGTTTTATATGGGAATGGTTGGTCTAGGCTTTGCTATGATTGAAAATGTACAATACTTATGTAGGTTTGGCGAAAAAATATTATTTATAAGAAACTTTACATCAACATTTGCTCATATGATATTCGGTATGTTTACAGGTTATTGGATATCTTTAAGTAAAATTAAAATAAATAAATATAGCACTAGGTCTGTATTTGATATTGTTATGTCTAGTAAACAAAAAATTAGGTTTTTTGTGTATGTGATGATTGGTTTAATGTGTGGTATTGGTTATCATGGGTTATGGAATTATAATTTAACTGTTTCAGGCAAATCAGCACCATCAATAATGATTTTAATGTTGTTTATAGGTTTAATTAGTTCAAAGTTTGCTTCAAACAATCTTAGAAACAAAAAAAATATAAATCAAGAAAATGAATATAATTAAATAACTATAAAGCCAAAAAATAAATTATGGAAAATTTAGAACAAATTTTAAATGAAATATATAACCAAACACCATATTTAGAGTATCAAAATAAAACAGAATTTAAAAAAGAATACCCAGCAACATATGGTGAAGTAACAAAACAATCCACAAATGCTATTGTAAACCAATTCAAAAAACACTTCAATCAAGATACAATATTTTATGACTTAGGTTGTGGGTTAGGAAAAATGGTAATACATGTTGCTTTACAATATAACCCTAAAAAATCTTGTGGTATTGAGTTATCAAAAGAAAGAATAAAGGGAGCAAATGATTTAAAAGAAAAACATTGTAAAGACAATAAAATTATTTCTTTTATTGAGGGTGATTTCTTTGATAATAATTTTAGTGATGCTACCGTTATTTATGTAGATAACACCGCTATGTCACATGATATTACAAAAAAGATTATTGATAACTTATCGAAAGGTTGTTTATTTATTTGTAGAAAAAAACCACATTTTATTGAAACTGAGGAACTTAGTGCAGATAGATTTAAAACTGGGTATAAAAAACCAGATATACATTTTTTAATAAAAGAATAAAAAAATATGAAAGATTTAATAAAACTTTATGAAAACTTTTGTTTTTTAAAGGAAATCCCTTTTAAATTAGATGATAGTGTTAATAGTTATGATGACACAACTCTTTTTTGTCCAGCTGGTATGCAACAATTTAAAGACAAATTTAAAAATCCTGATAACACCACAATAGCAAATATACAATCTTGTATTAGGTTAAATGATTTAGAAGAAATCGGTGATGGTACCCATATGTTACACTTTAGAATGATTGGTTTGTTTTCTTTCGGTAAAATGACACTTAATGAGGCTGTTGATTTTTGGGTGGATTTTATTAAAGACTTCTTAGGTATAAAGATTGATTATGTTACTATTCACCCAGATAAATTTGATACTTGGAAATGGTTATATGAACGTCATAAAATACCAATTAAATTAGATAGTGAATGTATTTGGTCAGATGGTGAAATGGGTGGTTATTGCACCGAGTTTTATCATGATGATGTTGAAATTGGTAATATCGTAAATACAATGGATAAGTTTATTGATGTTGGTTTTGGATTCTCTAGAATTAATGATATTATTAATGGTAAGAACGAATTAACAAAAAATGATATATTGAGTGATGCTATCAATAAGATTATTGAAGCTGGTTTTAAACCTGGTCCACAAAAACAAGGATACGTGCTTAGGAGACTTTTAAGGCAACTTTATAAGGGTGGTGGTAGTATTGAACATCCATTCTTCACAAAAGAGGTTGAGAGACAAGAAAAGGCTAAAGTAAGATATGAAAGGCTTAAAATTAAACATCGTGACAAACCAAAAGAATGGTGGTTTGATACACATGGAATTGATTTAGATGAAATGGAGGATTAAAAACCCTCCATTTTTTTTATTATAACAAATTAAAATAGTTGTTTGTAGTAGGGTCGTATTTTAATTCAGAACTATTTCCACCATTAAATAAATTATGGATTAATTTATCGTATGTTTTTGATATTAATGGGTTTGATACATGATATCTCCATAAAGATTGTTTATTACGTTCCTTATAGTATTCCAGATTTTTATCGTGGTTTTCCAATATCCAGTTTAACATTTCACCACCTTTTCTTGAATCTGAGTTTTCATAATAATAACCTATATCTTTACACATTGGTGCGTTATGTAATACAGGATAACCCATATACGCAACATCCAAATAAAGATAGTTTAATGGGTTCATAATTTGATGAGAAACAACAATATCCAAAAACTGAGATACAACATAAGAAGTTTGATATCTATGTTCCATTGTTACTTTTTTGTCCTTATATAAGTCCAAACTTTTAATAATTGATATGAATGGTGGATTTTTATCCAAACCACCTTTTTCGTGTTTTCCGTTTGTTATCATCAACTTATCAATCTTATTTTTACCAATTTCTGTACGATAAGATTCTTCTGCAATTAAAGTTGGTATAACAGCGGTTTTAACCATATTTAAGTTTGGTTCCATAATACCAATAACCTTCTTTTCTTTTGTTGGGTCGTATCTATGGTCTTTTTTATATTTTCCTTCTTTGCTTAATTTATTGATTGAGTTTAGGGATGAATCCAAGAAACTATTATCCCATAAGAAAGGTACACTTATTGCGTTTGTTCTATAAAGTGTTTTAAAGTAACCACTATTATTATAATCTTGTTGTGGCACATACCAAACTTCATCAACACCTTCATCAACAATATGTGGCTTTCCTTCTTTAAATAACATCTCTTCAATGAATAAAACATAATTGTTACCACACTTATAATTAATAACTTTATTGGTTGGTTTTTGTTTCTTAAAATCTTTAATTGTTTCGTTTGATATTTGTGCTCCCATGGATATAATTAAATCCATTTCTCTGTATTTATCTTTTAATAACGAAACATTAATTCCATCGAAGTGTTTTGGTGGGTTATTTAAATCAATATCCAACGTATTCAATAAATAAATTTGATAATTCTTTTTTGATTTTTTTAATAGGTTAATCATCATAAGGATGTTTAGTTTCATCCCATTTGTCCACATTGATTCTTTTATATCGTTTAATGCTATGGTAATACCTATTTTTATATTTTCTGTATCCATCATACTATTCTTGGTTTTTTTGTGTTTTTATAGATATCAGAGTTAAATTTCTTCAAGTCATCTAATGAAATATTTAGTTTTTTTCTCCACTTTGTTATAACGTGTTCGTAACCATTATTATATAACTCACATTCTTCTAAAACTGGGTTATCAACACCTACTTCATCTATATCATAAGATGGGTCCGAAATTAAATATAAATCTCTTGTTATCTTATAATAAATATCTTTTTCCATAACTTTTAAACCTTTAAAAATAAATATAAGGGAATAAAAAAAGGTCTAAATAATTTTAGACCTTTTATATTGTTTTTTTTATTTATTATAATCCAAATCTTCCTTTGGTTGTGTTATAATTTTGTAATACTTCACTATCTGTTAACGCTCTATTGTAAATTAAAGTATTACCAATTTTTTTATCACTAGCAACATAACTACCACCTGGATAACTATTAATAGATATACCTTGTGTTGTTTGTGCTTGACTACTAGAATTAGAAGACCCAAACAAAACTCCATTATGATATAGTGATACTGTAGATGTACCATTATAAGTACCAACTATATTGTGCCAATTACCATCTTCTAAATCTGTTTTTAATATTTTAGGGGTTGCAGTACCATAAAAAAACTGTATACCACTATTCTCATAAAACCAGTATGTTCTAGAGTTAATACCTAAACCCTTACTTAATAAAACTTTATTATTAGATAATAAATTGAATTTAACCCACATAGAAACTGAAACAGAGATGGTATTTAAAGAATCTGAATTTGATATTGAAACATAATCATTCACACCATCAAATGACACAATTCCTCCATTATCAGTTAAGTATGTTACACCATTGGTTAATGTACCATCATTATTATTTGATGTTAAATCATTCCAAATAGTACCTGTACCTGGATATGATAATGTATTTCCTGCATCTAAATGTAACACTAACCCATCTGTTATTATATTTGATGTTTGTCTTGGTCTCACCCCTACTCTTGTTTGTGCCATAATATTTTGTTTTTTAATTTATATTATTTTTGTTTTCCGTTTCCTGAATTGTATAGTTGTGATACTTCTGTTGGTGTTAGTTCTCTGTTCCAAATACCTATTTCATCCATATTACCATTTAAGAATTGACTAGATGTTCTCCTACTTAATATAAAACCATTTACAAAACCCAAAGATGTACAATCAGTGAATGTTGTTGTACCAGCAGAAATTAAATTACCATCCATATACATATTTAATAATTTAGTTGACTCATTCCAAGCGAAAGCAACATGTCTCCAAACATTATTACCTATAGTTAAACTTTGTGATAAATAACCCCCATTTGTTTTGAATGCGTATAAAATTATTGATGTAAATTGGAAAGTAAAACCCATAGACCCATTTGAACCGAAATTAGGTGTTTGAAAAAAACAGGCCGTACCTGTATTATTTTTATACACCCATCCACTTACCGTAAAATCTCCAGTAATACCAACATCACCTGTGTATTGTACATAATCATTAACACCATCAAACTTAAATCCTTGATTAATTTTACCTGTGTCATATGTTGTTCCATTAATTAATGTTAAATCGTGTCCATTCCCTGTTTGGTCTATTGGTGTTCCATCAGCTCTATAATAAGCCAATAATCCATCCCATATACCAGGTCTTCTAACCCCCACTCTTGTTTGTGCCATTTTTTATATTGTTTTAATTTTATTTGTTATTTTTAAAGAAAAAAAAAGGGTTTAAATAAATAAACCCTTTGTTTAATCTTTTAATTTTTAGATTACCTCTTCAGTTGATGTCCATTCAGGTCCTTCACAAATTGTAATCATTTCTTCTTTTGTGTAATCTGTGAATGAATCACCTTCAACGATGAATTTTGTTCCATCGATTGACTTTCTTACTGTATCAGCTGTTGAATAACCTGTACATAATGAAAAGTCGAATGTTGTAATCTCTGCGATGTCTTTAATTGCGTATCCCATTTTTTTTGTTTTTAATTAATTATTTGTTATTTTATTCAATTATAAATATCTACCAATTTTTAATAATAGAGATATTTATATTTTTTTTTTTTTTTAAATTCCACCACCATCGGTGATTGTCCATAAATCACTTAAAATTAAGTTTGATTTTGCTGCTTCAGCTGGACTTCCTATTGTGTATTTGGACGTACCAAAGTTAACAGACAAACCACTTACGGGGTTAAGTGCGTTCCATGCAACTAATAACTTATCATATTCAGTTGTTGTTATAGTTGAACCTCTTAGGAAATCTTTCATATTAGAAACAGTAGATATATCCCAAGTGTCTAATCCAACAACATCACACACACCTAAACCATAAAATGGTTCATACATAATAACTGGTCCAGATGTTCTTATTGTAATACCTGTAACATCAATATAATCAGCACCACACCCATTAAACATACCAGCGTATCTATTACCAAATGTTGTACAATTACTTAAATCCCAACCACTTACATTTAATGATGTTAAATTAACTGTGGGTGAGAAGGTATTAGATGTTGAAGTGACTTGAGAAACATCCCATCCTGTTAAATCTAAATCGCCTGATATACCACAACCACGGAACATACCAATAATATTAGTGAATGGTACTGTTATATCTTCAATACCAGTTATTGTGGTTAAATTAGGTGTAGCTTGGAAGGTACTTGAGAAATTAACACCTAGTGTTCTAAAAGTAACTCCACTTACATCAACAGAAGTCAATGATATGTTATAGTAGAACATTTGTCTGAAATCACTACAATTAGATAAATCCATTCCTGACATATCTAAAGATGTTAATGATGTACAACCTCTAAAAGTTTGGTACATAGTATATACTTTAGAAGTGTTAAGTGTGTTAAACCCTGTTACTGTAGTTAATGAGGTACAATTATAAAATACCTCTCTAAATTGAACATTTGAAGTTGTGTTTAATTTACATCCAGTAAAATCTATTGAAGTTAATGATGTACAAGATTGGAAACCACCAGTATAACCCCAACCAAAAGAAGTACAAGAAGTTAAATCCCAACCAGCTAAAGACATTGTGGTTAATGATGTACAACCATTAAAAGCATTTGCTAATGTATTAACTAATGATGTATTTGGAATATCTGTGGCATAAATTTCTAAATTACTACACCCTTGGAAAGAAGTACCCATACTTCTCCATTCATTATAACCCCACTGATTAACTGACATCAATTTTTCTCTATCAGTACCATTAAATTTAGGCCAAGGTAAATTACCTAAGACTTTAATTGTATAAATTCCTGGTGTTGAATAGACGTGAGTTAAATCAGTATCATTATATGATGTAATTGTTGATGTTGTACCATCACCCCACTCAATCGTTGCATTATAAACACCTAAATTTCCAGCACCTAAAATAAATGTATCACTCGCACTACCAGCATTTTCAGTGTTTATTGTAAATATAAATTTTCTTTTTTCCAAGGAACCATCTTTGATTCCAACTCTTATCTGTGCTGCCATAATTATTCTGTTATTTCTTCTTCTTCATTGTTATCAACATCAATTCCATAAACATTTAATAACTCTGTTTTCCAAGATGTTTCATCATCGAATATTGTGTGATTCGGTAAACCTGTTTCGGTTTGTTGTGGTGGGTCAGTTTTTCCGTAGTGAACAATTGAATTATCTTCATTTGTTGCAATCCACCATTTTTCATTCATTTCTGTTTTTGTTACTATTATCATAATTTATTTTTTTATATAAATATCATATAAAAAGGGAGATATTCACCTCCCTTCATTTTTTTTTATTAAACCGTTACAGTCCATCCTTTTGATGTTGCTATAGCAATATCTTCAGGAGTTAAATCAGCTGTACCAGGGTTATACCTAACATCTATTGTTTGAGATGTTGCGTTACCTAGGTTGTTAAATATGTTTATTAAAGCCAATCTAGACAATTTGTTTGTATTATAACTATGTGATTTAGTTAAACCAAAAATATTAGATTCAGATAATTCAAAATTACTTCTTAACATAAGGTTAGCACTTGTTACGTTAGACATATCTAAACTACCAATTTTTCTTAGTTCTATACACCTGTCAAAAGTATAAGTCACATTTGTCGTTAAAGAAAAATCCAAATCAGGAATAATTTCAATTTTACTAGAATTAAATAAATAATGTAAATTTGATTGTGAATTACTTGTATTGATTTGTGGTATAGTTTTTAAACCTGTACCTATAAACATTGCGTATATATTTGCACTATCTGTGTTAAAGTCTGATGGTAATTCTCTTAATGATGAACAACTATGGAACATATAACTCATATTTGAAACACCTGAAGTATTAATTAAACCATTTGGAAATCCTTCTAATGAACTACAATATATAAACATATAGAATGTTGTAGTACAATTTTGTAAATCTAATAATGGTAAGTTTTTTAAATTACTACATCCTTGGAAAACATTACTTAAAACTGTTGCAGATGAAGTATCTAAACCAGTAACAGTTTCTAAACTACTACAATTTAAAAACATTTTATTCATAGTAGTCACATTACCAGTGTTTTGTAAATTAACTTCTTTTATCTTATTACTACCATCAAACATTTGTATTGTACTTGTACAAGAAGTTAAATCCAATGATATTTTTTCTAATGAAGAACAATCTTTAAACATATAATCACATTTCGTTGAGTTTGAAGTATCAAACCCTTCAGGTAATTCTAATATACCTGAATTAAAAAACATATATTGCATATTTGTAACACTGTCTGTGTTTAATAAATGTATTTTTCTTAAAGATGAACAATAACCAAACATACCATACATATTTGTACAACCACTAGTATCAAAATCTTTAGGTATTTCTAATAACGAATTACAACTATGAAACATATAACCCATATTTGAAACACCAGATGTGTTAATTAAACCATTTTCAAATCTAACAATAGAAGAACAACGAACAAACATATAGTATGCTGTAGTACAAGAAGTAAAATCTATTTGTGGTACATCAATTAAACTAGAGCAACTTTCAAATAAATTACTTAAATTTGTTGCAGATGAAGTATCTAAACCTGTTACAGTTTCTAAACTACTACAACCTTTAAACATTTTATTCATGTTTGTCACATTACCAGTATTTTGTAAATTAGCTTCTTTTATCTTATTACTACCCTCAAAAATTTGTACTGTATTTGTACAAGAAGTTAAATCTAACGATATTTTTTCTAATGAAGAACAATTTTTAAACATACTACCACATTCCGTTAGGTTTGAAGTGTCAAAATCAGATGGTAACTCTATTAAATTAGAACACCCATTAAACATACTAGTACCATTTGTAATGTTTGTCATATCAAATGATACCAATTTTTTAATTTTTGAATTAACAAAAAGACTAGTCGCATTAGTTATACTATGTGAACCAATAAATTCGATTTGTTCCATTTTTTTATGGTACGCACTCCCAGGTCTAAAAATACTTATATTTTGACCAGCTATTTTAACATCCAAAATATTAGAATAAGTAGCTACGTTTAATTCAGATTGATAAGCGTAAGCTAAATCAAATTTAGTTAATGCACCTGGTACTTGTGGTGTTATTTTAACAATTACTTGTCTATATCCTTCAGATGTTAATGTTGACTCATCAAGGTCTTCCCAATTCAATACATGATTTACTCTGTGAGTCGCACTTGTTTTTGATATACCATCATAATTAATAATGTTTCCATCACCCCAATCAACAGTAAAATCATCATTAACTGCAAAACCAACATAACTTGGTGTGTTTTCATATACACTAACCAACATGTAAACAACTTCATCACCATTATTAACTTCAGGCAACGTTAACCAATCACTTGGTCTCACATAAGTATCATTAAATGTTGTTGTTTTTTCATATGTATAATTTAATTTATTATATCTTACCGTAGCATTCGGTAAGTACATATATTTTGGGGCTTGAACCCCTCCTACTACTTGTGCCATAATTTTTTATTTTTTTAATTAATTTGTTATTGTTTTTTTATTATAATGTAGTTTCTTCTTCTGAAATATTATCTTCTTCTTCCTCTTCAGGTTTATTGAATATATCAATAAATCCTTCAGGTTCATCATCATACCATTTCCATCCATCAACTGGATAGTTGTATGTATCTTTTTGTTCTTTTAATAAAGAATAATCACCATTATACACCGCATTCGGTGCATAATACCAACCTTCTTCGGTTTCTTTGTAAAATCCTAGTTTTAATTCCATTTTTCTTTTTTTTATTTTTTAATTTGTTATTTTTTTTATAAATATGAAAAAAGAGAGGGAGAATACCCCCTCTTTAATTATTAAATTATTAAACCGTTACAGTCCATCCTTTTGATGTTGCTATAGCAATATCTTCAGGAGTTAAATCAGCTGTACCAGGGTTATACCTAACATCTATTGTTTGAGATGTTGCGTTACCCAAGTTGTTGAAAATGTTAACTAATTCAGTTCTAGATAACTTACCATGAAGATAAGTATGTGATTTAGTTAAACCATATATATCAGACTTACCAATACCATAGTTATTTCTGAACATATTTGTTGCGTTAGTTACAGATGAAAAATCCAAACTACCTATTTTTCTAAGTCTTGAACAATAACCAAACATTTCTCTACTATCTGTAATATTGGAAGTATCCAAATCAGGAATTTCTTCAATACCTGATTGTCTAAACATATAATAACCACTAGTTATATTTGAAGTATTAATAGATGGTATTGTTTTTAAATTAGATGTTGTTTGAAACATATAAAGCATATTTGTTGCACTATCTGTATTAAAATCAGATGGTATTTCTATTAAATTTGAACAATAACCAAACATACTTTGCATATTCGTTACACCTGATGTATTAATTATATCATTATCAAATCTTATGATTGAATTACACCCATAAAACATACTTGAAGTCCTTGTACAACTTTGTAAGTTAATTTTAGGTAAATCCATTAATTTATTACAACCATAAAACATTTGATGTGTTATTGTCATTGAACTTGTATCTAAACCAGTTATTTTAACTAAGTTTGAACAGCCGTAAAAAGCATCTTGTCCACTTGTTACATTGGATGTATTTATTAAATTAATTTCTCTTATCTGAGAAGAATTTTTAAACATATTGTGCATACTTGTACAACTAGATAAGTCTAATGTTGGTAACGTTTTTAATTTATAACAATGCGAAAACATCTCTCCAGCGTGTGTTATATTAGAGAAATCTAAATCAGGAATTTCTTCAATATCTGCTTGTCTAAACATATAATAACCACTAGTTATATTTGAAGTATTTAATAAAGGTATTCTTCTTAAAGAACTACATTTATTAAACATATAAGTCATATTTGTTGCACTAGATGTATCAAAATCTTTAGGTATTTCTATTAAATTTGAACAATGACCAAACATACCTTGCATATTCGTTACACCTGATGTATTAATTATATCATTATCAAATCTTATGATTGAATTACACGCATAAAACATACTTGAAGTCCTTGTACAACTTTGTAAGTTAATTTCAGGTAAATCCATTAATTTATTACAACCATAAAACATTTGATGTGTTATTGTCATTGAACTTGTATCTAAACCAGTTATTTTAACTAAGTTTGAACAGCCGTAAAAAGCATCTTGTCCATTTGTTACATTGGATGTATTTATTAAATTAATTTCTCTTATCTGAGAAGAATGTTTAAACATATTTTGCATACTTGTACAACTTGTCAAATCTAATGTTGGTAATTTTTCTAATGAACTACAATACGCAAACATGTCATATACATTTGTTAAACTTGTTAAATCCATATCTTCTGGTAACTCTATTAATTTAGTACATTGTCTAAACATATAATAACCATTAGTGATATTAGACATATCTAAAGAAACTATTTTTTTAATAGTTGAACCATTAAACATACTGTTACTAGCCACAATACTATTTGAACCAACAAACTCAAATTGTTCGAATTTTGGGTTATTACCACCACCAACTTTTAAATAATTGATGTTTTGTCCAGCCATTTTCATATCCAAAAGACCTGAAAGACCTACACCACCATATACACCATTAAGCATTGATTGATAGAATGATTGATTATTGAAATGAGTTAAACCACCAGGAACTTGTGGTGTGATTTTAACAATTGCTTGTCTATATCCTTCTGATGTTAATGTTGATGGGTCAATGTCATCCCAATTTATTGAATAACCTGTTTTACCATCAACAGCATTCACACTTGTACTATTTTGGTCATAATTAATAATATTTCCATCACCCCAATCAACAGTATAATCACCTCTAACTGAGAATACGATACTATTTGGGTTATTTTCATAAATTGCAACCAACATGTAAATTACTTCATCACCTTCATTTACCGCTGGTAAATCCAACCAATCCGCTGGTCTTGTATAAGTTTTGTATGGTGTTGTATCGATTGGATAATTATAATTTAATTTATTATATCTTACCGTAGCGTTAGGTAAGTAAATATATTTAGGTGCTTGTACACCTCCTACTACTTGTGCCATAATTTTCTATTTTTTTAATTAATTTGTTATTATAATTCACCTTCAGGTGTTTCTTCAGTTATTTCTTCTTCAGGTTTATTGAATATATCAATAAATCCTTCAGGTTCATCATCATACCATGACCACCCATCCGTTGGATAAGTGTAGGTATCTTTTTGTTCTTTTAATAAAGAATAATCACCATTATACACTGCATTTGGTGCATAATACCAACCTTCTTCGGTTTCTTTGTAAAATCCTGGTTTTGTTTCCATTTTTCTTTTTTTTTATTTTTTAATTTGTTATTTTATAGTTTTATTAACACATCATGAGTAATTAATCGAATTAATTTTGTTGTTTCAGGGTTATTTTTATGTGTTTTTCTTATAGAAGAATAAAACCCCATTCCAGACCAAGCATATTCAACCAATATTCCGTTTGGTTTTAACTCATCAACAATTTTTTGATACATACCCATCAATTCATTTTCATTCTTAAATGGTGTGTAACAATAAACAATATCATATTTACCATAATTATGATTCATAATATCATCAACATACAAATCGATATTATTATCCCAATAACCTTTTAGGTTTTTATTAAAAAAATCAACATACTCTTTATACTTCTCAACACCAAAAAAATTAAAAGTTTTGTCCTCAAATTTTTTGGATTCAATATAAAAGTTATACATCATTGTACCCAAACCAAATCCAGCATCACATACGTTAAATGTTGTTTTTGATGGTGTTAAATTTATCATTCTGGGAAAAATATTTTCGAATTGGGTTGTTGTTGGTTCGATATAATACCACTCATTGGTGTTATCAACAAAATCATTATTGTTTAATTCTTGTGATTTTATTTTATATTCTTTTTTCATAAGTGTTAAAAATAAAAAGAGGGAGGAGTATTTCATCCTCCCCTTTTTTGTTTATGTATTAAATTAATAATACATTGGTTTTAGTTTAATCTAGGGTTGTAGATTATGCTAATGGAGTAAAGTTACCATAATAATCAGGGTTTACAGCAATTGCTTCTTGTCCGTAAATCACAACTGATGCTCCAGTTTCAGGTGCTACATTGAACGTGAAGGTACCTTGAGTGTTACCTTTAGCATCTACTACTGAACTGAAAGTATAATCAACATCTCTTTCTTGTAATAAACCATTTAAGTAGATTGCTCCACTTCCATTAATTAATACACTGAAATCTACAGTTACACCATCTCCGACTGCACTATTTAAAATCACAAACTTCCCGACATTAACAGCGTTTAAAATCATAGATTTGATTTCAACTAATGCTCCGTTAACACCATCTTTGATAGCTTGGTCGATTGAGTTTTGAACTGAAATCTCAGCAGATAACACAACTTCTAATGAAGCGTCAGCAGCAAGTCTTGCAGCTTTCTCTACAGAGTCAGCAGCTTCGAATGCAGCTGTTACAGCAGCGTCACCAGCAATTCTTGCGTTTTGTTCAGCTAAGTCAGCAGATTCTCTAGCAGCAACTTCAGTTGAGATATCAGCGTTTACTTTAGCTTCTAATGAAGCGTCAGCAGCTTCTCTAGCAGCAACTTCAGTTGAGATATCAGCGTTTACTTTACCTTCTAGTGAAGCGTCAGCAGATTCTCTAGCAGCAACTTCAGTTGATAAAGCAGCGTCATTACTCAATACGTAAGAAGCAAATGCTTGGTCGTTTTCAGTATCAACAGAGTTGATTAGTGTTACGATTTCAGCAAATGAATCTTTATCAGCATCAGAAGCCTCTAAGATAGCATCAATTCTACTTTTTTCAGTAGATACTTTAGCCTCTAATGAAGCGTCTCCTGAAACTCTCGCTGATTCTTCAGCAGATACGTCAGCATCGATTTTAGCTTCTAATGAACCATCAGCAGCAACTCTTGAACTAGCTTCAGAACTGATTGCAGCTTCTCTAGCAGCAACTTCAGTAGAGTATTCAATAGCGTGAGTTGATTCCTCAGTAGACAATCTTAATTCTAATGAAGCATCAGCAGCAGCTCTAATACTAGCTTCAGCAGATACGTCACCTGTTACAGTAGCATCAAAGTTATCTAAAATTCCTTTAGTAATGAATGATAAAGCATCATATCCAGCTAAACTATCTGGTTGAACACCAGCTTTGTTTAAACCTTCGAATGTTCTTTCTCCAGCTGTACCTTCAGCAATAACATCTTTCATTCTAATGTTGTTATCACCATCAACTTCGATTGTTACATCATCAGTTAAAGGTAATGCATCGATTTCAGCTTCCAATGAAGTATCACTAGCTAAACGAGTTGATTCTTCAGCATCTAATTCACTAACAACTTCTGCGAATGAATCGATTGAGTTTAAGTCAGTGTTAGCGATGATTGAAGAAACCTCACTTGATAATACTGTAGCGATTGAATCTTCAGCTTCAGTAGCTCTTGAAATCTCAGCAGCTAATGCAACATCTAATGAACCATCAGCAGCAATTCTTGCAGCTTCTTCACTAGCTATAGATTCATTTAAATCCTTAGACTCAAGTTCGATTTTTTCATTTAATGAAGCATCAGCAGATACTCTTGAACTTACTTCAGATTCGATAGCTGTATCATGCTGAGCATCTTTAGCTGTAGCTCTAGCTATCTCAGCGTTTAATTCATTTTGAAGGTCAGTATCTGTATTTATCGCTCTAGTTATTTCGTCATCGATTTTAGCTTCTAATGAACCATCAGTAGCAATTCTTGCAGATTCTTCAGCTGACATGTCAGCATCGATTTTAGCTTCTAATGAACCATCAGCAGCAATTCTTGCAGATTCTTCAGCTGACATGTCAGCATCGATTTTAGCTTCTAATGAAGCGTCAGCAGCTTCTCTAGTAGCTTTCTCTACAGAGTCAGCAGCTTCGAATGCAGCCGTTACAGCAGCATCACCAGCAATTCTTGCGTTTTGTTCAGCTAAGTCAGCAGATTCTCTAGCAGAAACCTCAGTTGAGATATCAGCGTTTACTTTACCTTCTAATGAAGCGTCACCTGAAATTCTTGAAGATACTTCAGTTGATAAAGCAGCATCATTAGATAATACATAAGATGCAAATGCTTGGTCATTTTCAGTATCAACAGAGTTGATTAATGTTACGATTTCAGCGAATGAATCTTTATCAGCATCAGAAGCCTCTAAAATAGCATCAATTCTACTTTTTTCAGTAGATACTTTAGCCTCTAATGAAGCGTCTCCTGAAACTCTCGCTGATTCTTCAGCAGATACGTCAGCATCGATTTTAGCCTCTAATGAAGCGTCTCCTGAAACTCTCGCTGATTCTTCAGCAGATACGTCAGCATCGATTTTAACTTCTAATGAACCTTCAGCATCTTTAGCTCTAGTAGTTTCATCACTGATTGATGTCTCTAATGAACCTTCAGCATCTTTAGCTCTAGCAACTTCAGCATCGATAGCTGCATCATGTTCAGCATCTTTTGCTTCAGCTCTAGCAACTTCAGCAGCGATTTCAGCATCATGTTCAGCATCTTTTGCTTCAGCTCTACTCTTCTCGTTGGTAATTGCTTGTTCTAAATTTTGTAAGTCGTCAACTAACCCAGGTAAATCTGATTTCTCAATACCAATTGGTCTTAAAATTTCAGCATCAGTCAATTTACCGTCTGATTGTTTATTTAAGATAATCCTAGTTCCACCTGTAAAATTGTTTGTTGGCTCTACTGGTGCTTCTAATAAAAATAATCTATTTTCCATTTGTTTTTTTAATTATTATGTTTTATTCTACACTCTTTCGTGTCGTTTTTGGCATATACATAATTAATTTAAATATAAAATAGGATTATAAATATAAATGATTAAAAACTATTAAAATATTTTTATACAAAAAAATATTTATTAAAAGTTTTTTTTAATATAAATGTGAAATAAATCTTCAAATTTTGTTTGAGAGATTTCTTGATATAATATATAAATTTAAATATTTGAGCCTTGGAAGCTCATTGCAATTAATAAATATAAAGAAAAAAAAATAAAAACTATTTTTTAACATTTTTTAACAAATAATCTACCTTGTTTATTTTCTTTAAAATATATAAACCTCTAATTTTAAAAAACTTATTACAATATTCTAAAAAACTTTCATATGTTTTAAATTTGTTAAATTTAGGAATGTTATATGATTGTAAAATATTAAATTCTTTTTTACATTTTTTATTTTTAAAATTTTCAACTTTGAAATCTAACATTTTTTTTATTTCATTTTTATAATAAAAATTATTGTCAAAAAAATGATTTTCTAAAAAAGAAGGTATTTCTAATTTTGTTGAATAATAAAAAAAGCGAATAACTTTTATTAAGTTAGGTATTTTACTTTTGTCTGTTGTTAATAATTTTTGAAAATCTTCAGTATACAACTCTTTAACTTCTTTACTTTCTTTAATTGGTTTACCTCCATTTTTATAAATGCACCAATCAACATAAATATGTTTTAACTCATGTAACAAAGAATCAACTGTTAAATTATTTACATTCAAAGTAAGATAAGATATATATTCATTTTTGTCTTTATGGAATCCAGATTTATCATGTAAATACTCATTCAATTGACCTAACTCAATAATAATTTTATCTACACCAAAATTTTCATATATACCTTTTAAGGATTTAATGTCTATGATTAGTTTTTCATTAATATTATCTTCAGAATAATAGTTTGATATTTCTTCTACAATAAAATCTGTTAAATTTTTAACTACTAAAGATATTCCTAACATAATAACAAAAAATTAATATGTTATAATCTTAATTAAAGGTTATAAATAAGATTTTTTAAATTTTTGATTGAATTTGTATAAGACAAAGGTTTACAGTTTCCTTCTTCAGTTAAATAAAGATTAACTAAATTTAATAATTCTTCAGTTTCATCAAAAATAAAAGAAACTTTATTCTTATTTTTTTCAACCGAAATTTTTTGGTTGTTCAACTTTAAGAAAGCTGCTAAATATAAATCGTTTGTTTTGTACTTATTCATGTTTCAATTATTTTATAGTTCTCATTTTTGCGTTATTAATAAATATGATTTTTTTTTTTATTTTATGATTTATATTAATTTTATTTTTAAAAAAATCTATAAGTACATTTTATTCTAGAATCTTTTAAAGGTGGGTATTTGAATATAATTTGATTATCAACAATTTCATAATCATAATCTTGACTATCATCTTGTAGTAATCCATTTACATAAACATGTTCAGAGTTTATTTCAGGTAGATTTTGTAATAAAAATATATTATTAAATCCATCAGCAACCCCTTCTGGTATTTCTTTGTCTGAAATTTGAAGTTCTGGGGAGATTTTTTCTATTAGTCTATAAGTACATCTAACTTTTGAACCTAAATAAGGTGCTTTTCTAAATGTTATAACATTTCCGAATATAGTATAATCATTTTCTTCTCCTGGGTCTTGTAAAGCTCCATTTAGATAAACATGCTCAGAGTTTTCTTGTGGTATTTGAGATAATATAAATTCTCTATTTATACCATTAACTATCCCAGTAGGTATCTCTTTATCTAAAAAGCTTTTTTCGTCTTTATTGTCTATTGATAGGGGTTGCCAATCAGTAGTGGTAAAGTTCCAATCAACATCTTTTAGAATATAAAAAGAATTACTTTCTAAAATATACACCATCATCCCAGACTTTCGTCTCTCTGCTGGTAAACTATTTAATTGAAATGCACTATTAAGAACAGCATAAGAACCAACATCCATAGGTGTAGCATATATGTTGTTGTTTAAAATGTTCCTACTATTATATGTAATTAAAGATGGCATACTAATAAATAGTAAATTTTTAATTTATTAACCTCTAATTAACCGAATCCATACATTATCTGCAACTGCTGTAAACCAATAATTCGCATTAAAGTAAGCTTGACCTTGATATGTATCTAATATTGTAGGACCTACATATACACCATTAATATCCCAATTTGTAGAATTATCTAATAAAGATATGTTATAAGCTGACAATATATAAGCATCTAAAATTGGAATCTCTTCAACTGTACCTCCAGTTGGTGTTGAAGTACCTACGACTGATTTCCCTGTTAAATTTTGAAACTTTTCAAATGTAACACTTTGAGGTTGTATAGTTGTACGACCTGAATAATTAATAAAAACATCACCAATAACATCTACAGCTTGAGGATTGTTAGTTTGGTCTCCAATAAATATTTGCGCTTGATTTATGGAAGGTAAAGGTGTTAAAGCTCCTATTGGAGCAAATAAATTAGATAAATCAGTAGAACCTGAAGAAATTACCCCAGAAACTTCAAAATCACCATTAATAGTTAATCCTGTAAATTCATCTATAACAACTTCTAAAATGGAAGAATCACTCTTAGATAAAGTTAATTTATTCGCATTATCATATGTTAAACCATTAGTAAATACATCAGAACCAATTGTAGAAAAAATATTATACAAATCAGTTCCTGCAGAGTAAATTACTCCACCATTTTCAGCTAACCTAGCATTTTCCGTGTATAAAGAATTACTCTTATTAGCATTTATGTTAACACCTCCAGCAATTACCGTATTATAAATATTATCGTCAATAGTATTACTTAACCCTCCTAATATTGCTGAATAATCAGAATTAGAACCTATAGCATTAGTTAAACCTCCTAATACTGCTGAATAATCACCTCCAGCATCACTATTGGAATTTTTTAAAACAACTGAATTGTTACCACTACCAACTTCAAATAAGCTTAATGTACTTCCACTACCTAATACAACACTATCAATCTCACGCTTCAATGTACGCAAATTAACAGCATCCTTATCATACTTGGGGTCTGATAAATTTAATCCTCTTCCGTTTTTAAAATCGTTTGACATACTATTAAATATTTATTTAACTAATGTATTCCGTATCACAATCAGTTGACCCATAATCATCTAAACTGGTAATAAATTTACCTATTGTATCATGTTTAGTTACAACCCAACAATCTAATCCAACATCTGAACCAAAATATGTAAATTCAATTACAGTTCCTCTTTTTAAATTAAAATCATCACTAGAAGCATTTGCATTTGTCAATTCAATTCCAGTACTATCTCCAATACCATAAAAAATAGAAGTATTATATGTTATATTTACTGATATATATTCTTTAAATGTATTTGAATTCCGCATATTAGCAATAATTATAACATCTCCTGTATTTCCTGTTGTAGGTAAAAAGTTTTTATTTGTAGGATTTGATTGAAATAATGAATAAAATTTATTTACTTCTAAAACTATTGAGTTACTTAAATTTTCTCCTGTTAAGTTTATGAAATTAGTATCGTATTCTTTTTGGTTTACATCACCATTAGACTCTAAAGTTAAAACATTTGTTAGGTTATTATCATTAGATATATTATTAATATTTAACTTTGAAACATATACCATATCATCATCATAAAGATTAGTCATTGAAGAACCTCCTAAAATCGCACTTTTATTACCAAGACATTTTAAATCATACAATGTACTTGTAGAAGAATTTATAAATGAATAATCTCCATCTATTTGAACATATTGACCAGATGCAAAAGAGTAATCTCCATAAGTTAAAGTTCTATTATTTATACTAGTCGAACAAGCTCCAGAAGAAATACTTAAATTATTTAATGACAAAGAATAATTTCCATAAGATTTACACTCATCATTAGATGTAAAAGAATAATCTCCAAATGATGTAGTTTTATTTCCTTGTGCAAAAGAATAATTACCAATAGCAGTTGTTTGATGTCCAGAAGCAAAAGAATAATCACCACCAGCAACATTTTTATATCCATTAGAAAAAGAAGTATTTCCAGATGAAAAATTATCATTACCAGCAGCAAATGAATAATTAGCAGATGCTAAATTTCCAGTTGAATTATCGGCTATTATTGAATAATTTCCAGTACTAGCACTCCACAAAGAGGTCAAACCAGATAGACTATTAATTTTAATTCTACCTTCATTTATATTATCTCCACTTAATATTAAATCCATATTTTTTTATTTTGTTTATTGAATTCTAGATTTAAAAAAATCATAATGCTCAGTTCTTAAATTACTAACAAAATTATTTATAACCCAGAAATAATTTGATGAATTATAATAAAAGAAAGTTAATTCGATATATTCATATTCATATAAATATAAAGATTTATTATCAATTTTTTTTGGAACATCATTAAAATAAGATAAATATACATTAGGAGGAAAATATAAACGAGTAACACTACTTTCATCACTAACTAATTTTATTTTTTTTCCAAAATCTGAAGAATTAGAAGTAGGCATTGTAAAAGTATTATAATTACCAACTTGATAAGTTCCATTTGTCTTGCTAACATATCCATTATTTAAGGTTATATTAATATTTTGTCCTGTTATGTGATTCCAAACAAAAAAAGATGAAGGAATTACCAAATCTTTCGTTATGACATTTCCATTTAAATCTATAGATAAAACTTTTGTTGGAGGAGAAGAAATGTCTTCTACTGTATCTATTTTAACAGAAGGAACATATACAGTATCATCACTCCCCCCAGTTATATTTTCACCTCCAATAATAGCACTTCTATCACCTGTTATTAATGAATTTTTTGAATAAACAAAAGAATAATCGCCAATAGCAGATGAATTATAACCACTTGCAAAAGAATAATTTCCAGAAGCAATTGTCTGATATCCAGAAGCAAAAGAATAATCACCAATAGCAGTTGTTTGATATCCAGAAGCAAAAGAATAATCACCAATAGCAGTTGTTTGATATCCAGAAGCAAAAGAATAGTTTCCTATGGCAGTTGTTTGTAATCCAGAAGTAAAAGAAAAATCTCCAATTGAACTACCACTCTCTCCTGTTGCAAAAGAATAATCTCCATCAGCACTTACATTTTTACCATAAGCAAAAGAATATAATCCATTAGATTTGCTTTTTAGACCTCCAGCAAAACTATAGTCATTTGAAGATATATTATTTGTATCATTTATAGATATAATTGAATTGTTACCAGTAGTAGAACTCCAAATATTAGAATCCCCAGAAAAATTTTCATTTATTTTATCTACAGCTTCAAAAGTTGTATCGCTTGTTAATATGTAATTAAAACTCATAATTTTTATATCTTTTTTTAAATAAATCTATCACTCAATAAAGCATCAAAACCCGTTGTTGAATTATATTTTTGAAAATTTTGCAATGTTGTTATATTTGAAATTACCCATTTTATTCCTGAACTAATATTAATACAAGTAAATTCAACAGTTTCATAAATAAATAATTGAAAATTCTTAGTATTACCATATGTATATGTATTACTTGTTATTAATGTATCATTCAATTCATCTTTTCCTCCACCTAAAACTATTAAATCTAAAGCTCCTATAACTTTTATTTTAACACCACTTGTATTTGGCATAAAAGACAAAATTCTTACAGAATCTCCAATTGAAGCAGTAGTAGGTAATCTTAAGGTGTAAGCAACTGATGGAGATGATAATTCATTAATTATATAAGAAGAGTTTATATTAAGATTTCTAGTAATAGGTTGACCATTTATTTGTTGCCAATTTTTATAGTTATCAATACCATCGCCAGGTAAACTTGTTTTTTCTACATTTTTAGTAGTTGTATTATAAACTAAAACATCACTACTAGAAGAATTACCAGTAACTGTTTGAATGTTTAAGTATGGTACATATACAGTTTTTGGAGAATTTGCACTTATATTTTGTCCACCTAAAATTACACTATAACTAGCAGACGAACTTAAGGATGAGTATGGAGAACAAAAAATAGATGAATATAATCCATCATTTACATTATTTAATCCACCAAATATATTAGAACCTCTTGAATTTGAAGTAGAGTTATAACCTTGTAAATAAATGACACCACCTGAAGAAGTTATAACATTATTTGCTCCTATACAAAAATTTTCAGAATAATTAACTGTATCTCCTAAACCAACTGTATTTCCTGAACCATAAATTACACTCAACTTACTAGTTGAAATATTATTTTGTCCATATAAAGAATTATAGTCTTTTACTGAATTGTTATTTTTACCAATCAAAAAACTTGAATTGTTACCAGTTAAATTTTGACCATAAATAAATGAATAATCACCATTAGATAATGAGTTTTCGCCACCAACAACACTATATTCTCCTAATGATTCATTATTAGTGGAATTATTTGCTACTATAGAATAAGAACCAGTACCAGCAGTCCATAAAGACAAATTATTATATATATTATTAATTTTTTGTCTTCCTTCTTCTAATGTATCTCCTGTGTTTATTATATTTGACATATTTTAAATTTTAAATAAATATTTGACTACCAACATTTCCAAATGTAGTACCCGTATTACCCCAATATAAATTCAATGCATAATCTACCCCTGATGCAGTAGCTTTATTCATATAAGTTCCAGTATATGTTTGATAATAAGGATGAGTTATTACTACTGCTAAATTACCACCTTGTACATTATTAATTGTATAAGAGCCATTCACATCTGTTGTTGCTGAAAATAAAGTACCAGCACCACCACCAAGAGCTTGATTAATTTCATCTGCAATTACATTTTCATAAGGTGCATCAACTCCTAATTCTACATCTGCGTTAGCACTAACTACAATAAAAATAACAGTAGCACCAGTAATCGGACTTCCAACTAATCCTGAAGGGTCACCAGGAGCATAATCTTGATAAATTCCACCAGAAATATTAAATATTCCAGCTGAAGCAGTAAGAGCTTGTTCACTTCTTCCCCAAGTGGTAACATTTTGTTTTACTCCAAAAATGTTAGTAATTTCTTTAGTATTACCTATTCTGTATAAGAAGAAAGTATCTGGAGAAAGTGGTGTAGAATAAGTTCTAATAAAATCAGGTACTCCTTCTTGTTTTGGAATTCTAAAAATTGTCCCACCAGTAAATGCTGTATCATTAACATCATAAGTTACTTGTAACCTATAATAATCTCCATCAGAAACGTTATTAAAACTGAATATTGGAGAAAATGTATCTAAAGTACCTACAACACTAGGTTGGTCGCTTATAACATCTATATTAGGTTTTTGAGGAGCAACAAAATAAGTAAAAAGAGCACCATGTGAAGTTATTCCAGAAAATTTTCCTTTATTTATTGTTTCTGCGTTCCTACTTGTTTCTACTAAAAAGTCTCCACTGTCACTTAAACCTGATAAGGTTATATTTGTTGCAACTCCACCACTTAAAATTTGATATCCTCCCAAACTCTTATCTCTTTCTAAAGGAAATTCATATCTTGTATCTATGAAATATTGAGCTTTATCTTCTAAGAGTGGTTGTGCAAATTGATTTTCTGGTTTTATTATAAACGGTAAATCTAACGTATAATTTGGTAAAGTTACAGTTGAACCAGTATCATATAGTGTAATTAAAGGGTTTTCTAATATTTCAGAAATAGTATCTGTTGTTATTGTTTCTGCGGTTGCTCCTATTGTAGTTGCAGAATCTGGTAAAATCTCATCTCCTTCTATATCAAAGTTGTTAAAAACTGTATTGTATGTAGGGAAATCTAACTTATAAATATCATATATAGTTTTCGTAATAGCACTAAATGATGATGTGTTTGCAGTATAAGTATAAAATATTTGTTTTTGATTGTTTATATTAACTGAAATCCCATCTATGACTTGATTGTAAAAATCAAATGTTGCACCCTGTAAACTAAAAAGTGGTACTGGGAAAGTTTTTGGCTCTAAGATAGGTTCATAAATATAAGGTATATGATTTTGAATAAAAACTTGAGAAATACCATCATTTTCACCAATTGTTCTAGATACTATTTGTTTATTTAATGACATATTAATCTGGATAAATTATTGGAGTTAAATTTCTAACAACTTGTTGATATTGCACTTGTTTAATTTCTTCTTCATATACTTTTGTGTTTGAATTAATTAAGTTTGTACTTGGATTAACCTTCTCAGACAATGTAACTCTAAAATCAGAAATGTCAATATTTACCTCTGGTTTATTTGAAATATTTGCTGTAAAATTGTTTGAATTTATAGAAGGGTCAAAATTATTAGAAATACTAACAGTAAAATCAGAAGTCTGCACTGTAGGCTCAAGAACTAAAGGTAAATCAACTTTAAACTCTGAACCATCATTTATACCTGGTTTATAAATAAATCTATGTCTATTAAATTCAGTATTTCCATATGTTGTTCCATATGTCGATATTATGCTAGTGGAAGGAACTAAAAAAGGTACTAAATCTTGAAAGTTTCTTTCTAATAAACTTAAAAATTTATCTAACTTCTTAAATGTTAACCTATTTGAATTTTGATTATTAGTCCATAACATATAAGTTATGTATATTTTTTTCAAATCTTTATAGGTACCTGTGGTTCCATTTTGCCAATCTTTTGTTTTTCTATTTCTTGGGTCTACATTGTTTTTGTAAATATAATCTAACCATTCATATATGGTTATTCCTGACATATTATTTGGAACAATAGTATTTACATCTTCAACTTGCCAATCAAAAGGTACAGTTAATCCTGAGAAATAATAAGAAGTTGAACCCCAATTCCACCAACCATACCCTAACTCATACCAATCCATAACATCACACTCGATAGCTCTAGATGGTCTTAAGTCTACATTTATTTCTTTGGAATTTACAATACTTCTAGTATTTCCTGTTTTAGTCTTTAAGTTATCAACTCTTTTTAAAGGGTCATACTCTGTACCTAACCCATCTATAAAGCTTTGACCATTACCTCTACCTAGACCTCCAATTTGAAAAATTTGAGAATTTACATCTGGATAACCATCATTATTTATGATATTACCATTTTCATCAAATGCAAGAGCATCATTTAAATCTCTTGAACTAATTTCATCAAAAAGGTTAGCTGGTATAAAAGATTCTGGTTCATTACTATTTTCTATAGTAAAAGTATTTGGGTCAAATACATCAGTTTCTCCTATATTTAAATCAAGACTTCTTGTTACCTTTTTAACATCATAAACAAATTCTTCTAAATTAAAAAGACATTTAGGCGCACCTATTAATTTAAAAATAAAACTTATAGCATCTCTAGTACCTCTTTTTTTATAGAGCCAAACTATGTTTACCATAATTCTTCTCCACAATTCTAAGTTATATTCTTCGAATGATTTATTAGATGAATCAAATTCTCCTGCTAGATAATCTATTACATTTTCTGAATTAAAGGCATTCGGCAATTTAGCCCCTAACATATTAGCTAGTCGTACTAAAAATTTATTTGGTACACTTTCAGAACCATCATAGCTAACAGAATGAGCATAAGCAATACCGTCTATATATTGTTTAATTGAATCAAATTGCTCAGCATATACAGTTGTTAATTTTCTATAGGCTTTATCTTGAGAATCTAAATCTATAAAATTCTCAGGAAGCATAGTTCTTAGCATTATGTTAGTTTTCTCTTCATCTATATATCTTGCAACTTCTAATATATTTTCTACATAAGAATCAAAAGAGTTTCCATAACTATCAGGAGCAAAACCATCAATCGTCTTTGGCCATTCAAATATTTTTCTTTCATAAGTGCCTATTTCGCTATTCGGAACTAAAAAAGTACCATCATAAATAATTTGCCTCTCCAGATTTGGTAAAGTTCTTTTAAATTGACCCACTCTTTCTCTAGTAGGTCTTATATATAAAGGATAATTAAAACTACTTAAACTAACAGACTCTTGAGGTAATAAAATACCATCTATTGTAAATTGCAAATATTGATTCAAAGAATAACTATAAGAAGTTATTTTATGAATTTCGTTCATAAATGTATTACCAGTACCAAGATTTTGAGAATCTCCACTTAACTGTATAGCAAAAGAACTAGTTTCATTAAATAAATCTATTTGTGATTCTGATTGTTCAGACCTACCAGAAACATATAAAATGTCACCTTGATTAGTTATTGATGAAAAAGCTATTTTAAATGTTGAAGTATTTTGTATAACATCATGAGAATAATCATAAATAGTCACTCCACTATTAATAGATTTTGAAAGAAAAGCATAAGGGAACGTGTCTATTATATTATTTATTGCATTAGCTACTTTAGTATAAAAAGAACCGAAATAAGCATAACTTGTAGCGTCCTCTGGCTTTAAATTTAATTCATTTGATTTTGTTGTTATTACTTTAATAATATCAAAATCAGCTGTTTTTGTATTTTCTAAAGTTGCATAAGAACCATAAGAAAGAGTAGACCCACTAATATTATCTATAAAAGGATTTACTGTATTATTTTCTAATCTAAAAGTACCAAAAGTAAAAGTAGATTCAGAGCCTGTTGCTGCAAATCTCGTATCTCTACCTGGCGTAGGTCTGATGTCTAAAGTTGTTCCGCTATCTATTGATGTCATTTAAAATACTTTAATGATAAATATTTAGTTATAAAAAAACTTATATAAATAAATTTTATTTTTTTTTAATACTATATTTATTTCTATAGGAAAGAAATATTTTTTTAAAGTAAACAAATAAAAGTTTACTTTAAAACTTTTAAAGTTATATTATAAAAAATTCCTAAAAAGAGTAAATAGAAAATGGGATATATTTTAAATGAACCTAAAACTTTTATAAACGTCAAATTAACTGATGTTGGGAGAAGACAATTGTCTTTGGGTAACTTAACTTTTGTTAGTGCTGTTTTATCTGATAGAGAAGTTGATTATTCTATTGATAGAGGAAATCCTATGAGATATGACATTTCTAATAATAGAATCTTATCTCCTTTAGATGATAATCCTATTATTTCAACTAATTTTGATGGTTCACAGCCTATAACTTTAGAGGGAAATCAATTAGTTTCATCTAAACAATTTTCAACAGGAGCTACTGAAAGTTATGGTTTTTTTACTGGAACGACAAGTTTAACTGCAACTACAGCTGTAGACACTTCTAAGTTGTTGGGGTCAAACACTATAACTTATGCAACCTCTCCAATTGATGGAGGTTATACAGTTACTTTAGATAATCTGTCACCTAGTGATTATTATCCGAATGCAGGAGATTTGGTTTATATTCCTTGGGAGCCAATACAAAATAGTGGTAAAACATATTCTGGTAATATAATAGATACAGTTAATCCAACAGTTGGTTTATGGTATAGAGTGACTAGTACAAATGGAAGTACTGACATTAGTTTAGATAGACCAATACCAGATTTTGGGGGGGTGGTTTCTACTTCACAAATAATTAATGCATACTTTTATCCATTTAATGGAGGAGAAAATTATTACGGAACTGGAACAACTGTAAACCCTTCTTTATGGAATATGAATATAGTAAGGACTCAATCAGTTGTTGGTAGACCTTTAAATGTTGTTAGCGGTTATACTTCTTATGGTTCTATAGAATATAATGGAACTAAACAATATCTTGGTTTTACAGGAGATACTCAAGCTGTTGGTATTTTACATTACACAAATGAATTTACAGGTAATACTTATGCTGAACAACTTTTAGAGAAAACAGTTAGAATTGATTTGCCTAATGTTATGTGGCATAATATATCAGGAGATAATGGAAAAACTCTTTCTTATGGTCTTACTTTATATGATATAGATGGAGATACTGAAATTGATGATTTTAGCAATACAACTTATAGAAATTTAAAGGATGGAGTAACTAGTTCATCTAATGTGGTTGGTAGAGTTTATCACAAATTAAAAATAGCAGTCATAACAGACCCAGAGTTACTTAATTCATTAACTTATAAGTCTAATAGAAATTACACAATACCTCCATTGAATATTTCAACTATAGGAGTTCCTAAATATCCCTTAACTACTTCTCAAGCTACTGGTTTAGTTAAATCTGGAAAAACTTATTTTGTAACTTATTTAACGGAGAGTGAATCAACATTTTCAGCAACTTCCCCAGACACTACTTTTGGATATCCAAAATCATTACATTGTGGATATATTCAAAAATTAAATGGACAAGTTGATGATTCAGGTAATTATCAATATTTATCTGCTACTTTTCCAACAAACACTTTTCCTTATCTTAGAAATAGTCAAGATATGTTATCTTCTTCTTCTTATTCAGGTACTGGATGGAATGCTAATAAAGTACAACTTTTAGTGGCAGAAGTAGATGACCCAAATGCGGTAGCAACTATTGAAGATGTGAATTCGAATAGTTGGAAACTTATTTCAAATGGAGTTGGTAATGGTATTTATACAGGTAGCACTTCTGATAATACAATAGATGCTAGAGATTTAAACGCATTTCAATTTATTATTTCTCAAGAAGATTATGATAGTGGTACAACTTATGTTTTAGATAATATTTTCACTGATAATTCTGACCACTCTACAACTGGTCTCACATTTGGAGATGAATCCTTTTTGTTTGGTAATTTAAAATCAGACATAATGGCAACTACTTACAAAACAGTTATTACTACTTTTGCAAAAAACGATTCTTTCAATAGTTCTATAAATGGTTCTTTTGATGATACTTTAGATAGTGATACATACATAACAGAAGTTGGAATATTAGATGGAGAAGGTAATTTAGTAGCTGTAGGAAAACCTACATATCCAATCAAAAAAAATGAAGGAAGATTTTTAACATTTCAATTACAAATAGACTTTTAAAAAAAATAAAATAAAAATATATGGGAGCAATAGCATCAGCAGATACAGTTTACGCCACAGCTTATTTAACAGAGATAGGAAGGCAATATTTATTTCAAGATAACAATCATCCTAGGTTTGTCGAACTTTCAGATGGTACAAAAATAGATAGATTAAAAATAGAAAGATTCTCTTTGGGAGATGCTGACGTAAATTATAAAATTCCTTATAATTTAGAATCAGGACAAGTGCCAGATTTATCAGGAGAAAATGAAGGAAATATAACTGGAGCAAAAGGAAGAGCTTTAAAATATTTAATTTCTCCAAATGAATCTGTTTTAGGAGATGGAGATGAAAGTTTAGAATATACAACTAGTCAAGGAGATATTACAGTTGATTTAAATAAAGATTTAAGTAAGATACCAACAGTATTCACTCAAGAATTATTAACTCTTTTAGATGAAGAGCCTACTCTAGAATCTACTTATGAATTACTTCCAAAGAATTTTGGAGAAAATCAAGTTAAAGACAATGAATTGATTATTAATTTGAAAGAAGCTACAGAAACTACACCAGGTTATAGAATAAGAATACTATATCCTACAATAGAAGATGACAATAATGTTTGTACAATTCAATTTGAAAAATCAAACATCCTTAAAACAACTAAAAAAGCTTTTCAAAAAGCTTCTTCTATCAAAACTCCTCAAAGTTTTGGAACAAAATTATAAATAATAAATTATGAACAAAAATAATATAAGCCCAGCAAGAAAAACCGCAACAGACTTTGTTAAAACACCTTTAACTAGAAGGTTAGGTCCACAAGTTGCAACAACTTCAACACAAAGCAAAACTCCTTTACAAGATGTTATTGATGAAGGAAATATGGAAATTTCTTATAATGATTGGCAAGTAATGGACCAATTTGATGAAGGGTTAAGGCAAGCACTTATAAAGTGGGTAGATACAACTAAAGAAGGCAGACAAGTATTGAGTCCTACTGGTTCAACAAGAAGTAAAACAATAGATTTTCAGTTTTACGGAAATCCATCTAATGATTTAGTAGGTGCTGGTGATATTGGTGAATTTAAATTAGAATTTAAATATACAAGAAAAATAATAGCACCTCAATCTATTGGTGCTGCTGATAATATTTTAACTAGATAAACAAACAAATAAATAAAAAAATAAAATGATTGCAGATTCAAGATTTACAAAAAAGGTAGATTCATATGTGGCTTTACAAAGAGAAAGTTCAAGAATCAAAAGTGTCTTTGAAGAAAATTTAAAATTTACTCTTTGCGATAGAACAAGCTTAACAAATAATAAAGGTAATTATTTTACATCATTCAATTTGCCTTATAAAGAAAGTAAGTTTCCTACAACAAGTAGAGTTTCAGAAGTATTTCCTGAATTACAGCAATTAAATGTAGACCAAGCAGTAATTGTTCCTATACCTGCAGATAGTTATAGTGAATTTATAGATGGTAGAACAATTGAAATGACAGTTCCAGTTACAGGTAGTACTACTCCTGGTGAGCTTTCTGGTGTCACTTTGTATTCAAGTACATACACAGCTACAAAACCTTTAAAGAGAGAATCTAATGTTTTATTAGGGGATAATATTGTATTTTTATTTTCAGATGATATAAATAAACCTTATTCAGGTAAAACTAGAAATGAATTGGGAGATGCTATAGATAATTCTTCTTCTACTTCTTGGAATCCAACTGGAGAATATAAAGATAGACCAGGTGCAACTTCTTATTCAGAAGTAAAAGATTTTTATAATACTGACCAAAGAACAAATGGTAATTATGCAGTTTCAGTTACTGCTGGTTATCCAGATGGTAGAGATGGTTATAATTACGATGTACCATGTGGGTTTGCAGTATTAGATAAAGGTTACGTTGTTATAACTCATCCTCAAATTGTAAACAACATTCCTTGGAGTTCAGGTTTTACAGAAAGTGGTTCACCTTATACTGGTATTGATGTTGATGATAAAACAAATATTTATTTCACTGGTAATAGTCTTTCTAATAATTCTTTAGAAGGAGCTATACTTTCTTATCAAGATGTAGACACTTCTTTTAAGATGACTTCTGTTTGTATAGCTATGCCTCAAGAGTTTTTTATATCAAATAACCCAACTTGGGATAAAGAAAAAGCTATATCTCAATTAAATAGTGCAACTCCAATAGTTAATTATGATGATATATATATAACTGAAGTCGGTTTATATAATGCATTTGGAGAATTAATTGCAGTAGCGAAAATGAGTGAACCTGTTTTGAAAACTTATGTAAATGCAGTTACTTTTGAGATTAATTTAGAAATGTAGAATAATAACAAAAAAATATACAAGCCTTCTTTATAGAAGGCTTTTTTTTTTTGAAATTACTATTTATTTTTTAATTAAAAAACATATATTATACTTTGAGTTTATATTTGCAAAACTCATATTAAAAATACGAAAAAATGACTTTAGGACTAGATATATCTACAACTGTAATTGGCATAGCTTTATTTGATAAAAATGATAAACTTTGTAATTTAGAATATATAAAATTCAAACCTAAAACAAATCTGTTTCAAAGGTTAGATGATTTTGTTGAACATTTTGAACAATTAAGTTTAGCTATAAATTTAGAAAATGGAGAAAATAAATTAGAACACATATCAATAGAAGAACCTTTAAAAGCTTTTAAAGGAAAGTTTTCAAATGCAGAAACTATACAAAAACTTACTACTATGAATGCATTTATTAGTTCTTATTTGTATAGAAAATTTAAAATAGAACCTAGATATTATAATGTTAACACTGCTAGAAAAACTGCATTTCCTAGTTTAGTTATTCCAAAAAGTGCTACCAATAAAAAATATTTAATTTGGGAAAAAGTTGTAGAAAAAGAACCTCAAATAAATTGGAAATACTCAAAAAAAACTCACAAGCTTATGGATGAAAATTTTGATATGTCTGATGCTTATGTTGTGGGTTATGCTGATATTGTAACTAGAAATATAACTAATAAAAATCTCAATAAAGAAAAAGAAATAAAATAAAATTGTTTTAAAAATAATTTTACACTATATTTGTTTCCACAAACATATCTATGGAAAACAATAAGCAAGTTGTACTGAATATTTTAGAAAGAATTTTAGGTTCTCCTAAAAGAGATGGAGAACTTAAAGAATATGAATTTAATTGCAAGACTAAAGTTTGTATAAATGATGAAGATAAATACAATCTTGCTTATAACTCCAAGAGTAATATATTTCACTGTTGGAAATGTAGATATAAAGGTCATGTCTCTAAGTTGATTTCAGATTATGGCAATCAGGAAGATTTAAGAAGATTAAATTTAGTTTTACCAACAACAAAATCTTTCCAGAAAAAACAAAAACCAGAAGAGTATAGCGATTTAGTAACTTGTTCTTTACCAGAAGGTTTTAAATATTTGTCCAAAAAGAGTAATTCTAAATATTATAAGTCAGCAGTTAAATATATGCTTTCTGAAAGAGGTTGGACTTGGGATAAGATTAAAAAATACAATATAGGATATACTGAAAATTTAGGAGATAGAAAATATAGAATTATATTCCCCTCTTATAATGAACGTGGTCAAGTTAATTATTATGTAGGAAGGTCTTATTATGGTTTAGTTAAACCAAATTATATGGGACCACCAAAAGAAGAAGTGGCAAGAGTTGATATTATTTTTAATTCTAAAAATATTAATTTTGATATACCTGTTTTTTTAGTCGAAGGAGTTTTTGATATGGCTTCAATTTATAATGCACTTCCTATGTTAGGTAAGGAACCTGCAAATGTAATAATTAAAAAATTTGTAGAACACAACACTAGAGTTGTTCTATGTTTAGATGAAGACGCATTAGTTGATAGTATTCAAATTTATAATAAACTAACTTCATATGGATTAAAAGTATATTTTGTTGAAATTCCAGATGACATTGATAATTATCTTAAAAAATATGGTAAAAATGCTACAATAAATTTATTGAAAATGTCTAGAGATGAAAATTTTCAAAAAATATTCCATGAATTTTCTATTAATTTTAATAAACAAGATAATGAAATAGTTGATGTAAATAAAGTAAGACAAGAATGGCAAATATTAAAAAAAACAAATCTTTAAATAATTAATATAATGAGTAAAGTTACAATTAAAAATTCAATAGCACATTTATCTGATATTCATATTAGATACGGAAGTAGGCATCAAGAATATAGAGAAGTTTTTGAAGAAACTATAAAAGATTTAAAAAAACAAAAGCCTAGAAGGATAGCTTTAACTGGAGATTTATTTCATATTAAAATAACTCTTTCTCCAAAAGCTGTACAGTTAGCTGGTTGGTTTTTAAAAGAATTGTCTAAAATAGCACCAGTTGATTTAATTTTAGGTAATCATGATTTAAATCTACAATCTTTAGACCAAGGTAATGCAATTGAACCAATAATTGATTTAGTTAATGGCGGTTATATTGTAGAAAAAGATGCAAAAGACTTACCTATACACGTAGGTGAAGGAAATGGTATTTTCTTTTTTTTACATAGTGGTTTTTACAATATTGAAGATGATATTGTTTACGGTATTTATTCTTGTCTGGATGATGAAATATTAACTCTAAGTAAGAAGGATAAAAACAAAACTTATATTGCTATGTATCATGGGCCCATTTATGGCTCTAGAGGAAATAATGGTTATGAGTTACATTCTAATGAATATATGATGAAGTTAAGTAGCTTTAATAACTTCGATATAGTCATGTTAGGAGATATTCATGAACACCAAGCTTTTTCTTTAAAAGATTCTTCTATTGAAAATGTAGCTTATCCTGGGTCTTTAATACAGCAAGATTATGGTGAAAGTATTGATAAAGGTTATATTATTTGGAATTTAGAAACTAAAAAGTTTGAAAGAAAATTTATACCTAATAACTATGGATTTTCTAGTTTACACATTTCAAAAGGAGAATTGTTTGAAGAAAGGTTAGAAGATTTAAAATTATCTAATAATCCTAAAAAAACAAAAGTTTCTATTGTATGGGAGGAATATGAAGAAAATTATTCTGTTGAAAAAGAAAAGCAAATAGAAAAGTTTATTAAAAACAAATATGGTTGTGAAATTATCAATATTGATTGTAAATATATAAGTAAAGAAGATGAGATTGACGAATTATCTATTGATGATGACATTGATTATTCGAATACAGATGAATTTGAAGATTTATTAAAAGAATTTGTTGAAAATAGTGAATATGATAATGAAGAAGAAGTTTTAGAGTTATCAAGAAAAATAGATGAAGAATTAAATTATTTAATAACTAAAGGTAAAAAATGGTTTTTAGATAGTTTAGAAGTATGGAATTTATTTGGTTTCCCTTCAGAGAAAACTACATTTGATTTCAATAAAATGACTAGTGTAACTGGTATTTTCGGTAAAAACTTTAGTGGTAAAACAAACATCATTAGAGCTTTAGTTTGGATTGCTTACAGAAAAATATTAGGCGGTGGAGAACCATATAGATTAACTAATATGTACACCAAAGATGATAAAGCTGGTGGTAGAATTTATTTAACTATAGATTCTCAAAAGTACTATATTGAAAGAACTGTAAAAGTTAAAACTAAAAAAGATGGCACTTATGATGTTTCATATGGGGTTGAATATAAAGTTTTAAAAACTGATGAGGAAGGTAAAGAGAAGTGGGTTTCTATAGATTCCGAAAAAGCTGCAACAGAAAAAAAAGAAAGAAATAATATTATAATTGATTCTATAGGTACATTTGATGACTTCACTAAAATTGTTTTACAAGCTCAAGGGGGTGAGGGTAACTTTTTAGATATGAGTCAACAACCTAAAAATGATTTAATCAACAAATATTTAGGGCTTGAAATTTTTAGGGATAGGTACGAATTTGCTAAAAAGACTTTTAACGACATAAAAGCAAAGCAGAAATTTTTAGGAAGCTCTAAAGAACATCAAGAATCTATAGAAAAAGAAAAAGAATCAATTAAAAGTAACAAAACTTCACTAAAACAATATCAAGATGAAAAGTTAGATACTGAAAAATTAGTTGAAAATCAAGAAGGTGAAATATTAGAGTTAACAAAAACTTTAATAAAAGTAGAAGAAACAAAATATAAAGATGTAGATTCAGCAAATAAAATTATAGAAAAAACAAAAGAAAAAATAGATAACAATAATAGTTCTCAAAAGGATTTGACAGATTGGTTGTCTATTAATTATAAGAAAGAAATCCCTCAAGATAATGTTCTTACGGTTAGTGAAATTGAAAGAAAATTAAAAGAAGAAAGGTCATTTTTTGAAACAGAAAAAAAAGAATATAATTCTATAATGAGTTGGGTTGAAGAGAATCCTAAACAAAAAGAGATAGATGTAAAACCTTTAAATTCTAAAATATTAGAAATAGAATCTGCCTTGTCTAAATTAAGAGATAAGTTAGAAATATCTAAAGGTAAAAAATGTCCTACTTGTGGAAATGTAGAACAAAAAGCTGATTTAGAATTAGAAAAAAAATGCACTTCAGATATTGAAAGAGGGGAAATCTCTTTAAAAAACAAGAATATTGAATTAAAAAATGCTGAAGATATAGTTTCTCACAATATAACTTTTGATAAAAAACAAAATAAATTAGGTTCAATAAAAAACTCACTAAAAGAAAGGAAAATAAAAATTGATAACCTTAAAGAATCTTTGGAAACTTCTATGAAAATAGATGATATAAAGAAGCATAATAATTTAGTTGAATCGAAAAGTAAGGAATTAGAAAATTTAAAAAATGAAAACTTATCATTAAATAAAGAATTAGAAAGTGTAGAAAAAGATATTTCCATTTTAGAGACAAATAAAAATTCAATTGAAAGTAATAAAGATATAAATTTAAAAATAAAACTTTATGAAGATGAAAAGAAGTCTTTAAAATTAATAATTAATCAATTGAACGATAAATTAACTTCTATTAAATCAGAAATTAGAATATCAGAAAATAATATAGAAAATTTAGAAGAAAAGTTAGAAGTTATCAAAAAAGCTGAATCTTCATTTAGTAAATACGCTATATATTTACAAGCAGTACATAGAGATGGTATACCTGCTAGAATTATTAAGAAAAAACTTCCTGTTATAAATTATAAAATAAATTCTATTTTGAAAAATTTAGTAGATTTTAAAGTAGAATTAACTATAAAGAGTAATGGAGACATTAAAGAATTTTTCTATTTCAACTCTTTGGAAAGAGATGGTCTTCCAATGTCTATGGCTTCTGGTGCACAAAAGTTTATTGGTAGTGTTGCTATAAGGGATTCATTGCATTTTGTAAGTTCTTTAACTAAACCATCTTTATGTATTATTGATGAAGGTTTTGGTTCTTTAGATGATGATTTAACTATTGCTATGCAATCTGTTTTTTATTACTTAAAAGATAAATATAAAAACATATGGATTATTACTCACAAAAATGAAATTAAAGATTTCGTTGATAATATAATACAAGTTTCAAAGGATAGAAGAATGTTAACTGATGAACAAATGAAAGATAATCCGAAAGCTGGTATTTCAGTTTTTGATTTAAGTCATTCAAGTAATAAAGGTGAAGTTAATAAAGTAAAAGAATTAGTCCATTAATCGTTTGTTTCTGGATTATCATAAGGTTGTTCTAAGTCTCTAGCACCAGATTCTCTAAATCTTCTGACTTTAGATTTAAAATCACCTTCTTCTTTTTGTTTTTGAATTAATTCATCTTGGTATTTTTTTGCTTTTGACAAGTCAAAATTTACTTCTACTGTATTCATTCCTTTATCATTAGGGTTGTATTTATCTGGATTAAAATTGAAGAAATTTCCAGTAAACCACATTCCTCTAATGTTATCAGCTTTAAAAAGTCGCCAAACATTCTTAGCTTCTGCGCTACGAATGTTGGTGCTTTTAGCTTCAGATTCTGATTGACCTATTGTGTGTACAGCTCTTATGACACGATTACCAGCTCTTGAAATTCCCATAGCTACAGGATAAATCAATCTATATTTACCTGAAGGAGCTTTCATTTCATCACCTTTGTATAAAATTCCAACTTCTCTACCTTGTGTTATTGCTTGAGTCATTAAATCTAAATTAAATGGAACTCTTGTGTTACTAGCTGAAAAAGGGTTAGAAGATTCTGTTAAAATTTTTTCATTATTAGAAAGTACACTTTGTAATTCTCCCCTTATTAATTTTCTAATTTCTGATAATTGATTTTTTTTAATATCTTCAATTTCTCTTAATTCTATTACGTTAGGGTTGTATATTATAATATGTTTAGAGTTTTCTCTATTTACAATGACTCCATCAATTCCCAATTTAACACAATTTCTTACAAATTCAACACTATCATACCTATAAGCTTCAATCCATATTTGAAGTAACACATCTTTTTCATTGTCATTATATTCATAAGCTGAATCAACCATCATTTCAATTCCAGTTTCAATATTTGGAGACCAGTTACTAGTAGTTATTTCTAGTCTTGGTGACATTTTAACTAATTGAATTAATAAATCTCTATTAATATCTTTTTCCTCAGATTCATCAAATAAAATTTTTGGTGAAACCCTAACTTCATAAACATAACCTCCATCAGCATAACCTAAAGCTTCTTCGTATGAAGTTGTAAAATAAACCCCAGGACCTTCTTGGTCTGTTGCTTCTTCTGCACCAACAAATTCATCTGTAAATTTTTTAATTTTATGTGGAGAACCATGATAAACAATAAAACTTTCGTTTTCAGTAACCTCTTTCATTAAATCATTTTCATTTATAGATTTATCATCAATATCAAATGCTTTAATTTTCCCTTCACTATCAACCCCTAAATTATCAGGTTTTATATCGCTTGCTTCAATGCCTAAATATCTATATGCTCTATTTATGTCATCAATATCATCAATAAATTTAATCATTTCTTCATCTAAATCTAATTCAGAAGTATCCAAATTATCTAAATATTGAATAGGTAAACCTTGTTCGCTTAATAAGTCTTCAAGTTGGTAAAACATATCTTCTATACTATAATCCTCCTCCAGTCTTTCCATTATAATATAACACTTACCATCTATTACATCCGCAAAATAAAAATCAACAAATCCTTTTAGGGCTGGTATGTTTTTGTTAACTAATTTTTTTGCTAACTCAAACTCGCTTTTAGATGATGTTATTTTTAAAACTCTACTTTCATCTATTATATAAGCATTTCCAAAGTCACCAGAACCAACAAAAGATAAATCATCTGGGTTTATGTTTTGCTCTTTATAAAAACTTTCTAAATTAGATTCTTTTAAAGTGCTTTCATTTGTATAACTAGTATCAACCTTAGTATAATAACCTTTATATTTTTCTATATCTTCTTTAACTAAATTTACACATACCTTTTCTTCACCAGCAGCTATTGCAGACATAATTCTATGGTGACCATCTCTAAGTTGAACTGTAAATGAACCTAAATCTCCATCTTGATTTTCGATAGCTTTTTTAATTTTGGTTTCAATATCTATAAATTCATTAAATGTATTATAATCTTCCTCCTCTTTAAAATCTTCACCATCAGAATCTCTTTCTAAATCATAAAACTCTTTTTTTAATTGTTCTAAAGATTTAATATTTTCTATTAAGCTAAATTTGTTTTCAATAAAAAAATCATCTACTTCAGTTAAACTTGTGTAATTTTCATCTGGGATATATGTTTCATTCCCTATATATTCATCTAAGTCACTATCCCCTACACTATAAGGCTCTTTAACACCATCATAATCTACCTCAAATCTATTATTAAAACTAGCTATTTGATGTTCTTTTATTTCTTGAAAGTTTACTACATTCCCATAAGCATAAGAACATTCTATTTCTACATTTTCTTCACTGTTCTTAATTAAGTTAGTTAAAAAATCCATTTTATCAGAATCATATATATTCCCCCACATTCCTTCAACTTGATTTTTATTTACAACAATCATTTGATAAGAATCTCCATACCAAGTAACTTGTCTTCCTATGTATTCCGCAGAATTTTCTTTTATATCATCTGAAAGTTTATTTGAAAAATATTCTTCTTCAAATAAAACACTAAAAGTCTCTCTAATTATATTTCTTATATTCATAATAATTAAATAGGTTTACTTCTTTTTTTTCTTTTTATTTAGTGATTCTTGAGCTTTTTTCCACAAACTCTCATCAGATTGTCTAGCTTTTCCTTTACCTGTTATAAAGCTATTAACTCTTCCCATAGCCCATTGGTTTTGAGAAACTCCAGACCTATGACCAGTTCTCCAAGCAGCCATACCTTTATCATGAACTTGTTTTAAAATATAATATGGTATACCTGTTTTTTCTGATTTGTTTTCTAAAGCTTTTTTTGTGTTACTTGAAACACTCTTAGATTCATCAATTTTATTATGACTACTAGGCATTATTGAAATTCCGTATTTTTTATTTAATATTTTTTCTAAAGTTATAGGTATTAACATAGATATTGAACCCATAGCCATAATTGCAACTATTTTTGCTATATCTTTTGCTTGTTCTTTTAGAAATTTTATTTCCTTTTCAGAAACTTCTTGTTTTGATAATATTTTTTTACAAATTTTAAAAGCTTCTTTAGTTTCATCTTTTTCTCTTAATGCTATTTCTTTAAATTTGTTAAAAGATTGTTTTAGTCTTTCTTTTATTTTATCTTTTTTATCATTTAAAATTTCAACATTTTCACCATACATTTTATGGTATGCTTTAGTTGATGAACTTGTTTTGGTTTTTTCTCCTTTATCTGCCTCCCATTGTTTTGTATATGCTTTTGGGTTTGAATGATGTTTTTTTGCAAACTTGTCAATTTCTTTTTTCATTTGAGCTCTTTTTTTAGAAGATTTAGAAGTTAGATATTTACCTGGTACTTTTATTCCCTTTTTTGTTCTGGAATCTTTTCCTCTTTCTTCTAAAGAAATCTGTAAACTATCAGATATGATTTCTTTTAAATTATCAACTTTATTTAAGTTCAATTTATAAATTTTAATTTCTAAATTCCCATCACCCTTAATTAGTCTATGAAATTGTTCTGACTCAATTAATATAGGTTCATTAATATTTAAATTCTTAGGAAGTTCATCATCTAATTGTATTTTCCAATCACTTTCATGTAAAGGTATTATTATTCTATCTTCAGCATCTCTATGCCAAACTAATTCTTCATTTTTTAATTCTTTTGAGAATGTTCTAATTACAAACTTTCCATCTTTTTGTTCTTTAAAAGGAAATTTATTTTCTTCTGAATTCATAATTTTTTTTAATTATTTTTTACCACCATTTTCCACTTCCACTTAAACCTAACATTTTTGCATATCTAGGCAATCTACAAGACCAATATCCTGGTGTAGTTTTGTCATTTTTTTGTTCACAATTATGTCTATCAGCAAATCTTTTTCTTGCTTCTGGGTCTCGAAGTTTTACTGCTAGTTTGCCTCCACCTTCTTTTGCACCAAATGAAACTTTTTGAATCTTTTTAGTTTTAGGATTTCTAACATAAACATAAAATTTTTTTGAACCACCTCTTTTTGGTTTGTTTAACTTTATGTTTTTATTATTTTTTTTACCCTCTTCTAAATTTTCTTCATATTCTTCAAATGGTAAATCTAACACCACTTTTTCCCCCTCAAATATGCCAAAGTAACCTGCGTCACTTTTTATTAACTCTTCATCTTTTTCGCACAATAAAACTGAATTAGAATTATAAAGTTCTCTGACTTCATTTATTAATTTCAAATGTTTGTTAGATGCGTATCTATAAATTGAATTCGATATGCCTAATTTGTTTTCTAGGTGATAATTTAAACTTTCACTTATAACATTTTTAGACTCTTTAAGAATTATATTTTCCTTAAATTCAACCTCTAATATTTCTGAAATAAACTTTTTCATTTATGCTTTTAATAACTATTAAATAAATAGTTATAAATTTATAAACATAGTTAAAATGAATTGTTTTTTAGGTTTGGAAAATTTTTCCAATTATAATCTCTTTTTGATTTATTGAATTTTTTACTTAAATACTTAACTTCACTTTTATTTAAGTCATTTTCATCTGCAGTTTCATCTGCTTTGTCGGAAAAAGTTTTTTGAGTTTTAACATCATAGTTTGAATCAAACCAAAATCTATCTTCTTCTGGGTTATATTCTTTTTTAAAATCTTCAGAATTAAAAATTTGATTAAAAATATCCATATATATATTAGATACTGAATAATTATCTGTAGATTTAGGGCCTACATTTTCTTTTACTGATTTTTTGTTTTTTTTTGATGCACAATGAGCTTTTTGGCTAAACCCTTTAGGGTTATTACAATTTATTGAATTTTTATATTTTTGACTCCAAGCTTCATCAAGACTTCCATACTTGTCAATCATCCATTTTTTTAACTCTTCAATATTAAACTTTTTATTTTCAGAATCATACCCACAAGTATGGCAAAGGTATGGATTTTTATCTTCTTTCTCTTTTTCCCAACTATGAAAACAATTATCACAAACAATCATCCCAGAAAGTTCTTTTAATCTTTTTTTATATTCTTCATTTAAAATCATAGCTTATTTTTTTGTAATTTTAATAAAGTCATCTACAATTTCAACTTTAAAGTCAGAAGGAGAAATGTTTTCAAAATAAATCTTATAAAATTCTAATGGATTTTTGTTATAATCTAAACTTTTTACTTCTTTTGTTTTATTTTTTTTAGAATCTTTATCTTCCCATGTTATCAAATTCTTTTTTGTGGAATTTTTATAGAATTCTACTTCATCTATAAATTGCCATTTCTTATCTCCTTTTTTCCTTTTATAAAAAACATCACCACCAATGTTACGAACTTGATAATCATAGTTGTTAAGGTTATCATTTTCTAACATTATCCCAGATAAAAATTTAATTCTATTTGTATATGATTCAGATAATTTCATACTATTTAATCTAAAGTTTATTATAAATATTAATAAACTTTACTTTTGTGATTGTTTTATTAAATTGTTTTCATAATGCACACTAGGAGACAAATAATTAAGAATCAAAAAGACTTTTTATATGAAATTAAAAAATCTTTAAATAAAGAATTTAATAATTCAAAACAAGAATTGTTAAATATAGAAACAGATGATAAGGAAATAATAGATGCTAAAAATATTTTAGAATCTAAATTTAAAAATGTCAAAATCGAAAAAGAAATAAATAAGTTTTTTATAAATGAAAATAACATTTATCCCAAATATTATGTTTGGTGGGATGAGATTAATGAAAAAGTAGAAATATTTTTATATGAAATCAAATAGAAAGAATACAGAAAATGTTTTAATAGACCTATCATATATGGGTTCTATGAATCAATTTGAAGAATTTTATGGTTTTTCAGTTACATACCAAGAATTAGAACAACAAAGTTATGTTGAATTTAAAGATATAATGTTTGAAAATATTAATCCTAAAATAAAATTTAGAAAATATGGAAGATTTGGTAACATATTGACTGTTAGAGCTGAAATGTATCAAGAAGAAATACAAAAATTTGAAGAATTAATACAAAATAATAAGATTAAAACTATTTATGACTGGATAGTGAAAGATGTTACAATTTTAAAAGAAGAAGATTATGAGTGAAAAAGGAGATGCTAAAAAAGAAATGATGGATAGGTTTACTTCAATGGGCATACCTAAACCAGTAAAGCCGATTTCAAACCCCACTGTTACGCCTAAAAATACAGAAATGGCCTCTAAAATGGAACAGATTAGGAATGGAGGTTTAAAAAATAACTTTAAACAGTTTATAGATAAATCTGAAAAAGTTTCACATTCACCATCGGCTATACCAGTTCCTAAAGTTGGAAAAAATCCAAATGAAAAAGCTAAAAATGTACCTAATTTAAAAAGTTACTCTTCATCTTCAAGTTCTGAAGCTTCTATGTTAGAGAATATGATGTATGGAGATAGTAATGTAGCTGTAAGTACACAAAATGGTGAAATAGGTAATTATGGTCCTACAAGTACAAACACTAGACAATTGTTACAACAGAGATTGTCAGAGAAGAAAAGTCAAGTAAATGAAAATAGCTATCAATCTGAAGAATTTTTACATTACAATTCTGATAGTAATATAACTGATGCAGAGTTAACTGAAAAAATTACAGAAATTGCTAAAAAAGTCTCAAGAGAAATGATTAAAAAAGTCATTTTGGAATTATCTGATTCTAAAGGTGGATTAGTTATTGAAAGTAAAAATGTTAAAAAAGCAGAAGTTATCGCAAAAAATAAAGTTAAAATAGACGGTAAAGTTTATAAATTAAGTTTAGATAAGTAATGATGAAAACTAATTATGATATAAATTCTGAATTAATAAAAAATAAATTTTTTATTTCTGTTGAATTAAAATATAAAGATAGCTTTTTTGATGATAAATATAATTTAAAAGGATTTGTAAGTGAAAATAAAATAACCTTTTCTGTATACAAAAATAAAAAACAAATGGAAAAGGCATCTTTTGTTTTAGAAGAGAGTTTAGATAACAATACTTTTTTGAAAGAGTTAAGTGATAGTATAAAAGATTATGATTTAATGGAAGATTTCAAAAAGAATCATTTCAATGATTTTTCTAAAGAATTATCCGAATATATTAAGAAAGATAATTCATCTATTATTTTGAATAACAAGCTAGTAGAAGGTTATAAAACAAAAATGCAATCAGTAGCTGGAATAAGGGGTGTCAATCAAAGTTTAAGATAATATGTTGATAAAAAAAGGTGACAAAGGAAAAAAAGTAAAAGAAATACAAAAGGCATTAGGTTTAAAAGATGATGGTATTTTCGGTTCAAATACCGAAAGAGCTGTTAAAAAATTTCAAAAAGAAAATAGCCTTAAAGATGATGGTATTGTAGGTAAAAAAACATATCAAAAACTCCTAAAGTTAGATACAGACAGACAAGGTTTTGATGATTCTAATGATACAGATAATAAATTAAATTATTTAGGCTCTTATGAAACGAGTTTAGGGTTAAAAATAGATAAGGCATATTTGGACTCTGATGAATATGTTAAAGATTATGGTAAAATAGAACCAGAAAGTTTCTTTATACATCATACAGCTGGGTGGAATAACCCTTATAGTACAATTAATAGTTGGAATATAGATGCTAGAGGGAGGATTGCTACACAATTTTGTATAGGTGGAACTAGCATAAAAAATGGAGATGATACATATAACGGAAAAGTTGTAGAGTGTTTTCCAAATAACTATATAGGTTGGCATTTAGGTAAAGTTGGAAATTTTAGTGTTTCTAAAAAATCAGCAGGAGTTGAAATTAATAATTTTGGATACGTAACAAAGAAAGGTAATAAATTTTATAATTATGTAAATATTGAAGTACCTGAAGAAATGGTTTGTGATTTAGGTTATAAATTTAGAGGTCATCAATATTGGCATGCTTACACTAAAGAACAGATAGATTCTTTAAGGTTGTTAATAAATCATGTTTCAGAAATATACCCTAAAATAGATGTTAAATCAGGTTTAACTAAATTATTAAAAGATGGTGTAGAACCTAAAGAAGCATTTGATTTTAATGAAGAAGCTTATAATGGTAGGATAAAAGGTTTATGGTCTCATACAAATGTGAGAAAAGATAAATTTGATATGTACCCTTGCCCTATGTTAGTTGAAATGTTGAGAAACTTATAATCAATAGTTAATTTTTAATTCATATTTATTAATATGGAAAATATATATGTTATATCAGAATCTAACAATAAACCTTTATCTAAAACTGAGATTAAAAAAATTATACAATCTGAATTAGAAAAGGCTTTTAAAAAGTCTAACATTTTAAATAAAGAAGATGTTAGAAAAATTGTTAAAGATATGATGATTAAGCAGTATAAGTTTTTCTGGGAAAAGAAAAGTTTTTGGGCAAATAGCATTTAGTATGAATAAAAAAGAATTAAAAGATTTAATAGATTTAGAAGTTTCTAAAGTTTTTGCTGATATGGTTTATAAAGAACCTAAAGAAGAACCTAAAGAAGAACCTAAAGAGGAAAATAGTAACAACAATATGATTCAAACTAAAAAAGTAGGTTTAACTGAAGAAGAGTTAGATGAAATATTGTTTTACGGAGGAAAAAAAGAAAAAGAAGATTAAGATGGCAACAAACATTACAACAGCAGAAGTGAAAGAATTGCAAAAACAATTTATTGAAAAAATTGGAGATTATGCAGTTAAATTTGATGATATTTCTCTTTATAAAGGATATAGTGGACAAGATGCAGTTTTTTCTGGTAAAATATTATTAGAGAAAGATTATAGTATATCTTGGTCTTTTTCTCTTGTGGATGGAATAAAAATATTAGAAGCTAATTTTGTTATTAACGATAAAAATAGAAATATATTACAAAATCTACAAGATATTTATCAAATATTTTATGAAAAATTTAATCAATTAATAAGAGATATTGAGATAGATTCAGATGTGGAAGGTTTAAGTGATGAAAGGATTAATATGACACAATCTTCAGAGGAGGAAAGTTCTCAAGAAGAAGAGGAAGAAAATATGTCAATAACAGAATCTAGATTAGTAAAAAATAGAGCTAAGTTAATTAATTCTAGTTATGAAAGAATGAAAAAATTATCAGGAATTAAATAAAAAAACAAAAATTATAAAACAAAAAAAAACGCTCACTTAAATGGGCGTTTTTTTTTGTTTTATATAGATAATTAGTTTTTAATTATCTTCCAACTTTCTAGAGGGTTAGTTTCATATTTTAAAGGTGTCTCTCTATAAATTATAAATTTAAAACTCCTTCCAGGATTAAGAGTATCATTACCTTGAATTTTTATGTAATCTCCATCTTTTAACTTTTCGCTTTCAGCAGCGTCAACTATTTTAAATAAATCATCTAATTGTCTTTCCATTTTAATAGTCACACCTTCAAAATTTAAAATGACAGTTTCACCTGGCTTACTATCAAAAATACTTTCTGAAGAAGTAGGATTTTCTTTTACATGAGAAGTCATTTCTTCGTATGATTCTCTTATTAATTGTCTTATTAGTTCTTTAGTAATTTTCATTTTTATTTATTTTATAAAAAAATCTTTATTATAAATATTAGGTTTTTTTGTTTTTTATTTATAAATTGCATAATTATGACTTCAAATACAATTATTATTACAAAACTCAAAACAAATTATAAAATAGAATATAATTTTAGAAAAAATTTGAGTGACTTCATAAAAAGTTTTCCAGAAGACCAAAGGAAAATACAAGTAGAATATATACAAAATTCAGACGGTAGTACGTATGAAAATTGGTATAGAATAGTTTCTTCTGGATATATAGGTAAAGTTGTATCTTTTATAAAAGATAATGGTTTTCCATTTAAGTTTACTAATTTAACAAATGAAGAAGTTGAAGAATTAAGAAAAGAGTTTGAAAAGAGACAAGAATCTTTACTTAAAGCTTTATCTATGAAAACTGAAAATATAGATACTTCTCATATTGATTTTTCTTTTATGAATATAGAGCCATATGAATACCAAAAGAAAGCTGCTGTTTTTTTTGACACTTGTAATGGAAAAGCCTTACTTGGAGACCAACCAGGGGTAGGAAAAACTGCCTCTGCTATGACTTACGCTGCTTGGAAAAAAAAGAAGACTCTAATAGTTTGTCCAGCAAACTTAAGACTTAATTGGAGGAGTGAAATACTTAAGTTTACTAAAGAGAAGGCGTTTGTTTATAAGTGGAAACCAACAAAAAAGTCAAAGAAAATAAATCACTCAAAAGATGAATCTATGTTCCACATAATAAGTTATAGTTCATTAGACACTTATATAACTATAGAGATGTCTCACAAATGTAAAAATGTATTTTGTGGCTGGAGTGAAAGAAATAGTAAAAAAAGATACAAAGATAAAGTTTGTCCAAGTTGTGGTGTTAGGAATATGGTAAATTCAAGAGCTACAAAAAATATATCCTTCACCCCAGACAAAGAAGGTCATCAATTGAATCCAAAAGATTATGAAATATTAATAATGGATGAAGCTCACTACATTAAAAACGACTCTGCAGATAGAACTAAATTAGCAAAGAAAACTTTAAAAGAAATACCTCAAAGATTATTATTGACAGGCACAGCAATAAAAAGTAGACCATATGAATTTTATTCTTTGTTGAATTTTTTATATCCAGAAGAATGGAGTAATGCTCATTCATTTGGAATGAGGTATTGTGCTGCAGAAAAGAATAATTTTGGATGGGATTATTCAGGTGCTTCTAATTTGGATGAATTATTTGAAAAGATTTCACCTTTCTTCTTGAGAAGATTAAAAAAAGATATATTAAAACATTTACCCCCAAAAACATATACAGTAATACCTATAGAGCTTAGTTCTTCTGAAATGTCTGAATATAACAAAATAAAAAAAGGAATTAAAGAAGAAATGAGTCAAGATGATAAAAATGCAGACAATAGAATGAATCACTTGACTAGGATTCAAAAGTTAAAAATGTTTACATCTGAAATAAAAATGAAAAAAGCTTTTGAGTTTATTCAAGATATCATAGATGGAGATGAAAAAGTTGTAGTATTTACTCAATATAAAAGTATTTCATATGAGGTAGTAAGCAAATTTGGAGACAAAGCAGTTGTTTTTAATGGAGATATAAATGCTAACAAAAAAGAAGAAGCAGTAGAAGCTTTTATGGATGATAAAAATATAAAGGTTTTTTCTGGTACAATTGGAGCGGCAGGTGTAGGAATAACTTTAACCTCTGCTAGTATTTCAATTTTTATAGACCAACCTTGGACTAGTGCTGATAGAGAACAAGCAGAAGATAGAATACATAGAGCTTCTTCAAAAGCGGATAAAATACAAATAATTAGATTGGTCTGTCAAGATACTATAGATGAAGATATCGAAAAGTTGTTAAATCAAAAATCTTCAATTTTATCTAAAGTGTTAGATGGAAAAGAATTTGAGGAAACAGTAGAAGTTAAAGATGGTAGTATTTTTAATGATTTAGTAAGTTTGTTATATAATTCTTAAAAAAAATAAAAAAAAAAAATAAAAAAATATTTGTTTTTTTGTAATGAACAATTAAATTTGTCGTTATATAATAAAAAGCTCTTTGAAATAATGGAGATAATTAAAAGCTCCCATCGTCTATCGGTTAGGACATCAGGTTTTCATCCTGAAAAGCGGGGTTCGATTCCCCGTGGGAGTACCACTTGTTTTTAATTTCATTATCACAAATAAGTGAAATATATAATATATTGCGTGAAAGTGTAAAAGGTTGCATGGGACGCTCATAACATCTACGGGGTGGTTCGAATCCACAACACGCTACAAAGATTTAGAGTAATTAACTAAATCTTGTCTAGTTCGAAATAGACGATTGAATATAGTGTAAGAGGCACGGAAAAAGGTAATACGGACTCAAGATTAAGGTTCGATTCATTATTATTCAACTAGTGAGTAAGAGGTGCTCATAGAGTTTGTAGGTAACTCCACAACAAAACCTTCCCCCAAAGTCTCATGTAGGGTTATGAGTGAGGTATGTGGAATCAGGGCGGAAAGTCCTCCTACCCCCACATTAAGGACTGACGTTTTCAGTGGGTAAGACCAACAGGTTTTAGAAAAAGGAAAAAACCGATATATCTAGCATATGTAATCTCAATATGTGACATTTGCACCCATAGCTCAGCTGAATAGAGCAATTCACTTCTAATGAATAGGTCCCAGGTTTGAATCCTGGTGGGTGTACTAAAAAAAGTGATAAGTTCCAAACAAATAATTAGCTCTACCAGGGCACAAATCCGTGTGAGGTTATCTAATGTGAGGAATTTCTTTTAATATCACACCTATACATAGGTCGAAAAGATATATAAAAAATGGATTTATTTAATACTAGTCAAAATAAATTGTTTATATTAAAAGATAGCTTTTTAAGGTCCTTTAACTCAGTTGGTTAGAGTAACTGACTCATAATCAGTAGGTCGATGGTTCGAGTCCATCAAGGACCACATATTAAACTAGTCTCCAGAAACTTCTTTTATGTAAAGCCTAAGTTGCTAAGGTAAGAATGATAGCAGTTTCTCACAATCGATTAAGCACTACATGACAATTGTGAGGATGTAGTAATAAACTTGCATAATAAGAAGTTTCAAATGGAGTATTTCACATTGTCGGTTTGGTGGATGTGATACACGACCCTTAGACGTAAGGGCTACTCTTAATAATAAGTTGTAATCGCCCAGGGTAACGGGGACAACCAATATAGAGAAAAGCAGTTAAAATCTGTAGGCCGACACATTATTTATAAACTCCTCCTTAGTTCAGTTGGTTAGAACATTTGACTGTTAATCAAAGGGTCCTTGGTTCGAGTCCAAGAGGGGGAGCTTTTTTTTTTTAAAAAAATGTTAAATATATTTATTCTTTTTTTTACGATTATTTCTTTTAATAAACTTTATACCTCTAGAATATTTTTCTCTATGCCTAATCATAGCGTTTTTCATTCTTAAATCT